ATGGCACATGATCATCAATTCAACGAAGCCTCAGACAGAGGGCTATTCGATTATGATGCTGACTGTAAAGTAAGTTACTTTATTAAGTCCGCACTCAAGACTCCGTTATTCATTCGACAGCGTACCGGATTGGATAATATCATCCCACCGAAGTTTTATGGTGGCGGGGTCATGGATCAGGTGGAAATCATGCTAGAGTTTCAGATCAAGGAGCATGTATTTCTCGACATTAACAGTAAATCAATTGAGGAGCTACCACCCGAGTACGCCGTGATTGCCAAGGCAATTAATGTAATAAAAGAAAAGCGTGTACGTGAACATGGCAACTATTATGTTGGTCGTGTTGTGTATACCTTTACCAGCGAATATTTTGAGCGCTGTAATGGTCAGTTCTATTTCTCTGTGTTGGATATGGTCTTCTCCGTAAATAGCCCAGATGAGACAGACGAACACCCGTATTGCATTAATGTGTTACAGCAAACCATGGCCGCGAAATTAAAGGACGATTATGCCGGCTTAGTGACCTATGCAGTTAAGCTGGTAGATTCGCAGACGCGACTAGGCCCAAAGTACATCAACATCGCTGGTGATGTCTTTGAAGTCACACCCACCGAAGGGCAAGGGACCGAATCAGCTGACGGCCTCTATCTCATTGGTGATGCACCGATCCGCAGAGGGAAGAAAGAATCTACTGGGCGTACACGATTTACGCCACTCGACTCGATACTACAAAGCCCTGAGAAGTATGGATTATTTTCTACTATTGGGGAAGCAAAGCATCGGGGAGATAAACAGTTGGATGCGGCATTTAATGCATTAGACGCAGCTAACGCGAAGGAACGGAAAGCGCAGCAGAAGATCGCTCAGCTGGAGACTCAGCTGGAAGGGTTTAAAGCAAAAGAGAAACAGGACAATGGACTGGTTCTCAACAAAGGGATAACGGAGCTCATCAAACTTATTACTGCCACTATAGGCATTGTTAAACTCTTGAGGTAACTCAATGGACCCGTTGCTCGAAACAGCTATAAAAAATACCATACCAAAAATGAATCCAGATATCTCTAATGGATTTGTAAAGCGAGAGCTAGACAAAGCACTTGAATATCTCAACAACGTCTTTGCCAGCGCCTTTGGTAGTTTGGGTTCCAACATTAAGTACATCGGGTATCAGCGTTGTCGTCCCGATGAAGAGTACCGTTTCAGTTTAAAGCGTAATGGCGGAGCAACAGCTTCGAAGGCACGTTATGAGCTGGCCCGGTCGGATGTGTTTCTCACCAAGTTCAACTTCACGGTCGATGGAAAAGCAACCAAGCCATTGCTGCTCTATGTACCGTACTGTGATGACACTGGACTGATGCACCTGCGTGGGACAGCACACACCATCTCGCCTGTCTTGGAAGATCCAGGGATCTCTGTGACACGGGATGGTTGTTTCTTTCGCGTGACCTGTGACAAGATCGTGGTGAAACGTACTGGCCATACGGTCTGTCGTGACATCATGGACATCACACAAAAGCGTAAACGTGTGCAGAAGCACATCAACGTGCCGTGGGCGAAGATCTACCGTGCTAAGCAACAGAAAGCGAACTCAGCGAAGACCGCACCGGTTACCTCGCTGCCGCACTATCTGTTTGCGAAGTATGGCGTCACGCACACCTTTAAGAAGTATGCCGGTATGGATGTGGTGTTCGGGACTGAGTTGGATATCACACCTCAGAACTACCCTGACAATGAGTGGACACGGTTCTATTCCGCTAAACAAACCCATCCTAACAACAAGCGTCCGTCCCAAGAGTGGGTGCCAACGGCTGCAGCGTTAGCTGTCAGAACCACCGCACCGTCTCAGTTGGTGGATATCTTGGTAGCTGGCTACTTCTATGTCGCTGACTGTTATACCCATGAATTCAATCCGATTCACTCTGATGAGCCAGATCATTGGCGTCTGATGATGGGTAAGATGGTCTTTAACAAGACGGTCAAGTATGTGCAGATGACAGAATACCTGGCACCGCACTTTGCCTCACTTGATACGTACCTGGACGACATCGCCAAAGAGAACCTGGCCGAAGAAGGGGTGTTGTGTGAAGACGTGTATGAGCTGATGACTTACATCATTGCGAACCTGGATCACATGATCAACACTGTGAACCTGGCTAGCATGTACAACAAGAAACTCGTTGTATTGCCGTATGTGTTATCACCGATCATTCACGGGATCTTCTATACCAAGTTTAACCTGATGCAACAATGCAAGAAGCGTGCTGTTGATACCACCACTGGTGAAGAGATCATGGTGTTCACGGAAGACACGTTATTTGATGTTCTTGGACGTAACCTGAAGCCGGAAGCGATTAACAAAGTGAAAGGGCCAGACCATGGCATGATTAGCTCTGTTGCAGCCCCAGGCGACAATAAGATGTTTAAGATAAATAACAAGATTACACTACAGCAAAATGCAACGCAATCAGGTGGGCGTCGTAATGAATCACCGATGACCGATGATTCGAAAGGACTGGATGTCAGTATTGCAGACTGTGCATCGTATCTCCACATTACGAAACCCGATCCGACTGGCCGCTCTTTATTTAACCCCTTTAAGTTATTGGTACGTGATAAACTGCTTCCGTCCGTTAAATATGAAAAACTGTTTAGCGTAACGCAGGCGATTATCTATCGTCGCAATATTTAGTGAGCCTACATCATGAAACAGAACGCTGAGATCGATTCGTCTATTATTTCTACCGGTAATATCTTCCAGGCACACAAACCAGCCCCAGTTGGTCGTTGTGATCTGTCGGGTGAATCACAGAAACGCTCACAGAGCATGACAGAAGAAGATAAGGCGGCAGTAGCCAAACGTTTTGGTTTGACTAAATAATTAACTTTTTGTAAGCAGATTGTTTTAGTCTGCAAAAGGAAACCGTTATGAGCAATATGTACCCACCGCAGATGATGATGGCCCAAGGAGGGTTGTATCCTCAGCAAGGGATGTATCCGCAGCAGCAGATGATGCAACCCCCAATGATGATGCAGCAACAAGCTCCACAAATCGATAAGCAAGCTTTAGCACAGGCTTTTGCAAAGTTTATCGATCAGGCGGCCACGCAGAACCAGAACCAGCTGACTGCCTATATCCACATGCGTTACACACAGAACCAGTATCAGAACCAGCAGTTCCAAACTGCGGTGAACACGGTGCTGGCGATGTACATGTTGGCGCTGCAGACAGCCCCTGGTATGCCACCGCATCAACTGCAGGGTCAAGCGGTGGTTGATGCATACGAAATCCACGCCATTCTGGAGTTGCAGCAGAACCCCCAGATGGTGCAGGCTTTGGCGCCGAATATCATTCAGGCGCTTGTGCAGAACATCCCGCGCTTACAGCAGCAGTTAAATCAAAGCTTCCCGCAGCTGCAGTTGCAAGTACCACAGCTTAATGTTCCGGGTTATCAGCTGCAGAATACCATGCAGCCGCAGCAGCACATGTTGCCTGGTTATAATGCCATGATGCCACCGATGCAGGGTTATGCACCGGTACCGCAGCAGGGGATGTATCAGAACAGCATGATGCCTGGTCAGCCGTACAATGGTTATAACGCGCAGACTAATGATAACCTTGGCATGAGTGATGCCCGTGCTCAGTTACCTGCACCGCCAGCCGATGGTAAGTATTACGGTCCAGCGAGCATCGGTAACAACACCGACAACAAACCAGCCAACACCGTGCAGCCTATTGCGGTCGCCGGCTTTGAAGTCAGTGAAGCGCGTGTACCAATGCATGCGGTGGGTGTGCTGGAAGAGTACAGCACACCTAACCTGCAACAAGCGATGCAACAGCAGCAAGACATACCAATGCCGAGTAACATCGACTTTGACAGTGTGATGTCGCTGGAAGAGGAAGAGAACGAAGAACCGATGTTCAACATCCCGATGGCGGATGAAGAGCAACTGGTGCTGAATGCGGGTACAGATGCTAGCACAGATGACGAACCGTATCAGAGTCCGTTCCCGTCATTCTCTCAGATCTTCGGTCAGCCTGCCTCAGGTGCTAACATCAGTGCAGCAGCAGAAGCGGCGATGACACCACCTCCTGCTGAAGCGTTACTGTCTCAGCCGGTTGCAAACAAACCGACGGTGGTGGTAACCAAAGCTGCTGAAGTGTCACCAGACGGTCTGCCAGATGGCTGGATGTTCACTGAGTCGCTGGAAGCCGGTGAGTTCCTGAAGCTGATCCGTGCTGCTAAACGCAATCGTAAGAATCCACTGCCGATTCATTACGACCGTACTTTCATGACCCGCTTGTATCGCTATAACCAAGATGGTGCGATTGAGCAACGTATCGTAGGAGAAACCATGGACAGACTTCGTCACGACCTATCCTCACTGGACGAGGTAGATAACCAAGGGGCACGTGAGCAAGCAGCACTGTTCGCGCCACTGACCACTGCTACTATTGATGAAGTCAATAAGGTAGTGAAGGAAGCAGAGAAAGACAGCGGGAAAGTGACTGAGAAGCTGAAAGAGAAAGACATCGTCGTTCTTAGCAAGCCAGTGACTGTATCGTGCCGTCAAGAAGCGGCTATCCTGGTGGCAGCCAAAGCTGGCGAGATTCAGAAACTCAACAGCAACAAACACGGTTATGAGTACTACTACCGTGAAGCGATGGTGCTGCAAACCACCAAGAACGTGGCAGCGTTGTTGGAGAACCCAACTGTCAAAGCGTTGTCTCAGCGTTCACAGGTGAACAACCTGGTTGAGCTGGCAGAAGCAATCCGTGCAGCGCGTGCAGAAGGTGCGTTAAGTCCACAGGCACTGACCAAGCTGACTGACCACATGATGGAAGTGTTTAACGACATGCTCACTCATGATTACGGTTATGCGGGCGAACTGGTGTTGACCGGTAGCGATGAAGACGGTAACAAAACCCAGCTGGAAGATGAGCTGATGGACTTCGTGGTCTACATGGACAGTAATGAAGATCATCGTGAAGTGCTCGATCTGATTCATAAGCGTTGGATTCCGCTGCGTGAGCGTCTGTGCATTATCTTAACGGATGGTGCCTTAACCTCTGCACAACGTATTCTGGCCAAACGTTACGGTTCAGACGATGACATGGATGCGATGGTTGATGCGACCAGTAACATGCTGATTGCAATGACCTCGGTTAGCGTAACCAACCTCAACAAAACCAGCCGTGAGCTGAAGCTTGATGACAAGGACCGTATCTTCGCTGTAAACGCGTCTGACAGCCCGTATCTGTACAGTGTGTTGAAAGGTATCACCGAGCGCACTAAACAGCACACATCGCGTTACACGAAGCATCGCGTGGTAACTGCAGATGGTCGCTTCCTGAACTTCCGTCTCGGCGGATTAGGAGACGGCAGTGTCTTCATTGCCAACTTTGAGTAACCCATAACAGGAGAGCTTCGGCTCTCCTTTATGCCGGCCAGGTTTTCCACCCATCTCCTCTATCGGACAACAGATATAGATAGCGTCTGATCAACGTCATTGATTACACCTTATTCTACGACCCCAACGTAACCTGTCGACATTCATAAGGGAATGCCACACCGTTGTTTATGCCTGTTCTTATAAAAGAAGCGACCAAGCAAAAGACCAATAATCCGCAAGCCTTCTTTAAACTAAACCTGTTCTCTTTTCTTATTAATCTGGAGTGTTGTATGGATTTCTCATTTCTACTTGATCAAAACCCGTTGAGCTATTACAAAAACGAGTTACCGGCCTTAGTCCGTGAACTTAATCGCTCGATGGAAGATGATGCCCGTGTTTCCTGTGAAGACGCACTGAATGCGCTGGTGCATCTCTTTGCAACACCGGGCGAGCTCATCAGCCTTACTATTCAGCGCCACTGTAGCATCGCTGAGCAGAAGCTTCGCTATACGGCAAAGTTCATCAATGACACAGTGGCTACAGTCGAAGGACCTGAGCCAATGGATCTGCGCTATGTGCTAGGGACTGCAGTATTTAACGCCATCACCATTCCTATCAAATAAATCGGCATAAGAGGAGAGGCATTTGCCTCTCCTCTGTTATGCTACTTCTTTTTTTTTTTGGTTTAGAACGTGAACTTCGGGTTTTTCGAGTCGTCGTCGTTGAAGTCGTCATCCGTCGGATCTTCAAGACTCGGATCAGCGGCATCATCATCCGGATTAGTGGTATCGTCCGGGTTCTGTGTGTCATCCGGGTTCTGTTCATCTACCGGAGGTTCGTCACCATCGGTCGGTGGTGTCGGCATGGCAAACGGGTCAGCTTCACCCTCATCCGGTGCGGCATTCGGATTAGCGGCAGTATCACCCAGCTGCTCATCTTCCTTCAGCTTATCGTATTTACTCTGCAGCTTCTCTTCGACTTTCTTCTTATCTTTCAGATACGTGAGAATGCCTTCCCAGACATTTTCGTTATAGCTGATGATTTCAGAAAGCAGGGCAGCGGTAGCGTTAGTGTCTTCACCCAGATCATTCAGGATTGCGTATTGCTGCGCATTACCGGAATCATCCATCCACTTACGCATGTACATTGCCACCAGAGACTGACGCCAGGTTTCCAGATCCTCTTCAGAACCATCCAGGAACTTGCCCACCACGGCATCTGGGAAGCGGTCATTGATGACAGCCTCGGTGTGTTCACGACGTGTCTGGTAGGCACGGGTGATCTCTTCCAGGTCGGTGGTTTCAGGTTCAGGTAGGGTGACGATGATTGAGTTAATGAAGTTGGTCAGCAAACGGGCTGCAATCGCACCTTCATCCTTAGCAACATCCGGGTTATTGGCTTTGAAGTCCTCAAACATCTTCTTGCCTTTAGCCGAAGACGGACTCCAGAGCTTCTTGTTGTTATGAATGATGTCGTACAACTCATTCATCAAGTTACCGGACTTGGCGGTCAGTTTACGCACCAGGTCAGAGGCATGACCACACACCACACGTTGTGACACGGTGATCTCTTGCGAGTACAGCGCATCGTTGTTGATGTGTTCGATGGCAAACTTAATGTCGTTCTGCGACGAGATGAGTTCAGGACGAATCCCCCACATCTGTGACAAGAACTCCATCAAGCGGTCATTCCACTCTGGATCAGGTGGAGTGATGTCACGCTTGCCGTGAGAGATATCTGCATCAATCGACGGGTAGTGATCGTTACCACTGGTCTTTACAATCACGCTGGCACTGTCAAGGATGTTACACACATCACGCGGGTTCTTGGCACCGATGATCGAGGAGAGACCAAGGGTGGAGTTCAAGTGCGTGGTGATCACATCTTCGATGGTGTTTTCTGGCTCTGGGTCATCCTCATCCAGCGGGATGTTCAGGGTGGTGATGTTCACCGAGTTCGCGACGTTAGCAAGCGTAGTCGCAATGATGTTGGTCATCGCCATCGACGCATACAGACGTGAGCGGTCTAACAGAGAACGACCAATACCAAACCGGTTGTAGTCGAAAGCGAAGTAGGTCATCGCTTCTTCTGGCAGGTACAGGATACGGGTCTGCAGGTTACGGCAAGTACGGGCAAACATGATACGCATGACTTCGTTGGTTAACCCTACGGTCATGGTCTGGCCATAAGTGCCATTAGCCAGGCGCTGCACCAGATCTTTCTCCACTTCTTCGACATACTTGTTGTAGAAGGCAGACGTATCAAAGGTACATTTATTACCCGACTTCATCTCCGCAGCCATGGCAATGATGCCTTTGGTGCTGTCGATGGCGCTGTTGGTATCCTGACGGTTCTTCATCTGATCTTGATAGAACTGATCATTCTGCGCCGTACGCACTGGGTTGCCGTGTTCATCCAACAGAACGAAGTAGCCAACGCGGTGTTTAAAGTCACCCGGGACGTGCACCGGGATCACACACTCTGAAGGCAGGTGCATCAGTAATGGCTGGCCAACGTTTTCTTTAGACAGCTCGTCGTCACGTCCAACCGTGATGTTATTGGTCGCTACGTAATCACGCTGTTTAAAGAGGTCGTTGTAGACATTGCTGTACTGCTCATCTGTTAACACCGGTGTCTGGGCAACTTTGCTGTCTTTGTCCTTACCGCCTTTTGCTTTCGCCCCACCTTTGTCTTCCAGTGCCTCCATACCGGCACGGCGCAGACCTAACGGGATACGGTTCTTCTTCGACAGGTTGTGTCGCGCTAACGCCAGCTTAAAGCGCGGCAGACTTAACACCGCGTCGTTATCGGTGATGGTCAGCCCCAACTCATTTTTATTATCACCATTCAGATGGTGCATGGTCATAATAGGCGTTTCGCCACTCATCAACGATTCGAGTGACGCGGTCATCAGCATATTAGAACTACCTGGGTTACCCAGATAGCCACGAGAGCGGAACTGTTGGGAGTGTGCGTCGTAGTCATCAGCAATCGCTTCCATACCAGAGCCACGGGTATAGCCGTTAATCACGTTATCCAGTGACGACTGGGAAAGCACTGCCCAGGCTGAAGAACCGGTCTTAAATAACATGTCCGGAACGATGTCAGCAAGTTTGTCAGTAATTTTATAGTTCTTTTCTATGTACTCCCGCACTGCGCTGATCAAAAGACTGTTAAGCTCTGTGTTCTTACCCTCATACGCTTCTGTGGTATAAGTCAGGGAGACCGTGCGTAAGTTACGCGGAGAGAGAATAGACGCCGTAAGGATCTTACACGCCTTTAAGGCTCCGGGTACACTTTCCATCAATTCGGTATTCGAGTCGATACTGGTACTGGTCAGTTTGGAGATGTTTTGGAGCATCCCTGCAGAAGGACCACCATCCCGGTTGGAACGTCCTGTACGTTTGGACGTATCCCGCGGTTTGTTGTCCTTCGGAACCAGTATGTCAATGATCGCTTTTGTCGCAGGATCTTTATTGAGTAAATTCAGTTTTGGCGTAGCAGCACGGCTGTTACCTGCCAAGCGATTCGATTCGGCCATTTTAAAGAGGCTCCTTGCAGTGGGAGAATAGCATGAATTTAAATGTGGACTATACAATTTACGTGGATAACACCAAGAAGCTTATCCGCACAATGGTCATTAATTCGGCTCAATCAGCTAATATAATTAACGGCCGTATGGATGGCTTGGGGTACGGTCGTGACATCTACGACAAGAGTACCTGGAAGTACTACATGAACATGGCCGGGATCTACCATCCGTCCAATGACCGGATGCAGGTGAAGTCACTCGATAACGGTCAGCTCATCGACTTTACCCGTGAGAACATGGAGATCCATGTCAGCACCAAACGCAGCTACCAGTACGGCACCGACTATTATAAAGCCCTGGTTGCGCAGTACCCGTATCAGATTGCGTTGATCAAAGGGATCTTAAACCCAATTGATCTCAGTGTCTCAACCACCGCCGAGGACTGGCAGATCCTCTATTACGATAAGACGCTGGTAGAAGACGGTGAAGAGAACCTGATCCCCCGTTTCCAGGAATGGGTCAACACCCTGATCACCCAGACCTATCTGCCGGACTATGTCTACATCACCGAAGATCTGATGCACCACTTCTATCTTTCCTTAATTGGTGGTTTTGGTCCTGGTGTGATCCTGGGGATTCGCTTAGAGAACATCAAGACCAACCGGGCACACAGTTTCCACATCTGGTCGCACATTCTGTCGCATGCTGATATTGAGCAGTATCGTCCGTACCTGAACCGCAAACAGATCCTCTATCTGTATCGTAACATTGTGTGGCATACCCGCAACCCAGGTGCGCAATACTCCTTCCAGAAGATGATCGATGCCTTCTTAACGGAACGCCGCATCCCATTACAGTCGTACAACGCCCAGCACAACACCTCGAGCATTCTGACCAAGATTAAACCCGAGGTGGAGTTCAAGCGTGAACTGCTGAACATGCAAGATGCGATCGCCAATGTGAACTATGTGCGCAGTACCCGTGAGATCCTGGAAGATGAAGTGCCGCTGGCGAAGAACAACGCCGACGTGTACGAAGACCGGATCGGGGAAGTCATTCAGGATGTCGGGACCAACCGCAACAGTAACCTGCCGACCAAAGTGCTGGAATCCAACATGCGGGATCTGTCTGACTCGCTGCCGTTCTCACACTCCCTGACATTACTGAACGAATGGGTGCGGTTGTCCTCTACGGGCATGTATACCGCGGTGATCACCACCACCAACCCCAACACCGGGCTGACCATGACCATGACAGTAAAGGAAGCGTTTATCCTTTACCTGTACGGTGTCTGGCAAAGTCACGGGGTTAACCTGGAGACGATCCCGACCTTCCGTGCCAATATGGTAATGAAGATCCCTCGGCCGCAGTTTGCGTTCTTAAAAGCACAATACGGCTCGCAGCATGTCACCGACGAGTTCATCAAGTACGCCCTGAATCTCTGTCCGGATATCCCGGCGATCATCTCGACAGAAACCTTCTATGCGAAGACACTTGAGATTAATGCCGCGACTCAATTGCACCGGGATCTGTACAGTTACCGTAACCATTATCATGCGCGGGCAGAATTCGAAGCCCTGGCCTTTGGTTTCTACCAGGATCAGGATTGCGACATCAACTCCGGCATGACCTATAAGGAGTTCTTCAAACAGAAGGGGTGGGACTTCACTGACTTACCGCCGGAAGAGTGGGTGGTGTTCGCCAACAAGGTCTCCTCCATTGCCACCGGGTTGGATACGGCTAACCAGCAGAAGCTTGCGGATATTCAGCAAGCCATGTTGGGCCTGACCATGCAACTGTCCAGTTACACCATCCAAGTGATCAGGAAGATCAATGAAGAAGCGGTGGTGATGCTCGACTGGCCAACCTTGCGTGGGGGTGACATGCACATGAAGGTCTATCAGCAGTGGCACTTGGTGGATAACCCTGTGCGACCGATTGATACCCACATGCGTGAGAAGAAGACCTACAACCTGATCCACGACTTCCCGAAAGGCCATAACTCGGTAGAGCGCAGCTGGCGCTTCTATATCGACACCGCCCGCCAGTTAAGTAGTCAGGGAATCAACTCCCGTTACAACTATTTAAACGGTGCACGTATGCGGCTGTGGACGGCTGACGATGCGGCTGGTACCGAGAACGAGTTTGACCAACAGATGACCGTGAAAGATCTGCAAGGTCTCTGGATTGACCCGTACGGTGATGCCCGTCCACCGGCTGACTTCAGTGCAGAAGTGTTGAACGGATTGTGGACTGATCCGTTACCCGGGATTGCACCAATCGTCAGTAGCTTGGGTGGGTTGTGGATCGACGGTCCAAAGAGCAGTGGTTTTGATGAGGATCTCAACGGACTGCATACTGAAGTCCCTGCGGCATTACAAGCCTTGCGCAATACCCCGCCTGATAGCACCACGTAACCGGCATAATGAGGGGTCGTCACTGACCCCTCAAAAGTAATCCTATGTTTACACCACCTCTACGCCTAAGGAGAACCACGTGCCTGCTAATCAGCCGATTCACGGTGAGGGTGACTATGTTGTAGACGTCGCATTGAGCTCTGCTGAGTTAGTGTATGGTTTGATTAACCATGACAACAACACAGACTACACCTCATTGACGTTACGGTTAGGAACCCCGACTGTAAATACCAATGCACAGCACGATCGTAATACCCGTATCTTTGCCCAAACTCGTCCAGGCGCGCCGAAGCAGGGGTCAACGTATTTCTATTATGATCGTATTTCGCTGGCCTACTACCTGCAAAACTACCCTGACCTGGAAGTCGACATCACCGATGACATGCTCACCATGCGTGATCTGATTCCGTGGATGAACCAGACCTTTGGATTAGGGTTGGTTGCTGAAGACGTCCGGGCCGATTTAATTGACCGTAGCCCGAACGCTGAAAACCGCTTTGCGATGTCAGCTGCCTCGCTGGCCTGGCAGGATTCGATCGTCTTAAAGATCAACATCCCACCGGTGGATATTGCCACCTTGACCGGTGACTCGGTCTTTGATGCCATCGAAGTGGTGTCAGAACACCCACACACTTACGGCCAGTTGTACGGCTACCAGGTTGACACCTCTGGTATGGCAGCGTTACTGACCGGCCTGCCAATTGGTAAGCTGAGTAATCTCAATGGTGAGAACCTCACGCAAGCATTGTCCACTGCTACTTCTGACTATTGGGCTTTCGATGCAACTCCAGTTGTCCGTAACCTCTATGGTGCTACTGTGCGCTTTAATGGTCGCAGTACTGACCAGGCCTTGTACCCCACTAAACCAGACAACGCGTACATGGTAATCGTGGATATTGTTGAGAGCGAATGCCTGGAGTTCGAAGGCCCGTTGGTTCTCTACTACACCCGTTAACCGAGGAATCGCATTATGTTACAACGCATTCTGCAAAAGACGGCTAACGAGATTATCGTTGAACCGTTTAACCTGGCTTTTAACACCAACTTAAAAGCTGCCAATTTTGAGCTGAAGGATGTCGGCCCTGCAACCGGTGGAAAAGATACCCAAGCCACCTTGTCGGTGATCGACACCACCTCCGGGTATAAAGGTGAGCGTCCGTTCACCTATGACCGTCTGGATGCCACAGAACTCTTTTACGGTGTGCCGAAGTTCTTCCCAATGGGTTCGGCTGACATTGATGAATACTCTGTCGTTGGGATGCTGGCCTTACGTTATGGTCTGAAGCTTGACATCAACCATATCGCTAACGTCGCCATCACTGCCGGTAAAGCCGTGGTGACTTTCGCAGATTCATCCCCGATCATCAAAGGCAGTGTGCAGTTTGACTTCTACGATGAAGCCATCGACTTGGAAGAACTGATTGCTGATCCAGAAATCGGTGTGCTGGAGATGCCAGAGCGTACTGAGAAGCCGAACGTGACGTATTACAGTTACGCGCACGACATGACGTACTGCAAAGCGTTTGTTCCGGGTATGGCGGTGGGTTCACTGGCAACACAGGAACTGGCCGATGCAGTAGCGAGCATCACCGGTGATCCGTGGGTGCTGGCAGACGGTACGACCACTGAATACAACCTGGCCGGTGCTGAGCTCGTCTACAACGGCAACACCACCACTGCGAATGCCCAGGGCTATCCCGTCAATGACGAATACGCCATGGTGGCTTTGTTTAAATTAACAGATTCATGTAATAATTTTAGTGGTCTGCTAATGGTTAACATGAACTAATCTGTTGAAAAGGAACAATAATGAAACGTAATGTCAGATCGCATGCAGGGAACATGTTGCAGGTCGCCCAGATGTTGGGGATTGCACATGTGGTTCAGGAGCACACCACGCTGAATGAAAAGTTCAATGTGCTGCCTGATCAGATCCCGCAGACCGGTCGCCCTAACATGCAGTACTTCTGCATTGGCTTTGGCGGACACAAAGGTATTCTCGGTAAGAACAATACCTTCCTGTCCACATCGATCGACCACTACCCGGATCATGCGGCGCTCTATAAACACATCCCGTTTGTGTTGCGTGAGATCGGTAATGACCTCACTGCAGATCAGCGCGCGAAGTATCGTCTGCGCAGCATCATCACGCTGGATGACGGCAGTCGCTATATCGCCTACTACCTAAAGAAGATCGAACTCAGTAATGTGGTGGTGCGTTCTCAAAAGAACACACGCGATGAAGCCGGTTTAATCGCCACCTCTGACTACGTGCCGGATGCCTCGGTACTGAACCCACAACAACCTGAACTCAACACCAACAACATCGACCAGGTAGTCACCTCCACGACCTTCTTGTCAGCCAACGCTGAACTGGATCTGTCGCTGAATGAGCTTGACTGTTCAGAGCTGCTCGATGTCGCCCGCATCCTTTATAAAGATGAAGCGTATGCCCTGGTGTCGGAGTACGGTTTGGTGGCGGGTATCGATGTCCCTGCCCAGGGTTCAACCGGTGCTGGCGGAACCATTCAGTATACTGAAGTGGTGGCGGCACAGATCGTGGACTTCATGACCAACCGTGGCTCAGGTGCGGATGATGACGATAAAGGCATCACCTGTCTGGTCAACTACGGTGCTACTGAGCCGCTGTTAGCTGACAGTGGTGCAAACGCAACAACCGTCTAATGACACGGGGGTGACATGAACATTCTGGGTAAAGATCCACAACAGTTGATCAAAGAACTCGCTGCCGGTCACAACAATGTCACGTTGGTGCCAGGGGCGACGAAAGTGGTTAACTTTCAAAACCTGGCTGGTACGGTTGGTATTGACGCACAGGCGGATATTGTCCCGGCTGACCCGACCGTCTATTACCGTAAGAAGACCATCCAGTTTGGCAAGATCGATCTGTCCAAGCATTGGCTGAATCAGCGTCTGACGATCCCACTGCAGGCGAACTCAACCAGCCACAGCATCTTACCACAGCTGATCAAACGTTATGGTCTGAAACTGTCCACCGACGATCTGGTGTTGACCACGGTAAATACCAGTAAAGATATCTGGGAATTACCGATTCGGGTGAAAGCCACCTCGTGGGTCTTTAAGAACACGCTGGACAACATTATCGTCTACGCCACCGATGTCAGCACTGATCTGCAGTATGTGATCAAACGCCCATCGTTGACTGGGCTGGCGTATCCTTCTGCCGATACCACCAAGATGCAAGGCCCGCTGTTAAGCTACGGTATGCATTACAGTGTGTATACCGGACAGAACGAAGCTCTCCGCAATGCGAAGGTCGGTTACAAGATGATTGTGGCCTCTGACGATGACTGGGCGATTGCGGATCTGCTGTCGGACTATACGGGTCTGGCATGGTCGTTTAAACAGACTGGACCAAGCCTGTACAATGCCGAAGTGATGTATAATGGTGTTGCAACGAATGTACCGAGCACCTATTCCCATCTTGATCGCAATAGCGCCACGAACTTCTTAATTCTGAAGCTCAGTGGTGTTGGTGATGTGGGCGGGTATGTTGCTATTGGTTATACGATCGAAGTTGATCCGTAGCAGTGTATAAATGAAGGGTGGGGCTTCGGCTCTGCCCTTAGGGAGTCTTATGATGGTGTTGCAAGATGGACGCCCGGTGGAAGAGTTACTGCAGGTCTCCATTGACCCCGGAACTGATACCGTCGGTGTTACGTTATTGGGATTGCATCCGATCACCCTTGAGATGACCTGGAAGGAATCCTTTACGTTGTATGGATCATTGCTTAATTACCGCTCAGAGCTCGTGTTCCAGGAAGACCGGAATCGTGATGCACGTTTAAAGGGCCTCACTGATGCCCTGTTGCGTTATCTCTGTACGGTGCGGCCTCACGTAGTGGTGTTTGAAGATAACTTCTTACGTCACTCCCCACAGGCCTTTAAAGCACTGATCGAATCGGTGGAAGCCATTAAGCGCGCAGTCTGGGGATATAACCCATACTTACCGTTCTATGAGATCTCTCCGATGCAGGCGAAAGGTGCCGTGAATGCGATTGCTCCTCGCGGACAAAAACATGATAAGGAGCTAGTGCGTAAGGGACTGATGAACTATCCACGTTTACAAATCCCTCATGCTATTTTGCAGACACTCTCTGAGCACGCAGTTGACTCCGTCGCCATCGGCATCTACGGCCTGGAACAATTGTCGCTCGCATTGAGTGCTGCTCATTGGAGATAAAATGACTACGCAGGCTACTGAAGAAGAGAAGGTGGAAGTGCCGGCATCGAGTCTGGTTGAACCAGTGATCGAGTCGGTACACCCGCCGGTTGTCCGGGCAATGAACTTTGCCGGGGTATTGGCTGTCCTCACCACCTGTTTGTGTGCCATTGCTTTCTTTGCCAACATGTCAATCCATGTCTGGCGAAACGGGTCATGGCCGCCGAACGTGGGGGCGGTGATCGTGGCAGTGGTGTTGATCGGTCCTGTCTTAACCGCCTGGCAGTTCATGGGTGTGCGCAAAATCCTAACCTCATTACTTTCAAACGAGAATGGCCTGGGGTTAGGCGGAATTGCGAAAGAGGTCGTGGCACGGCGTATGGGGTTTCAATACCAGCCGACCCAGCCAATGACCAGCCAGCAGGTGCAGCAAAACTACCCGTCACATCAACCGCCGGTGGAATACCCCACGCCACCCGAGGGTTATGCACAGAACGTCCCGCCCGTACCACCCGGTGAGAATGCACGATGAATAGCACCGAACTGATTTAATCAGCATAAAGACAGAGAGCTTCCTTGCGGAGGCCCTCTGTCTTGTTTATGCCGGTTAAGGTTATTTCGTCGATCCGGTAGGGGGATTGACTTTCAGGTTGTTCAACTGTTTTATTGCAGTGAGCAGACCGGTGGTGTACTCCTGGAGTTTGGTCAGACGACGAGCAGTGTCATCCGCTTCTGCCCCAATATTGATTAAGAACTGACTGTCTTCAGGTGGAAAGTACAGGTACTCATCATCTTCGAGCACACTGGTGACTTTATAGTTTACATCAGGCAAAGGTGCAATCGCTGCCGTTGAGGTAGCTGGAGCGCCCGCTGGAACACCTACAGTTGCAGGCACGTCAGCATCACTCGTACTACCAAAGCGGTCAATGATTCGCTTTTGCACCGTCGGAGCCGCGGGTCGCATCAGGGGAGCTGGCGGCTCCTGGACTTGCAATACCGTTTGCTCCAGCAACGTTCCGGTAAGGGATGGTGACAGGGGCGCTTGGTTTCTTGATCCGCAACCGGAAAGAACCATCACTAACAGCCCCAAGCAAGTTCCCAGTAGTAGCTTGCGCATCCTGTGACTCCTTATCATATTCAGAACTGATTCGTTGAGTCAGCGCCATCTGTTGTTGCTGGATGTCTCTCGTCTGCTCCCCGAGGACCTTTAGTTGATTAACAGATTCGCCTATCGATTCAATCTGTTTCGACATTTGTTTCTGTTGTTCACCAAGCGTGGCAACCGACGTCGCTGTTGACCACAGAAAATAGACAACGAAGCCTACCACTGCGATGACAAGTACGACTTTGAAGTTTTTAAGAAATAGTTCTTTCAGCAGAATCCACATAAGTCGACCTTAATAGGTAGAGATCTTCAACCACCAGGCTTTGGCAAAGACCCAGGGTTTGGGCATCAGCCCATAGTCTGTGACAATGTCCTCGTTACGGTACTGGATGGTTGTGTTAAGGGCGAATCGCCGACGATGGTGTAAGGTAAGTAACCGAGAGCGTCCCTCGCCCGGGCGTAGCAAAGGCTCCGCCATCACCCCGTTGTTCAGCTGAATGGGGATACGAGTGTTATCGGGCACGGTGAACATACCAGGCCATTTATGTGTCTCCAGGGGAATCTGCTCCACTTCTAAGAGCGGATTGTCAAACACCACCCAAAAACTGGTAGATAAGAGCAGCCAGGCTTTATAGAAGTCATCCTTCTGGTAATCACCCTTGCTCATGATCCGAGGCGAGTCAGGATTGATATTGGCCGGAATGCTAGATAGGTCTATGAATTCGCGGTCATAGAAATAGCGATCAACCCAGTCAATATACACCGTTGACAAACTGACCAGGCCTTCTCCGAGGATAGAGATGACTTCATCCTGCCAATAGAAGATCCCACCGATCACAATCCCGACGGATTTACCCTGGGTGCTAAACGGCGGCGACATCAAGATCTTCTGCCGATAGGGGTTCAGTTCATCTGAAGGCTGGAGCTGGTCCGCGGTGATGGAGTAACACTTCAGGGTGCTGACATTATGAAAGCTCAATACGCCTGATTTCACATCGTTGCTGACTTTGGCATTTTTACACGCATCTAACAGATAGATGCCGTCATCGGATAGCGAGCTGCGGTGCAGGTAGCCGTTCACGGTAAACAATGCACAGTTAAATAATGTCGGGTAGTCCACTCCTTCTTTCATTAAGATGACATCATTAGCGTCCGCATAGCTAAAGTCACGTTTCAGGGATGAGGTGATGTTGGTCGGCTTTTGGGTAAACCACCATTCATTGAGATTGTTAAATAGCGCAGACTTCTTGGTGAGATTAGGTAGCGTCGTTGAGGTGGTCAACGCCCGGTTACCGAGCGAGGCTAACCACTGCACCAACGTACCGTTGAAAGCACTCACTTCATTATAATAATCCTGCAGAACCAGACAGACGTTCTTCTTTAGAAAGGGTGACGATAATATGACCCGGTTTTCAGAATAGGTCTGCAACACCGTTTTGAGCTGCATGGATGAAATATCGTCAGCAACTAACTTCGGGCGCTTGCCCACGGTTTTGGAAATACAGGCAACGTAGTTATACATGCGCTCCGCCCTTAGTTTGAAAAATCAATCATATGTGCTCGTTACTTAAACATACCTAAGCTATAAAATTACTTTGGAGACCGACATGGCTCAGCAGATCAGCGTGAACGACGTAGTTTATCCGTTCAACCCCCTTAATACCGTGGCCGGTGCCAAAGGCATTGTGGAGTCCCATACACTTACGCCAGCCAACGGTGTGAACTATGTGACTTTCGTTCCACGCGCAGCCCCTTTCTTTCGCCGCACCTTAGTACTCAAGAACAAAGCCAACAACCAGGTGTTAGTCGAAGGCCAGCATTATACTCTGGCGTATTTCTTTGCCCCATTCACCCAGCTGGTCTATAAAGGTGTCTACGGCGGTATTACAGTCAATGAACTGGATGCGCCAATTGAAGTCGAAGTGACCTATGATACCATCGGCGGGGATTTTGTTCTGGACAGCACTGGTTATGCACAGCTGGCTGCTAACCTGGTGAACAACCCGCGTGAACTGGACTGGACACAGATCGCTGATACCCCAGATACGTACCCACCGATCGACCATACCCATCCGGCTGACCAAACCCTGAACTACATGGATTACGTTGAGCAACTGCAGGCCATGCAGGCACTGGTCGCCAGCGCCATCGGCGGGTATGTGACCTCCCTCAACACCCACATCGACACCCAAGGTAATGCCCATGGCATGAAGCCGATCGATATCGGACTGGGTAATGTGATGAACTGGGCACCGGCTACGACCGAAGATATCCCAGGGGGCGGGACAACGCTGTATACTTCACTGGCGATTGTGAAACAAGCCTTCCAGTACATGTACGGCGGCTTAACCACCCCGGCATTGAAGAGTGCGATTCTCAATGACTACCTGTCAGCAGAATCCGTGGTCCGTACCTTAACGGTATTGAATGAAGGCGCGTTACTGAACACCGATGAAGTGGCGAACTTTGGTTTGTGGAAAACCTACCGGGCACAGATGTTGATCAAAGCATCAACCGGCAATACCACCGTGCTCACTCCGCCAGCGGTAAACGGAGCGTTCTCACGACTGTTAGGAGTCTAACATGAGCAGTACTTTATTTCCTGATGTACGTCGGTTGGAGTTTGACCGCTCAGGCATTAGCGCTGACAATCACATCACGGACGATTACATTGATCTGCCTGTAGCGGGATCAAACCGGGCGATCGTGTTAAAGCATGGTGCGTTCTATACCGACTCATTGATATTGAAAGATGACAGCGGCAATATTCTGGAGAAATGGGTGGATTACCAACCTGTCTATCCTTATAACCGCCCTGAGCTCAATATCACTGAGATGACCGGCAAGGACAACGCAGCGTTTATCATGATCCTCAATGCCAGTCTGACTGGGCGGGTGATCGCTGATTATCAGGCAGTGGGGATTCCAAGCGGGATCGCTAACCGGGACTTGATCGATATCCTGGATGCGATTGCCAAAGATGCGCGTAAGTATTACTGGGATGATATCTTTGATAAGCCCGATAAGTTCCCGCCATCTCCACACCCATTGGATATCAAAGACACCTACAACTGGGCGCCGATGACAGAAGCCATGGCACGGTTCGTGGATTGTTTGAAACACCTTGATCGTCTGCCAACCATCCAGGACTACATCGATCAGATCGACACGGTGTATAAGGACACGTTACCAAAACTCAATGCAGTTTATAGCGCGTTCCTCACCCACCGTCGGAACTACAGTAATCCGCATCTTGATGTGAAGACCACGGTAGTTAATCTGAACAATGTGGATGATTTTGATATGGCGTCCTTGGCAGAGGTCATTGCCGGCACATCCAGTGTTAAGTTCATGTCACCGTACACCGGCTCGCAAGCGGCTTACAATACCCTGCTGAAGAATGACACCTCGTTAGTGCACGTTAACCGTGTGCCGATGGTGCAGTTCGGGGACCTGAGCACCACTGCGATTCCGTATACGATCGCAGGTTTCGTACTGACCATCACGGCGGACGTGCCGGCGATGTTGGCGTCACGGGAGTTCACCCTGAAGAAAGGGGCGATCGACCTGACCAAGTTTGTCAGTACACCGGCGAACAAGACCCTCTTCCTCTATGTGCGTATCCGTAATGGACAAGCGAGCTATGAGGTCGCGAGTGCAGCATCACCTGAGACCACCACGTATATCAACGTAGGACGCATTGTAACCGGTGCATCTGCTATCACGTCTGTTACGATCAATAAGATCTCCGGACTCGGTACCGTGCGCGTCAGTGAGGCCCAGATTGGTTCTGCGATTGCAGTGACATCTGGACTGCCATCCCAATCGGCGAATTTGAACTGGTAAGGGTGAGTGGGTGACCCCCTCACCCACTTCCCTATGACCCAGGAGAGGTTTCGATGAACACCCCGATTTTAACGAAGTATAAATTTGACCCCACGGGGAAAGATCCCGAGAACCTGATTGGTGGCGAACGCCACACTGTTGCGGCGGGCCCAAAGAACAAAATCATCGCCGTGTTTGAAGGTCCCTTTTTCTCAGCCAGTGCCAAAGTGCGCTTGCTTGACGGCAGCTACCTGGAACCCTGGGTAGACTTCCAACCCGTGCACCATTTCCCTGAAGCCTCCAAACGCACCGGGAAGTCCTGTACGTGCTTTATCAAGATCCTCAATGAATCGGTCAATGGGGATGTCTTTATTGAGTACCAGGTGGTGGGGGGTGAGTTCACCTTCAACAGTATCACGCTTGAGAACCTGTTATGGGCGATCATTAATGATGAGCGTTCGGTCCTGTGGGATAACATCAACAACCGTCCCGCTACGTACCCGCCATCGTATCACACCCATGATATCTTCAATGACACGTATGGCTGGGATGATCGTATCGCTTTCAGTAACTGGATCTCGGATTACCTGATCCTCGGTGGCGAGCGCTTGAACTACGAAGGCTTTACCAACAAGGTCAATGTGGTACTGGATGAGATCACCACCATTCAGGCGAACATCTTAGCCCAAGTTGCTGAGCATGAAGCCGATCACACCAATCCGCATGCCGATACGGCAAAGACCTTGGGTTACAACAAACTGCAGAACCTGGCCACCGCGAACGAAGTGCAGGCGCTGGAAGGGCAACGTACCGATCTGCGTCTTACCGTGAAGACGGCTGAAAGCATTCTGGCGGATGCAGTAAAAGGCTATTCGGTCAACCTGATTCACCAGGGGATTATTCCGGTCAGTCGCTTTGGTAACCTGAACTTCTTACAACCAGGGATCATCGGGTCGTTTGAAGGGGCGTCGATGGTTGAAGCAGAAGATCACTACGCCCAGAACGTTGAGAATGACGGCACATACATTCGTTTACGTCCAGGGACCAACGGTGAATCTATTGCGTTGTATTACGACTATGTCACCAACATCCACAACAACATTAATACATTCACCGTCACCAACACCAATAACAAATACACACCTGCCAGTTTGGATCAGGCGTATATTCCGGCGCGCTTATTTGACTGTCAAGGTGATGTAATTGCCGGGATCATGTACAACAAGGCCGCATTGCCGAGCACTGCTGATTATAAGTACTGGGTGGCGCTGACCAACGGCACACTGGACAGCACCAAACATAACTGCGCGGTTATCAACAATGCCTATTTTACCATGGATGACGGCACAACCCAAGACTTTCGTACCGCCTGGACCCAGTTTTGTTTGATAGGTTCTCGGATTTACATCATCCATCAGAATCCAAACATCGCTACTACGATGGAGGCCGGTGGTTCAATCTCTGTCAACGCAATTCCCCAATTCTATCTCGGGTATATTAACGTTGCCGATGTAGTGGCCGGCGGTCCGGTGAATGTGACTCAACTTACGGGTTGGGCAACAACGCTGTTAGGTCAGACCCGTACAGCAGCTCGCAGTATGCAAATCTGTGATCAGGTGATTGGTCGCTCTAATCAGCACGTTCTGGTGCGTTATGACGGAAATCAATACGTCAAAGCACAATACCGCTCATGGCCAGGTGGTTATGGTAAATTGGTTGCCAACACCGACGGTACGTTAACCATGTTGGTTGACTTCACCCTCAACGTTGATGGTCGCAACAATTCCAACATCTCAATGTTCCCAATCCGTTTCATTGTGGACTTAAATGCCAAGACTGTGCGGTCACCCGAAACGATGAACCCGTTTGTGATTATCGACGCCCCTAACAGTAACCTGACCATGACGGTGAATACCAACGGGTCTAACCTGAACATGTTCAAACTACGCGGGGTAAATGATGGCGGGACGGCACTGACCGGTGATTACCACGGCAGTCGGATGATCACGAAGAAAGGGTATTCAATCTGCACCCATCGCCAACAATCCACCAACCTCGGTTTGCGGGTTGATGTCCAACAGATCCCGAACTTTACGAACATCGATGCCTACTGGCGCAATCCAGCCGGGTACAGTAATGTACTGTATCGTTCAGTAGGAGATGACACCTCCTACGGTTCTGAGGCCAAAGGTAACTTACGCTGCCCAATCCTCTTCCCGAACAACCGTTTAGGTTTCTACACTCTGGACTCTAGCGGTACGCATTTTGTGTCACAGCCGCTCATTGGCAATGGTGATTTCGTTTATAAACTGATCGGACTTGGAACAGTGCAGGGTTTCCAGCCCTCGAACGACCGTGTGAAGGCTGTGATTAAGTACCCTACCCGTGAGATCATCACTGAGATCAACGGCGGGTCTGTGGTCACACATTGCCGTTCAATCTCTGACGATGCACCCGCGGGACCAGCTAACATTGATTACTTGCTCAATGAATCGGGTAGTATCAGTACCGATGTGAACTATCTGCGGTCGCAGGGTCAGCGTGTGTTAACTCAACTCGGTATTACGGCAGCTAAGTTCAGATGTATTTTGTTTGTACCGACCGATGGCGGGATGTCATTGATGTTGAAGGTTGTGGGGTATACTCCCCCGCAAGCTAACGGCATTACTAACACCATCACTGCAATCGCAACTGTGACGTATGGCGGTGCACGTGATGGTGTGTTAGTTGGCTGGACTGCCAATGTGGATGATATCATTAGCAAACCGGAAGTGGTCGGTACGTCAGATATCTCCCGCATCCAAACGACTTTTGGTTTATTGACATATAAGGTAGGGAATGAATACATCGTTGCGATGGGTGGGTTCTATTGCCCTTACACAGTAGGTCCGGCTAACAATTTACCATTAGTGTACTTAAAAATGACTAATGGTCGGATTGCCGGCAATCCATCTAACCAGTACTTTGTTTCGCCGTACGTCGACTTGCTGTCTAACACACCGTTTGCACTGCCGGGCAAGGGTTTGTTTGTAACTTACTCAGACGGGAACTACACCACTCCTGTAACGCCTGATGCGGCGGCTGCGGTAGGTCCGTGCGCGATTGTGGTTGCGGGTCAGGGCGAGGATTTCGAGAAAGTACGGCAATGGACTATTCCAGGCAACTCTACGATGGTGCTGTTGTCACAAACAGTAGAACAAGGCTGGATCTTGTACTTTGCTGAAGAGATCCCGGTGATTCTGAATGGGCGGGAGTACGCCTTACCGATCACCAGTATCGACCTGCGTAATGTGAAAGCTAACCCGGCGAGCACCACCTTCTTTGTCTACATTGAAGCTGTGGATGCAACTACTGCGAAGTACACCATCTCAGCCACGGAGTTGGCGGCTGCGACCACACGGATGTTCATTGGCACGGTAGCAACCAATACGTCACAGATCAACACGATCAACGTGACCAAGCGATCGGGTCTGAATAAGTACCAGATCTCTGCGGTGAAAGCCGGATCGTCTATTCCGGTGTCAACCGGCTTGCCGTTCCAACGCGGTAACTGGAGTCAGGAATAACCAGCACGGGGGAGGTGACTCCCCCTTTCTTTATTGAAAGGAGTTGCCATGAGCAGCAACCTTGTGGTCGAGCCAGGCAGTTGGGGTGAGTTCTATGCCTCGATTGAAGCTTTGACCTGGAAGTTACAAAACTCACGTTATTCTCAGTATGATCTGGCTTCCACGGTGATGGTCAACTTTGAAAACGATGTTGATGATCTGGTAACCAGTGCACAGACCCTTTTAGCCAGTCATCAGGCACGTCGGGATAATGTCCATCAGGTGAACGCCGAGCAGTTGGGGTTTGGCTTAGTCGATAACTTTAAAACTGCAACCGTAGCACAAGCCGGCGAAGGCGGATACCCCAATCTCTTTGTTACCCCACAGGGGTTTAATGCCCTGGCGAGTAAAGTGTTTGCAGATTTCGGTTCATCACTTCATCATCAAGGGATCAACCCAATCTCGTCGTTTGGTTCGCTGTCTTTCCTCCCCCCTGACGTCTCCGGTTCTTTTGAAGGTTCAGGTCAGGTATCGGGAAACTCAGCCAGTCCAATGATCATTGAAGACGATGGAACATTAGTGGGGTTGCGCTACGGTACCACAGGCACCACCGAAGGATTGTACTACTTCTACTTACCAACCGCTGAAGACCGTATTGATAACGCGTCTGTTATTCGCACCAACTTTAAGTATGCACCTGCAAACTTACCGGCGGGGGCTTATTGCACCGATGTTTACAATACCGAGTCGGATGTGCTGCTGGGGAATATCAAAGGGTCATCGAGCTACAATTGGTTTATCTCCATTACCAACGGGACGTTTGACGCCACCAAACACAACACCGCTTACTTCACTATCAACGGTGATTCGGACCTTGCTTACCTGGGTAAGTATTCCACGGCGCTGGTTGTCAATGGCTATGTTTATATTTTCGGCATGTTGGATGACGGCTTTACCACCAACCGACCTATTGGTGGTGAGTTGAAAAACACCCAACCCATTGACATGGTGGTGTGGCGCGTTGCAGTAAGCAGTATCATTAATAACAATGCGGTGACTCTTGAAAAGATCAGTACTTGGTCTACCAAAGATATCTGGGGTGACACAACCAGCAATCCCCGTATTCAGCTCAGTAAAATCGCGATCAGTGAGAATGCAGCTGACAAACCGTATGTGCAGGTGAATGGCACGCTGGTGCGCTCAGTAATCGTTCGTAATGCCCAGCGTCGTCTGTTTGCCGTGGTTGACCCAAGCAACCCTAACCGTATTCGGTTGGCTGTTAATCACACCTTTTATGCGCAGCTCTCAACCGGCAGCAGTTATAACGGCAGTTGTGCGTTGAGCCTGTTGCTGGATCTGACTGCAAAGACCGCAGTGGTGGAAGATAACGCCAACCGTATCCTGGTCGGTGTAAGTGGCCAGACGGTTACTGTGTCCGGCAATACCCTACTGACTGATAATCTGTTAACAGGCTCGGCACTAGGGGGTAACTGGCATCCAAACGTCACGTTGACCTCACGCGGGTATCTGTTCTGTCGCACCTCAGGTAACCAGCCAGATGAGAACCCACGGTTCAGTAAAGGACTGATCACCAACTTTACTACCCGGTTTGAAGCGATGCGGATTCGGTCACGTCAAGTGCGCCAGATAACCCTGGTTACCGACCCACTGGTTACCGGTACGGCACTGACCAACAACTTCATGAAGCCACAGTACTTGGCCGGTAATGCGTTGTTGCTCACCAGTAACCCGTACAAGACGCCCGGGTATTACGCTTACGGTACGACTAAACGGGTATTGCTTACCGGGTCACCTACCTTTAACTACACGCTGAACTCCGGTGTGACGTTACAGGGCTGGGCGCCTAACAGCAACCGTTATGAGATCACCGATGCCAACAACCCACCCCGCAATCGCTTTTACCACATCATCACCCAGGTTGACAGTGCCGGTAATGTGACCTCCAGTCCGTCAGTGTTGTCAGATGGTAGTTCTGCACAAGTGGGCACTTCCATTGACGCTAACCTGAACATCACCGGCTCGATCACTTTTAACCAGGCTGAACTGAACACCGTGGCGAAAGCGGCGTGTCAGACTGCCTTGGGGGCTGCGCCGTCGTTGTGGCGTGGTTTGATCTATGTCCCGCAGGATACCGCGGTGCCGTTGATCATGGTGTGTACCGGTGAAGTACTGCGCAGTGACGGTAACGGTTATCGGGTGAATCACTCGTTGGTTGAGTTAACGTACACCGGTGCGCGTTCAGGGAACATTACTGGCTATACCGTGAAGCGGGTACTCAACTCACAGCTCAATGACCAGCAACCAACCGGCGTGCCGTTAGAGCTGGCGTGTAACGGTGGGTTGAACATCTACAAAACAGCGGCCGGCGATTATCTGCTGGGGATTGGCGAACCTACCTTCCATCAGACCTACGGTGGGATCTACGGTTATGTCTGGTATGCGGCGATCAAAGCAGGCACAGGCACCATTGAAGACAGTTCGTTAAAAACCTTTAACCATGGCTATTATCCGACGTCCGTTAACCCAACCCCGGTTGTGGTGCCGGGTTATGGTTTGTGTGTAATGGATTATCAGACGCAGCAGGCTAACGCCAACGCCTTGATGATCGTGGATGTGATGGCGGCAACCTACGCCGAGTTTGTTGCCTGGACGTCCAAGCGTAAGCTGGTCTTAACCGCACAACAGGTAGAGCAAGGGTATCTCGTTTACTTCACGGCACCCACTCAGGTGTTCATGGCTGGTAACGAATACACCCTGCCTGCGGGTAACATTGACCTGCGTACCATCACTGCCAATCCTGCCAGTAAGACGTTCTATGTTTACGTGCAGTTAGTCGACGAGCAGGTACAATACCTGATCACCCTCGATCAGCTTGCTCCAACCATAACGTTGATGTACATTGGCAAGATTACCACCAACACCACGCAAATCAGTAGCATTGCTGTTGATAAACGTATCCGCATCGAAACCTTCGAACTGTCAGCTACCCATATCGGGTCGGGTATTCCGATCACGACAGGTGTGCCGTCAACCGCGGGTAACTTTGCATGGCGTAATGGTTACTTGAAACTGATGAGCTTTGCAATGCAGCTGGACTATAGTGGTATTGTGACAGTGAATCTGAGAACGGGTGCGGTAACCATTGAAATGAGTGTCTCTGGTACACCACCAGATTCTGTGAGCAGAACAAGAACACAGACTGTCTGGTCTACTGGTGAGACCTGGGTGCCTGGTCTGGTGACGGTGGGGACCGAAGCATCAGGGGCAAGCGATGCATTCAATACGTACGCGAGTACATCGAAAACCTTCCCAGCTCTGGCGAGGTCAGATATCGCAAACAGTACTGGGCTTGCAGTTATGATGGGTAACGAAAGTAACCCAACTAACAAAGGCGTCTTTACTCAGCAGCCAAGTGCAGCCAATGACTATACCCTTAAGTGGAAAGTCACTGATACACCGGGTGGCGCTGGCGAATACACCTTTGATCTGTATGTGAAATACTAAATCGGCATAGAGGGAGAGGTGTTAGCCTCTCCCTCGTGCTTTATGCCGATTAAACAGGACCACCAGTTTCTGAACCGCCTTTCTGTACCCCACCGTGCAGGTGACCGGTTAGTGAGATACCGGCTGCGACAACATCCGCTGGGGTGTTTAAACCACCAGAGGTCTCAATGTGACCATTATGGTCGATGTCACCAATCATACTGATCCCACCTGGAGAGTTAATCGTGGTTTTATTAGTAATAAGCTCGAAGGATTCATTAGCCGTGATCTTCATGGTTTTGCACAACATGGAAATCAGTTCTTGGGCAGTGAGATTGAAGTTCTCTTGCGCAATGATTTCAATGTTCTTTTTGCTCATGGTGATCAGGCACTTGTCGGTATTGGTGATCTGCCATAACGCCTCAAGCGAGTTCAGGACCAAGTTGTTGTCCAGGTCATCCGCCAATGAGAAGATCGCTTCACCGTAATCCGCCTTGATGACATACTGGACTTGTTCGCCATTCATCTTCGAGTTGGACATCATGAAGTGTTTTTTATGAGAGGACCATTCAATGAAGTACCAGTCTCCTTCACCGATGTTCTTATCTTCAGTGGTGGCCGGCGACCCACTCAAGGCAATGATGATGGTCTCTAAACGTCGCAGGTCATCATCCAGACCCGTTTCCGTCCAGTAGTACTTGTCCTCGTCACCAATCTGCCAGATCACGACACGTTCACCTTTGACTACATCGGGGGCGGTGACGCGGTTAGAACGGAATGGGAACCAGATTGCTGCGATGGTGGAGTCCGTTACCACTTTGTCTTGGGTACTGTCACCCGACGAGGTCTTGCCATTATGGGTGATGACCTGTGGGTTCACTTCAGCTTCACCCGACATCATCGGTGCAGTTTCACGGGGAATAACTTGAATCTCTTTGCTGTTGGTGCTCTTGACTGCAGCCACCACACCCATAGAGTAAAATTTAAGAACCGATACGTTACTGGCCATAGCTAACCCTAATGTTATTTTTTACGTAACCCGACCATTCTATAAACCAGATCGAATTAATAGGAATCGATAAATGAACCAAGTCTTCTTTATTGAGGCAGCGCCTCAGCGTTTACCGCAGTGGCTCAACCAAGCGATTCTTGACGGCCGTGTTCTTGTGCGCGGTGACTCCGTAGTAGACTACCCGTTTTATGTGGTCGACGGACAGGTCGCAACAGTCGGCCAGAGCCTGGTCTTTGACGGACAAACCATCACCATCAACTAGCGGCGCATATCATGCTGATTAAATTTATTGAGCTATACAATTATCAGCGATTGAAGAACAAAGGCATCAATCGCATCACCATGACCTTCAGTGAAGTGGTGCAAGTTATTCTGGGTAAGAACGGCAGTGGTAAGTCATCGCTGATTCGCGAGCTCTCACCACTGCCACCTGCGAATGACGAGTATGATAAAGACGGTTACAAACATATCGTCATCGAACACAAAGGCGCAGAGTATGAGCTGTACTCCCAGCCTGGCTCGCCGTCACGCCATACCTTTAAGCGTAATGGCGAAGACCTGAACGAAAGCATGACCATGAATGCGCAGAAGATCTTGGTGAAAGAACACTTTGGGTATACTGCTGAAATCCATGAAGTCTTACTGGGAATGGTGAATGGGGTTTCCTTTACTTCCATGACACCACAGAAACGCCGTGAGTGGTTCACCTTACTCCACCCAACTGACCTGTCGTATGTCATTGAATTGCATCAGGTGTTAAAGGTGATGTTGCGTGATGCCAAAGGCGGGATCAAAACCAGTAACCAGCACTTGACGGACCTGTATGGTCAGCGTCAGGAAGGGGTCACGGTTGAAGCACAGCAAAGTCAATTGGATGATATCCAACACCGACGTGATCGCATTGCACGGTTTATCTCGGATGAGTTAGCCGGGAAGAACTTCAAGCAAGAGCTCGATAACGACATGTACCGGTTGAAAGATATCGGTGAACGTTTCCAAGCCAACCCGCCATTACTGTCACGCAACTACCGGTCGCGGGAAGAGATCTTAACCGAGCTGGAGAACTGCCGGGCTGAACTGGGTAAGCTGGAGTATGCCCATAAGACCCACAGCAACGAACTGGCTGAGCTTTCAAAGAACGAGATCTTTACCAGTGGTGATGCTGAGAAAGACAAAGCGGAACTGGAAGCCTCTAAGCTTGCCATTGCTGAGCATCTTGAACAAAGCCGGGCGGCCCATGCGGATGCGATGAACCGTTTAGGGGATAACCCTTTATGGCAAAAAATGTACAGTATGCCGTTTGAGCAGGTACGGGTGGTGTTATCGCAGGTGGAGAACCTGATCGATCACCTGTTGCGTATGGTGCCGATGGATGAGCGCAAGAACACCTTGATGTTCTATGACCGTGCCCGTCGCAGTCAGTATGATCTGCAGGTGATGATTGAAGGGTTAGAGCAAGAAGACAAGAAGTACAGTCATCAGCTCTCCCATTTCAATTCCGCCGATAAGACCGAGTGCCCGTCGTGTCACCATCGCTGGGTACCGGGGGTATCTGAGCGGCAGATGGAAGAAGTCAAGCAGAAGCACAATGCGGTGAACGTGGAACTCACCACAGCCCGGGAGCGACTGGGTCGGTGTAATGCCTACCTTGAAGCCAATGAGACCTGGTATCAGGCCGCCAGTGCGTATATCCGCTATACCGAAACCATGCCAGAGTGTCGGGATGTGTTTGAGTGGATGCTGGCGAATGATGTCCTCTATATGGCTAACCGGGAATTCGCGGCGATTCTGCCGACCATCAAGCACGGTATCTTAAGTCGTGAAGCGTTGGCGAATGACGAGCAGCGTCTGGTGCAGATTGACAATAAGCTGAAGCTCTTTACCAACGATGCCATTGAGTGGCACACCCGCCGTTACAATGAGCATGAGACGGCCTTGAGTCAGGTAATCAGTCAGACCCAAGCAATCAATCACACCATGGCGGTGCTAAAGAAAGATCTGCGTCTGGTCGATGACAGTCTGATGATGGCAGAAGTCGCACGGGTCTCAATGGAAGGGGTGCGGGTCAATACCGGTAACCTGGCTAAGCAAGCGATTGCCAATACGGCCAATGACGAATACCGGATGTTGGGGGATCAGCACAAATCCATCACTGCAGGGCTCTATAACGCACGCTCACTGGAGTCAACCATTCTCAGCACTGAATCCCATGTGCAGTCAATGAAAGCCTCTAAGGACGCGCTGGAGCTCTTGGTGAAGGCCACCTCACCAACCGAAGGCATTCCGGCTGAACAGTTGTCTGAGTTCATTGAAACCTTTGTCGGTAACATGAACGCGATCATCTCCGATATTTGGGGTGACAATCTGCAGATCAAACCGTGTAACATGGAAAACGGTGATCTCTCCTTTAAGTTCCCGTTAATCTCAGGTGACTTTGAAGGCGGAGCGAAAGATGTCTCTGACTCCTCAACTGGGGAAGCACAGATCATCAACTACGTCTTCCGGTTAGTGGTGATGCAGTACCTGGGCTTTGAGCAGTATCCGTTGGTCATGGATGAAGCGGGCGCTAACTTCGATGAAGCACACCGTCCGGCATTAATGAACTACATCAAACGTGCCTCAGAGTCTGGGGTCTATTCGCAGATCTTTTTGATCTCTCACTATATCGCACAGCACGGTGTATTAACCCATGCAGAAGTCTGCGCCTTGTCTAACGACGGTGTCGCACTGCCTGAGACATACAACGACCATGTTGTTATCGAGTAACTAGGCTTAAGGAGTCTATTGTGTCGGCTATTCCTGCTAATCTGTATTACGGTCCTGAGGTTCCGGTCGACGCATTGCCTGGTGCAGTGTTTAACGACGGCACATGTTTGTATCGCGGAGGTGAACACGGTTGGTTGTATATGTGTCATCTCCACACTGTTTTAAACACTCTCGATTCACCTTTGGCGGCGTATGCTGCTGAACCGAACAACGGCACGATCGCTGAGCTTAATGAACCGTTCGCGGTTTACCATCAAGGTAACTGGTTGGAGTTGGACAAAGACGCTGCACCAGACTTGAATGCGACCGTGGTCTTCAAAGATGAAGATGTGCGCGCAATCGCCGCCGACAGCAATAGAACCTGTTTAGTGTTTATGGACGGCAGCAACGACGCACAGGTGGCTTTCAAGGTAACACTGTACCTTTGCCATAAAGGCGAAGTGGTGGGGCTTGGTGACTACGACTACGTTAGCGCCGATAATCTACCGCTGCTGCAGAGAATGATGTTCGGTAACCGGGGAGGGGGTATGGTTGAATACATGGAACTAGACATCACATCACGGTTTATCGTGAACAAAGGGCATTTACCGGAAGTGGGCGATACCTGGATCGATAACGAGTTCAACGAATACGTGTACAGTCCGACACGGCTGTGGGATCGTATTGGTAAGCTTGCCTTTGTGTATAAAGGCAGTCTGGCTTCCGGTATCGATGCCTTGCGTCACCCCGGGCCGCATAACACCGGCGACACGTACTTGGTTGACAATTTTGCGTATGTCTATAACAAAATTGTCAACCGCTTTGTGGTGTTGCAAGTTGATCCGGGTAACGATAACACACCGTTTGATCTCTATCCTGATGGTGCACTCGAACCCATTCCAATGCAGGGGATCTATCGCCGCAGTACTGACGCCTTGCCTAGTGAACCCAATGGCTGTGGGTATGTCGTGATTGAGCAAGATGGCAGTCATGTCATCTACAATCAGTACGGATTGCGTATCGACTGCGATGTGGTGGAAACCACCGAGCGCACCGAGTCCCGCACACCGATGGTGGTGATCGGCGATAACGCGTTGCTGAGGCTTTATTACGAAGCCAACGACATGGACCCTTGTGAAGGGGATGTCTGGGTAAATGATAAACAGCTCATGACCTTCTTTGCTGGCGAATGGACGTTATTGCCCGTGGGTCGCCTCTACACGGAACGACACCAGCCGCTGCGTGATAAAGTTCAGGCATTGCGTGAACTGATTGACAGTGGTCGGTTCAAAAGTGTGATCGATAAAGCCCGAGAGCAGGAGTTTGAACGCGAGCTGGCCGAATACGACGCTGTCCTCAAACAACCCCAGCTAGAACAAGAACCCAAAGACACTTCTTTCTTTGCACCGATCAAAGCCTTCTTTAAGCGTTTGATACAGTAAAGATCGTAGATCATTTTATTCCTACATTACCAGATTGGTATAGTCATCGAGGTCATCATGTTAGTGATACTACCCCTCGGTAATTTGGCCGCACGGATTGATCGTGCGCTCCAGGTTACTGATTACGTGTTCTCTGCTGAAGAGATTGCTGAAGCTGCGGTTCATTACATCAACGGAGATGTGGACTGTGCGCTGGATCAGCTCTTTCGCAAGATCAACGCTTTAGATGAGACTTTTGTTGACTTGCCGTATAACACCCCTTCTGACCAAGTACTGAAAAAAGTGATTGGTCAGGTAGGGCGTGAAATCAATACCAATCTATTTAACCTCTATCACGACGTCTGTATCCCGCACTTTGTAAGCGCAGGAGAACATCAAGTCGTGCTAACTGTCGATATGTAGGAGTTACCCATGAGCAGTATTCATCGCGTCTTTTCCACGGACTTACAAACTATCAAAGACACTCCCGCACCGGAGCTCGAAGATAGTGTTACGGTCGCCCGGAGGATTGCCATGCAGCAACAGCATCAAACGAGTTTCCTGATACTTTTCAAAGAGCGTGCACGTCAATGCACCGATGGCTTTGATAAGTGGCGGATGGATAAAACCAACAACCCTCTGTTTGAACAGACGGCACGCCAGCGCTTAGCGGGCATCGCCATCAACATCTACCAGGAAGTCACCGGTGAAGTGGTCAGCAGCGACACCAGGCACCAGTTGATTAAATGGGCCGAAGACAACAAAGTGATCATCATCAACCATGTGGTCGGCATGCAGCTGTGGCACCGCATGGTAAACAACACCCCGGCTGAAACCCAGCTGCAGGTGTTCAGTGGTGGTCGGCAAGCCCTGATGTTCTCTTTCAAAATCCCCGGGGCGAAGCATCCTTATCTTATATAAGGTGTCGTGATGAAGCTGCAATATCATGCTATCATCCCTATCCCCTCTATGCCGGCTATTTGTCAACAGTACGGTATTTCGCGTGAAGGGCTCGTGCGAATGGTATTGGAATACCTGGAGGGGAATGAGTATCAGATGATGAGACGCATCCAAGAACTGCCTGCTGTGACTGACCCTGACATGACTGAAGCGGTCGTAGCCGCCGTTTCACGTGCCATGTTGGAGTTCCTGGATTCGTTACCTGAGGTTAGTACAGGCCAACATATTCGGGATATCTATTTGATAGCAGCCCATTCATTAACCGCCCATGTCGGATTCGCTGTGTGCGATGACGAGTAGATTCCCATGACCCTTTATAAAGAACATGTGGTGTTGTGTATTGTCCAATCTGATGCAGCCACCGAAGCCTGGGCCGAGCTATCGCAGCTAGTTTTCGATAACCCGACTTTGATGTTTGATCAGGAAGACTTTACCCGCCTCCTTAATTTAGCGTTGGCCGATGACCGGGATGAGATGATCAAATACATCCGCACCGCCCTCACGGTCGACCTAAATATTGAGCTCATTAATTGGCTCACAGACAGCATGCTTGACATCGCCTATGCTCTTCGCAAATCGTTACCGGTGTTAACACCCACACAACCCGGAGTTGTGGCCAAGTGTGAGTACCTGTCCCATTGCAGGCGCAACGTCGTACTAAAAGCTACCATCCTCGAACCTTTACCTAAGGAGCATTTGACAGTTATTCACTTCTGACTTTGGGAGAAGTGACCAAGGCCGTGGGGGTATAAGCCTCCACTTAAAGAACCACGACTTCGGTAAAAACCAAAATGAAAACGATCAACGCGATCCTTCACACCCTCGTGCTGTTTGCACTTGTCTTCGTTGCACAATCCTCACTGGTCCACGCCTCGACATCAACTGGAAAAGCTGCCGTCCAGTTTAATCAAGCAGGGTGGGATAAATACAAATCCACATTAACCCGAGCCTCGTTAGCATCCGGTGTACCGGTCACTGAGCTCGTGATCTTTACCTCTATTGAGTCTGACTTCGAAGCCAAGGCCCGCAACACAGCCGGGAGCAATGCAGGCGGACTGACCCAATTCATTCCAAGTACTTGGCGATCGATGGTGCGAACCCACCACAAAAAGTACGGGTTAAGTAAAAACGTGTCTCGTTTTAATGCCTATGCCAACGCGGCTATGACCGCAGAGTATATTAAGCAGAACAGGAGCCTTCTACAACAGGCACTAAAACGGGAGATCACCACTACCGATGTCTATATGGCTCACTTCCTTGGTCCGGGTACTGCAATTCAAGTCCTGAAGGCCAAAGGTAACCGCTCGATCACATCTGTTGTAAAGGCGACAAAAGGAAATGCCCGCTTGTTTTACAACAAAGGTCGACCATTAACGGTTGCTCAGTTTAAAGCCAATATGGCCCGCAAAGTGGCTAACCACCGCCAGGTCTATAAACCCGTTGCCGTAAAGTACGCTGTACGCTACGAGGAAAACCAACGTCTCGATGCGCTTATCGCCAAAGTCAATGATAAGCCAGTACGCGTCGGGTTTAGCACCGCATACGTCAGGGAAATGTAAAAGTTAACATACCTGCACGATAATATACATTGGGAGGGGCGCAGGTCTCTCCCTTTTATGCCGTTTGAATTTATTAACCCCCAAGGAGGTTGTGTATGCCTGCATTATTGCGTGCCGCCAATACCAGTTGTAACACCATTGGTCATGAGTATCACTCCCCGTTAAACGAACAGGTCATCATGATCAGCGATAACCAAATGAAAATGTTAATAGCCCTGCCTGCGAGCAAACTGAATCTATTAACACGTAATCCGGTCTACGCTGACAATGGCATTGAATCTGTGTTCGTCCATCCCTTGTTTATTGAGATAGCTGGCCTGATCCAGTTAAGTGCCTATGCCAAAGACCCCGCATGGCAGCAGCATGACCTCAGTAGCATGATGGTCTACCTCGGGATGGTCGGGCGTAACAATGTTCGTCTGGTTGAAGTAAATGCCCACCTGGCCAGTTGCGGTATGCTCACGTTGCGCCGTAGTGCCCTTGAGTTTGCCAAACCCGTTATGTCTTAATGGACAAACACTTACTATTATCTGTTAATTAATCTGGAGTGCCTTATGATTCAACCTATTAACGTTCCCGGGATGGTGATCAACCCCGAAGTCTCCCGTGAAGTGATCTTAATGACCAGTGAACAGCTGGACCGTTTCTCGATTGCTGCCTTCGACATGCTGGCGTTGGGTAATACCGTATTCAGTGGTGAGTTCGGCAGTTATGTCACACCATCGCGTGACGAGTTCATGCAGGCTTACCTGCGTCCATTGCAAGCCCCTGACTCGGTAAGGCGCTACAATGAGATCGATCAAACCCAAGTCGCCTGTCTGGTCGATTCAATTACCCGTAACGAAAAAGGTGATCTGATTGGGCGGGTGATCCCACATGGTCCGAATGGCCCGAAACTTGAAAAGCTGTTTAAAGAAAAGAAACAGAAGTTCAAAGTCTTTCCACGCCTCAAGTGGGAAAACGGCTGGAAGTTCGTGGCGTTTGATGTGGGGTATAAGTAAATGGTACGCGCCGATACAACCATCGCAACAAAAGGAAAGGTTGTGCGCTTGAGTGTCACCGGTTACGGGGTGATGAGCATGGATGGGGTTATGGTAGATGATCCTAAGCAGCGCGTGAACATGCGCACCGCCCACCCCAGCCAAAGTTGTTACCCACTACCGGGTGAAAAGAAATGGTACGAAGTTAAACGGGTAGAGCAGACAGCCAATGGTTGGTGTTATCCGGTGGTCGGGTTATTTAAGTATCCCGGTGATGCCACAAACTTTATTCAATCCCTTATTCAGAAATACAAACTCGATCAGGAAAAACCTCATGAGTGAAATTACCGTAAAAGTTGTTGGTCCAATTCAAGCGGGTAAAACTGCAATCGCCTCTTTATTGGACAATGCCCTGCGTGCCAATGGTATCATAGCAAAGATCCAGTCCGACTCAGCGCTGTCCTATCTGCGTGAAGCCAAGAACCACGTCCCAACCAATGTCAGTGTCACGATCATTGACGGTACCGCTGACGGGGTGCGTGAATTTGGTAACAGCGATGATGTCATTCCAATCCGCGGTCGCATCATGGGTATCGAAGTCCAACCGGTCAAATACACTCCCGCTGAAGCGACAGTGGTTGCGCTGGCCGATGCTAACGCCTTTGCCGTGTATCGCCGTGAATGGCTGAACAATGCGTCGCTGGCCGTCTGGGTGGGTGACTTCCACGTTGAGAGCGATGCCATTGACTGCGCCAACACCCTGGCTGAGAAATACGGCACCGCCGCTGACTTCCTTTATAAGGCAGGTTTGTAACCATGCATCAGTTTACTCCTGAGATGAAAGAAACGTTAAACGAACTCGAGCGTGAGTTAGCCCACATTCGTTTAACGCAACCGAACCGGATTAACACACTGATCAAAACCAAGTGTTTTAGCCTGGCCCGGAAAACAAAGTCACCGCACGTCAAACGGGTTCTGCAGTCAATTACCGCTACCCCGTTGTCGGTTGTAAAGTTAGAAGAAGTTCTGAAGCTTTACCATGAAGTGGATAGTGGTGAAGTGGAACTCTCTATTCAGCAGGTTTGAGGGGGGTAGAATGGCGTTGGCTTTCGATTCTTAACGAGTCGGACTTCAACGCAATGACCTTCCTCGCGGTGAAACAATACCACGCTCAGTCTATCTACTGGAAACGACTGGGTGTGGATTGGAACACCCCTAAGCCTGAGACTGTCCACAAGTTTATGGCCACCTATGTGAAGAATGCCCCGATCAAACTGATGATCCGTAACGCGGATGCGGTGATGATTGGGTTTGCACTACTCAGTACCGAACGCACGGATAAAGGACTTGTCTGTCACATCGACGAGGTGTTTATCGACGAACCCTATCGTAATAAGGGCATTGGTAAGAAAACGCTTATTAGGATTAAACGGCACGCCGAAAAACAGAAGATCGCTGCATTGACCTTGAACGTCAGTGCTGCCAATCCCGTTCGCGCACTTTATGAACGTATGGGGTTTGAACCAGTGCAGGTGAAATACCAGATGCGGCTGGGTTGACCTAGTGAGGAGTTTGTCGTGTCTATCTATCGCATTGAAATCCACCCGAACGCCACCAGTGGTCTTACGGTACTTGTCAGCACGGCTGAAGGTATACGGCGGCTGGCATTAGTGGAAGGGTGTTCGGAACAGGGAGCGTTTGTAGTTATACGGGATAAGGTTATACGGTTCTATCATTGGGATGTACGACGGGAAGAAGACCGGGCGTTGTTCAATGCAGACGGTTTGGCACGGAACACACTGGTTGGGATCGAAGCCTTGTTGTGCAAGAACAAAGATTGGGGGTTTGGTGGGACACGCTTCCTGGCGTTTATGACAGGGTGCTTAAAACACCGCTGGAACGAGTACAGCAACACGCGGGGGTTTATCCGAGCAGAACATCATCATTTGGTGCACACTCGCGTAGATCGCCGTGAGGAGCGTGTATTCGTGACATTAGGGGATTGGGCGCAACACGCACCGTGGAACTTACGCCTGGACCGTAAAACCCCCTATTCAACGAAATTCAGAGAGGTGGTTGAACGCCTCGTCCGTCAGGAGTTCGACTTACCGGCGGTCTTTGACATTAATTAACCTAAGGTGCTTTCATGGACATTCAACAGTACCAACCCTCTGCACAGATCCTGCATCTCGCTAATCTGTTCTGCGACTACTTCAACCAATCGCCGAATTATTATAACTTGGATTTGGGTAACCGGATCTTTGTCGAGACCAGCATCTATCCCATCACCGGGGTTGTTGATATAACACCACAGCGGATCGAACGCCTGCAAGCGTCGCACATGACAGGTCAGCTGGCCGCTGTGGTCGATGAGCTGTTAAAACTATTTCCTAACATGCGCTATGTATCAGATGAGTGTGATGGGTTGTTGTCTTTACTGTGTAACGGACGGGCAATTGAGATGACAACTGTCAAGGGTCTCTGTCGGGGCATTGTCACCTTACGGGGTCTGGTCTGGTTAGATCGCTTTGATCACGACTACCTTAATCCTGATGCGGCGCATTATGAAGAGATGGCCAGGTTGATCAATATCCATCTGGGGATGATTAAATTCCAAGGCACCATCCTAAAAAGATTTCTTTAACACAAGTATACGTAGCGAGGTCATGAATGAACTACATCTACCGGGCAAACGGCCATTTATTTGTGTTGCTCTACCACATTCCAGTTCTTGATGTCGATCCAAATAAAATGACCCATTGGGAACGGGTATTGCATTACCGTCCCTTAACGATTGCCCTCGGGGCTGAAGAAACAGCGGCGGTCGCATTCATGCCCGTTCATCTCGAACTGAGTGGCTGGTCAATGACAACCGATGAAGGTGAGTTCTACGACGGCATCTATGTGATCTGGGAGGGTAAACTCTATCTAACACAGAACGATGAAATGTGTTTGATAGAAGAAATCCCTGCCCTGTTTCACAACCTGATGCCAAGTGCTTATCATCAGCAAATGGTGCGTTACACTCAACCGTTTGAGTTCATCAACGGGCTCGACCATCGTAAGTTACGCTCGCTAAAAGCGACAGCCGAAACCGCCAACAGTTTCCTGCGTATGATGGATCGGTTTGAACAAGCGGTTGAGTGCCATTACATCAATGAACGCACCAACCTCATGGCGTCCACCGAGATGCCCTTGAGCTTTATTCCGCGCCAACGTGGCGCTGCTATTAACGAACCTATCGTCTTACATTAACGGAGCCAGTCATGTCAGAACAAAAACCCCTTATCCCGTTTCTCCACTTCCAGATCGATGCATTCCGTAATTACCTGGTCGCTAATGATCTGACCCCGTACGCCGTCTTTACCTTACCTAAAGGTCTGGACCCGGTACTGGATCGCTACGCCGATCCTGCCAGTGGTCAGCTGATCCTTAACCTCAGCCCTAACTCCTGTGGTCACTACGAGATCACTGATGATGGTTATATGGTTCTGCATCAGCGTTTCTCGGGTAAAGCCCACGAAGCGTTCCTGCCGGTCCAACACCTGCTGGCCATGTATGCGCGTGAACGTCAAGACCAGGCCATGGTCTTTGCCGACATCGAGCACACCTGCGATGATGATGTGAAATTTGTTGAAGATGAGACTGTACCGGAAGTGGATGACACTAACGTAACAGCCCTGCCCTTCAAGAAACCCACATTAACGGTAGTCAAGTAAATTCTATGACTGCGGTTGCGTTCGGTGAGCTTGCCTTTGTACGGTATTGAAGTTCAGCAGTCGGGTGGCATTTGCCACCCTTCTATACACAGCTTCTTTATTTTTTGTCGAAAAATAATCAGACCTACATTACGTATAGGCTACAGCTAGTCTGTTGTAATTCGCATCACTAAGGCTAGGTTTACTATGTCACTCATTTGCGTTGATCATCTTGTGGCGGCTTGCGCTACATTTGTTCTGCTGTTGGTGCTGGAGCGCATCATTCACAGAGACGAACCCGACCACACCCTGATTGAACTGCTTCTTACCGCCTTCGGCATTTCAATCAGCATTCCCATCACTGTCGGTATGATTATGCTGACTTACGTGATTCTGTTGATCCGTAAGCAACCCAACGCCTTAACCAGGGCGAGCTATTTCCCGGTGGAGATCCTGCGTCTTATTACCCGCAATCGCTTCAGGCGAAAACCCTCTATTCTCTAACTTACTTCTGGGGTGAGTGAAAACTCACCCTTTATGCCGGCGTGTTTAAAACAACTAAACTGCGCCATTATTTAGACACCGTTAATTAAAGGAATACTGTTATGTCTGTTGTCGACAAATTCAAGAACTGGAAAGCGAACAAGCGCATCGCGTTGCTCGAAGAACTGCTGGAGGTTCACTACTCAATCGGCGATGTGGTGAGTTACCCAGATCCACCGGCGTTCGAAGTCTGCTGGCATGACACACCGGACTCGATTCACCGGGCACGCTGGACAGGTGTGGCTGAAGCCACCGGCATGACGTATGACGATTTCTTCAAAGCCACGCGCGTAGGTCAGCTGCACGATACCTCAAACGTTGAAATCACCGGTGAACAAGAAGTCACGGATATGCAAACCCAGGGTTGCTATGCCTTCTGTAACTGGCTGACGAATGAGATCCACATCTGGCTGGGTGATCTGCCGTATGATGACCCGCGCACGGAAGAGATCCTGCACACCATGATCGCCAGTGAGATCGCGCACCTCACCCCCAACCGCCATCGTAATGAACAGCTGGAAATGTACCGGGCGATGCAGTATGCCGTGGTAGCGCGTTCTGCCAAAGCGGTATTGGTTGATGCACTGGGCCTGCTGAAAGGAAAACAGGTATGAAGAAGGAGCTCTTCACGGTTGTTACCATTGCAGGCGAAGTTAAAACCCCGATCACGGTGTTTGTTCCGGAGCACGACTACGACATCAATCAACGGGTAGATCTGGTGGCTGCGTGTTATGACCGTCGCCACAAACAAACACCCATCAGCAAAGAACACAAAGCATTGGTTACTGACTTACTGGCGCAGATGCGCGAGAAGCTTAACACCGCGATTACACTCGGGGAAGATGTTGTGCTGGTCTCAGGCGATGTCTCATTGAAGTACCGGGTTTACCTCAGTACTTTTAAAGGGACGACCTATGTTGAGACATGAGTTGATTACTTCAGTAGCAGTCAACGGCAAGGAGTATTCGCCGATTGTCTGCCCACTGGCTAAAGGACCGGATTACAGCCGGGCGTTTGGTGCGTTGCATAAAGCGTATCGGGATGCTGCGACTTACGGCAGTCAGATCATCACGGAGCCGTATGTCAAAACCATTTGCGGGTTGATCGATCAAATCCAAACTGATCTGGCTGCAGGTGTCGATTTCACCGAGACCCGTAAAGTCAGTGACGGTGAAGTGGCAATCAGTTATCACATCACTGTTCGTACGCTCCCGCGCCACGGCAGTTAATGACCTCACCCAATCAGTGCAGCCGCTGGTTGGGTTTTCTTACGCTTCATTATAAAGGAAGACATCATGGGTTGGTTTAATAAACAGAAAGCTACACCGGTAGCTGAAGACACTCCCACGACAGACAAGCAAGACAGTGCCGACTACCCGTGGGGTGCAACGTATCGCCAACGGCTAATGACACATGCTCGTTCACTATTGACCGTTGATGAACAACAACCCCTGCGTTCTGGCGAAGCCGGTAAGTTGATCGTTTTTAACGGCGTGGGTTTCTTGATTCGGGGTGAATCGGCCAACATTCCTGATTTGGCTTACATGCACTATCTGGAAGAAATGTGGAACTGGTTGTTGCGCTGTAATGGAATCGAGCAAAAGCACGGGGGTGTCGTGCCTCGGGCTGAGGTGATTCGCCGTTACGATATCGGCGGGGTAGCTGAAGGGTGTGGCTATACCGTTGGGTCGCTGGAACCAATCGTACCGGCCTATACTGCCAGTAGCCTGCGTCACCGTAATGCTGCAGACGGTCTGCATTTACTCAAAACCCTGCAGGACGTGATTCCGGTCACGGACATGCTGATGATTAGTGAACATGAGAAAGAGCTGATCCGCAATATAGAGAACTTGGGGATGAAACTGGTTTCAACACCACTCAGTCACGCCGGTCAGATATTTAGCCGAATCCGCTTTAAGGACTGACACCGATGATCTATCTGGTCTGGATTCTGATCCCCTCCTTACTACTGGTACTGCTATCCAAAGCCGTGTTCCCGCATCACATCACCTTTAAAGAGTGGTCGCTGCAGGGCGTGGCAGTTGTAGTGGGGACGGCGTTGTCTGTCTTGATACTCTATATCACTACAACGGGGATGAGTATCGATCATGAAGTCTGGAATGGCTCTGTGATCTCCAAAGCGCCGGTGCGGGTCTCCTGTACGCACGAACACCAATGTGGCGAGACGTGCTCTACCGACAGCAAGGGTAAGAAACACTGCACGCCGATCTATTGTCCGGATCATGCCTTTGATGTTGATTGGGATGTCAAGACAACGGTCGGAATGTTTACCATTGATCGCGTAGCGTTTGATCGTCAGGGATTACGGGAACCTAAACGCTTCACTGCAGTGCAGATTGGCGAACCGGCCGCAGCGGAGAAGTACACCCGCAATTACCTGTTGCTGGACAGTGATCGCTTCAAGGCTTCAGAAGGGGTGATGGAGAAGTACAAAGGACGGATACCGGATTATCCCTCCACGTATGACTATTACCGTTTTAACCGGGTAGTCAACACCACCAAGGATGATTTCAATTACATCAACGATTACCTGAATAAGGAACTGATTACACTCGGCGCACAAAAACAACTCAACATTGTCGTGGTAATAACCGACAAGAGTAAAGACTTCTATGAAGCCCTCCGTGAATCCTGGGACGGTGCCCGTAAGAACGATGTGATACTCGTCTACGGCATTGACAAGGAACATCATGTGAACTGGTTTAAAGCCGATGCGTTTGCAGACGGGCAGTCAAATATGTCGATGATCAAAACACTGAACTCGACAGCCCTTGACCGCACCCTTGATGCTGACCTCGTGCATGAACAACTTCACGTGATCCAGGAGCGTTTTACTAGACTGCCTAATAAAACCTTCGAATACCTCAATGAAGATTTCACCCCACCGATGTGGGCAATCATCATGACGGTGCTCATTAACCTGCTACTCAATATTGGCGTGACCTGGTTCATGGTAAAAAATGAAATGGGTGAATACGCATTCATGAATGATAAAGGAAGAAGAAATGCAAGATGGTAACAAGAAAGGGTTGTCTACTGGCGCTATTGTGGGCGTCGTCGTTGCTGGTTTCCTGGTACTGGTCGTGGCCATAGCGGGCAGTCTGTTCATGGGTTATGTCTCTGCCTCTAATGGCGGCGTGCAAGCTGAGTCACGTATTGAACAGCTGAACAAAGACTCCGAGAACGTGCTGTCGACCTCAACGATCAAGATCAAGAACATGGCTCAGATTCCGGGCATGTATGTGAAAGATCTTAAAGAGGTGATCCGTGCGACCTTTGAAGGCCGTTATGGTAAAGACGGATCGAAAGCCGTGGTGCAGTTTATTCAGGAACAAAACCAGCAGGTCGATTCCAAACTGTACCTGAACATTCAAAATGAGATGGCGGCTGGTCAGGATGAGTTTCGTATTGCGCAGAGCAACAAGCTTGCAGCATGTCGTAATTATGAAAACAGCCTGGGTTATTTCTGGAAAGGTATGTTCTTGAAGTGGGCGGGCTATCCGAAGAAAGACCTGAGCAAACTCTGCCAGGTGGTATCGGATGATCAGACACAGGAAGCGTTTAAGACCGGCAAGCAAAAGACCATCGAGCTGAACTAACTCACCATCGGACAGGGATGTTCTTTTAATGGAGGTCGTCATGCCTTTTATTCGATTCAAAGCAAAAGAGATTAAACATACTGCGGACGCCGTAACAAGTCTGAAGCGGTTCTTTGGTCTGATTGATAAAAATATCGATGCGGTCAAGATCGTTGCAGCGTTTCAAACCGTAGATACCCACAACGAACCCCTGCTGGAAAACTCGTTGTTGATTATCACACGGATGCCAGACGGGACGAAACGTTTCACCAGTATCTGGAACGCGAAGTTTAAAGAAGAACTTGCTGCATTTAAACCTGAACTCGTTGGTGAAGTCCGATCGTTCAGACTCGATAATCAGTTGTATATGGACGGCAATGAGGATAACCCACTTAAAAGGTTTTAGTTACCCCAGTTAACCGTGCCGTTTTTATAAAGGTCGTTATCATGTCAAACATTATTGAATTAGAAGGCAAGCAGGTTCCCATCAAGATGTGGACGAAGTTTGTTCCAGTGGAAGAACGTGCCCAACAGCAATTACTAAACTTGAGTGAGTTACCTTTCATCTTCAAACATCTCGCCGTGATGCCTGATGTACACTGGGGAATGGGCGCGACCATTGGTTCGGTTATTGCGACTAAAGGTGCGATTATTCCTGCTGCAGTGGGTGTTGATATTGGTTGTGGGATGATTGCCCAACAAACCTCGCTGGTTGCTGCTGACCTGCCAGATAACCTCGGTGCTTTGCGCAGTCGTATTGAAGCAGGCATCCCGCATGGACGTACCGATAACGGCGGTGCAAACGATCGCGGTGCCTGGGGTGATGAGTTCGCCATGGGCTTAGACGATGTGCACCGTGAAGCATTGCTGGTTCTTCAGCAACGTTTAGTGGCTATTGTGGCTAAGCACCCGAAGCTCACCAAAGCAGCAGGTAAGTTCACCAAACATACTGGCACACTGGGTAGTGGTAACCACTTCGTTGAAATCTGTTTAGACGAAGAGCAACGCGTTTGGGTAATGCTGCATTCAGGTTCACGTGGTATCGGTAACACCATCGGTAAATACTTCATCGAGAAAGCCAAAGAAGAGATGAACCGTTTCTTCGTCCATTTAGTTGACCAAGATCTGGCGTATCTCCCAGAAGGCTCTCAGTATTACGATGACTACTTGCAAGCGGTGCAATGGGCACAAGACTTTGCAGCGCTCAATCGTGCGGTGATGCTGAGTGCGACACTGAAGGCATTGCACAGTACCGTGGCTAAGCCATTCACTGAAAGCACTATTGCGGTTAACTGTCACCACAACTATGTCGCAATGGAAAACCATTTTGATACCAATGTCCTGGTCACCCGTAAAGGTGCAGTGCGGGCGCGTGTAGGTGATCTGGCGATTATCCCGGGTAGTATGGGCGCGAAGTCGTTTATTGTCGAAGGGTTGGGTAACCAGGAAAGCTTCTGTTCGTGTTCGCATGGTGCTGGTCGTTTACTGTCGCGCTCAGCAGCAGTGAAACAATTCAGTCTGGAAGACCATATCCGTGATACCGAGGGTGTGGAATGCCGTAAAGATAAAGACGTCCTTGATGAAACACCGAAGGCGTATAAGTCGATTGAAGACGTGATGCGTTCACAAGACGATTTGGTGAAAATCAAATATACCCTGAAACAGATCCTTTGTGTAAAAGGTTAATTATGAACAAGAAAAAGCAAGTTACGATCTTTGTGGCAGGTGATGTCAATTCAGCTAAGACCACGGTCATTGCCATTATTGAAAAGGCGCTGAAAGAAGCGGGTCTGGACACCACACTGCTTGCGCATGCAGCGGCGGATGCGGAATATTTCGTCGGTGAGAAATTAACACCAGAGCATATCTCTGCGATCAATGAGAAGGTTGAGATTTCCATTGAAGAACTCACCCGCCCAGCACCGACCAATGATGATGGCTCGCGCCCTGAGAGTTATGTGGCGATCGTACATAGCGCCGGTATTAAGATCCTTCCCCGTAACAGCTAACTCCTAAGAGGACTTCGGTCCTCTTTTATGCCCGGTTTAATTGTATATAGACACAGTACACATCAACCGAGGGCCATCATGTTAGAGTTGCTGATGTTAGGACACACCACCCAAAGCGCGGGGGGTAAGCAGGAAGACATCAAGACTGACGTCTCGGGACTCATTGCAAAATATAGCAATGCAGGATCTATCAGCGCCTTAAATATCACCGTTGGCGCCAGCGCCGGACTTGCGGTATATGACAACCAATTAATCCTCATTAATCCGGGTTCGATGAGCTATTATGACATCAACACCTTTGCATTAAAGAAGAGCACAACCAACAACGTCAGTATCAGCGTTAGCTATAATAGTGTCGCACACCAGTCAGGCAAACATTGGTGGTTTGGTCAGGATCGTGCTACCGCAGTAATTTACCATGCGGATTTAGAAACTGGGGTCATTACCAAATACCCTACGCCGCCGGTTAAGAAAGGTATGTTCTTTGCTTATAACGGCAGGCTCTGGTTATTAGGTGGTTGGGTAGGTACCACCAGTAATACCACGACCATCTACAGCATCGACTACAACAATCCCGTGAGCTGGAGTAGTCAGCCTTTAAACACCCCATTACCTCGTCAGTTAGCGGGTGCATCAGCCTATTTCACCACAAATGGTTTAGTGGCGTTTGTCGGTGGCGGGGCGGTAGGTAGTTCCGGAGAGACTGATGGTACAGGTTATACCAGCGTCATGCTCTTCAATCCCGATACGTTAACCTTCACAGGCAAGACGATCTCCACACCAATGGGTGGCGGATACCACAACCCGAACTTTGTCTTCAATGATACCGCGTACCAATTTAAATACACCAACACCGGACAGCGTTGGTCGTTAGGCGATGTCAGTCGGGAATCTAGCCTCAGTCCCGCACCGATAATTGGCGGTTACCATAACGCATTCACCATTGCAGGTCGCGTTGCTTTCTACGGGAACAGTTACTCTACCAGTCCTGTTTATCTCTACGTTTTACCAGATTAAGAACCGGAGAGGCGCATAGCCTCTCTCTTATGCCGTCAAAAGGAAATTAACCATGCGTACACTTGTTGTTGTTTTAACTGAACCGGCTGAGAACCAATCGATTGCTCTGACTATCCGCGACCCGTATCACGAGCTTACCTTTGACAAGATCGCAGGCTGGATCGAGTCGGCTACGGGCGATAGTGTATTTCGTGACAAATTCGATTTATTGTGTAACGAACACACCCTGGAAGTTTTGGTCGATGTAGTTGATGACGGTGACACACCAACGGTGCACTTCGTCTACAGCAACACCCAGTGGAAAGATTGGGTAAAGTCAGTGGCAAAAGCTTTTGTTTACAATGACCCGCATTCTCGTAACTTCTGCACGGTGAAGGCCGCAGCCGCTTTACTGACCCGTGCGAAACCAACCCTTAGTGACCAACACAGCGATCTGCGTGGCATTGCCTACGTCGAGGAGTAATCATGGACAACAAGATTCAAGTCGTTATCTTATCGGATGATTCGTATCAGCAACGCTTCCTGTTCCTGGAAGTCCCTGTGCTCGTGAGCAACATTGATACCGACATCACCGTCCGTAAGCTTATTAATGAAGCGACAGCAAAAGGCCGCCCTGATTTTAACGTCTCTCTGATCAGTGCAGGGATCGGTATGATTGCCGGTTCTAATAACGTTACCATGGAATACCAGATCAAAGCGAACTGCTCAGGTGCCGCCGGTGAGATCGCTGAGTATATCCGCACCGTAGGTAACTACGAGCGGGTACAGGTAGCAACCAAACCCCACATCGCCCTGGCGATGCTGCATAACGAAGATTGGGTAGGTAAGCAAACCATCGATCTGATGGATGCAACCCCGTTCCTGACCATTACTCCTCTTACTGAAGAGACCTGCTAACATGGCTGAAGTCATTAAACGCTTGCCGGGGATGAATCACCATCCGGCATACCCTGGTATCTGGGTACCCTTCAAAGGTTATCGTCTGAAGGATTACTACGACATCAAACTGAAAACCGGTGAGGTGTATAAGTGCTGGTACCCGAACGCCACCGCCTGGTCACCCCGGGGTGAGTTAGTGGAAGGTCAGCCGGGCCGGGTAGAGGATGATGATGTGGTGGAGATCCGCCTGTTACCCGATGAAGAGATCACTGACCGTTATTGGTTCAAAGGCGAAGATCGTCTGAAGCGCAATATCGATTTCTTTGGCGATGTGTTACCGGAAGTGATTACCGCAGAAGATGGCACGGTAACCTTTAAACCGATCACCCGGCGCGTGTTTGATGAGTTGGTAACCAGTAGCTGGGATGGTGAGAAAGCGATCTGGCTACGGGAGGATGAGTTATCCGTCGAGGAGCTCAAGACCAGGCTCTGGAGTGAGAAGGGTGATATCGATCCTGATTCGATACTGGGTCAGTCATTCACCACTTATCTGACGCTACTCTGCACCCAAGCCAAATACGAGCTTGAGTTGCTGGAAGTACCGTGGAAGGGCAGCACATTCTACATGAACCTGATGAGCCCCACTGACTATCAGCGTGAAGCATGTCTGAATGCAGTGGTCAAGCTTGAAGAACTGGCGGCGCAGAAGCAAGCTGAAGAGCGTTTGCCTTCCACACCTTATCGTGGCGTCACGGCAGCAGGTCGTGCAGCACAACGCGCCGTGGTCACGGCAGCGGCGCATACATTGGTATCTGCCTTGGATCGTAAAGCGATAGCTGGCGCCAAGCACATGAAAGGTGATCGCTTTGTTACTAAAGGCGAAGCACGGGTAGTCGATGGTCAGAAACTGACCGGGAAGCAATTACGTAAACTGCAGAAGAAACAACGGAGGGCTGAACGTGGAACAGTCGAATGAAGAAATCAAACTAATCAGTGGTGATGAAGAACGTGGCGAAGCTTCGTATTTAGTCGAAAGTGAATACGAAGCCCGTGACGCGTATCAGCATTTCATTGAGCACTATACTGGCGATTCAATCACCGATGGCGAAGATCAGTGGCATACGGTTGCCAGTGAAGGATTCCTCAGTGACCTTGACTATCCGGTGATTGTGATCTTCTACATCAACTGGGATCATGCTGACCGTCACGAAGTGAAGTCCGTTCCCGTCAATGGTTTGAGTGCGCTTGCGCCTCATCTGTTCAAATAAGTTCCATTAACCCAAAGAGGTAATTATGTCGTTCACACTGTCAAAGAAACTCGTTCCTGTTCTGCTCACCGCAAAAGACGGCCGTAAGTACGCCGTTGTTAATGGCGGTAACCGCGCCAAGCTGACCCTCGGCTTTGATGACGGGATCAGTCAGGAGGTTGCTGTGCCTTCTGAGCAGATTCCTGAAGAAGCGCGCACCAACGGCACTAAACTGTATTTCGATGCAGAAGGTGCGGTGACGGGCTGGGATGCAGCACCGGGTGGAAAGACGAAGTCAAGCACGACTGCCGGATCAATGACCATGCGTCGTCCTGGCTAAACCATCAGGGGGAGGGAAACCTCCCCTTATGCCGTATGGAGGGGTTATGAGTTTATTGATCTACACTGACGGGTTGTTAATCGGGGATCGTCGGGGAACACGTAATGCAGAGCATGAGCGATTCATCCGTGACATGAAGAAGACCCATGTTTCGAAATGCAAGCGCTTAGCGTTAGGGGTGGTAGGGGAAGAGATTCATCCAACAGATCTGCCAAAGGTGATGACCTTCTTTATTAACTCGCTGACCGATCACTATCATCGTGAACACGACGTGGGCTATACCCACAGCTATAGCGAAGAAGAGTCATTGGTAGCCGGTCTTGAGAATCGTCGTTTTATCCTGATGACAGCTGACCGGGCTTTTATCATTAACTTCGGCTCTTTGACTGAGATCACTCACGAGCCCTGGTATTGCTCAGGTAACGGGATGGTGATGGCCGATGTCTTTCTGACTGCAGGGATGTCGCCAGGGAAAGTAATTGAAGCGGTGGCTAAACTTAACCTGGAAGTGGGGCATTCATTTACCCGTGTCGAACAGTCTCGCTTAAAACCCTTGATTAAGAAGGTGGAAGAATGAGTGGCATATTCGCAGCCCAAGGGCGTAACCTGGTGTTTCCTACTCAGCTGGAGAAAAGGAGTGGGCTTTACTACACCCCGCCTCCTGAAGCGTGCTGGATGCCTTGGGGGCGTTACTTCCCGCTGTCAGCAACCAGCTTCAATATCCTCGAGCATTTCATGACCGGAGAAGATCTGCCACGGGAGAGTTCATACTCGACGCATGTGCTCGGTATTCTGGTCACACCAAACGGACTGATCTACGAATACATCAATACCGTTGAAGGGATTAGACGGCGGGTTGTTCCTTTGGGTAAAGGCGCAGTGTATTGTCGCTCCGATGATCCATTGCTGGAAGAAGCTATGACGGCAGCGATGGTAGTGCATGATCAGCTGGTCGATGCCATTACGTTAGTGAGTAAGTCACGCAAACTGATGACCCATCAGTACAAATATACAACACTGGACAAAGTATATGCGGAAATAAAGGAACGTAAACTTGTCCTGCAGCCGCCCACGAGGAACCACTAATTTAACCCCTGTTTATATAGAAAGGAAAATATGAACAACTTTATTAACGATGCTTTAGATATCATTGAACTTAACGAAAGTAGTGCACGTACTGAACTCTGCCGCAAGCAGGAAGCTTCGTTACCGGCCTATATTCTCAAACTGGCGACTAGACTTGCCAAGAAGATTACCTATGCAGTTCGCTTAATGGAGAGACGCGATGAAGGGTATGTTCGTCTTGGTACTTATAGCGATCGCTGGTTACTCTGTTTTGGTGACCGCATCAGCCGTTATGGCATGCATACGTCGGGTAAACATGCGCTCTATCTTACCTTGGATTGGGCTACTTTTATCCGTGACCATAAGTTATTTGACGTGGCAAATCACCTACTTCAATTGGCTCTGGGCAAGTTGCTTCCTGGGCATTGTGTGTTACTGGGCGGTGAAACACCCAAACACGAATTCGAGTTCGTGATCTGCAAACAAACAACAAAATAAGAGAGGGCATCATGCCACAGCGTGGTACAGCACCGAACTTTGCAGAATTCACACAGCAAGAACTGGCAGAGAAGGTAATCCCGATACTGCCAGATTACTGTAACCGTCTTTGTGGGGTCATGATCAGTACATGCTTTGCGCATCGCGTTGGACTTACTGACAAATCTGTACTGCGTTTTGCTGAGTATCACTTCAACCCCACGCCCGACCTAGCGCGACAAACAGACTGGTCGGTGGAAGTGCGAAGTGAGCAGTGTGTGGTTTATGAACTCAACATCCCCAAGTTTGTCCACGAGGCTGGATTGGTAAAGCAGTTTTTAGATATCCTCTCCAGTCATCTTGAACTTTATTTCACTGACAGTAAGGTACTCCTCGGCCATGTACTCCCGCCGTGCTTCCTTACTATCCGCATTGAGAAAACAACACCATGAATCTTTATCTCGTCTCTGACAGTCGTTATACCCCACCGGGTGATTTCTACAACAACTGGTTAGTCCACGCTAATAGTCGTGACAGTGCCGCGATGTTGTGTAATTCACGTTGTCTGGTTGATACCTTTGAGATTGGTAGCCTGAACTACAACAACGGCGAACTGATCATGATGCACAAGACCGTCCAGCACACGGATGAACCGCGTCTGAAGCAGAAGGTTGGGGATGCACTGTATTATCCTTTAACGGTATCACCTGACAGCAGTGCCTTTGACCGTATCATTGGTGAGATCGTGAACAAAGCCGCCTCTCCGTTACCGGAAGGTGTCTCTGTCGATCGCCTTCTCATCAATGCTGACAGTCCTGAAGCGCTGTTCTTTATCTCGCGCCATGACTTTGGTGCATCACGTTGTTACTACAAGATCCCCAGTGAACTCGACAGCCAAATCTCTAAACTGCTGGACTTCAATAAAGGTGAGCGTATTCCCCGTACGTCTCACGAACCGGTTGTGCTCTCCTGGCGTAGTCGTCTCTCCCTCATGATCGCGCGTCAGCATGATGATGCGTACAACCATGAGAAGCTGGAGATCTACCGTAAAATGGCATTTGATCTGGTAGCTACCGCTACCGTCGAGGATAGCGCCACGCCTGTTGCCCTCGACCCTGATCAACCGGACTTCAAAGTCTGGATGCCGGGAATTGATGAAGAGAAGATCCATCAAGCGCTGGATACGTTAGGTGCGCCACGTCAGTTAGGGGAATAGCCTATTATATAGGTTGTAACTCAATGGGATGGTGATCTTTTATCTTCCGCGGGTGAGGGTTAGAACCCGGCTGTGGCCGCATAGCCAAAGTCGGTTAATCAAAGTCGACGGATTTGGATTACCCGGCGTGACTTGTCATTGTTTCACTTTGTTCTACTACACAAACAGCTCAACTCTCTCATAATTCAAGGGGTGGGGTAACTCACCCCTTTATGCCGCAAGGATCTATTATCATGCAGGAATTCTTCAAAAGCTACGGCACGTACTTCTTTGATGTACTCATGTTTATCATGGTGTTCGCCTGGTGTTTCTGTGGCAGTGGCGGTACACGTCATGACAAAAACAAATGGTTGCGTTACGGCGCACCTGTTGCATTTGGTCTTTTTGTTGTGCTGGTCGTCCACGGGTTTGGTGCATTTGATCGTTATCTGGAAAGGAATAAGTGCGCTGACTTACCAATAGGTGTCGGTGTAATGATTGAAGACCGCTGCTACAAGCGCGTTGATGGACCCGTGTACATATCCGCCGACAGTACCGTGTACAAGGAGAGCAATGTACATGACTGATTTGTGGTTGTACATTGCAATCTTTCTGCTCTGTTATATCTGGGCATTCTTCGGTCTTCCACCTACCGGTAATAAAAGAAAGCTTTATCTGTATCCGGGAATCGTTGCAGTAGCGTTCTGTTTAGGTGTAATGGCGATTAAGAACTGCAGTGATTCAACCACACAATATCAACCGCTGTACAACGTGCATCAATAACGGGAGGAGGCTTTGGCCTCCTCTTATGCCGACTATTCTTTTTTGGTTATTTCCTACATCTACCCGCAAATCATTTAGCCCATTATACACTGGAGTTATTCATGGAAAAGATTACGAGCGATACGATCCTTGCTAAGTTACGTGAGGTGGCAGAAACAAACAAAGAAAACCAACATCATAAACTCCGCTCAATAAGCCAAACCATGGCGTACAACATTGAAGCGATCGTCGAGCTGATTGCGTTATCGGGTGAGATGCACCTTGACCTGCTTGATCGACACAAGGTTGATGCGATCATAGAGCCGCATTACAAAGGCAATCAACGGGCTTATAGTCGATTGAGCCATACCGCCTCTATTCATACGGGCATGGAATACCTTGCCGGCAACGCACACATCTATACCAACGACGACGGTAAAGAAGCGGTACGAATCATCTGCACCTTTAAATTTAAGCGCGACTTCCTGCAACCTAGCTTATTACCTAAGGTACTTCACTACTGCCTGCGGGAGCTTAAGCCGCAACTTGCTGACAGTGGTGCTGTCCTCTTCCACACACAGGGTGAGCTGGAAGACCCTCGTCTTAAAGGCATTCCGGGCTGGCACGTCGACGCCAACGTCCGTGATAACTCCATTGTCATTACTTTACGTTAAGGAATCATACATGATCGTTGTTGTTGTTGATACTGAATCGACTGCCTTGGATGAACTCGCGGGTATTCTTAGTTTGTCCGCTATTCGCACTAACGTGGCTGACATGAGTTGCATCAAGCACCTGATCGGTGTGCACCAAGCCGGCAAGACGCATGACGACATCTTCCATGCCGTATTAAACCTCAATGAACAATACGTGATGGGTCGTACCTTCTTGCAAAGCACGCAGGATTGGTGGATGAAGAAAACCACCCCGGCGGCGAAGGCTTCAGTAACCGGACCAACGCAGTCTGCAAAAGATGCTTTGACAGCATTTGTGGCTTTCATCGAAAAGGCCATTGAGGCGACGATTAACGAACGCGGGGAGAAAGCGAAGGTCCAGCTGTACTACCGTGGCGACTTCGATGCTAAAGCCATTGCGTCCCTGGCAAAAGCGGTGGGTGTTGAACTCCCGTATATCTTCAATCAGAACAAAGAGATCCGCACATATATCGATGCCAAGCTGGACACGGATATCGGTTATATCCCGTGGCTCGGTTACCCAGAAGGACTGGGGCGTCATAGCTCACTCGATGATGTTCTAATCGATGGCTTCGAGATGGCGGTGGCCTATCGCATCAATCACCTCGAAAAGTTCGATAAAAAGTCGGTGCCGGGCGAGATCGCCAAACTGAAAGAAACGTACCCTGTTCCGGAGAAAACCCATGCAAAATCTAAATGACCGTATCTTTGCCAATTATGATGGTTACATTGAAGCTATTGATGCGCATTTTAAACCTACCTATCAACTGCAGCTGGCTGAGCAAGTCATCCCGGGTGAGCAGATGGATAAGCTTGTAACCTGGATGGACCACAACGCCCATGTCAAGGGTGCAACCGTCTACCTGATGGAGTTGGTGCCTGATCTCGATAAACCGCATCCTGCACAATCAGAGATGCGTGTGTTTATTGCACTCGGTATGTTTAATCGTGAAGTCAACCCTGATTTGCCTTACTGGTGTCATGTACATCGCCATTACCCGGTTAACCTCGCTGTCGACTTGATTGTTACTGACCTGCAAGGCGTTCCTGTAACCCATGCCGTTCTGACTGCGTTTAAGTCATTTGATCGAGCGCGTACCTACAGGGATAATCTCGGCGGTAAAGGCGGGCATCAACCGCATCACGAAATCCATACTGGCATTATTGACCAAAGTGGTAAGGTGATCTTCGAAGCCTACGGGAATATCAACTGGCATACCAAGAATGCCATTCGTCTGCTGGCCGAACGACAGATCCTGCAGGAAGATACCGAGTTGTCAGCGGTGTGGTTACTGGCGGGTTTAAAAGCAGGTGTCAACTGGAAAGTCGAAGACCATGTTGACATCATGAAAGCAATTGATACTTTCCGTCCGAGGAATACCCATGATTTTAACGGCTATGTTTAAGAAGTGCTTTGGTGCTTCATCTGTCTATAAAGAAGATGACGGCAGCACGCGTATTACCGCCGACCAGTATGAGCTTACGCTGGGGCGATCCTACAACCCTAAGCTTAAGCGTAAGGTAGGTCGGGGATTTGGCTTCTATGTCGAAAATGGTGAGAAGCTCGAGTTCGTCCTGCGGGGTTACTGGTTTGTGTTGATTGCCTGGAGCAAGAAGCGCAAATCACTCAAGTGGGACGAAGTGGAGAATGCACCGACCTACGGCTTCAATGTTGTCGACTCTGACTTAGCGATCTATCTGGGCAACGAATCCGCTAAGTCAGACAAACACATCAGCATGCGTAGTCGCAGCAAATACATCCCCCTGCCTTGGGCCTGGGTCTTCCATAAGCGTGAAGTGTTAACCACCCGTGACACCTGGGCTGATGTCAAAGAAGGTGCGCTGTCTCAAGAGTGGTCGTTCCCCGCCACATACATCACCAAGCACAATGAAGTGCAAGAGTTGATGGTCGAAGCGAAGATGGAGCGCATGAGTTGGCGCCTGGCATGGCTGCCTTGGTTCGCGCCGGTTAGCAAGAAAGACCGCTCGGTAAGTTACAAGTACCACGGGAACGGCGGTAACGGAGTTGGTCACGATGCCAGTGGGTGGAAAGGCGGGGTCATCGGCGGTGGCATTATCATGCGGGACAATGAACACAACCCGAAAGAAACATTCGACCGTTTAATTAAAGAGCAGCATTACGGCTAAGAAGGAAAGCACATGCGTCAGTATTTGGATGGGATTCGTTACATCTTTGAGAACGGGTCACAACGAGGGGATCGCACCGGGGTAGGTACGTTGTCGGTGTTCTCGATGAAGCAGACTTATGATCTGCGTCTGGGATTCCCACTGGTCACCAGTAAGAAAGTGCGTATCGATTTTATTATCGAAGAGCTCATCTCTTTCCTGTCGGGTAATCCCGATATGCCGGGTGTGGGTATCTGGGATGATTGGCGTGTCAAAGACGAAGTCTCTCGTGAAGTCCCGTTAGAGAACCACGAGCGTTTAAAACTCTGGGTTGAGAAGTCGGACCTGAAGTATAACGTTGCTTACCTTCAACTCAATGCGATGGGTTCTGTCGAAGCGGGTCATCGTTTCCTGGATGAGCAAGGGATTCCACGTAACAGAAAAGAAGTACTGGTAGCAGAAGGTGCACTCAATGCACCCTATGGGCCAGCGTGGCGTGCGTGGAAAGGTCGTCAGGGCGAAGTGCATGATCAGATCAGTTATCTGCTCAAGCTGCTTAAAAACAATCCTACGAGCCGTCGTATGCTATTGTCTGCCTGGGACCCGGCGAATATGCCGGATGAGTCTATCAGTCCGCAGGATAACATCATTGATGGCAAGCCACCTCTGACTCCGTGTCATTGGGCGTTTGAGCTGTACACTGACGAAATCCTGGCAGAGGAACGCCTTGATTGGGTCGAAGCTAATGCACCTAGTCTCTGGGAAGACTACAATGATCGTTCAGGACGTGGTCAGTGGTTAGGCGACACAGACAGTAAGCGCCTTCATGAATTCCTGGACGAAGCCGGCGTACCGAAGTATTACCTGGATCTGAAGTATCACCAACGTTCCTGTGACTATATGGTTGGCGTGCCGTATAACATCGCCAGCTATGCGGTGTTGCAGCACATGTTCGCCGCCACCTGTAACATGATCCCGCGGATACTGGAAGCGGATATGACTAACATCCATATCTACAACTTCCACAAAACCAATGCGGTCATGCAGGCCAGTCGCAGCCCACGCGCACTACCCACTCTGAAGGTACTCGCCGCTCACGATAAGTTGGAAGACTATACGTTGGAAGACTTTGAACTCGAAGGTTATGATCCGCATCCTTTTATTAAATATGAAAGAGCGGTCTGATCCACTGGTGCGTTGAAGGGAGCACAACGGTAATGAAGAGAGAGTCCAGTTACACCCTGGTCTTTGGGGAAGGTAGTACTGAAGAAGATGTCAACACCCTGCGTGAGATGGTGTCACACATGCGGGGGTTGACTGGGTTGTCGCAGCTGGGGGCGTTTGAGGTGTTCGTTACCCATTATGAATTGCAACGTAAAGACGCAGGGCTAATCACCAGTAATCTTCCGGTGAATGCACAGTCGTTGTTTGATGTCAGTGATCGACAGAACTGGCTGACACCGCTGTTCACTTCCCGGGGGTTAGTGGCGTGTGATTTGTTGTTGTTACTGAAGCAAGGCAAATGGACCGGAGAACACCTCAAGGTGACCTTTCGGGTAAAGGGTATCAGGGCGAAAGCATAACGCATACGGAGGGGTCATTCCCTCCGCTATGCCGATTAAGTTTTTAACAAAGTTTACTGCAGATCTTTTCAGACCTATATCACGTCGGTGAATAACCTTTCACTAATTAACCAATCCGTAAGGAGTTTTATCATGGCTGCATTAAAATCTAAAGTTGAACTGTTTCACTGGTATCAGGAACTGAAAACTGAATTTAAAACCGGCAAGATTACCGTGTTCGAATTTGAGCGGCAAGTGCTCAGCGAAATTCTTTCCCTGACCGATACTGGTAAAACACCATCTACTGCCAAAATCAGTCTGGTAGTGGACATCCTTAATTCTGTGGTTTTTGATCATGTGTTTACCGCAGACGGTATCATTGACCTGGACAACATGCTCGCTCGTGAACACGTACGCAACATTTCGGAATTGACGGCAGCACGCAATAACTTTATTACCATACAAGCCCAGGCCCGTCTGAACAAAGAAAAGGAACAGACTGCGAAACCAGCAGAGCAGAAGGCGTTTGCCAAGTTTCCAACGAAAGAAGAGCTCGAATATTGGGTTAATGCCAGAAAGCTATTCCGTTATGGTAACCCCAATACGCTCGGCACTGAAGCATACCAGGAGGTTGTCAAATACTGGCATCTGGTCGATAAATATCTGGGTACATTAAAACTGGAACTGGATCACACCGACCCTAACTACGTCGATAACATCCTGTTGATTGACTACTTTGTATCGTTGGTCGCCAAGCAAGAGGTTCCTGAGGAAGAACGCAGGCATCTGAAAGACACACTTAGCAGTCTATATGCGTGCCCCATTAAAACCCCACACATCGATGCATTTGTCGAACGTGACCAACACCCCCTTCCAGTTAAGCCAAAACAACCACCCATCGCGCAACAAGCCATCGACCGCGCTATTGCCTGGCGTGAAGAGGAAACCAAAACAAACCATCAGCAAAAAGACATATTACGAGAATTCGCCGATCAATACTGTCCGGTAATGGTGGCCAAGCAACATGCCACTCAGCAGTTGTTTGATTTCGTTGCTCGTGCGGTGAAACGTGTCTTGACCGCCATTGCTCAGCCAAACAACCCGGAAGACGCCGAGATGCTGGCAAAAGGTCATGCCATCAACATTCTCAATGTTAAGCATGGTGTAATTGGTGTCAGTACCACGATTACCAGAAACGGTCTGGTCAAGTTACGCATCTTCGCTGAACGTGAACTATGTAACGAGGACTACGGTATTCCGACTCTGTCGTATAATCAAGTCCGTCAATCACCTCATGCAACGTTCAGCATACCAATGCCGGCGCTGATAGATGGGTTCATTAACATGTGGGATATCCCTAATCAGGCCCCTCGCCATATGCATAATAGCGTAGGCGGTATGTTGGGTAATCCCTATCCGTTACAGCAGCTTGATGGTTTGATGTCAGCTATTGCAAGAGAAGCAGCCGAGTACGGCGTTACGCCTACTTATGGCATGATCGAAGACAGCCTTATCGTTGTGCTGCATTAATTCACACGGGGAGGTTTCCCTCCCCCTTTTATTTTTTAATTAACCTACTGTGAGAATTTAACCATGAACAAAGAAACTTATACTACCTGGTACAATGGATTAAAAGAAAGATTGGCGACTGGGCACATTAATCAGGAACACTACGAGACACTTATTGTTGACAATCTAAGTTCATTGATTACTCATTTCTTCAATAGTCGATACGACGATGGTCATATGTCTCTGGAGGAGCATTTTGCGTTAGTTAATCATTATTTCGAACTGGTTGCTGATGCAGAAATATCAGAACGCAGTGCCATGCTCATGGTACGTTCTGTAGCTAGCAGTATTCAAAAGCTACCAGCGGCTAAAGCCTTCGCAGAGAAACATAACACTCCGGCGCCGTCAATTAAAGAAATTCTTGGTAGTCGACCTGGTTTACTGCGTAAGCATGCTGCCAGCACGACCGAGAAGATGATAGGGTGTCCGGTGATCACCCAGGCCAACGAACCTGAGAACGAAGTAACCATTGACTTACCCTGGAAATTGGCATTGCACGTTTACAAAGGGTTCCTGGTAAAGGCGCTGATGTCAAAGCACGGATATAAATACAGTGATGCGTATAACTACATTACTGATCATCAGAACAAATACGACGAACTCTTGGCAGAAGTCCTCAACAACATTATTGCTAATGAGGAATCGCATCTGGTGTCGGTAGGTGGCGGCATCACTGCAGCGGGTACTGGTCTGGTGGTAAGCGGGATTATTAAGCCGGAGGAGTGATGAAAGGAGAGATAGAGACACGCTTCAGAAGACACTACGGCAACCACATTAAACGGGGTAGTGATATCGCAGTGCCTTTATACCACATTAGTCTACAGAATGACTTGGAGGGGCTATGGCGACCTAAAGCCCCTGACTCGCCATTTGATATTCCGAAGAAACCCAACATCATTACTGAAATGCCGCTCCCGCGTATCTGTGTAGCACCATCTATCGAACAGTGCTTCTGGGCAATCTATCCCAATATCTCTAAGCTCTTTGAAGAGGAAGAATACGCAGCGGTTTGTTTTGCGGTTTATCAACCGATTCTGCATGCCGGTATTGCTGTCGTGGATACCAGTACGTTAACGCAATGCCGACTAGTGCACGATGCACATATTACCGGCGAGCATTGGTTACTTAGTGATACCACCATGTGTGTGATCGACTTTATTCAGGTTAATAACACCTCACACGGCGAGTTCGTAAAGTTCCATCCGTTTAATACCCCGGTTGGTAACGAATGGGAGCTCGCCCCTAAAAATGTTGTTTATCATTCACTTAAATTAACGGAGTTGTAAATCCATGGTAACTGCTAGAAAAGCTAATAAGACCTTAGGTGAGCACGCAGTGGCTCATGAGGCAGTAACACGCTTAGGTAGCAACAAGAAAGTCAAACCAGTTAAACCGCTTTGGACACTGGAGAACATCGAGGACAATCTGGTTGGTCAAGGCATCCTTGCCTACTTGAAACGCCACACGTCGTTATCGATCCGTGATATCAACACCGCGGCTAACCGCCTGACGAAGATTGCTGATTCAGATATAAAGGAAGGGAAAGCGCGTGATTACGTGGCACGAGTTATTGGGTACAACAATTACGACGCTCTCAACGTCACCGTTCGTGCAGCGGTACCTGTGCGCAATCATGTACAACGTCGTAAAGCAAATCAGCCGGTCACAGAGTTGTTGATAGAAGACGAAGAACTGCCGCCGGTAACACGTACTGAAATCAACCCCTTGGTGATGTTAGCCCTACAGCGTGAGATCTCTAAACGCGGCTTTCGTCTACTGGGTAAGAACTACCGGGCTTTCGTTAACAAGGATAACCCCGAGCACACCTTTACGTTGATGCAGGCGTATAACTACCTTGCCAAACAACTGGGTTATCCGGATTATCACTCTATGCCCCGTCAATACCCAATCATTAACTTGCGCTACGTCGATTAACCTATTGTAAGGAATAAAGAACATGACAACGACTTTCCCGAAAGAGATGAATGCTGCTTTCCATCCTGATAACGAACAAACCACCCAGCTGTGCAAAACGATCCAGCAGATCAGCGGGGTGGAGATCAAACGTGTACATGTGGTGATGGCGATCCACCATTACAAACAAAACGATGCGGCACATCAGCCTGACCACATGCTGGCGGTCTTAGCAGAAGCAGCCCACATCATCCAGTCGTTTCCTGACCTGGAGAAATGGCGCACCCAGATCATGTTAGGGTGTCTGTTCCATGACACCCACTGTCACATCGATCGGGATATGCACCACCTGCTAGGCGCCGAACATGCCCAAGAGGCATTACTGGAGTATGCGTGTGGTTATGGGATGTCACGTGCGGATGTCTACCTGATCAGTCAGGCCGTACTGGAGCATCGGGCTTCCTGGAAGTACCCGCGTATTAACCCTGTATCCAACGCTGTGGCGTCTGCAGATCGTGGCTACCCTGATCTAAAGAAATACATCCGTCGTGCTGTACAGTACCGTTACAAGCGCATGGCAGTCATCAACATGAACACCATCATCGATGAGTCGATCGAACACATGGTAGAGAAGTTCGGTGATGGCGGTTATGCCTGGGAAAGCTACCCGACGTATGCAGCGGTGATGCACGGTGATGCGATTCAACAAGTGAAGCAACAACTGCGCAGTAAAGAAGGAAAGGCACAGCTCAAGGAGTACGCTGAACTCCACTTTGATGAGTGGGTAGAATAAGCTACGTGGCCGGAGGATTACCTCCGGCTGTTATGCCTGTTCTTTCTTCTTTGTAATTCTCAACACATTCGGTCTTTGTTATACAAAGGCTATAATCTTTGTCCCGAGCTAAGGGTAACGTGAACAGTTATGCTGGCTTACTTTTTAAAGGTATCTTTTCATGGATGGTTTATTTAATCTCTCCTCATGGCAATCGATTTTACTTGTGGTAGTTGTACTCCTGCTGTGGGCGTATTACCAACGACTTCAACACCTGCGTCGTAAGTATCATCGCCGTAATGAACGCATGATGGCGCAGAGCGTGGTCATGACATCCCGGCTGTTACTGAGTACCTTCTCGGAGATTGTGGAACGCGCTAAAGAGGAGGACATCTACCAGCGTGATCCTAACTCCCCGATTGCGGCAGACCGGGCCAGTGCGATGGCCTGCTCCTCCATCTTCAGTGGGTTGTATAACCTGGTTGTGGTGCCCGTCACCACCCTTGATCCGGTGTTCAACGATTTATTGATTACCGGTACTGAGCGGGAAGATGTTGAGGAAGGGGTCTTTGTGTCGTTTTATTTGGGTGAACAGCGTAATGATGTGGTTAGGCATTTTATACCCGACCGGTCGTTACAGGCCTTTATCACCCAAACGCGTGCCTTCAGTGCTTACCTGCGACAGGCTGCGAATACAAAACCACCACAATGAGGTGACACATGACCAATTATGGTTTTCTGCTGAACACAGTACTTCTGGCTTTTCTTATTTGGTTTGGTTACCGACTGCACACGTTGGTAAACAACAGCGAGAAAGCCACCCTCGCCGCTGATCATAACGCCAAGCTGCGCTTCCTGACCTATGCAGCCCGGCAGATAATGAGTGACTTGTATACGTCGCTCAATCTTCCGACGCTCACCGGGTGTGCGAAGATGTATCTACGCGATGACGGCAAGCTTGATAATATTGAAGTCATTATGCGACTCTTCATGAAAACCCATAATGAGATTATTACCAAGCTCTCCGAGGGATTGGTGTCGGATCATTTGAAGATCACCGATGTTAAAGTTACCCATGATCTGGTGACCAACGAAGTGCTCATCACACTCTTGTATCCGAATAAAGTCACTGACATCCTGGTCTTCCATCATAACCACCTGGCGCAGGCGATCTACCAACTGGATCGATTGCAGCATCGGCTCTCAACGTTCCACAAAGCGGTGCCGAACCGCGACCTGTACCAACTCTAAACCAAGGGAGGGCTTCGGCTCTCCCTTATGCCATCCGTTCTTCTTTTTTGGTTATTACTATGAATTGCAAGATTCACCACGTAGTTCGTTTCACTTATTAACCCCTAAAGAGGAATAGTCATGACAGATAGCACTACAGCGCAGAGCCAGACCGTGACGTTAGACCAAGTCATCGCGTCAGGCGGCCAGATTGTCTTCCTGGACAATGGGCAACTGAAAAGCTTTCCTGTCTCTCAGATCACTGACTTACTGAAAAGCGGCATGTCTACTGACGTGTTGGGTCAGGCTGATTCTCTGAGTATGTTTGGTCAAGTGGAGTCGTTCGAGGCTCTACGTAAGCTTAAGCCACAGAAAGAAGGTGCACGCATCTCTCTTCGTGGCTGGAACAAAGGCAGTTGTCTGGGTGGCGGTGAGTTCATTGGTCATCTCGTCACCAAAGATCTTAAAGCCCGTCCAGATGATGGCGGTATGATTGCAGCCGGTAGCGGGTTCTTCTGGGAACGTGTGTGCTCAGATTGCGGGCAAATGAATGTCACTCACTTCGGTGCGCTTCCTGGCGCCACTGCAGCGACTGATTGCGTGCCAGCAATGACCGCCATGCTGAACTGGAGTAATGCCAACGCTGTTGGTTTAGGAATTCAATTCCCAGCCGGTACTTTCTTCGCTTCCAGTTTAAAGTTCACCAAAGAGATCGGGTATTTCCGTATCGCCGGTAACCACATCAACTTTGGTTATTTTGCTAACACGGTATTGGTGAGTGACGCTACTGAAAACTTTATGTTGGATGTTGCGGCCCGTCGGGTTGAGTTGGCAAACATCATCTTCCGCGGTGTGAGTACTACTGAGAAGCCGAATAAGAAAGGGATCTTTAATAACATCGTCATTGGTGGTCAGTACTTCAACATGACCTGTGTGCGGTTTGAGAAAATCGGCGGGACCTGTGTTAATCTGATCGATACTCTCGATACCAAGATGACACAATGGTACGCGTCACAATGTACTGGTGATGTGATCGTTAACAAATGGTCCGATCGTCAGGCAGGTGGCTGGAACCATACCACTGCTGTTGAAATGACCAACTTTAACATCCAGAAGTGTGTTGGTGGTAAAGTGTTTGACATGCAGCGCTGCGCTCAGTCGTTTATCACTAATGGCTGGATCGAGCACTGTGATGATCCAGGCGACCTGTCTAATGGTCAATGGACGGTAAATGGCCTGAGTATCGAAGATTGTAAGAAACCATTAAAGGCCTCTTACGCTCGCTTTATTGAGATCCAGCGTAACCTGCAGTCCGGGTCACGAATCGACTACTCCATTGACCCAGAGCTCGAAGAGTGGCTGAGTGAATGGGAACGCGGTCGTCTGGATATCGCCAACCACGGCATCTTCATCGACGGTACCTTAGAGCCGGGTACGATCATGTCTCGCAACAAGCTGAGCAACAGCAGCGACAAAGCGAAATGGTTCCGGGTCGGTACCTGGTACAGCCCATCTGAAGGCGACTCCATTGACATCAACCTGGTTGGTACTGGTAACTTCCTGTCGGTCGCACCAAAGCTTGATGATATCGATGGTGTGCGTCAAGGTGGCGGTAACACCCTGATCCGTGTGCAGTTGAAGAAAGACTCCGTAGGTGCGACCTTAGAACCACATGGTTCAAGTCCCCTGCAAGCGGCGAAGATTGCCAAAGTCGGTGCCGGTAAGTTTGTGATCTACGCCCAGCTGAAACCGTATACCCGTAATGTGATCCCGGTGATTGTTGCAACCGGTGCCACGCACTACGAAGCCGGTGTCTCTTATTACTTCCGTCCGGCGATTGCCTCGATGAGTGATGAAGAGATCGCAGCAGTGCCGGATGCGGTGGTGATTGCTGAACAGTGGTCGCTCGGTCAACTGGCCGGTGTGGGCGCCACTAACGAAGGTAACCTGATGCTGAAGAGTAAGATCGTTAACGATCACTTGCAGGTACAGGTCATGGTTAGCCAAGCACAATGGGCGAAACCAGAACTTCGTTATATCGAGCTGAAGAAAGAAGCCAAGTAAGGCAAGCGCGTTATACCGCTAACTGGAGGAGGGGATTCCCCTCCTCTTTATGCCGCCCTAGATTTTACCAGACCTATATTACCCTTGTGATCTCTGTAGAAATAAACGGAATCACCCAGTCTTATAACCCGCTGACCAAACCGAGTGTCGGCTAAACAAAGAAGAGGAAATACCATGACTACCCGTAAGATTGCCCGCTTAGACAAACTCGCTAAATTTGTAAACGACAATTTTGATCGCGATTACAACCTACCCTTTGCGATCGAGATCGAACAGCATGAAGATAAGTGGCACGGTGTTCGATACAGCCTCAACCTGACTCAGCCAGAGTGTGACGGCAGTCCTGTAAAAACGTTATTCCGTTCGAAGATGTTACCGGCTGAATTCGTTGGTGATCGGTTTACACGGCTAGAAGGCAGTGTGGCCGGAATGGCATCTGGGATTGAACTCCTGGGACAAGTTGCCTGGTACTGGATGTTATCAGGGGTAAACGGCAGTGATCGCGAATTGGGCGTGCAGGTAGCGTCGATGGCCTGGGATGCCTGGACACTGGCAACCGCCATATTTGATGGCTCTAAAGCCCGTGATCTCTTCGAGCGTGACGATTTCCTTTGCCCTGGCGTAACACTGAATCAGCACGTCCTGTGCGAAAAGTTTGTCAGCATTGACCGCGAAGTATGGCTAAAGCGTCGCACTAAACTGCTCGATAATGCGGTGGTTATTGAAAGTCGTTGGACCTTCGTAAAACAATATATCGGGGCAGGCGGTCTGGGTCATGAAGAGAAACACACTGTCGCCGAGGTTACCAAACGCAGGCAAGCACCGGCGCCTTTTGAAATTATCTTTAAGGCCAAATCGTCTCCTTTTAATCCATGAGAATGAGGAGGGGGTTTCGACCTCCTCCATTATTGCTATTTTAAGTTGCAGAAAATCTAACGCCTACATTACTAATGGGATAGGCCTGATCAACAATTCTAATTAAGGGAATTTGTAATGAGTGAAATCACGTTTAAAGACGCGCGGTATTATGACCTGATTACCAAAGAACAATTGCAACCTGGACACACCATCCTGCTGAGCCTCAAAGGTCAACCAGCGGGTGTCATGACCCCAGCAGTACAGTGGGCTAAAGACAACCTGGAAAACACGGTCGTGGTGTACGGCACGGTTGACGATCTGCAATCAATCCGTAAAGAGATCAGTACTTGCGATCAACCGGTAGCTGTGGTCCTTACCGGCGGCTACCACGCAACGTATGAACTTACTCACTGGGCACGGGAAAACAACGTAGTGGTGTTCCTGGCTTCAGATACCAATGCACCGCGTCCACGTTATGCGATACTGCTCGGTACCTGTCTGATCCAGCTGACTTATGATCATACTGGTCGAGTGAGTTCTGCTACCGCCATCCGTAATCAAGCAACCGCATCAGGCTGGGTGATCGACTTCACCGCTGACGCATAATCCTTTATTCATCCAATTAATTTAACCTGAGGTAATATCATGCAACTTCATCAATACGTCGCCCTCTTACTCGGTGTGGGTTTAATCACGATCATTCTCGTTATGCTGGTCGGCTGGCTCGTGCTTGAGAACCAACGCAAATACGCTGCATTCCAACGGGTGCGTTACGAAAATATGCTGCGCTATCGCCTGACCGATTTCAGCAACCAGGTGACAGCAGATCTCTCGGCCATGTTCCTGCGCTATTTACTCTCCCCGCGGGTTGGTGGTACTGAGCGGGTGAGTGTAGAGGCAATAGCCGGTACCGTCCAGGGTATGCTGCAAGCGATCGCTGCTCACCACAACCATGAGTTTAAAAGCTCAGAGGTCGGTGATACGTTACTGGGTCTGTTGATTAAAGAGGTCTCTTATGAAACACAGAGCGACCGCATCATCTTTACCTTGACACGTCCAGGTGCCACGAACCTCACTTATACCCTGACACACCCCGAAGCGTACGGTTCGATGCTCTGCTGTGAGCTGGAAGACTATCGCATGCGTCTGCGTGACCGCGCAACCCTGCAGATCAAGCGTGAGCTCGATCAGGCACCGCAAACGTATAAAGCCGCCTTCCCTAACTCGGAGCGGATTAATACCACTGCGTAATAAATGGGAGGCTTTGCCTCCCTTTATTTTTTGTCATTGTAGTAAATGTGTACAACTTAACTAAATCATTTAGTAAACGTAAAAAGGAAAGTCAACATCATGTCAAACGAAGCCATTCTGAAAGCCCTGGAAACCATTGCCACTACATACCCAAAAGTTGAGGTGGTGTCGATTGGTGGGATTATCGCCTGCTTCGGCACGATGAAAGATGGAAAGGTAGAAACCACGGTGTTTGGCAATCTGCCCGAGTTCACTGTCGCCAATGTGAAGAAGCTTTACAACGCGAAGTGGTCACAACGTCAATTGGGTTATATGTACGGTACATCACAGGCCCAGATCGCTAACTTCATGAAGAACCGTGAGGTTAACGTTCCCAATACGGTAAAAGGTTATTAGCATGAAATGGTACGAACGACTGGTCGAGAGCACGGTGCTGCGGTTTATGGCAACCTTCCTCTTAGCCTGCTTGTGGTCCCTGCTCCTTTTAAGCCAATGCTCGTTAGCGCTCGATCTCACCTTAAGCGTGATCTCTCTGGTGATCGTGTATAACCTGCGGGATTTCTTAAAGGACTTGCACCACGGTGTTTCAACCCGTCATGACTTTGCAGGGTGGTTTGTGCTGAACGCTGCTGGCATGGCACTGCTCTCGGCAATCATTAACGCCCTGTTCATCTTACATAGACTCTAGGAGCTCTCATGTCAAAGAAACTCGATACCCGTAAAAGTATGTTCCTGGCCTTGGTGTTACGCCACCGTCCCGAAGAGATCGGAATTACCCTGGATGAGAACGGCTGGGCCAAAGTCAGCGAAGTGATCACCGGGTTTACCTTTACCGGGCGTGGGCTCTCATTACCTGAGCTTGAGATCATCGTTGAGACGGATGAGAAGAAGCGTTACCAGCTCTCTGACGATAAGTGCTATATCCGGGCCGTGCAGGGGCATTCTCACGAGAGCGTGATGAACATGCAGCTGGAAGTGGCGACACCGCCAAAGTACTTGTATCACGGCACCCAACAGATCTCCTGTGAATCGATCGAGCGACAAGGGATCTTGCGCCTTAAACGTTTATATGTCCACCTAACGGATGACATCGAAGCGGCTTGGCGCGCAGCAACTCGTAAACGAACAGCCGGTGCAGTCTACCGAATCGACACCGAGAAGATGACGCGGATGGGCCATGTGTTCTATCGCGCTGAGAACGGGGTCTGGCTGGCGAAGCGCATTCCTTTCTCAGTCATTGAGATGGTTGATGCACATGACGAAGAAACAAGTACCTGAGTGGTGGCACGTCCCCATGTTACCCATTGGGTTCATGATGATTTGGGTAGGATATGTAATAGGTGGGCAGTTCCTCAGTTTCTGGGGGTGTATCTGTGTCACGTTGATTTGTGGTGGGGTTTCGTACCAGCACTGCATGCGCTCAACCAAGTATCGCAAAAATTCCGTAAGCTGGTTTATCTGTTGGAATGCTTACGGTATCATCGCGTGTTTGGGTATTGGGTTTATGGTAGCGGCAATTTATCTAGGCGGAGTCAAATAAGTGAAAAGTAAAACAGGCAGTAAGTTAACACGCACGTTGTTGTTTTGTTTTGGTGCTTACATCACGGGGATGTTTGCCTTGATGATGATCCTGTCATCACAAAGCACTGCAGGCATCACTGCAGGGAACTATGACAAAATGAGCGTGGATGACTCGCCTGAGTTTATTTTAACAGATCGCAGTAATGGATGTAGATACGTCTATGACTCGGTTACCAAAACAGCCCACACTGCAACAGGCTTCGATTACTGCCTGTCGCTAAGGAAAGAATAATGGTTCGTGCTTATCGACACTCTGAGCTGCTACGATGGCCGCATCCCGCGGCCTGCACCCGGAGTTCGTTCTATGTCTATTGCAGTCAACCGTCATCACGCTAAACGTTTAAAGGCCAAACGTAAACATTACTGGAACGTCGGCGGGAAACGCCAGAACAACAAGGCGGTGGGAATTATCTTCCATACCCCGTGCAAATGCAGCTGCACTATGTGCGGTAACCAACGCAAGCATTGGGGTCGCCCGATCCAGGAAGTGAAACAAGCGGCCCGTTTTAGTGATACGGTCACTGACATTTAACCATGCAAGGGGGGTTGTTGGCTCCCCTTCTTTATTTGAGGAATCCGCATGAAACGCGGCTACCCATCAGGCCAACCGATTGAAGTCGAAGTCGGTGGAGTCATGTACCAATTTAACCCCCTTGAAAACATGCTGGCTGATCTGCGTGCCAATAAGTTGATCATCGTGTGTTGTAGTAATAAGAAGCGCGCCATTACCGATATCTGGATGTGCGATGCCGAGATCGACTACTCGACGCAGTCACGCATGGAACACATCCTGGTCAGTGATCGTTGCAAGCAGTTCACCAAAGACTACGCCTTAACGCGAGTAGTGGATGTTGATAGCCGGTCATTGACGATAGCCGGTCCAGATAAAAAGATGCTGTCGATGGTGATTATGGGGGATACCCTCTACGCCGTTAAGCCAAGTTAACAGAACAGCGGTTGGGTGCCTCTATGAACAATGTTTGGCTTTTAGTAATGGCCCTTATTTATACAGCAGGGCTTATTGCCGCATGTGTGGTTGCACGCATGGCAGTCTTTCATCATGTGATCTAAAGGGCAATTATGAGTAAAGGTACTTTGAAAGGCCTTGGTGTGGTGTTGGCGTGTCTTGTGATTGGCGTATTGCTGTTTGTTTTTGCAACCGCTGTTCAAGCTGCCGATACACCCGTTAACCCCCACTGTGTTGCCATTACTAACGACAGTACAATTACCACCCAGTGTGACGACGGTACCGTGGTCATTACCAACACCGCAACCTCGACGGTGATGGTGTGTCATGTAAGTAAAGAAACAAAAGGTCTTCCGCAATGCGTGAAAGACCGGGTTGTCATTTCTAATTAACGTTATTCTTCGGAGCTACACACATGCAGTACAGTACCTTTAATACCACTAAAAACGATCAGATGGCTGAACCGATGTTCCTGGGTCAGTCGGTTAACGTCTCACGTTATGATCAGCAGAAGTACCCCGCGTTCGAAAAGCTGATTGAGAAACAACTTTCATTCTTCTGGCGCCCTGAAGAGGTGGATGTTTCGCAAGACCGTATCGACTTCCAGGGGTTACCGGATCATGAGAAACACATCTTCGTGTCTAACCTGAAATACCAAACCCTGCTGGACTCGATTCAGGGTCGTAGTCCGAACGTGGCCCTGCTGCCGATCTGTTCTATCCCGGAACTCGAAACCTGGATTGAAACCTGGGCGTTCTCTGAAACGATCCACTCGCGCTCATACACCCACATCATCCGTAATATCTTTACTGACCCCTCCATCGTGTTTGATGACATCGTGACCAACGAACACATCAAAGCGCGTGCTGAGTCCGTCACGGAGTATTACGACCAGCTGATTGAAATGACCATGTACCTCAACTTACTGGGTGAAGGTACTCATGTAATCAATGGTAAGAAAGTCGTGGTGTCGATGCGTGCTATCAAGCGTCTGGTCTACCTGTGCATCGTGTCAGTCAACGTGCTGGAAGCCATCCGCTTCTATGTCTCCTTTGCCTGCTCGTTTGCCTTTGCTGAACGCGAGCTGATGGAAGGCAACGCCAAGATCATTAAACTGATCGCCCGTGATGAAGCCCTGCATCTGACCGGCACCCAGCACATGATCATGTTAATGAAGTCCGGTGCTGACGATGCTGAGATGGCGGAAATCGTTAAAGAGTGTGAAGCAGAAACATACGCACTCTTTAAGGACGCTGCAGAGCAGGAGAAAGACTGGGCGAACTATCTGTTCCAGGATGGGTCGATGATCGGTCTGAACAAAGAGATCGTGTGTCAGTACATCGAATACATCACCAACATCCGTATTCGCGCCATCGGTTACGATGACATCTACGCCGGTGTCAAAGCTAACCCTATCCCGTGGATCAACTCCTGGCTGGTTTCTGACAACGTGCAACAAGCCCCTCAAGAGTCAGAGATTACCTCGTATTTAGTAGGTCAGATCGACTCAACTGTCGATGCAGATGCGTTTGATAACTTCGAACTTTAATACGTGATCAGCTTCACTCACGTAGAGGGCTGATCGCTAGCCCTTTATGGAGAGTGTATGTCTGAGATAAAAGATAACCCGGATAACTGGAAAGTGATTCCGGGTTACTCACGTTATGAGATCAACGAAGTCGGCGTTGTAAGAAAGATACATAACAAGAAGGTGATGAAACAATGGCTGCGTGGTAATTATACCGCCACTGCTATCACTTCTGATAATAAGTCAACTAGTAGAATAGAATCTATTCATATTTTACTGTGCCTTACATTTATTGGTCCAAAGCCCTTACCTGAACCTGGGCACAAACTTGTTACCGCTAACCACAAGGACGGTAACAAACTTAACAATGTGAGGTCTAATGTAGAATGGTTATCCAATTCTGGTAATATTCTGCATGCTTACAAGAACCGGCTAAATAAATCATCACAGCACCTGCGTCTAACCAATGTGGTCTCTGGTGAAGTTGTCGACCTGCATTCTTACCGCGAATTATCCAAATGGATGGGTAATCCTAACCTGCGCGGAAGAATGGAGTATCTGAAGTATCGTAACAAGCTTTATCAAGGCCAGTGGCGAATAGAACTTCTTGGCGAATCAGAGAAGTCTTCAGGGTCTCGTACCAGTAAACAAGTATGCGTAATGGATGTGGCTAAACGACTTGGATTGAGGGGTGGTGAGTTTGATACTTTCATCTTTAATTCCATGCATGATGCTGCAGCGGCATTAGGCGTAAGTCGCAAAGGTATTGGTCGGTCGATTAGTACCAAAGGACGCCATGTTGTAAATGGGTACGCTATATCGCTATCATTTGACGATATGACTAATATCACTTATGACAAAGCGTATGTGGAGATTAGTCTTAAATGGGCGAAACTCAGGGGTAAGAAGTAAGTTCTTATCTGGTCGGTCAGATCGACTCGAAAGTGGACGCCAACGATTTCGACGATTTCCAACTGTAACTGCTAGGCACCCATGCTTCGGTGTGGGTGCTGTATAAAGGAGGATGTATGGATGTAGGGCAACGCAATGTCCAGATCTCAGATCAGTATGAGATTATCGGCATGGCGGGCGTAAACTACCTGCCTTTAAAGAAGTCTTCCTCCGATACATACCGCGTGGTGTTGTGTCGGTTGGATGGGTTAGGGCGTGACAACACTAACTTGCATTATGACATCGATGATGCCTTCACTGACCACTACCGCTTTATCACCCAGCAACTCCCCTTTGCCGAATTTGATGGCAGGGATCGTGTCACCACACTCATGCAGAACTGGCAAGGCAAAGCAACCACCGAGATCATTGACAACATCTTTAGTTCAATTGATCCCGACGCAGGCGCCTTTACGCTAGAAAGCATCAGTGTGGAAAACGGTTACCTTTATGGCGAGGTCAGATTAGCCAATAGCATTGTGGGAACGAATCTCTCCATGATGCTGAACCATCCACGTCCCGATCAGGCGGCCATGATCTTTGGTGTTCGCTACCTGTCGGTCAATACCCGGCTTGACGGACTGCAATATGCTGATGTCAAGAAGATCTGTGCGTATGACGTGAATATCGTCAGCGAAACTGAATTAACCCAACGTCGTAACGGCGTGAAATAATGAACCGTTTAAAAGGTGCTGTGAGAACCTATAAATGAAAAGAACAAAAAATATAAAGCTTGATCGTTTTCGTAAGGCATGGAAATTTAAGAAGGTTACGCTGGCATTGATGGTGGTAACCGGATCGTTTTACCTGGTGGCGTGCGATGAGCCGCGTGATCAGCAAGTGCAGATGTATCAGAATGCGGATGACTGTAGTCGAGCTCGCCCGCAAGACAAGCAGCGCTGTTCTGATGCGTACAATAACGCTCTGCGTGAATCTGAACGTACCGCCCCGCGTTACGGATCGAAAGGAGATTGTGATGCCGAGTTTGGCTCTGACAATTGCTACCAATCCACGGCTCATAGCCCGACCTGGATGTCGTATATGGGCGGATACATGTACGGGCGCAACGGGAGTTACGCACAGCCGTTGTATTCCTCACGGGTAACGTCAAGTCCTGCCTATCACCGCTACGTCGATGCTGGCGGACGTAACTACGGCAGTGCTATCTCTGGACGCTCGATTAATACCACACGCAGCGCGTTAGCGCCCAAGCCTGTAGTCACTTCAACCATTACCCGTGGCGGGTTCGGTGCAAGCGTGGCACACATGAGTAGTTCTCATTCTTCGTCCAGTCACAGCAGTGGCGGACATTCATCTGGCGGTTAAGGAACAGTAATGCAAATCCCCGGTATGCCAACTTCATTTGAAGAGCTGTGCAGTATCATTGTTAAACTCGGGTTAGTTGATGCCTCGGTTGAAAAGACCACTGAGCTTTTGTGGCAGTCTGTCGAAGACCACGGCTACACCCATCGGTGGGACGACCCAGATCAAGAGATGACGTCAACAGAACGTTGGTTCAACCGCGCAGAAGAGTTGAAAATGACGTTCCATGGTGATGTTGTCGCCATGCTGGTTGATTGGTCTATTATGACGGGTCGTATGGCTCAGTACCATAATGACATTGATTATCAGCAATATTATCGCAACTGGTTGGCTTCGCAGATCAGTGTTAAGCTACAACTCGATGAGGAAGGCGTCACCGAAACGACCTTACATCCACCAACCTATCGCTATCTTCAAGGTGGCAAGATCTTTGTCATCAATGCAGCCACTTCTGGTAACGGTGGTGGCATCAACTATTACACCATGTCATTAGAGGAGTATGTGAAGTACATTAAAACGCAACCGGCTATTTAATGTAAGAGCCCGCTATCAGTAGGAGAGTTACGTATGGCGAACAAAAGTGTTATCGGCGTGATCAAATACAGTCGGGTGGACAACAAAGACACCTGGACCGTCTACCAGCACGGTAAACACGTTGAGCTTTTCCAGAAAGCTTTCCAGCATCCCATCGAGGCGTTTAAGCTTCGGGATATTTCCAAAGTAGGTCGGCCTGAAGTCAGTCATGCCTCGGGCCATTATCCGATCGTTGATAACCCCAGTATCCGCGTCTTCTACGAAGATGGCAGTATCGGTGTGGGTGCGGGTGCGTTAATCAACATCATGTTGCAACAGTATCAATTAACGGAGTGACATCATGGGTAAAGTCAAAGAGATTTTGTATGGTCGCCGCGGTAGCACGGCCGGTGAGATTCTTAAGTTAGAATACATGGAGCCGTTAAACCTCACCGTCGATGAAACAGCAAAGAAACTGAAAGTTGCAAAGTCTACCATCAGCCGGATTATTAATGGCCGTTGCCGCTTGAGCAAGCCCCTTGCCACCAAACTTGCCAAAGCGTTCGCCACTACGCCGGAATACTGGATGAACTTTGCTGACAACTGCACCAACCCCTATCCAAACTTGCGGGCCAAGGGCTGGTACAGATGAACATCGCCGAACCCATCTATGAGGTGGAAGTCGGCAAAACGTATCTGTCACCTTCGGGCTTGCCATTCGAAGTGTTGTTCTTAGCCGCGCATGGTCAGGACTGCACGGTGCCGATGGTGGTATACCGCAACCTCACCCCGACGTACGACAAACCTGCAGGGCAGATCTGGACCACATCGGAGTCACTCTTTCTAACGCAATTCCGCGTGCCTGCGTGATGCTATGGCGGTAACTGACCGTCCATCACTACAGAGGCAAGCGCATGTCTACGAACGAGAACTTTCATGTATCCGATCAGGCGATTATCGATGCCATCCTGGAATACACCCGTAACGGGAAAGAACCAGCTGTAGTCAAGTACGACCCCGATGGCCCTGAAGCAGAACGCATGAGTCAGGAACATCGGATTGTCACCTGGTTTCAAGACATCCGTACCATTGTTGACGCGGTATGTCAACGTCCAGGTTTCTCCGGGCTTAACGTGCTGAAGATCGCAACCCGTGCTATGGAACAGGATATCATAGCACAGTCAGCGGGACCGGCATCGCCTATTAACCCTGAACTGTAGAAAATAAGAAGACTTTCACACATGCAATTAAAAGAACTGCTTACCTGCATTCGCCCTGGTGACGTTATCACCAATACCGCCTGGCCACAGGGACGGACCTTTACCGTCTCAACGGAGTTCATGAAGTTTCATACCGGTCGTGGTACGGATGTTCATGAACGCAATTCATGTCCAGATGGTGCGTGGCACGGTTGGTCGGTGGCAAACAAATATGCCACTGTCCTTAACCGTCGTGCAGTAGCGCAATCCCACAACCCGATCAAAGAGGACGTTTCATGATTACCATTACGGACATGCACGATGAAGAAGGGTTCACTGACGAAAAGAAAGATGCGTTAGTGAAGCTTCTGCCAGAAGACAACAACGGTCTTGCACACACCTATCGTTTTACTGATGGTGCTGAAGAGAACCCGTTTGAAGGCTTCCTGATCATCGGCGCACCAACGCTGGTTTATCACTTTATCCGCACCGGTAAGAATGACGCGGGTGAAGAGGAAGAGACCTATCTGGGCCAATACGTCCCAACGGTCGATGGTGGTGTAATGCCAGAGAACGGTCTGGGGCAGAACCTGAGCGACAACGTGGGTACTCGCGTGGCAGAGTTCGAATCTGTTATCCGTAGCTTCCACCGTAAAGTGCTCGAGCGTCTGGGTCAGCCAGTCCCTGGCGCACGGTAAGATGACACCCGGGGGTTCTCCCCGGGTTTTATGCCGTCTTTTTATTTTTTGTTACAGATTACATAGATGGTACTTATTATACACCACTACTGAAAAGGAATACATCATGTCTGAGCAAGCCGCTGTAAAACCGAAGAATTATACCAACCTGACTGTCACCATCGCCGGCAATGATCCGGTTGCTGCCACTGCTGTTGCCAGTGTGTTATCCACGTACCTGAACGAAAAGGGTCTGGCCGGTCGCCGTCTGGGTGAGAATGCTATCGCTCCTGACTTCGCCGTGCAATCTGTTGAAGGCCTGGCTGCTGACCAGAACAACAGTGTAAACGTTTCTGTTGACACCCTGACTATGGAATCCCTGCAGGGCAGAACGCAGGTTTGGGATTGGCCAACCTGGGGTGACAGCGAACAACCCTGGACCGCGCTGGTCGGTGACGAACTGCGTAACCTCTGGTCAACGTTATCCGGTGTGCAGAAACGCGCTATCTATAAAAGCCTGGCTGCACTGAACATCGTGGTGGAAGACGATGAGATGACTGAAGAGAAAGCACAGGAGATCATCAACAACTCCGAAGTTTATGTTGATCTGCGTGATGTGCGTAACGACGGCAGTTATAACCGTGTGCTGATTGACGGCGCTGCGACCATTGAAGAACTCGACGCCATCAAGTTCATCTTCCAGACCGCGCGTGAAGGCAACCCGGTCACCCACGAAGACATCACACTGCAACAGCAGCAGGATGCCAGCAACGGCGCGCATGCAGCACCTGAATTACCGGATGGTCGTGAGACACCAGAGCTGCCGGACACTCTCGAACCGCTGGCCAGTCCGGAATACAACCCGGAAGATTTAGAGCCGGGTACAGGCATTCCCGCGGTAAACCCAACCGACCCTTCGCTGGCACCACAAACCAAACAGCAGGCTGTGTCGTTTGACAACAGCGATAAAGCTACCCTGGCTGCTGCACCTACTTCAGGAACCGTCCGTCCATCCGACGACATGGGAGACTAAGTCAATGCTACCGAAGTCTGAACCAATCTCCATCTTCAGCGTCTCGAGTGTTCAACTGACCGAAACGTCAGAAGCGCACTTTCGTAAAGAGCTGAACGAGGCAGATGCCATTCACTCTGTCTACGCCTTTAAAGATGGCTCGCAATTCGGTGCCCGCTTTAATGGCTTTCTGGTGATCACCGGCCCTATCCTGGCGTACCAGTTATTCCGGGGCAGTGAACTGGAGTCGTCTGAGTTCGTCGGCACCTTTATGTACGGTGAAGGCGGGGAAGCGATCATCCCAGAGAACGTTAAAACGGTGTTCAGTCAATATGACCGTAACCGAGTGACCCAGTTTAAGGCATTAGCCCAAGCACTGCACTCAGCGGTCACTGACCACATCAAAGGGGTACGGCGTGACTGACATCACTTCAACACCAGAAGTAGCGACGGCCCTGCCGGCGTTTAAAGGGGTGTTGGGTGAACAGGTAAAAGGCTTCGGAGCAAGCCAGCTCACCGGCTGGCATATTGTGGTCGCTGATCCGACTGACCTGCCAAAGGGGGTGCAAGAAGGCCTCAGTGCTTTGGTGGGTCGCTCCAGCATCTTTACCTATCTCGGTGCCCGCTGGGTATTTGACGGCATCGGCACCGGTTACCTGCAACGCACCCGTATGGTCATTGACCCTGACACGGTTAACATCGAACAGATTGAAGACCGGTCTGCTCAACACGGTATCGTCCGGGGAAGTGAAGATCGTCGAGAGTGGAACCTGGGTAACTGGGTCGCACACCTCGGGGGTCGCATCAACCGGGATAGCTACCTGGAGTTCGGTAGTCTGTATGCATTAGATCAGATGATCAATCAGATGCATAAATTGATGTTTCGCACCAAAGATGATGAGCTGAAGATTCACATCGTGGGCGGGTCACCTGATGATCAAAAAGTTATTGCCCTGCTGATTGGCGGTGTCTTGGACGACTACGATGTCACCCCGAGCACCAGTCTTGGTAAACTCATTGAAGAGGCATCAGTTAATCCCCCTTCAATGGATAGCCTGAATGACACAGCGGATCATTCGTTGCGTCTTAAAATTGAAATTAATATCGTGCCTCGTAACTGAGGCCTTATTTCTCGTCGAAGGAAAAAGAGATGGCTGACATTAACTATTACGAACTGATTCGCAACTGGGGTAAAGCCCGTAACATCATCGGTGGTGGCTCTACCCCGATCGATCAGTTCATCAAAGGCACTACGGAAGCGGCAGAGCTTTGGGCCAATGTGTTGGGTAAAGAACCCGCTAAGCTGAAAGATGACATCGGCGATACGCTGGTCTGTCTGACACAGTCTTACGGCATTGCTGGTAGTGTGGTAATTGAAGACGCAGCATCGCATGCTGACCAGTACCTGGCATCACTACGTAAAGATTACGAAGCCTACGGCGAATGGGCGCTGAAACGCTTTGCCCTGAAAGTGCTGCGCAGCATGTCTGACATCTCAACGCAGATTGAACACGCCCAGTTCGAAGCTGACCGCCATTGCCCGGACCGTCTGTCTGATGAAACTGCAGAGCTGGTAGCCGTCCTGACGGTGATTGCAGAGAACCAGGGCTGGACGCTGGAAGAGTGTCTGGAAGAAGCGTACAACGACATCAAAGACCGTAAAGGTGTAATGTTCAACGGTGGCTTCGTAAAAGAAGCGAGCCTGTCAGTTGAGCGCGCACAAGAGATGCTGGCCTCGGGCACCGTCGGTGGCGTGGGTGCGGAATACCTGAACGGTTATATCAGCGCAAACAGCTAACTGTAAATAAAGCTAAACCTACATTACCTAAGGGATAGTGAAAGCTATCCCTTTTATGCCAATTATAATTGAGGATTCAAAATGAAACAGGTTGCTGCTAACGTAAATGTTCTTTCTGTTGATTATCGTTTCGGTGCTAAACAGATGGAGACCTATGCCAAGTTTATTACTGATGCGTTAACGGCGGGTCAGAAAGTCTTTATCTATGCGGATAAAGAAGCGCGGGCGAAAGTAAATGAACTCTTCCCTAAAGTCCTCGGCCAGGAGGTGATGGAGAAGGTACTTGTTCGTGCGTACCCTATTAGTGAACTGACTGCGGTTAACGTCGGGCGGGGGATGTCCAACATGTCGGCTATCTTCATCAGCGAAACCGGGCGTTATACCGATCTGATCACGAAAACGTTTTCAGTCGTCACCGGTCATGACGCACTGATTGTTGAATGCAGCGAAGTGGTGGCGTGATGTCAAAGGCTAAAGCAGTCTGGGATGACCTCTCATACACCCTGCTCATTCTGGGCGCGTGGCTTCTGTATATTGTCTTTGTTGGCTGGTGCGCTTATTTCTTCCCAGAGAAAACTATCATCAAGAACGATGAGGATTTGCTGGCGTACCAGGAAGGCGATGGGCGTTTCAATCGGTTTGTTAACGAAGCATTAGAAACGGTGATTGCTGACACGGAATGTTTATACCCCATCACAATCACTAAACGCGGGCATTGGTTCTTTGCCGCAGATATGTTTACTGTTCAGAATGCCAAATGCATAAGTCAGGTTGGTCTCAATAATAACGTGACGACTACCCCGATCATTTAACCCTCAAGGGAGGTAATTCCTCCCTATCACTCATTAACCTACTTGTGGAGATTTGCCATGACAACGTCGCGTACTGACTTGATTACTAGCCGGATCAAAGAAGCATTAAATGGGGTCCGGGTACAAACCAGTGAGCTGTATCATGAATCGACTGATGTCGCATCGTTCGGTGCGGTAAAAACGGTGATGTTCTTTTGGAATGTAGCTGACAATGATTTAACTGCTGAGATGGTTGAGCGTGAAATCCTGGTCCGACTACAGACCGAGAACATTTACGTGGCCTTTCACAAAACCCGCCGGCGTGAAGGGGAGCGCTTAATCGCGGCCAGCATTGCCTGTAATCCGAATAACCCGAATTACACCTACGGCAACCTGCGGGGCTTCACCCAGATGTGGCTACAGAAAAGCTTTGGGGCAACGAAAGAACGTCTGCAGCAAAAGCAACGTGACAGCAATTTGTTTATTCGTCGTTAATTAAGGAACGCGTGATGGATATTGATAATAAAAAGATCTTGGGGTTGGTGTTGAATGACTTCGTGGACATGTACATGCTACAGCTCAACAACAAGAACCGTGATGTCTGCATCAACGAGTTAAACTCGGGGCTGTGTGGTGTAGCGGCCATGTGCGTTGGGAATGTCATGCGTGAGCGCTACGGAGCAACTGACATCGACTGGGAGTCACACTGTTTGCACATGTGGTTGGTATTGGATGGCAAACGCTACGACACCCTTTATCCGGAAGGTTATGACGTACCGGTGGTAGATGCCTGGTTACTGAAAGAGCAGAAATACAACAGCCATGTCATGGCCGGAGAAAGTGTCATCGATATTGAAGATAACAGTGGTTATGTAGCGGGCGGTTGGTGGGATTGTCTCTATCTCATCAAAGGCTGGTATGAACGTTACGGTATGACGCCTCCTGCTTACGTTAAACGCATGATGACTAACTTACGCGGTAATCATCTCCATCGCCGAGAGCGTCGTGCAGCGCGCCGTTACCAGCTCGTGTTGAAAGCCCCACTTCCCTCCTTTACCGATGAAGTGCGCACCAACACCGTATTGCCGATGACCCACTATTGGCACGGTGAGTTCGAAGGTAGCCAAGAGCGTGTTCTGGCACGTAAGCCGGGCATGCCGTCCGTGAAGACCTATAAAAGCTTATTGAAGTATTACCGTGAGAAAGGCGTGCCTGTCACGCAGTACTTCTGTTAATCAACCATCTATTAAGAAGGACGCGATTTATGACACTGAAGAGTAATAAACAACTGAATGCCGAGACCCCTGAACTGCGTGACTTGGTTATCGTCATTGACGGTTTGAACATCCTGGACTTGAATCTGGCACCAGGGGCCCGTGCGCCGCGTTATAGCGTTCAACTGTCAGGCGATATGGGATTGACCGCAACCAATAAACGTGCAGTGTATGGTCATGCCGCACAATTGTTAAACGCACTCCTGGAGAGAGGGTTCTCTGCCCATGCGAACGTGTCACGTGATGATCTGGACAACGACACCGCACGTGCAACTGAAATCATGCAACAGGCGATCACTTTATTGGTTGAAACTGGTGAAGATGTTATCGTGCGTTGCCACTCTCTGTCTATTTCAGTCACCACGGTTGATTTCGACTTGACTGAACTGCGTGTCATCAGCGATGAAGCAATGGCGAAGGTCGAGTTCCTACTGGCACAGCCGGGCGAACCGTCCGAGGCGTTAACTGAGTTGATGACCGGTAAGCGTAAGTATCTCATCCGTGAAGACCTGGATGAGGCTGCACCGCAGTCACCAATCTAGTAATTAAATACTAGGCAGCGTAATCATATACGTAAAGGGGTCTGGTGAAAGCCATATCCCTTTTGGTTATGCTGTCTTTTTTTTTTGGTTAAGAAATACTAGCCTTCTCCATTATATGCAATTTACACGATACACTTTTCTATTTACTACATCGGCAAGAGAGATAAGACATGAGCGCACCTGAAGAATTTGATATGGACGGCCTGGAATCACTGGATCTGGAAGGCGCTGAGAAAGCGGCAGAAGAGAAAGCAGCCGGCGGTGGCGAAGCCCTGTCTGATGGCGAAGCAGATTGCGAAGGTTGCAAGATCTAAATGCTGTGATGTGAATCGGGTCTGATATGGGATCAGTTAACCGAGGAAACATCACGAACATCTATCTTGTCCAACGCAAATCAGAGCCCCGTTACACACCGGATTCATTTATCGCTGTTGCAGCATCGACCGAAGAGGTGCTGATGATTCACCCTAGCTACTTTCAGGGAAAGAACACACCTGTGAAGTTCGACGAGGCAATGGCCGCCCTCTGGGCGAATGAGTTATCCGATAGTCCAATGGATCATCAATGGGTTACCAATAAGAACGAGCTCGAGGTCACCTATCTGGGTGAGGCTGCGATGGAGTTCACCGGCCCCACGATCATTGAGATGTGGTACGGGTACGCCTGATCATACGGGGAGGCTTCGGCCTCCCTTTATGCCGGTCGTTATCCTATGACTTGTATTTGGCAGGTCTGAGGTGACGTATGTTTAAACGTTTCATGTTCTATCTGTTCAGTAAGTTATTTGACCATAAAGGGGAGTACACCATGTCCGAAGCAGTGAAAGATCAGCAAAGCAATGATGTTAATGCAACCAACGATGTTGAGGTGCAGCCAACACCTGCTGAGACCTCTGCACCGGAACTGGCATCTAACGATGTGGTTGCCGCACCGGAAGCCGCAGGCGACGCCCGTCCTGAAGTCCAGGATACGGTAGAGTCGACGCCAGTGGTGATTGAACCGGCTGCAGTTGCTGAACCATCCGCACCTGTCGTGGCACCTGCTCCTGTTGTTGTACCTGCGGCTGAGCCAGCTCCCGCACCTGTAGCACCGACCACCCCGACCGACAGCGATAAGACTGAAGGCGAACCCGATACCAATCGCTTCGACCATCTGGCCAGCACCTTGAAGAGTTTACTTCAGGTAGCCGGTCATGAGCTCGACGAAGCATTTGACGATGCAGTACCTTTGGCAAAACAGATCGCTTCCAGTGACGAAGAGTTCGGTGACAAGCTGAAAGGCATCCTTGTGGTTGTCGGCCGTGAATACGGCGAAGCTTTCCATCATTTCTTCAGCTATGCGAAGAAGCACATCTAAGAAAACAGGGGGCGGGATTTCCTGCCCCTTTTATGCCGATTATCTTATAACTGACTTACATCATTAAAGGGTTTTACCATGACAGTTATTCAGCACGAGGCTATTGGTTATTGCGGGCATGCCATGATGGTGCACCAAATGGAAAAAGATCAAGCAACCATTAAGCAATACGCAAAGCAGTTGGAAGGTGCCGGGCTGGAGGCGTTTGATACCCCTTCGCACAAACTGGTACTGCAGGGCATGTCTGCTCGTTACGGCGATTACATGAAGCTTGGTTCTGGTCAGGAAGGACTGGGAACAATGGTTCTGTTGGGGGTGGCTATCGGTGGCGGGGTGGCGGCATACAAGAAATTGATGCTGGCGAAAAACTCGCCGATTACAAAAGATATCAGTGATGTATTGAGTAAGGTCACTGAAACCTATACCCCGAAATGGCTCGAAGGTAAAACCTCGGTTAATAAAGATGTGACTTGCGGAAAACTGAATAAGTTATTCGGCGGGTCTGAGTTGTCAGTACTTGATACTGCAGCCATCAAATACGCCACCCAAGCTGAACGTGAAGCAAAAACAGCCGGCGTATATTTGACAGGCGCGTGGGATAAAATAAAACCTCTGTTAGAGCGGTGGAAGAAAGCTGGTGAAGGGGAGGAGGATGAAGTCATCGAGCTAATGACTGATCTATACCCAGAGCCACCTTACTCTACTATGCCTGCTATTCACGCCAATACCCCTGGGGGTAAAGGTGAAAAAGTTAAAGCTCTCTCAGAGGCTGAATATCCTAAAGCAGTTGCATTATTGAAAGCACTCCTGAAAGCCGCCGAAGAAGTCGACGGGATGTCTTACGATATTGCCAATAACGTTGGCTTTAAAGATCACTGGTACGATGGTATCCCGGCCGATAAACGTGGTGAGGAACACGCATTCCAATACGGACACTACCGCTACTACCTTGACCATTGTGGCGTAAAGACATGGAACCAACACGAAACATTGATCAATGCAGCGCGCGGTGTCGAGGAATGGATCACCAAGTCATTTAAGTAATCGCTACGAGGGGAGGGATAACACCTCCCCTTTTATGCCGGGCGCGGAATCGTATAGGTGCTTTTGCCAACGAGGAATCTTATCGTGTTTGAAATGCTTTTAGGCGGTAGTCCGAACGGGAACTTGCCATTTGGGCAGTTGTTAGCCAAAACAACAACAGACTTTACAGTTCCTGCCGGAGTGACCGATATTTCCGGTGTTGCTATCGGTGGTGGTGGTGGTAACTCACGCGGCAATACCATTGGTGGGTCAGGGGGTGATTTACGCTGGCGTAATCACATTGCCGTTATTCCAGGTGAAGTGCTGTCACTTATTACCGGTGTGGTAACAGCTGCTGGGAAACCGGGCACCTCCAGTAAGATCATCCGTAAGTCAACCGGCGAAGTATTACTGGTCGCTAAAGGCGGTGACTCCACTGATGTATCAACACCGATCAATGGAGCTGATATAGGTGGCGGGAACGGTGGTGCTGGCACCAATCCATCAGGTGGTGGTGCTGGCGGGTATACCGGCAATGGTGGTAAAGGTGGTTCAGCTGCCGATGTTGATTCTGGTGGTGGCGGTGGTGGTGGTTCTTATACCTTCAGCGGAAACAGTTTTGGTTGTGGCGGTGGTGGTGTCTACCCTAACGGTAAAGGCGCTGATGGTGGCGCACCCCCTGTCAATACCGGCAGTCAGGCGTTTGGTGGTAAAGGGGGTTCTGGTGGTAATCCTGGTCAAAACACGAATGGGGGCTTATACGGCGGCGGCGCTGGCGCACCCATTAGGATAACCTTTGCAACAACAGGGACTGCCGGCTGCATCAGACTCATCTGGGGTTCGGGTCGTGCTTTCCCAGCTACGAAGACCGCAGATATTACAGCATAAATGTTAAGGGATAAATAGGTTATAAATATATGAAACCCTCCCCTCATTGAGATTGAATTATGGCCAAGATGACTTTCTATTACGCTTCGATGAACGCCGGCAAATCCACTGCGTGCATTCAAGCGGGTTACAACTATTTAGAACGCGGACTGCGGGCCTTGATGATCAAGCCTGAGGTTGATAACCGCGATGACACAGAGAAGGTCAGCTCGCGCGTCGGTCTCAGTGCGAAGGCGGTTGTTTTTGACAGTGAGGTTAATCTAACCGAACTGGTATTACACCAGATGAAAACTTCCAAGGTCTCGGTGGTGCTGGTTGATGAGGCGCAGTTCCTGACACCGGATCAAGTCAAAGAGCTCAGTGACATCGCCGACTTCGAAGACATCCCCGTGGTCTGTTATGGTTTGCGTACCGATTTCCAAGGTGAACTCTTTCCTGGGTCTGCAGCCTTGATGGCTCGCTCAGATCGCCTTAAAGAACTGATCGGTGTTTGCCACTGTGGCAAGACAGCTCACTTCGTACTGCGTCGTGATGACAAAGGTCAGGTGGTGAAAGAAGGCGAGCAAATCCTGATTGGCGGGAATGACCGCTATGAAGCAGTGTGTCGCAAGCACCACCGCGTTGCTATGCTGAGTTAAGCCTAAGAGGTAGGTATGTTAGAAATGATAATGGCGATGCCAAAGGCGCTGATACCTAAAGCCGGTCAGCCGCTGATGGGGTTTAACTTTGATCAGGGTAAAAGCATTAGTGCACCGAGTGCAACCGCGTACTCCGGCGGGACGATTGAAACACTTAGCGCCAGTAACGCCCTTGCGGGATATGGTCGTAGCTTGCGTTGTAATGGCACTGTCACCAACGTTACCCCGCTGAGCGCATTATCAACCCTCGGGCTGGGTGATTTCACTTTAGAGTGTTACGCCTGGATGACCACGATTCCCAGTGCCTATTTCCAGCTCTTCCTGCTCCAGTTCGCTAACGGCAAATACCTCACCATCCGTGTGGGTGATGGCGGGTACGGCCAGCGCATGCAGGTAGGGATCGATTTAGGCAATGGCGGTAACTACTGCAGTAGCAAGACTGGTCCTTCATTGCGTAACGGCTGGCACCATTATGCTTTTGTGCGTAAAGCCGGGAAGTGTCGCTTCTTCATTGATGGGCAGCTTCAGTTACTGGCGCTGGGCACTAGCACCACCTTTAACCTCACTGAGTTTAACGGGAACTTTGATCTGTCGGGTAATTTGAGTTCGTTCGCTATTGGTAAAGCCAACTCCGGTGTAGGTGATATGTACATGCCTGAATTCCTCTTGTCCAATACCGCACGCTATCAAGAAACCTTTACACCACCTCCCGGTCCTATCTACCGCCCGTGACATTCTGCCAGGGTTTGTCCCTGGCTTTATGCCGCCCAAAGTATCTCAGTCCTACATTACCCTTGTGTAGAAAACAACATTGTTAACTTAACCTATAGTGTTTTAGCTGGGAGGTTTCTTAAGATGAATCACTTATTATTGGATGTGACCGAGAATGTCACCCCGATCACGCGCCAATTTACCAATACCGATTGGGATGGCATCCTGCGCGATGTTAGCTTGTACATCATGCGCCTTTACTGTGCCTCCCGAGTACTTGGCGAACATATTCCCCATAACCCTGCGGCGCACTTAAAGGACATTCAGTGGCGCTATGGCTTTGACCCGAATGACGGGCCGGTCTCGGTAGAGTTTGTGAAACTGTATAAATGCCTGAGTGAGGCCATCGGGCTTTATGTGACACAGACCAACCCCACTAAACTGTTAACCGTAGTACGTGTTTCAACGGCTAACAACATTTTTCAACTGCACTTAGGATATGCCTGATGTCATCATTAACCACCAATGAAGTTGTTGAGCATTTAGACCAGTACGTAATTGGGCAGGTAAATGCCAAACGGGCGATCGCATTGGCGTATCGTGAACGAAGCTTGAAAGCGGAGAACAGCGGAGAAGGCTGGCGTTATATCACCCCGTCTAACATCATGATGGTCGGGCCGTCAGGCAGCGGTAAGACGGAACTGGCTAAGCAGTTAGCGGACATGACCAACTCACCTTTTGTGAAGTGCGAGATCACCGAGTTCACACAAGTCGGTTACTACGGGCGCGACGTTAAAACCATTCTGACTGATCTGTTGAAAGAAGCCATTCGGATTGCCCCGGAGATCTGGCGGAAAGAAAACAAACCAAAACTCAGTAAAGCGAACCGTGACCTGTTGGCACTGATGCTCAAAGACCCAGAGACGTTGGATGCCTTTGCTAAAGCACTGAACATCACCACTGATAAATGCACTGTGCCGTTTGTGGAAGAGAAGCTCCTCAACGGCACCACCCTGCGTAAGCTCAATGTGCGTTACGGTTGGCGAGCGAATCCTTTACTGGCGGCCATCGATAAGCGGGCGGATAAACCGGAGAAGGGAGAAGAAGAGCCCCCAATGGAAGATGCGGCGGCGTGGACGCAGTGGTATGTCCGCACCAAGATGAACTTTAGCAAGCTCGGGTATTCAGGCACTGAAGACAGTCTGGTGAAAGAAGCTGCCCGCGTGTTAGAAGCGATTCCTATTAAGGATAAGATGGAACCGGTGCTGATTGAGGTAATTGGCGAAACCCTTAATGAGAAACGCAAAAAGATCATCGCTGCCCGCGGCGCCAGTCAACCGAAACTGATTCGTCTGCTGCTGGATGAGAAAGACTACAAAGCCCTGTGCCGTAAGCTACTGGAAACAATGGGTTCCCGACTGTGGATGAAGCTTGACACCATCATCGATATCGGTGATGCGCTGAATCAAAGCAAGAACCCACCGCCGGACTTCATTGTTAAACTGGTTGAAGAACGCGGCATTGTCTTCATTGATGAGTTCGACAAGATCTTCCTCGACAGCCGGGGCGAGAACGTCGGTAACATGGGTGTAGTGCGTGACCTGATGCCTTACCTTGATGGGGTCGTGACTGAAGTCTCTACGGTCAATGAACGTGAACGGGGTGGTGGGTTATTTGGTGAACGGAACGAGAAGTACATCATCAATACCGCTAATATCCTCTGGATCGCATCAGGTGCGTTTCATCTCGCTAAGGTGAGTGATGTACCCGCTGAGATCTTAGGACGTCTCCCTGTGCATGTGAAGCTCAATCGCTTGACTGCAGATGATCTGGAAAAGGTACTCATCAAACCCCACGGGTCGGTCATTGCTGGCGTGACACTGTTGATGTCAGCTGAAGGGGCTGAGTTCGTTATTGATGCCGCTGCGATTCGTGCTATTGCTGACTTGGCCTATGAGTGTAATACCGTTGGTGAGGACACCGGAGCACGTCGTCTGAAAGGCGTCTGTTTCGAGCTGTTCCGCGACATGCTCTATGGCGCATCTAATCTATTACCTGACCAAAAGAAAGTGCACTTCACCGCAGAGCAAGTGATGGCTGAGCGTGAACGCATTCTGGCGACTGTTGAGCGCCGTAAAGAAAAACCCAAAGAAACCGACCCTGCTCAGCGCTTTGCAAAAGCCATGAAAGAGCTCGGGACTTTGGTTAACAATTAACCCTCTGGAGTTGTCATGGACCACAATACCGCTCTTTGTACGTTAAACCCGAAAGTCTTGATTCAGAATGAGTTGTATCGCTTCATTCGTCTGTATGCTTTGTTTAATGACTTGGATGTCCACGATGTGAACGCAATAACCAAGAAGATCAATTCTGGGGATTGTGGTCTGGCGGCAATTACTGTGCACCACCTGCTAAAGGAAAAGTACAAACTGGATACGGATATCCTGATGTGCCGTAATCACTGTTGGCTGGCTTATCAGGAAGGTGAATACGATACGGCCTTTCCCGGCGGGTACACGAAACGGGTGGTGGAAGTCTGGGACGGAAGCCCGGATGAATCCGTCCACTATTTAACCTTTCAGGAAGCGTGTGATGAATGGATGCCAATGGATGTCAAAGGGGCTTACATTGTAAAAGCCTTCTGCGCCATCACGTGGACACAGTTTCCCAAAGAGCTTCAGCATTGCTTAGACAATGCGGACGAATATGAGATGCCGGGTATTGCAGCGCAGTACGAGGCGAAATGTAAATTTGTCACTGACAAGATGTAGGTGAATTATGTCTGACGTTATCGTTATTCCTCGTTTAAGTGTAGTAAAAGGCGGATCGTATCAGCAGGTCAGTGGTGGTGTGTTAGCACAACTGCGACTTATCCTTGGTCCGGATATCCGCAACGTTGTGTTGCATGGCGCCCAGCGCAGTCATGCTAAGTTGTTAGTGGATGCCCTGCGGGCTGAGTACGAGCCCTTTGGTGTGACGCTGCAGTTCAATGCCAAGCCGTTGTACGACACGCTGGATATCAGTTGGCCAGACAGTGATGCGGTGACGATCCTAACCCTTCGCCCTGAAGAGTTTGATGTCGAAGCGCCGTTACGTCTGAGCCACGACACCCACATCGTGGTTATCAGCACCAAACCGATCCTGACCACCCAACTGCTCAATCTCTACGACCATGCCGTTATGAGCGGTGTGCACGTTACACTGTTCACCACTGGGTATGTTCCAGCCGGGATCGTGTTGCTTGAGCCGTTGGAAGGGTTTGTTTATCAGCCGATGATTGACAACGTTATCAAGACACGGGCGATGGCACACGTGTAATTGGCGACATAATCTGCTGTTTATATGTTAACCGGCCTCCTGGTTATTCCGGGAGGCTTTTATAGCAGCATTCATTTTTTATCGAGGTTGGGTATGGTTGGTATTGGCTTATCTATCTGCTTTCGTTTACGTGCAGAAGAAGTCGACCCTTTCTTGGTGGGGGTGTGTAATTACGATGTCCTGATCACCGAGGAGCGGGTGCCCAGTTTATTGAAAGAGTTGGAGGGGATGTTTAAGCGGGTGATGTATCGTTACGATCATCAGTGTGATTTCAAACTGGAAGGTAACCTGCTGGAGATCGTGTTGCCGTTTCACCCTAACCCGTTTGAAGGAAAGCTTGCACCGGCAATCACCGTGCGCATCCCTAAAGATGTGAACTATGCGGTGAATGGATGTATGAAAGAAACCCATGAAGTGTTGTATCCGCTGACCAAAGCAGCTTAAAGAATTTATAAACCTACATTACTCTCGTGATGTAAGATAATTAACTAAGTGGGTGCATTATGGCCTGGAATGGGTATGTCCTGGAATTCTTGGGCAATGACCTCGGGAAGTATTACCTGGGAATCAGTAACATCGATGCTAAGCAGCAAGATGAGTTGATGCTTGCAGCATTGCGTGCCGGTGGTCCTGCGCTACCAGTAGAGATCCAAACAGCCTATAAACAGATGGCTGAGAAAGAAGTCTTGCTGTTTACCCATGTTCCGTTTAATGCGGAGTATGCGGTTGTGGAAGCCTGGCAGAATGATCACATTCATGCACAGTCTCTGAAAGCACGTCGGTTTCGATTCTCGAGTCATCGACGAGAGACACTGTTCCAATGTATCAATGCCGAACAGATTGTCAGTAAGATAAAGCAATTGCGCAGTCGAGTGACCGTGCAAGCCGGTATCCGTTTTGATGGCTTTTATCATCCACAACTGATGATGACTGACCAACAATGGGTGCAGGAGCTGGAGATGCTCAATCAACTGCAATCGCTTTATTATTATCTGGGCGATTTCATTGAGTTCTTTGATGAAGAGTTCAAGGAGTTCAAAGGCACCGAAAGTGTCAAGGCGTTACCTTACCGCAATCCGTATTTCATCAACTTAGGATTGCAGTTAAGTCAGATGTGTTAACCCTCCTACCTTGGCCTATCATGGCCGCTTACTAAAGCAAAGAGAGATTACCATGAATATCATCAACACTGTATGTGAACTGACCAACATCTCCATCGCCATCAGCATCACCCATGATGAGGAGGTGAACTCCACCCTGGTGGCATTGGATATCAACAATGTCCCGTTCTTCAGCTACCAGTGGGGTCAGGTAACCAAAGGTCAGCGTAAAGTCCAGCTGGGTGCTACAAGCCACGGGCTGAGTGCATTGTATCTGCACCTGCATCACAATGTCATCGACAGCCGTAACACCGACATCGCCCAGTGCTATCTCACCAACCGGGATGAGATCTTAGCCGTCGTGCGAGACCTGGGTGTGATCTTCAATGGCACTGAGTGGATTGAGAAACTCGATATCTCGCATTACCGTCTGGCAATCGAAGAGCAGTTCCCAGGGGAAACCAAAGCAGTGATGGTGCTGACCAGCAAGGGCGATGAACACCGTGCGGCGTACACTTTCACTGCTAACAATTTAGGTGACCTTATGGGGACCGGGATCAAGCGGGGTGAAACGGTGGTGTTAAGCGGACATAACAGCCGGTTTGTTCACGACTACGCATCCACTGTAGTGCCGCCTCAGATCAGCGATGTCATCAGCAGTCATGCCGATACATTGAAAGCCCGTTTTCCGGCGTTAGTTTAATCTCCCCTTTTCCTTCTATTTAGAGAAACCGTTATGCACATTCAAGATATGACCTTCCGCATTCTCGTGGCTACCGATACCGCTGTTTCATCTACCGGGAACGTTTTGTATCTCGTTAATCAAAATGATGAGGTGGTCATCGAACACTCCATCACCGATGAAACATTAAACGACATCAGTAATGGCGGGGATTACGATAGCGACGAGTTTAAGAAAGCGGCGGCGGCTTATCTGTATACTTGTTACTTGTATACGCGCGACTACCCTGAAGGTAAAGGTGCGGCAAGCTATGACTTCCATCGCACTGCAGGTATTATTCTGATGCAGTTTGTTGAAGAAGAAAGTCTTGGTGAATTCGAACCCGATGACTGGAACCTGGCAGAGGTCATGGTCCCTGGGTTACCAGAAAGCACCCGGGCCTTCGTATTCAGTAATGACGGCTCTGACATTAACATCCGTATCTATCGTCAAGACCGTGGGTTGGTGAACGATCGTCTGTTCACCTATGGTGATGAAGAGACGGTTCCTTCTATTGAAGAGATGCTTGCGCAATGGGATGCTGATGTCGCTCCTACCGCCGATCCGGTACAGGAAAACGCAGCCAGCATCTCGTTTGGCGACGTCTCCTTTATTTACACCCTGGACATGAGCAAGGAAGGACGCGAGCAACGTAAAGCTATCATGCAGGTGGTAATTGGTGAGCGCCTGGTGGCACAGCAGAAAGTCCATGAGAACACCCAACCGCTCATGTATTACATGATGGAAGTGTTCAACATGCTGGCGCTGCGCATGACAGTGGGTCCGGTAGAAGGCATTAATGCTCAAGACCGGGTAACCTTACTGACGGCTATCAGCGGGTTTGTGGGCGGGCATTTAGCGATGCCTGATCAGGTGCAAATCGCAGAAGGTATGCAGTACATGCACGAAGGTGCGATCAGTGATGAGGTAACCTACATGGTTTCACATCAGTTGATTGCCGACAACCATCTGCGGGCAACCTACCAGTTCAATACCGTGGTCGATGAAACGATGCGTCGTTCAATCACCATGTGTGATGAAGTGAGCTACCTGGAAAACCCGATGAGTCCACAGGCGTTCTTCACTGCGTATCAGGCAGACCTCAGTCGTGAGCTGAAACTATCTCGGTTGTTTGACATCGCAATGATTGCGGCCATCGATCGGGGTCAGGGTCTCGGTAAAGATAACGAACTGCTGTACCGTATCAAAGAAGACATGAAGTACTTCAAAGAGATGACACTGCATTCACCGGTGATCATGGGACGGAAAACGTATGAGTCGTTACCGAACCCGTTGGTAGATCGCCTGAACATCGTTATCACTACTGCTCCGACCAACACCTATACCACCCGCTCAGGTGTGGTGTTCGTCAACAGCAAAGAAGAAGCCCTGCTGCACGCGAAGGGTTATCTGGCTGAACACGGCGGTGATAAGATCTGGATTATCGGGGGTGCGAGTATCTATGCTGCATTCCTGCCAGATGCCAAAGAGATCCACCTGACCACCATCGGTACTGAACGTGAAGATGCTGATACGTTCTTCCCGGAAGTTGATCTGCGTCAGTTTAACGCTGCACGTCAGTTTGAGGAAGACCAGGTGTTCGAGCGTGAAGGTGAAACCTTTGGCTACAACCGCGTCATCCTGACCCGTAAGTAATTTAACCCCCTGGGGAGGCAACTCCCCATTCTTGTCTATAAAGGAAACATTTCTCATGGCGATTGAAAAAGCAGCAGTACCGGCAAACGTAGTCGAGATCACTGGCAAGACCCTGGACCAGGCCCGCGGTGATATCCCGAACGCTATCATGTTACTGGACAGCAATACGGTCGATGTGCGCTACACCCCAGCATTCAATAAACTGCCTGCTGATCTGCAACACGTCATCCTGGTTGCACAGATCGGCAACCCAGTAATCTCATTAGAGCGCCCACTGGATGCGACCGGAAAGGTTGATGCAACCAACCCGAACATGGTGATTGCCGCGGCAGTGCAGCAAGATGGCCAGCCACTGGGGATCTATCATCCAGCCTTGATGGGTCGTCTGCGTCAGATTCCAAATGGCTATCTGCTTTATACCCACTATCACACTAACAGCAAAGCAGACTTCTCTTATCCGGCGTTTGAGAAAGCCTTGGCGGAATATTGCATGCTGGCGTTTGCGTTAGGTACGAAAGAGCAACCGGTGGTAATTAACATGCCCGGTCTGCAATGTGCCAATAGCTTCGTCTGGGAAGAGGTCAACGGTGAACGTGTCCCAACACTGAGCCCGCGTCATCTTGAGCGTGTGAAAGAAGTGATTGCTAACACCATGTTCGCCGGGTCAACTGTTTATCTGGTGTTGTGATGAAAGCGTGTCCGCTCTGTGCTTCATCGGCTAAGACCTACAAATACGCGTTAGTGTTCTGGGGTGTGCGTTGTACCAGTTGCATGCTGTTCCTCAAAGATATGAACACCTCTGAGGCAGCGGCTATTCGTCAGTGGGATACACGCATTACCCCCGAAGAGAAAGCAGCAAAGAAACGCAAGAAAGCTTAACCCCTGGATAAAGGAGTCGTCGTGCTGAAAAGAACAGTACTGAGTTTGGTCACCTGCTTTATGCTATCGGGCTGCGGAATGGCAGAATCCGAAGATGTGCCGGTCAAATCGGTTGAGGGTGTTGTGATCAGCGATGAGGTCTGTCAAGTCGGTCAAAAGTGCGAGGCAGTGATTGCCCGCGATCAAACCGCCTGGACATACCAGATTGCAGAAGGGCCTTTTAAGAAAGGCACGGTGCTTTATAAAGCGTGTGCATATCACCGTACACACGAGCGCTGCAGTTCGGTCTGGTCACCCACTCCCGATCGGTTTATTCCGCCGGAGTCAAAGAACTAAGTTGTAACCACGGCGTGTCATGCGCCGTTTTAATTTAACCCTGCTGTAAGGTAATTCACCATGAAAGACTCAGAACACCAAGATACTACAATTGATAATGTCTCTCAGTATGCGGGAGAACTGGCGGACCTGATTGAAGAGTTTGTGGCAGACCGATTTACCTTAATGGATGATGCGGTTCTTGAATCCCTTTATGCCGACTTACCGGATGTCACCTATTTGAAAGGTGTGGTGAAAGGCTTACGTCGAAACCTGATGCGACAGGCAGCATCGATCAATGTCGAAGACGCATACCCGAAAGTTATGCTGTTTAAAGAACAACCGTTAACCGCTGAGGATATCAAAGAGATTATCCAGGCCGATTGCCCGGACATGCCGGCGGATGAAGTTACACAAACCGTAACAGAAGTCATGACGGCAACTGATGAAGACGACGATGACGATAATAGCGAAGCGCTGCGTCTACGGGAAAGCAACAAACTCGAACATATCCCAAGCCTTGATGAACTCATGCAAGCGGATGGGAAAGGCTGGGGTTCGGTGAGTGCGGTGATCACACCCCCGCCAGTCATTGAACCTGCTCGTCCTGCAAGACCCTCACGCGCTGAACGCTTTGGTACCTCAAACGTTGAGTTAGCTGAATTACTGAGTCAGGCCAAGCCGGGCAGTGTGTTCTCTATTGACACCATTAAATCTGCAAAAGATAAAAACCTGGTGTTGGTGAAATCGCCCGAGACAAAACACTTTGAACCCCTGCGTCTGTTAGAGCGTTCTGATCCGCAATATTACCAATACATGTGGCCAGCATTATTCGAAGCCCTGGAGGCTGTGTTGAATGACACAAGCTTAACGGTGAATCGGATGCGTCGTCTGGATGAAGAGATGCTTGCACGCTTTGGTGATACCTTAGCTGCCGCGGTCACGACTATCCTGAGTATTGGTAATCACGATCTGTTGATTAAAGAGAACGTCAACTATTTCATGCAGCAGTGTAATGACCGTGGACTGGATATCAAACTCTATATGGGTGCTAAGGTTTATAAGCAAGGTCGCTGGATTAACACCTGGATCGACGCAACATTACAAACCCCTAAAGGCAAGTTTATCTTTGGTACCCCGGAGGTGGATGTGGTATGGCAAGCGAAATGATTGAATGGGAAAAGCTCTTTAACTCGCTAAAGGCGATTGAACAAAGCGACCAGGTCTGTGATTTACCGACGCGCAATCTGTCGGTCATGATGGCACAGCGGCGCCTCAAGGCTGGATTGCAACGCTCAGTGAAACGGGTGGACGCGATCATGAGCGCACAGGTACAAACCGACGAAGCGTACGATGAACTGATGCATCGACTGCAAGTGCTGGCATTGCCTGTCACTGTGACGCGCTTTACCGGTGGGAAGTGGAATCATGGAGTGATCAGAACCAAGAAAGGTACGATCATGTATGGTTAGAAATAACGTTGTCTCTATTTATAAACCGACGTTTCGTAAACGTCTCGCTGTCGACCCGATGGTAGTCATCACCGAGTTGCAGCATGTCTTTACAGTGATTGAACTGTGTAAAGCATCTAACAAATATGACCATCGTGTGTATGGTAAATTGCTGAAAGATGAGGTACAATTAGTTCGTGACTGTGCAGCGGTGCTTGTACGACATGTGCAGACACCATCCATCGTGCAGATGTTGCAAACCGCAATTACCCACGAGAAGCCGGTTGAGTTGATTGCAGCCCGACACGGTGAGTTTTTACAATTGATAAATTAACCCCTGAGTATAAGGAAAATAAAAATATGGCTAAGAAGATTACCGCAGCAGCTTTAGAGAAAGACATCTTTGATCACGAAGGCATCCGTGTCATCTTCCGTGTACCAACTGGTAAGCGCATTGCTGAACAGAAATACACTGAAGTCTTCACGAATCGTTCGCCAAAGAACTACACGTTAAAAACCTTACGCGAACGCATTGTCCGTGTGGTGGGTGAGAACATTGAGTTCTCCATCATCACAGGCGGCGGTGAGATCGCAAACGGCAATTACAAGATCGGTAACTTACGCACCACCTACGAAGTAATCGAAGAGTAATAGACGGCATAAGAGGAGGAGCAAACGCTCCTCCTCTGTTTATGCTGCTTTTTTTTTATCCTGCGACCACAGTCTGGTCGGCAGTTAATGCAGAAGGGAAGCTTCGACCTTTACCCCAGATGATACGAATCCCGCCTGTACCTGGCGTGTAACCAGAACCCATCCCGGCACCACCACCGTATCGTCCACCGGTGCCGCCATTTGCGGCAGTGCCTGCAGACCCGGCTTTACCAAACTGCGTAATTGTACCGCCTGCTCCGGACGTGCTACCGATTGAGATATCCCCACTGGCACCTTCACCGTAGAGGCCAACACCCCCACCACCGGCGCCATAACGGTTACCGTTATAAGACCAACCAGCACCCCCACCACCGCCACCTCCTTTACCGGCCTGACCGTCCACTGTAGGACAGCCACCCATTCCGCCATCACCGGAGTAACCACCTGCGCCACCGCCACCGTTATTGGTGCCGGCAGTCTGTCCACCCAACCCACCGTTTCCACCACCGAGAAGAGGTAGACTAATGGGGGTACTGGTGCTGGTCGAATCACCACCCCTGGCTAGCAACAAGACCGTATTGCCCCTTAAGAGTTTACTGTCGTTGCCGGTCATGTCACCAACGACCAGGGTCAGAACTTCACCCGGGGTCACTTTCAAACGGTTAACATAACGTAGATCACCACCACGCGCACCGATATGAGGTGTACCGGTAAGTCCTTTGCCACCCGAGCCAACAGCCACAGCACAGATATCAAACACACCGGCAGGTACCGTCCAAGAGGTGGTTCCGCTGGTTGCAAATATCTGCTGACCTACCGCAGTGGTGTCACTATCCGGTAACGGACCTCCCCCGGATACTGGTCGGTAACTTGAGTTCAGTAACAGTTCAAACACGGTAACTCCTTACCAGCTAAATGCTTTATTGGCACGCGGCATAGTCACTTCCATTGGGATGTCTTCCGTGACGAGCTCTTGGCTTTCCAGATCGTCTAACCACGCTTCCATTCCTGCCGAGAGGAACTGGTGCTCATGTGCACTTTCTTCAAACGATTCCAACCCTACTGCTTCAGCGATCTCTTCAACTTCAACGTTCGAACCGTAACGGTCCAAGCCCATCAGTGCATCGACCTGAGACTTCGACCAGGCCATGATGTCTTCTGAGCGAGTTGAGATGTTCGGCATGGCGCCAGTATCCAATACGAAGTTAAAGATATACACTTCGTCTTCCTGACCAATACGGTGCATACGTGAGACAGCCTGCTCGTAGTGGTGGAAGCGGAAAGGTTTGTTCAACATCAATCCACAGTTTGCTTCAGTCAGGGGTACGGCTTCTGCCAGTGAGCGGAAGGTGGCGATCCCGGGGTTAACGTCTTCAGAAGCACGGAACGACTTCACCATCTCAACCAGGTCTTTGTTGGTATCACCGTAAACCACGACGGGTTTATACCCCAGACCCCGACAGATCAACGCCATGGTTTCCAACGCGGGCACAAAGTCAGTGAAGATCAGGGTCTTCTTCTTGGCATTGTCAATGTAGGTGCCGAACGGAATCGCCTCAGCAAGCTCTACGTGACACATGGTGCGTTCTTTACCCAACACCCTACCCAGACACTCCCCTTTGATCTTCAAGTCCACATACTTGATTACAGAGCGGGCATCTTTGAACGTCTTACGCATGTGGTCCGGGATCACCGGGATGATGCGCTTGAGTTCGTACTCGTTACAATACTGACTCATGTAGGCCATCGAGTAGGGATCAAACCCCTGGGTGACAAACGTGTTCACATATTGGTTGTAGAGTTTGAAGTCCTCTTTCTCTTTGGGGGAGTGCAAGGTCTTCTCATACCACCCCAGTGCATCGTCGTAGATTTTCTGGTAGGCCGGCTTGTTGTCGGTATAGAACTTAAACCGCTCTTGAATGAACGCCATCATGATCCGTTGGATGTTATCCAGGGTGTAATGCGCGCCATTCTTGATCTTGATCTTCACCGTCATCTCGATCGGCTTGGTGGTCATGAACTTTGACTTCGGTACTGAGAAGCTCACAATCCCCAATCGGTTCGCCAGGATGTCATTAGCTTTGGTGGCGGTCTTGCCCCAGATCTTACGCATCGCTAATTCAACATCATTAGTGAAACCGGGGATCAGGGTACGGAACAACGGTACAGCTTCAGTGCCCATTGCGGTCAGCGCAGTACCGGAAGCCCAGACGATATCCTGCGACCCTGAGGCCTGGCAGAGTTCCACAAACAGGTTGGTGCGAATCGACTCTTTGGTTTTCTGGTTTAAGTTGTGCGACTCATCGAGGATAATCCCGACATTAGGTAGACGCAGCTCTTTCACCATCTTCACCACTTCATCCAGGCGCTCGTAGTGCGCAACGATCCATTTGGTGCCTTTACGGTATGGTTGGTCATACTCTGCAACCCAGACCGACTCCTCTGTCGTAAGTTCTGTGGTGATCGTGCGCTCCCAAACATCGCGTGTGGCTTTCTTGGGGGCAATGACAATCACGTAATCTTTCTTACGACAGAGCATGGTCATGATACTGCAGAGCGTCTTACCGGCACCGGGTGCGGCAGAGAGTAAAGCACCGCGCAGACCGTAACGTGGGATCACGGTGTTGTAGTAGTTCAGCCAGTTACGCTGTTCAGGCAGTGGGGTCTTCTTAACATACTTCAGTTGGCCCAGGTCGATGATATCTTCATACTGCTCCTCGAGGTTGCGCATCCAGGTGTTCTTGCGCAGCAGCTCCAGGATCTTACCCAGACCCCGACGATCTGACCAGGTCTTATCGTGCTCGTAGAGTTGCTTTAAGATGTACTCGACTTCGATGGCAAAGAAGCTGTTAAAGCTGATCTTGTTCTGGGTTACCTCTCGAAAGAGATAGCCAGCAATTTTACTGGTCTTCCAGACCTTGAGGATATCGCGCGTTGCCAGTGGGGCATTAAAGCCAGTGATGGTAATGATATCGTTTTTCTCTTCGACGTTAATGAACCCTAACGCCCGACGCAGGTAGTCAAACATAAATGCCCCTTAGGAAAGTTAAATCATACTAATGTGATCTATAAAATAACGTGCGATATAGAATCTATATTTTTACATACCTACATTACGGTAGTGATATGTTGTACAACATAAAACATATTAGTTGGGTATACTAAAGTTTTATTAGATCCACTACACTTTCGAATAGTGTTTTAGTATACAACCAACAACTTGGAGGTCCACTATGGATCGTTTAATCATTTTCACCGGGGTAATCGTTACATTCGTCATTAGCATTGCAATGACTGTGACGTAACACAAAGGAGAGGGTTATGAATCGCCCTACATTGACCGTTCGCGGCATGATCGATGAGCTATTAGCCGCTGCAAAAGCGCAACACCCAGATATAACTCGACTGGCAATAAAGGTCGCATATATTCAGAATGAAAAAATTAAGTACATTGTGAATATCACCACCGCTACAGGAGTGATACCATTCACGGATGAAAGTCAGATGGATGTTATGGGAGTTGTTGAGCATGAGGTGGCAAAGATCACCGAACGCGAACGCAATAGACCCAACGTAGGCGAATTAGACATAGCCAGTAACACCACAATAAACCTGTATACGAAGTTTAGGCGCATCTTTGGGCCTCGACCCATTATCACAGTGAAATTGGGTTATCTTGATCCCGTCACCCCTAACGTCAACAGGGTTACCGTGGAATTAGACTACACTTACTAAAGGGTTTGACAATAATGTTAAACAAAATCATTACTGAGAATGTTGGACGCATCTCACTGAAGGTCTGGGATAACTGCGAAGATTATTTGCTTCGCGTTACCCAGGGGATTAAACGTGACATCATGCGGGAAATCAAAACGCATGGTGGTCGCACGCAATTCCGCGTCACTGTCCGTAACTCTCTCGGCTATAACAAGGCCGAGGGGATCTTTCACGATCTGCAAGTGGTGGTTACCTGTCTGGCCACTTCCAAAGAACTGAAAGAGACCGTGCGTCTGCCTGTCAGCAAAGACAACCCCCTGGCCATTATCCAGGGCACGTTAATGCATGCGGCGATCAAAGCCAACGCAGTGCGCAGCTATACCTCGATGAACTCACGGGCCGATGAAGTCCGTAAGACACTGAAGAGCAACCTGGATGACATGCTGAAAACGCACTCCACGGTCATCTCAGTGCATCAACACAAATCTGGCCATCCTGAAATTGCTGCGGAATTCATTCAAACTGACGGTCCTTCCATGGCCGCCTTATTTGAGAAACTTGCGCAGCACTCCCCATTGGGTGGTCTCTCAACACAACCTTCCATGTAAGTTCTCGTAATTGGCTGGGCGGGTGAGTATCACCGCCTGGCTTTCCAGGAGTCTATTATGAGCGCCTTGCTTACAGAACTCCTCTCTGGACCCGCAATTCCTTTCGGGTTGGTAATTGGTATACTCGTTTGGTTATTGCATGTGAAGCTGTCAAACAAATCACATCAGCATGTTTACGATGTGGTCGGTCATCAATTGGTTAATGATATCGAACACCTGTGCCGGGAGCTAGCCAGCCCATCGGATCATCGGCGTTACATCAAAACCGATCTTCCACCACAAGGTGATCAGATTAACTACCTGCGTAAGCACATCGAATCGCACCTTAAAGCGCGTGTAACTAAATACATCGATGCTGCTTGTTATAACGACAGGACAGCCCGCAGACCACGGGCGAAGTTACACGTCAAGGTGGTTAACCTGGCGCATATGGGGCAGGGGCTTGAGATAAGTTTTAAACTAGGCCGAGGGATCTTCACCGATCACCGTACCTATTTTAAACCATCCACCTATGCCCATGTCAGTCTCTTCTTTAAAGATGAAGTTCTTTCCAAATAAAGGAATCAGTAGATGTCAAGCAAAAAAGCAGCCAAAGTCAATCCAAAGAAACAACACAAACAAGCTGTTGCGCAGCAGACGCAGCAGGTTAACGGTGACCTGGAATGGGCCCGTGGTATCTTTAGCCATATCGACAGCTATTTTGTTCAGCAGGTGAATAACCTGGTGCACCGTCGTTATAAAGGCAGCGACAACTATCCGAAACATTTCGGTGCCCGTGTTGAGATCAATGAAAAGCACGGTCGCTACGACATCCTGAAATTCCTGAGCTGGGATGAAGCCGGTGTGCTGGATGACTTCGGTAACCAGACCGGTGAGTTCGAACTCGGCTATGTGCATTTCCATCGCCTGAAAGAGATCTCGCAGGATGCACACAAAAACAACCGTCCGGTGGATATCGGCTGGGCGTATGCACCGCATGTTGATTTCGAACACTCCGTTGATGCAGCCATGAAAGCGGCAGCAAAACATGATCACTTCGAAGCGGCGGTGCGCGCACATCTGCAAGGCGCACTGGATGTCTATGCGACACTGGTCGATGAACTCAAAGCTGAATACCAGCCTGAGAACGCAGACGGCCAATACGTTGGCGTGTGTTTCTACTTCAACCCAGAAACCAACGTATTGGAATACGTGATGCAGAAACACGGCGTAACCGATCTGATCGACGGCAAAGCCTCTGAGCGTGACTTCCGTGATCTACCGGCTGGCGCAGAAGTTACTGGTCCAATCGTGGTGGATGGCGATACGGACTTCCGTAACTACAACTCCTGCATGCTGCGTCTGGTCAGTGAAGTGGCACGTTGGGAACGTATCAGTAAACCAAACAAAGAGTGCATGGAAACCGCAGCAACGGATCTGGTTGGTCGCATGATCACCAATGCCGAAGCGGCGTTTGAGAAAGCCAAAGAGAAAGCCGCTGCTGAAGGTATCACAGCAGATCTCTCTCTGCGTTACAATGGTCTGCGTGGTCTGCTGGAAGTGGTCTACAAAGATGAGCTGGGTAATACCGCGCTGGTTGATATCGGTATGGACGCAGCCGCTGTGCTGTTGATCATGACCCGTATCGAACCGGATCTGCAGATGTACGTCACCCCACGTTTCAATAAAGCCTTTGTTGAGCGTTTCGGTGTAGGTGACCAGCACGTCAAAAATGACAACGGTGATGTGATTGCCACCGAAGTCCCGGCGCGTGGCCTGACTGCTGACTTCCTCGCTTTTGATGAACTCGCTGTCACTGGTCAGGCGTCACCGGTACAGGAGCTGGATGATGCGTTTGATAAAGACGACGAACCGGCTGCTGATGAAAACTACGCCCTGAAGGCGTAAGTTCGGTTATGGGGGAGGGCTTAGGCTCTCCCTTTTAACAGTTATCTTTCTTTTTTATTTGATTTTTTACAATGCAGATTTTTTCAGACCTATATGACGGAAGTGAATAGAGCCAGTAGTCACTGACTCGACAATCTTAATTCACTTACGAGGTATAGATTATGAAACTGAATAAACTGCGTTATGTTCTTTCTAAGGGATTCATTTCTCTTTGTGCCGACAACATCGAAGCCATGGGCATGGAAAGAGTTATCCGTATGGCCGAACGTCGTTACATGTTCGCTAACCCAAAAGCTGACGAAGTCGAAATTGACGAGTCTGATGTTAACCGTGCCCTTAGCATCGCTAAGAACAAAGATGCACGCTATGACCGTATTGCTAACCTGTACTCTTGGTTGGCACGTAACATCTCTGGTGTTCGTAACACTGCGGCGTTAAACCGTGATGTAATGAAAAGCCTGTGGATGAGCTACCGCGGTTATATCACTGCAAACGCTCTGGAAGAACTGTGGGTGGTTACTAAGGTGTATGACAATGGTACTGACCTCGAAGTTGAGTTCAGTGAAGTTTGTGCCCTGATTGCCAACAGCGAAGTATAAGGAGCACATTATGTCAAACGGGGTAATGTGGATGATGCTAGCGGCCTGTATCGCTATCGGCTTCAAGATTATCGGTACGGCCTTATCTTCCCCGGCCTCGACCGTTGCAGATCTAAAACGCTGGGCTTCTATTAAGACACCAGATTTCATTGATGCGGCTTTCACCGGGGAAACGATGTATTGCATTACTGAGCGTACTGCGAAACGCCATTTGGAACTTTATGGACCAGACGGTATCGTGGGAATGTACAGTGATGTGTTTGATGAACTTAGACAATGTACCACTATGGACGGGTGGTTAATCGACGGTAGGATTGTCGACAATAAAAACGGAGCAGTACAGATCGCCTTGACCATGACCCGCAACGAAGTGGTTCTCAATAAAGCATACGTTGTCCCATACTTGCAAATCCTGCGAGTCACCGACACGTTCTCTCCTGAGATTCTCCGTCGTTCTGTTCGTGATGTTCAGGTTATTAATGCAAATGTTGTTTGATCCCTCCGAATTTTAGGCCAGGTGCAAACCTGGCCTTTATGCCGGCCTGGGAATGGTACCCGTTATGCCACTATCAATTAACCAAAATGTAGAAATGGTAGATTGGCCTAACCAAGGGCCAACTACCTAGCCGTCATACTGCGCTGGGGGTTCGATGTAACCCCCAGGCAACCCTTATCTATTTAACCTAATTTAACACCAGGGAATTTACTAAAATGGCTTTTATCAAATCACTGTTCCACAAAGCGTCTTCTACTACCCCTGTTAACATCAGCGTAATCGAAGCCCAGCTGGAAGAGACCCAACGTATCCTGAACCGTTTAAACAAACATCAGGCATCAGCCGTCCGTGGCGAACGTACTCGCCACAATCACCACTGAGTGGTGTGTACGAAAGCAAGAAAAGTGTAGTGCAGAAAATCTCACACCTATATAACCTGGGTGATATACAGTAGTAAATCAATTGCAGTAACCAACTTAACCTAATTGTCTTGTGAGGTATTATCATGTCAAACGTACTCGAACTGAACACAACTCCTTCTAACCCGGCAATGGCTGAAGCTTTCCGTAAAGCAGCAACCAAGGATCTCTCGCCGGAACTGGGCGGTGATACCTTACAAGCCGAATTAGCGAACATGGAACGTGCAAAAACTGAGCCTGAATCAAACACTGCACGTCTGGCCAAAACCTTAGCGGGCATGACTTCTTCTGTGAAGGACATGAACGAGACGCTGCACGAAGCAGCAGGAGTGAACACCATGCATCACACTGATGGCGCTGATAACATGTTCAGCGAAGTAGAAGAAATGATCGAGCCTGAATTCACTGGCAGTCATGGTCGTGTCAAAGCCATGGCGCTGCTGTCAGCGGGTTCATTGATTGCGACTACTGCTACTGCTGCGTTATTCACACGTAACAGCAAGACTGTCAAATCAGTCGCAGTAACGGGTCTGTTAACCAGCAGCATGCTGATCGGCATGGAAGCGATTCAGGCTAAACGTAATCCGTCTGTGGCGGATCGTCTGGTCATGGGCAAGAAACGTGCCGCCAAGTTACTGGGCGGTGGTCTGGCAATCGGTGCGGCAACCATGTCAATCGGTTTAACTGTAGGTCGTATCTTTAACTCCGGAGAGTAACATGAGCCAGTTATTCGAGAACATCGATGACGTCATCGAACCAGTAGTCGATCTGAATGTGGCGAAACGTACCCTGATGTTAGCATCCGGGGTACGAGCTGTAGCACTGGCAGTGGGTGTCGGTGTCGGCGCAGCTGCCATGAAGATCAAACCTTCAACTGCGGTGAAAGCCGCAGTGATCCCAGCGGTGATCGAACTCGGTGCAACTTACCTCGGGGTGAGTCGTGCCAGCGAAGTCGAGATCCTGGATAAAGAAGCAACTGTCAGCAACAAATCACACCTCAACGATGCAGCCGTCAATTTCATTGCCGGTGCCGTTGCCATTGTAGGCGGTGCAGTCATTGCCCGTGTACTCAAAGGGCCGGAAACACCGGCTGAATAATCCCAGTAAAGGAACATGACCATGTTTAACAAAACCTGCGAACAGAAAGAGCCAGCTTGTGAAGTCACCATCAATCTTAACGTACAGATCGTAGGCATGGCCGTGGGTTGTGTTCTTGCGCAGAGTGAGAACACCATGGTCAAAGCCGGCGGCGTGGGCTTGGTAGCCGCGTCCTTCCTGGGCATGATTAAGAAACTGTCTAAACTGTAATTCCTTGTAGTAACCAAACCCAATCAAACTCACTGTAATTAACCTAACTGTAAAAGAGAGAATATCATGGAAAACATCAACGCATCTGCAATCAACGAAACTGCTAAAACTGCTGGCGCTACTGTTGAAGGTATCGTAAAAGAAACCATGTTCGCGAAAGTGGCAGAAGCTGTCGAACCAACTGTTGCGAAGAAGATCGCCAAACGCACCCTGATGGCAGGCGGCGTGTTAGCGCTCTGTGGTCTGGGTTACTTCGGCTACCGTGCACTGAAGAAAACCAAAGCAGTCGTAATCATCACCGAAGGCGATGCAGCTAACGAAACCACCACTGACACCACCGTGGTAGCAGACGACACTGCTGCGTAATTTTGTGAGGGCTAGGATATCCTAGCCCTTTCCTTTCTCACTCTTTTTTTTTGTTAAAGTAGGGACGCCCATGCATGCAATCACAACCGGTACCGTCGCTATTCTGATCTTCATCACCTTCTTGTTTATTTCAGAATGGCGATTAAAGGTAAGTAAGAACCTTATCTTCAAAGAAGTCACCCGAATCGCGTACTCGATTATTCGCTATACCGACGTCAAGCAGATCACCCCGGAGATCTACCTTATTGCGGCTGAACTACAAAACCGCATGGTAAAGGTAGGGAACTTCAGCGTGACCGAGAAGGACCGGGAAGTCGCCATGACGATTGCCAAGTACATTTCAATCTTTGGCAACCAGCGGGTGCGTGATCCGGTTATCCTGTTGCACGTGATCGCCAGACGGCTAAATGAGTTCGATGGGATATCCGCTAAATCGCTGGTCTCCACCAATGGCCGCCTGGAGCTCGTTATAGGGCGTGATGACGCCACAGACTATGATCGGGTCATCTATCGCTTCAACTCCCCGCAGACGCTCTTCTAGGCCGGCATAAGGGGCAGGGTTTCCCCCGCCCACTTATTAACTGGTTAACCGTGCTTCGTAATCCGCAATGATCGTGCGTAACTGGGCAATGGTGTTGTTGGCTTCCAGCAATTGTGCATGTTCCGTTGTCCGGCGCTTAATGGCGTTCAAACGGTTCTGCTCGGCCAATCGATATTGCTCAGCCGTCACGGCATTAGTAGAAGGAGCCACCGCAATCGCAATGGTAGGTTCTATCCCGATCAAATCACTGATCGCTGCTTTAATCACATCTTGTGTTTGTTGCAATTGATCAATGATCGCCGACGGCACTGCACCCAGCGACATCGACATGACAATGTACTGATATTGAATTGCCGAGTCATCAGGGAACTGGGTGATGTACGTACTGGGGATGTAGATCGGGGTACGGCCTACCGCGCTTAAGGTGATGATGTTCGCCGCCACCAATACATCCGCATCCATGTCCGCTTGCTTTAACCCCACCGGGGTATAGACACGCGCCAGAATGTCCACGCCTAAAGCCTGGAGCTCCTGGAAGGTACGAATGGCTTGCACGGTATAGATCACACCTGGATCAACCCGAGCAAAATCCGTGACGTTGGCCGCACCCATATACGGGGTGGCGACTTTGAACAACCCCTTCGTTAGAATGGGTGGGGTTAATGACGTTGCCATGGACTACTCCTTATGTATACAGTGACTCAACATAAGGTTTCGCCACGACTAAAAACTTAATGCCATTAACAGACTTCGCTGCACAGATTACACCGTCACGCACCACGCGGGAGATCTCTGATGGCAACTCACTGAACTCCGACATGGTCTCAGCGGCAATCAGCATCTGTTGCATGGCAAAGATAAACGCCTGGGTGTCTGGCGAGATACGGTCAAACTCCACATCGTCAGACGGTAGTAAGGCATAATCCGGGTAGAGCTCTTTCAGCTTGATCTGACCGCCGCGGTTAGTCGGTTTCGCCACGCTGTAGAGTGCCAGGGATTTGTGCAATGCCGGGAAGACCTGCAGTGACGCTTTGATGTGATCGGCCGGATACCACTTCATTACCTTGGTCGGCATCTCCAGCATTGTTTCATAATCCACAACCGGCGAGTTGGTACCCGTTTCGGTGGTTTTGTTAGGAATGCTATAGGAGCGCCAGTCAGGTGCAATGACATACTCGATCGGGTTAAAAAGATCAGGGATGACCAACGCCCACTCATCTTCACCGAACTTTGAGTTCGCCAGGATATCGGCTTTCAGCAACTCATAGATCGCATCATCGTTGTTACCGTTCTTACCGTAACCGACGATGGTGAAATATCCCGTCTGCCATTTACTGGTATTCTCTTTGTCGTAGATCTTGAATTCAATATCACGGACAAAGGTCGGCGGATTAATGCCCATGATGGCATTAATGTTCTTGGCGATATCGCCTTTCGTTACCGAATCGATTGCAGTTTTTGCTGTTGCGTAATCTTCGTGCAACACATCAATTTGGCTCAATGGGACAGGATAGTCAGCAAAGAGTTCATAGCGCGGGTAGCTCAGCTCGAACGACTCATCAGATAACCAAATCTTGATGGTGTTGTCATCGCTGCCGCTCAGTTTACCTGAGACCCATTCAGGCGCCCAGTACTTACCGTCAGTGATCATGTCACCGATTGCTAAGTTTTCCCATGACGTATCGAAGTCTGCTTTGATCTGCTGCAGCGCAATCGTCTTGTCATTGGTGAAACGACCATCAGCAATACGTACGAGCATCCACGCCTGCAAACTAAGGATTGCCAGACTGTAAGTATTTGCTAATTGGAACGCTACGTTATTCTCATCAACTGCTGTGAAAACAAGTAGAGCAGTACCTGGTTTATCCGTGTTAGTGTACGTCCCAATATCCCGTGAAAAAGACATTGAGAGTTGCGATATTTCGCCAATGGGGTTAGTAACACCTTTCTGGTTGTTATTCAGTGACGGATACACCGAAAACCCTAAGATCGTTTTCATAGCTCGCCCTTTACATGGGATGGGATTAAGATACATAACATTTAACACAGTGTACGAGGGCCTGTAGGGAGACGAGACGTGTTGTGGTTAAAGCTATTCTTTTGGAGTCTTCCTTTCATAAAAAAGCGGTCAAAGACTTTCATGGCCGATGGAGCGACTCGTTATAATGCATCGAAAAAAGCACGGGGTTGGTTCTACGCTATTTCGATGTCATTCTTTCTATTCCTTGGCATCCTTACCTGGGGCTACCGCCAGTATGACTACCTGTCCAAACAGAACCGTCATATGACTGAAGAGATCTCCCAGCTTAAAGGTCGCATCAACATCTACCCTACTCTTTCTGATACAATTGAACAGAACCGTTTGTTATTGACACAAAACCATGATCTTGCAGAGGAACTCATTAAAACTCGTCAAAACAATAACGAGTTATATAAAGAGAACCAAAAACTGCAAAGTCAGCTTGAAAAAGCATTAGGTAAATGATGAACACCCGTTTTGGTAATTTATTACGTAGTTGATCAATTATAAGAGAGATATTGTTTATTCGAGGGTGTTTCATGGACAAGTTACCAAGTACCGCACTGCCAAAGGTGTCAATGGTTTTATACACCGATGGCGGTTGTCGTCAAAACATCGGAGGCTGGGGAATACATGGTTATTCCTGGCTGGTTGAAGACGATGACAAAAAGAAAAAGAAAAAGCCGGCGCGTGACGTCCCGTCAACGACTGGCTACATTGTAAAAGACGATCCGAAACTCGACAGTCGTGAAGTGGTCAGGCCCCACGAAGTGATTGAAGGGTTCGGTGGGATTTTACCTAACACCACAAATAACGTTGCGGAACTTACGGCAACTATTAATGGTATTGACTTAGCACTGCAGCAGAACACAGAAAAGCTCCTCGTCATCTCCGATTCCAAATATGTCGGCGACAATGCAAAGAACCAATTGCATCGTTGGATGAAAGCCGGCTGGAAGAAAGCGGATGGCGGGGATGTTGCCAACAAAGAGCTGTGGGAAACCCTCAGCAGCAAACTTGATGAGCTGAAGTACCGCGGCATCTCGTTTGACATCGAATGGCTGAAAGGGCACGCGGGTCACCGTGGAAATCAGTTCGCTGACTACATGGCAACCCGTGGTGTCTTTAAAGGCCGTGTTGGTGACGCTACCCCGTATTATCAGATCCAGGATGCCGGCGAGTACGATAAGTACAAAACTGAACGTCCGCGCTTTGTCACGCACTCGCGCTGGTACTTCACGTTACAGACTGAAAAGTTGATGAACAAGAACGAACAGGGCTTGTACGAGTATTGCTTTGGCCACCCAAGTAAAGGGGATGCTGATCAGCAGTACTTAGGCAAAGCGTTAGCCGACACCGCCTTTAGCGTGGTGTGGTTGAAAGCACCTGAAGAGTGTTTGGATCTGGTTTATTCACGCACCAAAGAGATCGCTACCGACGTTTACGGTAACGCCTTCATTGGTCGCCTGGATAACATTTACAACTCATTCATTCACAAAGAGATCATGGACTACGGCGGGTCGTTATTGCAACGTGCGAATAAGTACAACAATGACATCACCAACTGTACCGATGCTCAAGTGGTGCGTGAGTGTAACCCGCCAGGTATCTCTTACCGGGCACTGTCGAATTTAGGACAGCTTAGTAAGATCCTGAATGAATTTGTCAGCGACAGTTTACCTGCGACAACCAGGGTGGTAGAGATTACTGACAAAATCTACCAGACCGTGAAAGGTAAGAAAGAAGATAAGCTGGCATTGCTCGGTTCGATTCGTCAAACCGACAAAGCGCTCAAGTTCGATGTACCGTGTGATGTACTCGACAAAGCGATCTCCGTCGAAGTTACAGCCACGCTTGGATTGACCTTACCCAACCGTAATACGTTAAACGGTCTTACGGAACTCAATCCAAAGGTATACCTGTTCTTGACAAAAGAGTCCGACATTGCATTTCGCTACGGATCGATTGTGGTATGCGATGAAGGGTATTGCATCATGGCCAACGTATACGCTGACCTGCGTACGCTGTCAAAAAAGGATCTGGAGCGTTGCGGGCAGTAAAGGGTGACTTGTGACCACGTTATTCGCCGGTGCACCAACCAAGCTTCCGATGATGGACCTGTCTGCGATCATTGATCCAGATAAGGATATCGAGTCTCGGCTTAAACGGAAACTGTTATTAACTTTCGTTTGTCATTGTCGACGTCCTCGTGCGAGTGCAGATGAGCTTAACCGCACACATGCGCTATGCGAGGATTCGGCAGACGTTGAGCAGTGTCTTGATTACATCTCGCGCATGGGTCCTGAGTTCAGTGAAGCTTACGATGGTGTTGATCTTGAATGTGTGATGGATATCATCGGGCGTACGCCTGAATGGCTCCGTTACGGATCTGCTATTGAAATGTGGACAGACCTCAAGCAGTTGTAGGGCATAAGAGGAGGGCGTGAGCCCTCCTCTACTTTATGCTGCTTTTTTTTTATTTGACTTCTTTTGCCAACTTCACTGCAGTGTTGTTCAGTGCCGTTCCTGTTGAAATGAACAGGGTATGACAAACACTATAGAGATCAGCCGCACGGGCCGTAGACAGCAGCGTCTTCGCCAGGTTGTCGATATCAGCCTTACTGAGTACCAGTTCGCCAGACTCAATCTGACTGAAGACCAGATCAGACAGTTCCGCCACGCGTTTCACCGCCAGGTTGAAGTGGTAGATCTGCCCACGCTTTAACATCGCCACGAGCTTATTAAAGTCAGTGTAGACGTTGGTGAATTCCGTCAGGTTCGGGAAACGGGCGGCGAAGCTGATATCAGTGACATCTTTTCCACCCAGCGATTTACCCAACATCGCTTCCACTTTACCCAGGATAGCCTTGTCCACGTTCGGGGCGTACGCCACACTGGCATTACCCGCAGAGACACCCGCGAGCCAGGAGTGCAGCTTACTGATGTGGGTCGACTCCAGCATGGTGCAGAAAGCCCGGGCAGTGGCCAGGTTCTCAACCCATTCCTGATAGCTGACATTCAGACGCGCCGGTTGATAGATCATGCGATCCATGAAGTCGGTGTAGTTGTGAGATGCCAGCGCTTTGGATAACGGGCTGAGGTCAGCGGTGATCAGATCCTGTGCAGCACCATACGCACGATCACTGAAGAACTTCTTAATACCATCAAAGAAGTTGCGGATGGGGGCAATAATGTTTAATGCTTCGAGGCCGGCACCGGTTGACTCACGCAGTTCCTGGTAGTCGGCTTCGAGGTTTTCAATGTTGTACGACATATGTACTCCGTGAGATAAAAGTAATCTGTTACATAAGATGACTTATTATGAAGGTATTATTAATTAAAAGGACCGCACACAATGTTGTCATTCGGTGAATTTGTTGAGAAGTCACGCCCTATTCGACCTTTCTTGAATATCGGCGCGGGCTTTGATATCCCAACCGGTAGCTATCGTTTCGGTAAGCACGGTGAATCTATTCTTAATGGTGGTCTGGCGCCATTCATTGCGATCGTTGGTAAAGGCAACACCTTTAAAACAGCGATCGGTTGTTTCATGATGACCCGCGTGCTGGAGCGCTACAATAACTCTAACGGTCTCCACTACGATACCGAGTGTACGTTCAGTGCCGATCGTCTTACCAGTCTTACCAGTCGTCTGGGTCCGAATGCTGCTGCAGAGTGGCTGGCCAACGAACGTATCTACCTGACTGATGACTCCATCATTAAAGGTAACCAGTGGTTTAAGAAATCGGTGCAGGAATACTCCGAAGCGAAGAAGAAAGCCAAAATGGGCACGCTGCCGTTTGTGGATAAAGATGGGAACTTAATCCCGTATCCATACCCGACAGTCAACTTTGGCGATTCCATGTCTGAGATGAAATTCGACGATCTGGAAAAGAACTACGCCAAGATGGAAATCGGCCAGGGTGAAATGCAAACGGAAGCCATGCGTGTGTCGAATGCCAAACGCATGTTAATCGAAAAGACCCAGGGTTACGCCAACGCCGGCGGCATGTATGTCATCATGACAGCGCACTTAGGTAAAGAGCTGAACATGGACGGCAAACCACAAGAGAAGAAAACCACCTTTATGAAACAAGGTGACAAAATCTCTAAGGTGCCTTCACAGATCCTCTCTCTGCCAAACAACGCCTGGGAGATCTCTACCGGTACGGTGTTGATTGATAAGAACACCAAAGAGTGGATGTACCCGAAACAGGGTCGTAATGACGTGGATACCAACGGTAACCCGGACATGATCACTCTGGTGGCGAAGAACCTGCGCGGGAAGAATGGTCCGTCTGGTGTGCCGTGGGAATTCGTGATGTCACAGTCTGAAGGTCTGCTGCCGTCTCTGACTGAGTTCCATTACATTAAGAACAACGGCCGTTACGGCCTGGGTGGCAATGACCGTAATTATTATGTTGAATTGTGCCCAGATATCAAGCTGCAGCGCACCACCGTGCGTGATCGCATCGACGACAACCCTGAGTTACGTCGGGCATTAGAGATCACCATGGAGATGTGTCAGATGCGTTTCCTGTGGCACACCCGCGATCCAAAGTACAACATGACTCCTCAGGAACTGCGTGAAGGCCTGGAGAAGAAAGGGTACAAATGGGATCAGTTGCTCAACACCCGTGGGTTCTGGACGTTTGAAGAAGACAACCATCCATTACCATTCTTAAGCACAATGGATCTACTCCGCATGTATCATGATGAGTATCGCCCATACTGGCTGTAAGTGTACCCACTGTGGGAGAGGGTTATCCCTCTCCTTCTTATACCGTCAGTAGAGGGAAATAAGCTAATAGGAAGCAGTATATGCTTAACAAAGAAATACGCATTGTCGTTGCGTCGACTAAAGGTTTCAACGACGCAGAGCGTTTAAAACTGACTATTGACGGCCTCCTGGAAGATATCTATTACCTCAACGAAGGGGTAGGTGATGAGGACGAGGAGTTGATCACTGATGCCAAGATCGTTTTCATCACTAATGGCGAACACAAAACAGCGGCTGAGTTGCTGCCTGGCGTGTTGGGTGATCGGAACATCGACATCGAAGTGATCAAGGTTGATTGGTCAAAAGGTAAGAAAGCGTTTTTTGATAACTGCGCTGTATTGGGTGCGAAGTCGACCCACGGCGTCATTTTTACGGACAGCAAAGATGACGGGATGCAGACACTGCTGAAAGCATGTCTCGATGCCGGCTCACGCGTTCGTACTTATAGCTCTGCTATTTGAGAAAGGTAACCCCCATGATAGCCTCAGAAGCTCACGTTAGTATACTTGACGTTAATGTCACCCACGTTATATGCACAGTTAATTGCGAAGGGCATATGGGTCGTGGCATAGCCTTGTATCTGCGTAAGTGTATTCCGGGGCTATATGAGCGGTATAAACACCTGTGCAGTTTAGGGATCATCACGGTAGACAAACTCTGGATCTACCCATCACACCCCCGTCAGATTCTCTGCTTTCCAACCAAAGATAAAACCTGGGAAGACAGCAAGCTTGAATGGATCGAAGCCAATCTCATAAAGCTTCGTGACAACTACAAAACAAAAGGCATTGTCTCTGTGGCGATGCCTCCTCTTGGATGTGGAAACGGTAACCTAAAGTGGGATGAGGTGCGGAGCCTCATTTATGCCATCTTGGGTGATTGTGACCTTGAAGTCCACATCTGTTTAGGTAAACCGAAGTGAGGGAAACACCCTGAATAGGAGCCAGTATTATGTCTGATAACGCACGCGTTTTACCCGATCCACGCGAAGATGGCAAGACGCACATCAACGTCTATAGCCGTGGCGCTTCCTGGTTAGGACAGCAACTTTCTAATATGTCCTACTACGACTTCGCACATCCACGCTACGGCGTGTTCGCCTCGTTGGAGGGCTTCTGGTATTGGTTGTCTACGGGCAAGCAACACGAGGAGTTACGGAAGCTTGCCGGGGTCAAAGCGAAAATGACCGGCCGGGAGTTCGAGACGATCCCAAATGAAAACTTTGAAGAAGAGTTCAAAGAAGCCATGCGTTTGCGTCTGGAGCAACACCCGATCATCGCCAATGCCCTGGCTGAATCGTTACTGCCGTTAAAGCACTACTATTGTTACGGTGGGAAAGTGATCGACTTGTATGACCGCCACAAATGGCAAATGGACTTCTACGAGGAGTGGCGTAAAGCCAATGCCCCCGAAGACACCACCTTGGTATTGTTGATCTCTGGCTCACGTAAAGAGAAAGACTACGACGCCTTTAAGCACATCGTGATGACCTACCTGCAACCGTATATCGACAAGATAAAGGACACGTACAAAATCACCCTGCTTTCGGGGCTCGCCTGGGAAGGTCCCGATGACATGGCAATTCGTCTGTGTCGGGAAGAAGGCTTCATGTTGATTGGTCTGCCGGCTAAGTGGAAAGAGCAAGGCAAAGCCGCGGGCATGATCCGCAATGGTGCCATGGGGCGGTTGTGTAACAAGGCTTTGGTGTTCTGGGATGGCGAGTCACCGGGGACAAAAGGGATGATTGATTACCTGAAGAAAAATACTATAGACCATCTTGTGTATTTACACGGTAAACATGAACCTGACTGGAAAGCCCCGGAGACATCATGACCCCAGCACGCGAACAGACCCAGCAATTTGTGATCGAGGCTATTGCTGAGATTCTCCCCGGTTCTAAGAACCGGGATATCTATATCGACTTCTTCTCGCGGTTGAGCGATGAGGCGTTTGATGCCCTGATGCAGCGGATGGATGAAGACCAGGAGATCTTCCCCTTCTACCATCCGAACTTTACCGGCACGGTAATTGATGTTGAACGTGTGATCAAGTTAATTGAAAAGCACGGCGACACCATCATGGAGCAGCTCTGGGATATCGACCCGGAAACCGGACTGCAGTACCTGACTCCATTGAAGTATCCGGTGCTGTTACTTCCGCTGCGTATTCAGCAGCAGAAGCTGCAGAAGAAGATGTCGATTCCAAAAGACAACAACCACATCGACGATCTGACTAACCAGCCCACCACCGAATCCAAAGGGGCTTCTTTGTCTTACCCGGAAGTGCAGATCATCTATGCCATGGGTGGTGACAAGATTCTGGAAGAGACCATGAAGGTCCGTGGTGGTGATGAGAAGGCGTTTCGTGATTACAATAACGAAATCATTGCAAGCGGCGGTGTCACCATTGGTGCAATCAGCAGCAGCAAGACCAAGGTGAAGTCCACCAAAACCGTGCAAGTGATTCTTGAGGCCATGCACCTGAGCAACAACCTGGCCAGTTAAGGATGCAACATGAGTAGCTTGATAAACAACCTGACCGGTAAAAACAAAGTTGAGTTCAGCCCGATTGATCTTGACAGTGAAGTCGAGCGGGTTGTCTCTGAGTATGTCGGTACATACTTACGCAACCGTATCTTTCTGGCAGCACAATCGAAGATACCGGTGAATGAAGACCCAGGGTATCTGCAGATTGTAAACTTCTTGGCGTTGGTGAACATGGAGTTCAACCATATGCGCATGTGGTCTACGTCCGACATGACCAATACCGTCTGGCCGCAGATCGTTGAAGATGAGTATGTGTTGCGCTTTGTGTTTAAAGGCACTACCCATGTCAGTGTGCGGTGCTTTGATGGCGATGTACCCTTTCAGAAACTGGTCGACCATGTGGCCGGTTCTCTAAGCTGCATGTCGCACGGCGGAAATGAAATCATCGCAGCAGCGTTAACCCAGGTCCTGCCACGCAATGACGAACTGGTTGAGCTCTTTACCGGTAACCAGTGGTCGTTGTTCATTTATTACCTGACGCGCATTAACATCATTGAGATTGTGACCAATTCGGGAGGTAGCGTATAATGGTGGGCGGAGATCGTATTGGGTGTTACGTCCCCCTGGATGCTTTGTTGGATACCCGTATCGGGGTCATTGATCAAGTGGCCGGGGAAGTGGGACTGGGGTTGGTTGAGTCGTGGTACCATACTCGTACGGCTGATCGCTTTGACCGAAAGGGTACTGCGTTAACGCAGGCGGCATATCAGGCAGCCTGGGCCGCCCGCAGTGAAGAGACCTTAAAGCGTACACGCATGACCTTTGTGCCGATGTACCTGATGAACCTGATCAGTCGCTTTAACACCTCACACGGCATGCCGATCATGGCCGCAACCTACAACATCACGGTGAACACGTATCCGTATCGGTTATCCGATGAGCGTAAAGAGCAGCTGCAAAAGATCATCGAAACGTACACGTCGGGCATTGCTGAAATCACCATTGATTACATCAGTCCAGCAGACCTGACTGTCGAGTACGTGAAGGCGAACTACTCCGTGTGCATCATGTATGAGTTTGATGAGTGGTTGATGTTGCATAAAGACGAGTTCAGCCAGACCCAGATGCCCGGGACCGTAATCCTGGCACCTAAGTTGTATCTGGCGGATGTGGGGGAAGATGTGATTAAGCGGGCAGAGCAGACCGATGGCTTTGCAGGCCTGAGCCTGGCACTCTGTGCATTGGTGACAGTGGTGTTCCTGGATGTAAGGTTGTTCTCTTATGTCACAGACACACCACCGAATCTGGATGAGTGATTACTTCTTTTCGCCGCCTGGGTTCATGATATCATCGTACTCGATGTGTTCACTGCCTTGACGGGTCTCACCTGCTTTAAACTCCGGGACCGGTAACTGACTGGCATCCGGGGTTGGAGCAGGGACGGCGGCAATCGAGGTGTCTGCACCTTCACCACGCAGGGCAAAACCACCGGCAGCCAACACTTGCTTAACTGCACCGATGATAACAGCACCTTGCGCTTCGTCGTTCTCTTGGGCTTTCTGCTCAAGGTCAAGACGTTGACGGTTAATGATTGATTTGTCGATATCGCCCATCGCGGTCAAGGCGATCTTCAACATCTTCGGGTCTTGTCGGGAGGCCTTGATGGGAGCACCGGACTCAGAGTCCTTCTCATCAAGGATATCTTCGACAATCCCTAACCGTCGCATTTGCATACGACGCATCAAGGCCGCATCGTCTAATTCATAATCAGCCATGAGGCCTCCAGAATAATTCACACCTACATTATCTAGGTGATCGTAGTGTATTAAAAGGAATCGTTATGCGCTTTTTTAAAAAGCTTGCACTCAAACGATGCATGGCGATGTTGCGTGATGCGAAGCACGATACCTTCACCGCGCAAGAAAGCATGAACGTTCTACATGTGCTTGATACCGTGATTTCCACGGACGGCATCATAAAATATTTCGATGTTCGGGTTTCGCTCTCCATATTGATGGAAACACAACTCCCCAATGCCATGGCGATGCTGGACTTGATCACCGAAATAAACAAACACATTCAAAAGGATTTGGATGCCACGTTACCGGATCACGGGACACTATTTGCTGAGTTTCGTGATCTGCGAGTCTTAAGCTTATATGACTGGTTATCTGATAGCGCGGGTCGAGTAGTAGATGCACCACACTTTTACCAACTGTTCATTGATCAGTTGAACCAATTAATTACCGTTATAGTGAACTGTGAAGACCAGGCAACCCAACAGTATTATCTGCGTAGATTGCAACCGCTCTACAACGAATTACTGGGAACAGTGTATGCGGCGTTACACTGCGGAATGCTGAGTCTCTAAGGAGTTATCAGGTGTCTGACAAGAAAAAACCAAGGGATCAATTGACGGAGATGTTAACCGATCCGACAAAGCGGTCACGGCAGACCGCGCATCCGTTGGTGAGGCTCTGGCGACAATTCATGGCACGGGAGCTCATCACTCCTTCCAAATGGGGTGCCTTGATTGCCGAGCACATCACTCGATTGCGACAATACAAAGAAATGGATGTCCAGGCTGTTGGTACCGAACGGGGTAATTTAAAGAAAGCGTTTATTGAAAAGAACACCATGTCTTTTTCGGCGTTTCAACGTGGTTTACGTTTCCTGGGTTTTGCCAAGGTCACGATCATCGTCATTGCAGAACGACCTAATGGTGAGAAGGTTGAAGAGCGTGTCGAGATTGAATTAATTAAGCGTATGTTTACAGCAGGAACACCGCCAGCCACACCGCCGACAGAGAAAGATAAACCCGATTCTGATAAACCGCCTGAGAAGTAAAGACGATACTATAGAAGATGGGACTTCGGTCCCATCGCTATTCCCTTCTTTTTTTTTTGTTGAGGTTTGATCATGGCTGGAGTGGATATTGGGCAATCGATTCAAAACTCGATTAAGGCAGCAGGTTCAGTAACAACCAACGCCGTGAACAAAGTTCAATCAACTTTTGTCGGAGGCGTGAAAGAAGACCTGGCATTAATCGATGCCAAAGCGAAGTCAGCGGTACAAACCCTGAACTCGTTTAAAGATACCCAGATTGGTGCGATCGATGGCTTTATCAAGAAAGTCTCTGGGGGTGCGCTCAGCATCTCTGAACTCTCGAGCATCATCGACGTACGCAACGGGATCAGCATTGACTACCAGCGCCTCTATCGTCGACTAGGGGACGCGGCGGGTTTCCCGATGGATTCAATCATTGGGATGACAGCTGATCTTAAAATGGAAGTGGCGAATCTCCTTGATGCCTATTCCAGCAAGAACTACACCTACCTGCTTAATAAAGCCGGGGTGAAGATCGGGGTCAATGACTCGAGTTATCAAGCGGCACAGTTGATTGCTGGTGTGATCAGTAAGATGTCCAAGTCGGACTCTGACTTTAATACCATGGTGGATGAAGCAGCGCAACTGGCGCTGTTAAATGTCATGGTGCGTAATGCGGTGCAGGTCGGACTCTGGTCAGGGATTGATACCTTACTGGGTCAGTACACTGATAAAGCAGCTGGTATCACCAATCTGGCGACCTGTGCCCAGATCTCGATTCGGGGCGGGGATGTCTTTACCACCAAGTACATCATTGACACCGTCGGGATTGCGCGGGTCACTGCACTGAACACGGATTTCCTGACCGACATGTTACGTTACTTTAAGTTCAAGAGTGATGTGACTGCGGATCAGTACGCGAACTATCTGGCAACGTTGACTTACTGTTTACAGCAGGCCGAAGCCGATTGGGCGTATATGCAGTTCGGTACAGTGCGGGCATTACGGTTAAAGCCGTTCACCAATGCGTCAACGGATGCGATCACTCTGTTCCAGCATACTGACGAATACCGTCAGCACGTCATGATTGCCCGGACCTATCCACCTCGTGATCTGATGGATTTACTGAAACAGAATTACCCGTACATGGCCGTCGTGCAATAACCAACATAAGGAGAGGGCAAACGCCCTCTCCTCTATGTCGTCTTTTTTTTTGGTTCTAAATTAACTTAAGTGTTACCTTCTTCAATTTCTGTAGGTGCCCTCGACAAATGCGCTGATTGCCTGCCCGACCAGCGAGGACGAGAAGGTTGCAGCCATTTGGGTTGGAGACACCCACTGTTTCACATCGAGCTGGGTCTTGGCTAACACGCGTGCCAGTTTGTCTGAACGGTAGATCTGTTCATTCAACCCCATGCCAGACAGCACTGCCAGATAGTCGGAGTAGTTGTTGTCATCGGTCATGAGCTTAGCTGCCGCACGTGCCGGGTTGGTTAAATCACCCGGGTTCAGTGCAGGGTCGATCGGTGCATGCAACATTGGCGACATATCGGCCACCGAGAACGTCACGTCAATTCCCAGAGGATGTTTGTCTTTGTTCCAGCCCACGTTACCCACACCACGTTGAATACTCATTGAGTCGATCATCCCTAAACGGGTTTGTGAGCGACCTTTTGAATACGCTTCGACTAAGAACGGTGAGGTATAGGCCTGAGCGCCCACAGAACGCGGTAGGACCATGTTTAACAAACAAACCAAGGGAATGATCAGGTTCTGGATGCGTGCCACTGGGTGGCCGTACGGAGAGCGTAGATTGATGGTGTACGTTTCCCGGGGTAGTGACGCAGTCGAGCCTGTCCAGTGTTGTGGGATCTCAATGTACCCTTGACCCAACATTAGGTTAACAATCCCACCAAGACTGGTGCCCGATGCATAACCTTGGACTACCTGCATACTGGAGTCAATCAAGGCATCGATCGGTGCAAAGCCAGTCTTGCCACCGCCAGCCATGAAGCGAGCATCCTGTGCTGCAGTAGACGCGCCGTTCAGTATCCCGGTTAACTGGTTCTCACCAAACGAACTCTGGAAGGATTCTCCGATCGCGCCGTTATGGTTGACCTTGAAACCAATAAAGGAGCCGCCATCACGCAACTCCGATTCCATGTGGTCAAGCACACTGTTAAAGAACCCGGTGGATTTCTCCACATCAGTGACCGACGCAGCATCACCTGTGGCAGTTGGTGCAGTTACTCCGGTATCACCATCAGCATCCGTGGTGTAGTTCCCCGCCCCTTCCATCCCGGTACCAGACGGATCTTTTACCTGACCCAATCCCGAATTGAAGTAGGACTGCAGATACGTGGTCAGATTAGACTCTGGGCTGTCGCCAGCCGGATCGGTCCATTCGTTACCGTGTTTGTTAATCGCCCGGATCGCACTGTTACGTTCAGTTACCGAAGAGGACTCGATACGCTGGGCCAATGCTTTCTGCCAACGAATGTGTTTACGGTTTGCACGGTTAGCAAGATAGAAAAGGTCAACAGAACCATCAGCACGCCACAAACCAGGCAACATGTTCGCAAGCAGTTTACGCTCGTTCGGTGTGTAAGCAGAGAAGTCAAACGTTTGTTCCTTAGCCTGAGCATGGCGCGTACGGAATGCCGGTGGGATAATCCCCATGTTGATCATGATGGCGTTCAACATATTGGTACAGGATTTCCAATAGAGCGGCATTGCGTTCTTGGAGTAATAGAACTTGGATTTCGGAATCCCCATCAACCAGGTAACCGTGGTATAGGTGACCGAGATGGCCTGCAGTGGCCAGTGCACAATCGCTGACGCCGCTTCGGCAAAGTGGAACAGCCAACCCGGAGCACGTCCGGTACGCGCCAGGTAGGCGGCATTGGCATCAAACATGTTGGCCAGGAAACTGAAGATCCCGTTGAACTCCGGCACCCCCATACGGAAATAGACCACATCGGCATTGTCATCAATGTTAGCACTATAGTCCGACCCCATTCCACCAAACTGATCATTCCACCAACGACTGGCACGAATGTCACAGCTCGGTGACCACTGAGGCGGTGGGTTAATCCAGAAGTTACCACCCGGGGTTGTGTCTGTGAATTTGTTTCGGGCCTTCTGATATTGCCTACGGTCTTTTAACCCGTCATCAATATTTACACCAGAAAGCATAAATGCCTGTTGTAAATAATCATGGTCTTTAATGTTCATTCACCAACTCCGAATGATTAAGAATAAGAAGGCGGGGCATGACCCCCGCCTGATGTTACTGATTAGCCATTACCGTACTTGCGAGCAAAGCTCACCGGTGGTGTACCGGCACCACTGGCAGGTGCTTGCGGTGCCGCCGGTGCAGGTTTGTTCAACATCTGGGTTTGCACCGCAATGAACTGCTTCATGATCTCAACCAACGAGTTCATGTTATTGTCGATGTTCGCCAGGTGGTCTTTACTGCCAGAGATCGCCGCAGCAGACTCTTTCGGTAAGACCGGTACGGGTGCCGGTGCAGGGGTAACTGTCGTGACCTGCGGGGCATTAGGAACCTGCCCTTGGGTCGGTTGCATGCGAGGAGGTGTGTTAAGGGTTGGGGTGGTTGGTGTTGGCGTAGACGCATCAGCGGCTGCTTGCTTATCGATAGCCGATGCCGTGGAGTCTTTGGCATTCGGTGTCGATGAACCTGCAGAAACGGCTGCGGCTACACTTGGTCCACTTGTTGACTTCAATGCTGGCGCATCACCCTGGCCCGGAGGTGGTGCTACGGCATTAGCCGCAGATGCACCCGGTGCAGTCAGCTCAGCTGCCGTCTTCGCGCCCGACAATGCCGGAGTAGAAGGCCCGCTCTGTGCTTGACCGGATGCCAAGGTTTGTGCCTGGTTATCCTCAGCTGCATCACCTTGTGGGCCAGCAGACTGATCTTTACCCGAGAGAATGTCATCAAACTTCCCAGTCCCCATTAGATCCGTATACTGTTTGAACAACTGACCACGTTCAGCTAAACCGTGTGTCCCGCCGTTAACCAATTTGGTAACAGTATTCAGATCCCCTTTCTTCGCAGCTTCCTCAATCCCATTACGCGACTTCCAATACCACAGTGCTGACTTCGCAGCCATGGTTGGGTCAGTCGAGAGTTTATCGGGATCGGACACCAGGTCAACGCCAAGGCCTTTACTGGCGGCTGCGTAGTTGGCTTTACCGGTCAGCTGCATGAAGCCACGTCCACGGTACTTCCAACCATCTCCCGGTTTGTCGTTCCCCATACGACCGCCATAGATCGAGTTGGCAATCGCCACTGGACCCGCTGTCGCTAACTGCTGCGCAGCTGCCAGGGTGGGGAAGCGGTTAGGCCAGAGCCTCATCAGAGTCTCTGCTTTATAACGCAGGTTCTCTTCGAGTTTGCTAAAGCCTCCGGACTCCAGGTGAGTCTGGGCCAAGAGCATGGCGAGTTCTTGTTTATCCGTAATGCCGGACTTCATGGCTTCACGAATCAAGATACGCGCACCCTCTTCAGCACCTGGACCTAACTTAATCGGCCCAACCTTCCCGGTGTTGTCAATCCCCCCGCCTGCACCTGCCGCACCACCTGCCGCACCGCCACCATAGGCTGTCTCGATACGTCCCGTTTCCGGGTTGTATGTTGTTACCTGACGCTGAGAGGTATAGACTTGACCGGTACTCGTCTTCACCTGGTTGTTCACCATGTTACCGGACGAGTCCTTACGCCAATCTTTCTCAGTAGTGCCATCGGCCCGTTGTTGCACACCGCCTTTTACCGCTTCAGCAGAATACTGCGCTTGTTTGACTTGTGCCTTCAGGTTATTCAGGTGGTTTTGAACAACAGAGGCATCATCATTAAGTTCACCGGTTGACCACGGCGAGGTCTTAATGGTCCAAACAGAGATCGCATTCACGCCATCGCTGTATTTGGCATTGGTTATCGCTGTCGCTGCAGCGAACTTCAACTCAGGTGGCATCTTCGGTACAGCAAGCGTCGGTCGACTGTCTCCGGTCTGGGTATATACCGTGCTGGCAAACGCTAAGTACGCTGGTAAGAAGCGACGAGTAAACCACGGCTCCCATGATTTGTAAGACCACTGGTTGGATGGACTCAAACCAAAGCTTGCAGCAACAACCCGGTAGATGTCTGAGGCTTTACCGTCAAACGTCGCACCGTTATCGGCAAACTTGATCTTGTTCGCCATCACCAGTTCCAACTGCAGGAGTGTCGATACACGATCAACATCCAACGTTGGCAGGCCGTACACTTTCATACGCAGCGCAGTGAGGTCATCCATCGCCTGACCGGCTTTAGGCAGCAAACCACCTAAGAGATCCCCGGCACTGACCACAGTACGATCACCGGTAAACCACGACGACTCTTTATGCCCAACCGTTTTCAGCTCAGGGATATCGCCATTTGGGTTAATGGCTTTGACCATGTCACTGCTGAGTTCACGACTGGAGGCAACCTTATCCATCCCGGTTGCAAAGACCGACGCTGATTTCCCCGTGGTCATCTTCTGAGCTTTGTTGCGCAGACGATCCAGCACATCTTTTACCAGCGCTTCGGTCTGTTTGCGATCGGTTGCATTCAGATCCGGGAAGATACGACCAGTAAACATGTACGGGTGATCAGATGACTCATCGAACTGTTGTGCGCGTTTGGCGATCTCGTACTTTGCCGCTTCATCCGTCGACTTATCCAGATCCATGAAGGCCTGGCTTGGGAGGACTTGTTTCGCCACGGCTTTGTGGGTCAGGTAAACCGGTTTGAAGCGATGCAGGAACCAACCCGCGAATTGCTCCACTTGCTCACGGTCATTCGGGTCATCAACAAACAATGAACCGAGTTGGGCGATTGGGGCTTTCGGGTCGAGTGAGGCATAGCCATCATCGGTGGTTTTGACATACGGCTCTAACGCGGCTTCCAACTTCAGGATGGCCGAGACATGACTGGAGTCATTATCCGGAACACCATACTGACGTAGACGCATCTGCTGCAGTAAGCCCGGGTCATTAAACCAGGTGTATAAAGAACGACCGATAGCGCCGCCCCCTAATGCACCAATGGCCCCGCCAGCAATAGCACCGATGGCTGTACCAACAACCGGCACAACTGAACCGATAGCGGCACCCATCGCCGCACCACCCAGAATACCACCAACACCGGAGCCAGCTGCTTCTGCCACACCTGCGTTATCACCTGCCTTGTACGAATCCCACGCTTCCAGTGCTGAGACCCCGGCTGTGACAATCCCGCCACCTTTGACCAGTAGCTTCAGGTTACCGGCAACACCACGACCCAACATACCGCCTGTACGACCAACAATACCTCGGCCGAGACCACGGACACCACGGGCAGCTTTGCCGGCTAAACGACGGATCAATCCACCACGTGGACGAGGGCCGCCACCACCGCCACCACCACCGCGGTTACGACGACCACCCCGACGCCTGCGACGCCTGCGACCGCCTTCCTCTTCACCACCCTCATCATCATCACCGAGCGCATCGCTGAGTTCATCCATGACACCTTTGCCGCCGGAGATAACACTACCGATCCCTTTGACAATATCACCGATCCAACCCAGCCCTAAGAACTTGGCCAGCCCACCGAGGATACCGAACTCCTTGATACCGGAGACCAGACCAGTAACGGAGGAGAACAACCCTGCCACCAATCCAAACAGTGTGGTGGGTTTCTCCTTGTCTTTGGCATGGTCATCAGAGTCATGTGCGTGTTGGGCTTCTTCACGTTCTTTCTTCTGTTGAGCACGACGACGAATCAGATCAGCAACCGAGTTATTGCGCACCCCATCGTGATCCGGGTCACTGGCGTCTTCCCGTTTCTTATCACGCAACATCCGCCATAAGCCACGAGTCGCTTTGAAGCCTAATACTGCCGGCATGACAGTAGTCCACTTCGCAACGGTCAAGACGGGACTGTTGATGTTCGGTAAGCTTTTGAAGACTTTACGAATCAACCCAGATGACTTGCCTTGGTTACTCATCCGACCCGACAGTTTACGCAACCACCCCTGACGCTCATTCACCGAATCCTTCATAATGTCAGGATCACCGGTCACTTGCGCAATGGTGGCATCTTTGGTCGCTGTTACGCTATCACGCACAGAGGCCAGGACACCGATGGTTTCACGCAGCAAGGCATTGTTATCAAGCTGGGCCTGTACAATCGCTGCCGTCTCTGAGGCACTGCCCGCATCCGGTGCAGTAATCCCTTCAGAAGGTAAGCGAGTGCGTGAAGCCCGATCCGCCGTACCGTCATTGAACACCCCAGAGGAGCGTACGACTTCTGCTTCCTGAGCAATCTCTGAAGCCGCCTCTTCTACAGCCTGACGACCAAAGCGACGTTGCAGTTCGGTGGTGGCATTACGCAACGCTTCCTTACCACTGGATGCGGCATTCAACAGCGCTTGTTTCACCGCACTGGTGTCCGGACGAACTGAGTTGATCTTGCCAAACAAGTTACTGGCACTTTCACCCATGTTACGCAATGAATCACCCAGACCACCACTACCGCCTGCAGCGCCTACCGCACCCGCCCCACCAAAGCCGTTTACTCGATCGCGCAGACTTTGGCCAAGGCTATTATCCAAACGACGAGCAATACGATTAACAGCAGCCTCCCCATATCGCGCACGAAGCTGCTGAAGCACCACTTGATAATATTCCGGACTGTTAGCTCGGGCTTGGGAAAGTTGTGCACGGATCTCCTCCTCTTGTTCACGGGTGAGTCGACCCCGCAGGTTGCCCAGACTGTCTGTTACGCCACGACGCAGGTTATCCAGCGTCTCACGCCCCATCTCACCGAGTTCTGCTCCAGGGTTAACATTACTGCCCCGTTCATTGGAATCTTCCCCTTCACGATCAGGACGATAGTTCGGGTTAGCAATGAACTTCTGCATCATCTCCCAGTACATCTCGTGGTTAAAGACATCCTGGCCATTAACCCGTTTGATGACGCCCATGTCTTTGAGCTGTGCCCGACTACCACTGTTGGCCATGGTATTCAGTGACTGCTCGACATTCGGCATATACTGCGACTGGGCCTGCATAACGTTAGACAGGTTGTTACGCATCTGTGCCAGTTCGGGTGCATCGCCAATCTGATAATCACCAAAGGCTTTGGCCCGACCGGTTGCTTCCCGAGTGTCGAAACGTTTGTGCAAGAACTCATTGATCTCCTGCACTGCTTCTTTATTGGCATTGCCCCAGCCACTGGACTTCAAGTAGGTGTTGACGTTGAAGCCATCACCCGCTTCAGCATCCCGGGCAAAACGCATCGCTAATGCCACACGGGCATTGGGTGAGAGCTCCTGGTCGGGGTCGAGGGTTTCCACCATGGTGTTGAAGGAACCTGCGGCCGAGGAGAACTCATTGCGATTAAAGATCGACGAACGCAGATCGACGTTCGCCCGCTTCTTGGAAGTGAAGCCACCCTGGATGTGGTTGAAGTGCACTTCCGACACCGACCCGACATCTGCTTCCAGTTTATTGGCGATCGCCGTTTGCTGGGCCAGTTGTTTAGTCAGTAAGCCTGGAATCACTTCCACCAATGAACGCCGTGACATCTGATCCCAAACAGCCGGTTCAGTCAGGTCTTTCACGCCAGGGTTGTGCAACCGAGTACGGTTACCCATGGAGGCCGGCAATTGAAAGAGGGCGTTATTCAGGAAGGGGTTGACGACGCGCTTTTGTAACCGCGTGTGCCATTTATTCCCCTCGGCATTCGGATCGAAGTTCTCATCAAAAGACTGACGGTTACGTAACCAGCCATTGATCAGACCCGGTGCTGCATTTGAGTAATAGCTTAAGTCATGACCCATGCGGTTCAGACCCGGGTTACGCGACAGTGCAGGACGGGCTAAAGAGGAAAGCATCATCGGCAACATACCGACCAGTCCTTGACCCGCCATCTGTCCGTAGTCACGCGCCCCAAGCGAACGCCCCATCATGCGGGCCTGTTGCGCGCCCATCATGGCAGCACGGGCGGCAGCAATGCCACCCGAAGCGCGGTGGTTCATATCCTGGCTACGTTGATCCACCATGTTAAAGACGTTGTCAAACAGCCGGTTACCGAATTGCGAGACCGTACCGCCTAACCCACCCAGTGCACGTTTACGGATCAACTCACGGGCCGAGGCAGAATGGCTCATCTTTTCGAAGTCAGTTAAGCCGGTATTTTTCACCAGACTTGACATGGCGTCCAGACTGCGTTTGTAGAAACGTTCTTGCATCTTGCCAATTGACAACTGCAGTTTATACGAACGGTACTGGAGCTCTAATGACTTGCGCTGGTAGTTGGCAGTGAACTGCTCATTAAAGCCAACGGTACGGGCTGTGAGGCGATGGATGCCTTGCATGAAGGCCAGACTGTCTGCAGAGACGCTCGCCTGTCTGGTGGCGACTGCGGCGGTCTGTGCCATGCTCTCTTTATGCAGGGCCACGGCCAGCTGACTCGACTGCAGTGTAGCCTGCTGCATCATGGTAACGTAGTCGTCGTTCTCGTTACCGGTTGAGCCGTCGTCCAGACCGGGATCAGCGGGCTTGGTGCTGGAGACCGAATAATCGATGTCTTTATTCTCAGCCCAGACTTCAATTTGCTTTAAGACCTTCTCCGGCAATTTCCCACCGTACATCGATAATGCATCGAGGGTTAGGTCTTTGATGTCATTGACAGAGTTACGGGTATTACTTTTAACTTTATCGTATAGGTCATCTTTGAATCTTGCTGCGCGATCTTTTGCATCAAACGCAGGCGAAAACGATGCGGGTAACAAAGAGCGAATGATACGCTGAGGAGTACCTTTAGTGAACACTTCCTCTTTGGCACCAGTCCAAAGGCCTGCGGCGAACTCACGAATCGCCCCGCCTTTACCCTTCTTCTTCGTACTTGCATCGTCACCGAAATCGAAGTCAAAGTCCAGGTCAAGGTCACCCAGATCTTCGTACTCGACTTTGACATTCTCGGCCATGTTAACACCTTTATCAAGTTGCTGCTAAAAGGATCACTCATCATGCGGTCAGCATTACTACCTTTTAACATTAAGATTACTGACTCCAAGCAGATCCCCTGGAGAATGATGCGACCCGTTACGTCGCTCGATATTTACGACGGCCTAACCACTGAGCTGAACGATAACGGTCTGTACTCAATTCCCATTTTTGGACGCGTTGGATCGGAAGAACGTGATGAGCGATTTAGCTACATCCACATCAAGTGCGCCGTGTTCCATCCTGATATCTTCCGGGCACTGACTGCATTAAAGCAGATGTACGCAGGGATTCTCTCCGGTAACGTGTACGCGACATGGAGCGAGGAAGAGAAGGACTTCATAAAATCTACCCCGCTTGATGGCGACACCGGTTTTTCCTTCTTTGTTAAACATTGGAAAAGCATAGAATTTAAGCAGACTGGCTCGCCGGCCCGTAGCGACAAGATCGCCCTGGTCGAGAAGTTCAAGGACGTGGCCCTCTATCGTAACATCCTGGTCTCACCAGCAGGCATCCGTGAAATCCAGATTGATGAGCGCGGGCGCACCATCGAGAACGAAGTCAACTCCCTGTACCGTAAGTTATTGTCAGCCGCGAACACCATCACTGATGATCCTTCTGCCGCCGATACCTCACTGTATGACTCGGTGCGTTGGTCGTTACAGAACCGCTTCAATGAGATCTATAAAAGTTACGCGGACATGCTCGAAGGTAAACGCGGGATCTTACAACAGAAGTGGGGTCGTCGTCGTATCTTCAACGGCACCCGAAACGTCATCACGGCCGCCCCTATCGGTACAGCCACACTCGGTGCGTTAAACTCCCCGCACATGAATGACACCCAGATCGGTCTGCATGAGCTGGCCCGTGGTGCATTGCCGTTAACCATCCATGGTTTATTGAATGGTTGGTTGAAGCATGTCTTTAATGACGGCACGCGTATTCAGGTCATCAACCCGAAGACCCTGAAACAGGAGTCGGTGGAAGTCGACATCCCGACCGTCACCAAGTGGACGACCCAGGAAGGCCTGGAGAAGCTTATCGCGGGCTTTAAAGATGTGACGTTGCGTAACAAGCCGATCACCATCCAAGGCCGCTACATCGGTTTGGTGTACGCTGACAACGATCATTTCCGGGTGTTCGGGGATATCGATGAATTACCTGCTTCGTTTAATCGCGAGCTGGTTCATCCGATGACCTACACCGAGTTACTGTACCTGTGTTTGTACCAACGCTGGAACACTCTTTATATGCTGGTTACTCGTTACCCCATTACGGGTATGGGGTCGGTATATCAGACCAAAGCGTTTGTACGCACAACCATCAAATCCAGCGTGAAGATCGAACTCGATGCCGAATGGAAACCCATTCCTGGCGCGTACGCTACCGCCTTCCCGATTCACGATCGCTTTGCTGAGTTCATGGATTCGCTTTCAGTTCACCCCAGCCGCCTTGGCTTGCTCGGTGGTGACTACGACGGCGACACCATGTCAGCAACCATCCTGCTCGGTGACGATGTCCTGCGGGAATGTGCGATGTTGCTCTCACGGCGTGAATCGTACATTACCGGACGCGGTGAGTTCTTGATCGATGTCACCAATGAAACCTTGGACTTTACCCTCAAGGCGCTGACTTCTTAATAAGGTGTCCCATGATTCTTTATAATGCTTTCTTCCGTCGAACTGTAGTGCGCAAGAAAGAACAGATCTTTGGCCCGCGGTTCTTGCAACTGTCACAGTTTGAATTACCCCGTGGGTCATTGCTTCATTATATCCCAACGGATCTGACTGAACAGGGGATTGAGAACAACGACCTGTTGATCAACCGTTACAGTGATGACATCTATATCGACCACGTACCACAGATCCAAACGCCGTTGGGTAACCCTCAGCGCAAACCGATCTCCCTGATGCCTGCGATCAAGCGTTATCACAACACCCACCGTCGCTTTAAACTGGTGCGTAACATCAACTCCGTGATCCGCAACAAGCTGTACATGATCGTGGAGAACTACGCCATTGCTCAGCATCAGTTGGTGTATCGTCCGGCCATGTATTCCAACTACTACCGCTGGTACAACATGCAGTACACGGTGATGCACAACATGACCCGGCTGCAAGGTGAGTCAGATCGCAACCAGTTTGTCTATCTGCCGATTCCTGCTTCGCTGCCACAGTTGGCCCAGCTGAAGATCTACGAAGAGCGTCTGTCAGCAGGCTTGGATAAAGTCAGTAATGGCACCGGGCTTGAGAACTTCGATGACCTCAGTGCCGAAGCGCGTATTGGTTACGCCATGGAAGCCATGCTGGAATACCAGGATACGGCGGACCTGAGTCAACCAATGGCACGTGACCAGGCGATGGCTTTCCAGACCCTGGTGATGAACGCCACCAATGACACGGTGAATCTGGCACAACGTATTCCCGGTTACTACAACGGCGATGCAGGCTCGGTGCTACGGGTTGGGATGGAAGCGTTGGGTGCGTATGCCTCGAAGGTGATGAACTTCACCCCGCAGCTGTCCATGGCGGTGATGAACCGTTTACGTACGCCGGCGGATTACTGGTTCATTCACTTCTGGATGTGGCTCGGTAATCAACGTGAAGCCTCGCTGTTCAGTATGCTTGACCACGACAAGCTCGATAAGATCCACTTGGTGCTGGGTAACGTTGGTGCGTACTCCGTCATCCGTTTGGATATTCTCGATCAGTGGCGTACTGAGATCTTAAGCAAGACCTCAAACCCTGAAACCGCGGTGCAGAACTTCCGTAAACATATCCTGAAGTTCTTGACCCGTCTGTTTGATGTGAAGAACGGTAACGAACTGGTTATTGAACATCTTGACGATGGAGCGGATGCACATGAGGTCGGTGAAGAAGGTCAGGAGATTGCGCCGGAGCAGGGCAGTGTGGTTCCGCCAACAGCAGATACCGGACTATTCGGTACTGAGCTTCCAACCCTGGACGACCCCGCCCCTGTCGTTGCGTCTAGCACTAAGAAGGGAACAAGTAAAGGAAAAGACATTGGTTCTGCTCTGAACGACGAAGAGCCGATCGATGCCGTGGACCTCTACGAAACCCGCACCTTAGCCGATGACATCGACGACGATGAGTTTAACCACGACACTGAGAGTCGTCGGGGTGAAGCAGCAGCGTATACTGACACGAGCACTAATCCGGAAGACGGGGTGTTGCTCTACCTGGAACGCCTGAGCGATGCCGGCGTGTTGACGGTGGCGGAATACAAACGCTTCCAGCAATTGGCCGTGGCGTATAAGAACATCCCCAATCCCGTGGGTGAGGGGACGTTAGCCGACCTGATGATTATCGACCCGTCAAAGGTCACTGATCTCGGTGGTCTCGATGCCCCGGACTCAATCAGTATTATCGATAAGGGCTTACTGAAATCCTCGACCAAGGACTTTGATAAGAACTACATCAAGAACCTGATGGAAGCGGATATCCTCAACGCCGTGTTGTCGATTCAGAACTCCGGTGTGGCGATCATCGATTACCAGCGTGAAGAGAAGAAAGACGCCCGCAACAGCTACGTGGTTTACAGCGTGCAGGTGCAGCCGGTTGGCGGTAAAGTCACTACCCTGCGTTTTCGTGTCCCGAAGTTGAACGAAGATGGTACCTCGGTGGTCAATGGCGTGAAATCCCGTCTGCGTAAACAGCGTGTGGATATTCCGATTCGTAAAGTCTCTGCCAGCAAAGTCTCATTAACCAGTTACTACGGCAAACTGTTTATGGAGCGCTCTGAACTGTCGGTGCACAACTACAGCGAATGGTTATCACGGCGTATCAAAGCGCTGGCGATTGCGGATACTCCAGAGATCACCCGTCTGGTACTGGGTCGCTCCTTTGATCCAAAGGTACGTGTCCCTCACCTGTATGCGATTCTGGCCTCGCAGTTCAAAGGCTTCCAGTATCTCGATTACACCTTCAACTTTAACCGCCGGGAAATGGTGGCGGTGTTTGGCGAAGAGGTGATTGAGAAATACGCTGAGAACCGTTTTGTGGTCTGCGGGATGATCGAAGACAGTCCGCTGTTGATGGATGATAACGGCACGCTGTATCAAGCCAACAATGACGTGTTGTCAAACCTGGGTGATTTCGAAACCTTAATTGGTCTGGATGTTTCCAAGGCACCGATCGAAACTGTGGTGTTAGGCGTATTCCGTCAGAAGGTACCGATCGGGATTATCCTCGCGTACTACTACGGTCTGGGTGCGATGATTGAGCAGTTCAATCTGCAGGTGCGTACGGCTAACCGAGGTGAGCGTTATCAACTGACCAAAGATGAACGGGCGATCTTGTTCAACGATGAAGTGCTGATCTTTAACCGTACCGATCGTTTGGGTGCGATGTTACTGAACGGCTTTAACTCGTATGCCAAAGAAGTCAGTCGCTTCTCGCGGTATGACTTTGACCGTAAGTCGGTTTACCTGAATGTGCTCTCTTCTGCGGGTATGGGCGTGCGGTGGTTACGTGAGTTCGATCTGATGCGTGAGATGTACATCGATCCGATCACGCGTGAAGAACTGCTGAAGATGAATGCGCCGGTGAAGTTTGATCTGCTGCTGGTTCATGGCACGAAGATGCTGCTGAATGATCAACACATTCGTGAGACCTCATTCCGTGAGCAACGTGTGCGTGGTGCCGAGCGTATCTCGGGTGCTATCTATCTGGAACTCGTGCGTTCAATGCGTATCCAGAAAGCGCGTGCTACGTCATCGAAGGTGGGCTTGGAGTTACACCCAGATGCAGTCTGGTTTGATTTGATGCAGGATACCTCCGCGATTCCGGTCGAAGAGTGTAACCCGATTCACAACATCAAAGACATGGAAGTGATCACGTATGGCGGAAGCGGTGGACGTACCTCACGTTCCATGACCAAGCCGACACGTGAATACATCAAAGACAACATGGGGATGATCTCTGAAGCTTCGGTCGATAACGCCGATGTAGGGTATACCGCGTACATGTCGATGGACCCGTTGATGACCGACCTGCGAGGGAACACCCAAGCAGCGACCGATGACACCAGTCCGACGCATATCGTGTCAACCTCTGCATTGTTAGCCCCTGCAGCTGACCGTGATTCACCGAACCGTACCAACTTCATTTCGATTCAGCACTCCCAGGCAATGTATGCGGACGGGTATCAAACCACCCCGTATCGTACTGGCGCTGAGCGTATGATTGCACACCGTGCCTCTAAGCTGTTTGCCTATGCGGCGGAAGAAGATGGTGTGATTACCGAGATCTCTGCGAAGCACTTAATGGCGCAGTACAAAGATCGTCGGGTTGGGGTCGAGCTCGGGATTCGTTACGGGAATGCTTCTGGTACCACGTATGTGCATCCGATCATCACCGACATGGCGGTAGGGCAGGCGTTTAAGAAAGGTGACATTCTGTGTTGGAACCGAAATTACTTCGAACGTGATTTCATGGAACCGATGCAGTGCTCTTGGAAGGCAGGGGCGATGGTACGGGTTGCATTAATGGAAGAAGAGTTTACCTTTGAAGACTCCTCGGTCATTTCGCAAACCACTGCCAAACGTCTTGGAACCCGGACGGCGAAGCCAATTGCTATTACAGTTGACTTCACTCAAGAGGTGCGTAACTTACTCCCGGTCGGCACGCAAGTAGACCCGGAAACTATTTTATGTACCCTGGAAGATCCAGTCACGGCGAACCTTGGGCAGTTTGATGACGAGTCATTCGACAGTTTACGAATCCTTGCCAACAAAAACCCGAAAGCCAAAGTTACCGGTGAGATCGCAAGGATCGAAGTAACGTATCGCGGCAGTGTCGATGACATGTCCGAATCGTTAGGGTTGATCGCGAACCGCTCTGACCGTGAACGCACTAAACTCAATCGTCAGCTGGGTAACAATGAAGCGAACACCGGTGAGTCATTGACACCGATTCGTGTTCAAGGGACCCCACTGGAAGCCAACCAGGCAATCATCGAAGTTTACGTCATTACCCCAATGCCGACACTGTCAGGCGATAAAGGGGTGTTTGCTAACCAGATGAAATCCACCTTCGGGTCGATCATGCCAGACGGTATCACGACAGCCTCCGGTAAACGCCTGGATGCGAAGTTTAGTAACAAGAGTATTGCCAACCGTATGGTAACCTCTCCTTACGTGATGGGCACCACCAACGTCCTTCTTGACACCATTACCCGTAAAGCCTGTGCGATGTACAAACGTCTCAAAGGTTAACGGCGCAACTGCAAGGTGATAATGATGAACAAAGACATTTTAGAAGTCCAGCAGATGTTAATCGGCGGTGGCTTCAATGTCGGGAAAGCAGGTGCAGACGGTCTCTACGGCCCGAGTACCCGTGAAGCCCTTCGTCAGTGTATTGCCAAAGCAACCACCGGTGGGGCCGCAAGCCCCACCACTCCTATCGTTAGCACTGGCGATAGTTATGACCTGGCCTGGAGTGCAAAAGTCACTCCAGAGTTTTGTCGTAAGGTTGAGCACATGGCACAAGCACTGCTACTGCCCGCTGATGGCGCCAACAACTTCATGGCCTGCATGGCTTTTGAAACCGGCGAAACCTTCAGCCCCAGTATTAAAAACGGCGCCGGTGCACCTTACTATGGTTTGATTCAGTTTGGTGCCGATGCAGCTATCGATTTGAAAACCACCACTGATGCACTGCGTAAGATGTCGGCGTTTGATCAGCTGGATTACGTGTACGAGTTCTTCCGTCCGTATGCCGGCAAACTCAAAACGCTGAGCGACATCTATATGCGTATTCTTTGGCCACGTGCCGTTGGGCAGCCAGAGTCGTATGAGCTGTGGAACAAAGTCAGTCGCCCTACCACCTATCTTCAAAACCGCGGTTTGGACATCGACAAAAATGGCTCGATAACCAAAGCCGAGGCTGCGCAGATGGTGACGGCAAAATTAACGCGTGGCATGCAACCACAATTCCGTCGCAAGTTAACATAAGTTTTTATCAGTAAGGAGAGGTGTATGTCACAGGTTAGCCTGTATGATAACGCAAACGTCGTCGCGAACATCATCAGTGTCACTGCTGCAGTGCATGAAGCTGTCGCCGGCAATGAGATCGCTGCATTGAGTTCGCCAAAAGACCCGGGTGCGTTAAGCTACCTGATCGCTGCGAAGCTGCAAGCGCGCATGGCTTCAATGATTGCCAACGGAGCCAATAAATGATCAGAAAAAATGAAGCTGCTGCCGGTGTAGAACTGGCACAGTTACTCACCCGTTCTGGTGTGAGTTTAGTTGCTCAGGACAACCTGCCACTGGGCGCCCTGCGTCTGGCCACGGAAGTGGTTACACCTGTTAGCGATGATGATGTCGAAGCCACACTGGTAAATCGCACGAAAGCGGTGATGCTGGGCGGGGTAGAAGAAGATGGGTCACCGCGCATGATTCCGTCTGAACACGGTTATGCCAAAAGTCGTCTGGTTGATGCGATGGCTGCCGGTGTGAAAGCGGTGATCAGTGCGGCTCGTACTACGGTCATTCCGTTGATCCGCAGTTCACACGATGCGGTAGACAAATATGTCGCTGAGAAAACTGACCCGCTGGCGATGATGCCGGACCTGGCCGTTTACAACTACGACGCGGTGTGGGATTCGCAGATCGTCGATGGTGTGGTTACGCACTACGCACAGGTAGCGCTGGTTGGCATGCCGATCGTTAGCCTGCCCGATCTGAGCGATGAACAATTGGCTGAGCTGGTCTCTTCTGGTTCATCTGAGCTGCGTGATTTTGTTCAGCGTCTGACTGCGTCTCAGCCGGATCTGGTGCGGGCGATCTATCAGGTGTGGTTCCAGGGTGCAGCGGTGTCTGATTCGGATGACTTCAGTTATCTGAGCCGCTCGCTGACGGTGACTGCGGATGCACGTGCGTTGGCGATTACCGGTAATGATCCACTGGATGTGCGTCGTTCGTACGAACCCATCGTACTGGCGTATCTGATGGCTGACAACCTGTACAACAACCCGGTTGCGGGTTCAGGTCTGGGTGCTGATCGCTATGCCATGGTGACGTCTGCCTTCCGGGCGCACTTTGCCAAATGCATGGAGCGGATCTATCGCGTGCGTTCAGGTAACCTTGATCGTAAGATCCTGGTCATTAGCATGCCGGTGGTTGACTCTTGGCGTTCTTATGCGCTGACCGGTGAACGTCTGCTGATCAATGGTGATGTGTATAAATGGTACCTCGAAGCCGGTGGGTCGGTGGAAGCGCTGGTTGGGAACTGCTATACGGAGCGTTCTATTAATGCCCGTACTATCCTTGATGCCAAAGACCGTCTCGAAGCGGAGTTTGCGCGTATTGGTAGCATGGCCAAATCCATTGCGGTCACTAACCTGCACACGCTGACCATCCAGGGTATTTTGAACGTGGTGGAAAACCATGTGGTCAACGAGATCGATATCCAAGCGTGGGATAAGATGTACAGTAAGTACAACTACACCACGACCAAGAACGATGCGATCACGGATGTGCGTCATTACTTATCTTCTATTCAGAACGTTTCGACGTATGAAGCAGTGGATAATGTCCTGACCTATATCTTCGCCTCGATGATCTACGGTCCACTGGAAACCGCACCGTTCATGCTGGCCATGGCAACGTACCCTGATCAGACGCTGTCTCCACGTGAGATTGCGGCCCATGTTGAAATCGACATGGTTCTCGACAACCTGCTGAACATGACGTACTACCGCGGCCTGCGTTGATCTAACAACTGGAAGAAAACATGGACCTGTCTAAATTAACACGCAATAAAGACAAGGTCCGTGCCAACCTTGTAAAGCTTGACGACAACTCAGTAGTTGCAAAAGGGGGATGTAAGATTTACATCCCTGGTCGTTATGTCAACAAAGGGCTGGCAGGGATCGGCGACACGATCTGGACGGTGGGGATCTTTACCATCGTGACTGACTCGGGCTTTTATTGTACTGCGCTGGGACCAGCAACCATTACACTGGACCCGACTGATATTCGTCAAGTGAAAGTAGATGGTAATCCGTACTACGAGTTCTCTTTTGAACCCGGAGCGACGGTGATCCAATCTACCATCGTTGGTAAAAACGATCGTCTAATCGGTCCGTTGTTTAATGAGTTCCTGATTAACGGGAATGTGCCTTACGGGTTTAATCTGCTGGACCTGATCAAGTTGTTCAAGTTATCACAAAAGTACTGTGGGTTTACCATGGGTACGAACAACCAGATCTTCGAAGCGATCGTGAACATCGTGGCACGTGATAGCAAAGACCTGAACAAGCTGTATCGCTATACGGTGAACTCGCTGGATGAGATCTACACCAATCCGCCAACCATTATTGGGCTGCGCAATGCGGCGAAGACCTCAACCAATACCGTGGCGAAACTGGTGGGTAGTTATTTTGCTGACGGTCTGGTCTCTGCCTTGATCAACCCGTCTGATCGTGTTGAAGGCGTAGAAGAGATTCTGAGGAAATAACTGTGGACAACACTACGGCGATTAGCATCAATAACTTTTTGGACTTGTTCCCGAACACCATCCGCAACAATGTGGAGATCTTACAAGCCCCGGAAGGCGGTGAGGTGGTTTTCCATATTAGCACTAACCCGAAGATCAAGTTGTTTGAACCTCGGGTCTCTCGCCGTACCATGAATAAAGAAGACCGTAGTGTTCCTCGTATTTCTGCTGCTGCCACGTTAAATGGCTGCCTGTCTGGATACGCTGCGGCGATCTATGATTGGGAAGGGGTGTCTGCAGGGTGGGTCGGTGGCTGGAAGATTTACGCACTGACGTATGACATTGCACTAAAACCAAATAAAAAGATTCTGGCGGATGCAGAGAGCACAGAAGAGATTTGGCTTGTCGGCTACGATAAAGAACACCGGGCTTATCCCGCTGTCCCGATGGGTGAGGTCTTTTTTGTTTCGGTTGCTCGTCAAACTACCGGTGATAAGAACCGACCGCGCAAGACGGCAGTCGTGGCTTATCTGCGGGTTGGTGAAGGTTACACTTTGCCGTTGAACAAAACTACGTTATTACGCTCGGGCTTTTACCAGATCACGTATAACGATTATTACCAGGCGATGGATGTACGTAATCCTCAGGACATAATCGTTAAGCCGATCTCAGCTGCCGTTTACGGCGAGTATAAAAAACTCGATGCCGGGCTACTGAGCTTCTAATCTTTACTTCTCGGTGAAATCATGCCAGCGAATATTTCTTTTACTTGCCAGACCCTGCGTGGCACAAATAAAGCAGGCCTGTTGAAGCCGGATGAGAATGGGTATTACACTGTTCTTCTGGGTGGGTTCAACTTACGTAACGAGATGGGGAACTTCTATCCGTTCAACAAATACCTGGAAGAGATCTTTAAAGCCAGCTCAACCTTTATGCGTCGTGTTGAGCGCGGTCACCTACGCGGTGAGATGGATCACCCCCAACCGTGGAAGGGAATGACGGAGCGGGAATGGTTCAGTCGTCTGCGTAAGATCGACATGGGGAATGTTTCACACCACATCCGTCGCGTGACCCTGGACTTCCAGAACTACCGGAGTCAGCATGGCGAAACGATGGTGGCGGTGCTGGGTGAAGTCAAACCGGGTGGCGGACCAATCGGTGATCGTTTAAAAGCCTCGCTCGATAACCCGGATGAAGACACCTGCTTCTCCATTCGTACCCTGACCCTGGACCAACCAATGGTGACGGGTGCCTGGCGTAAGGATGTCTATGAACTGGTCACCTGGGACTGGGTGCCAGAGCCAGGTGTGCGTAATGCCACCAAGTATCACTCCCCGGGTCTGGAGTCGTTCCAGGAATACCCAATCAGTGCACAGACGGTACAGGATGTTCTGGCGACCGGTAATAATGGTGCAATGGGTTACGGGCTGGAATCCGGCGGTAGCGATATGGCAGGCTTGAACAACCTGATGAAAGACTATGCAGCCGCACCGGGTCAGAAAATCCTGACACGTAAAGCGCATCTGCGTTGGTAATCTGAAGAGGGGGCTTCGGCCTCCTCTTATGCCGTCTGTAAAATTTAACGGGGATTGCCCTTAGTATGTACAAAAACCCAACAGGTAGGAAACCGTCATGATTGACCTTCCCCACGTGCTGGCAAAGTCGATCTTTGCTATGCATGATCTGGCGCGCTTCGTTGAACGCTATCAGAGAGCCCACAGCGCCATTGTAACGACGTATAGCAATGCAGCCATGGCTTTGGATGTCTCTGAGAAGAAAAGCCGTGACAACGTGTTAGCGGCGCTTTTAAAGGATATCAACATTATCCTTATTGGCAACCCCGATACGCAACCCTGGCCGTTGGTCGATATGAACCCGTATCACATCGGTCTGGCGTTCCGTCATGAGATGCTGAACCTCATGATGCAGGATGACATCGGCATGGAGCAGCTTAACCTGTTCATTAACAAAGTGTACTTCCCTGCGTTGGTATTAAAAGACCTGCAGACCATTTTGTTAACGCAAGGTAAATGCCCGCTGTATGACAAAGCGGTGGTGGATGCGATGGCCGGCTTAGCACACCAAGCGGCGTGCCTGCGAACCAACAACGCCTTAGAGGTACCGAAAGATGCCTGAGCAGGATTTAGCTTTACTGGTGAAAATGATCGCTGCAGGATACCAGAGACAGATTGAGGCAGAGCGCTTCAATGGCATGAGTCCGAAAACCCTGCACTTAAAAGCACTGCGTCAAGCTGCGGATGAGATGATCAACCCCGGGGTGATGGATTCAAAAAAATCATAGCCCTATATTACCCATGTGCTTTATACACTAAGTGTAAACACTATCGATAGCCATACACAAATTAACCCGTAAAAGGAAACTGTCACATGAGCAAGACCACTACTGAAGTCAACGCAGCTACCCGTACTCTGGCCGACTCACTGAAAGCAGCAATGACCGGCGGCGAGAAAGGTAACTATGCAACGACTGAAACCTGGTATGCAGAAAACCTGCCAGAAGGTCTGACCATCGAACAGCGTCAGAAATTCCAGGAGCATGACACCACTGTGCTGGCAGCCGCCGCATTGGCACTCGGTGAAGTGAGCGTTCCTGCAATGAAAGAAAACGGTGACATCACCGAAGCGACTGTTGCAGTTAATGTCGGTCATGACCGTATCACCGCATCGGTGCTGCGCGATTACACCAACGGCAAAGAACAGTATCACGGTCACGTGATTGCGGCGTATGAAGTTAACAGCGCCGGCGCGAACAGTGGCCAGCTGGGTATTGCACTGAGCACCGTGCGTTCTCTGGCCGACGAACTGCTGGGTTAATCACTAACCCAAACTGTAACCATGGGAAGTCTAGACACCTTCCCATGTTAAACATCCCTGGCTGCAATACTGCAGTCATTCACTTATAAGTGCGAAGTCAACTCAAGCACCCATAAGCGAACCGAAGCATTCGAAAAATAGACAAAGTAATCAAAGGTATGGTCCGGAAACCGTGCCTTTCTTTACTGTGTTTAATCCCAAATACAGTACGCCCTGCATTCAGAAAGAATGCCAAATGAAAAGGACAGTACCATGAAAATTGAATACACCATCGACCCAATCGTTTCGCCAATTAACGAACAACGTATCCTGGCGAATCGTTTCACTATCGACACCCCCGATCTCAGCATCACCGGATTCATCTCATCACTCGATGTGCTGATCAAACCGACCGGTCCTGATGCCCGCCCACATGACACCTACGACCGTCATCTTTCCTACGAGATTTCTGTTGTAATGAAAGATCTTGAGAAACGCTATCCGGCACGTCCAGATGGTTCATTTCGCTTGAACGTAAGTGTGGGTGACTTCCCAGAGAAAGAAGCGGATGGTTATACTCGCCGCTGGTTACCTATCATCGGCTTGGAAGCTGAATCAGAAATCGACGCAATGCGTTTAGTTATCCGCGCACTCTTCGGTGAATTATTGCGCCCCCACGACTACTCACATACAGTGGTCAATAAAAAATACCTGCATGTCTGTGAGCAACTCATGGATCTGGGTTTGGTAAACATCCCTAACGGTGATTATAAAAGCCCACTGGTGATGACGCGTGTTCATGATGGTGAGGTCAGTGTTGATCGTGCATGGCGTGTGGTAAATAACAAGCTGGCGTTAAAGCGCACCATACTGACACGTCAGATTGATGCTAACACTCGCCAGACCCGGATGTTTACCCCAGCTGAACATCAGTTCTTTGAACTGGATGGAAGCTTGCCGTTTAATCCAACGCAGAATCGCGGTCATGGGTTCTTTCAACCATGCCACAATTCAGGGTTGAGTCATGACTCCTGGATGCGTCAGCAAGCTGCTATGCAGATGAACGCCATGGGGTCGGTTGCTCAATACGGATTGAATGCCATGAATTATCAGCAACCGTCAATGCAACACGGAGTGCCAGCATATCACAATCGTTCGTTGGTTGAAAGTGATCTGGGTCCACGTAACGAAGATACACCGATCCGTGGTAAGGTGAAGTATATCGAAGTAGCTCCTGTTTTGATTACTGAAGATAGCGCATCAATTGTCAACGATGGTAGCCATAACGCATATGGCGTGTATCGTCGTGAAGAACTCGGTGGCGGTAACCTTGCCGTGCATATCGGTGACTTCCTGGACGGTGGGCTCGCTGTAGCGTACGCAACCAAAATGGGTAAGTTCTTCAATGTTGATGTCGAAGACTATGTTAGTCCTGCGCCTGCAGAATATAACAAGTAATTAGTTTCCTGATAACAATAATAACGGCCCGGGGTAACACTTGGGCCGAGCTGTCTTTTTCCGCCATGGGGGGTTTCTGTTCCCCCTCTTTTTTTTATCCTAATTCACAAAGAGGTAGCCGGCAATGACCGGTTGCCCTTTCATACCACTCTTTTTTTTTTATTAAGATTACACACGGCATCCTCAATAGGCGACCATCATGAATGTTTGGACTATCCAGATCGCTCGATGGAAACTGGCTAAAGAGCGTAACATTGCTTTTCTTGATACCACTGTTAAATCTGCAAAAGAGTATGCCTTTCTGGCCCCGACCTGGAAGATGGTCATGGAGCATAAACAAGGCAGTCTCTCTGATACAGGTTACACGCAACTTTACTATGAGTTGTTACGTGCTCGCTATCGTGAGAACCGACAACCTTTTTTAAAGCTGTTTCATGACTTTGCTGACCAGGATATTGCCGTGGCGTGCTTTTGCACTCCCGGTCATTTTTGTCACCGTCATTTGCTTGTAGATATTCTACGCGCTATAGCCGTTAGTGAACATATACCGTTTTGCTACAAAGGTGAACTTACTTTAGGAGAACACGTCACATGAGCGACATCAATCAGGCGTACACACGACTACAGGGATCAACGGACTTACCCACGGGTGAATTGATTAACCCACCGAAAGGGTGCCCGGGGATTACCGCACAGGTCGTCTTACGTCTGTTTCACAAAGTCAATGGATTGATCATTTACACGGAAGAGGTTCCAATCACTGTATTGAACATGCGGTGTTGTGAGATCTCAATGTACATGTTTATGAACCCGGTACTGGAGCATACTGCCGCTCCGTTAACACCCAGTCTTTATATGGTTGGTAATAACGTGTTCTTAGACGTGGAAGTGCAGCTTGATCGTATGGCCCTTTCCTCCGGGGATGTCGGTCGTTATTGTCAGGCGATGTTTTACCAGCAGTCCCTCAAGAGTAACTGAATTCAAATAAATTCAGGACTATATCACTTACGTGAGTAATAATAAGATAAAAAGGTTTTGAGCTATGAGTGTAGCAGGTTCTATCTTAGCCTGGATCAATAATCAAATTGATCGGTTTGCCGACAGTCAGGAAGCCCAGGTCTGGACCGCCATTATTGTGCTGTTCTTTCTGTGCTTGCTTGTTAGTGAATTGCGCACTGTGCGACAAACCGAAAAGTTTGAAAATGGCTTACGTTTATTAATTGGGAAATACAATCTTTATTCACCAGAGGATGTCGAATCACTTAATCAACGCGGTTATGATTTGTTTGAGCTGTATGTTGAAAGCTTGACAGAATGTAACATCCCGGTCTATGACCGTGAGCGAGAAGAAGAGGAGTTTATGAAAGGCTTCTTCCACGGTTATGTGATCGGAAGACGTGTTATGGCCAAAGTGCATCCTGACCCAAGAGTTGTGGAGTGCTTTGAGAAAAAGTTTTACAAGTATCTCGGCGATATTCGTTAAACCGGCATAAAGGCTAGCATTCCCGTTGGGGAATGCTAGCCTGCTTATGCTGCTTTTTTTTTTATCGAGTCGGAGTGACTTGATTGTTACGGGCGTCTTCAACATCCTGCGCGTAACCGGCTTTGATAGCCTGGACGTCAGCAGTGATCTGCTTCATGCGATCTGGCAGGTCCTGCGTGTACGGGTTGGCATTCAGAGGTGCGGTGTCTTTCAGGATCTTCGCAGCCAAGTTGTCCACAGCAAGGTTCATGATGAACGTGCCGGTAAACTCGATGCTGTGTACCCAGTCCGCTGCGCCTTGTGATTTATCAAAGCGAGACTCACGGGTACCTGAAGATTTCGGACGCATGTTCACGCCGAGGTAGGCGTTGATCACTTCCAGGCCCGTTGGGTCAGATTCCACATACAGACAGATCATGGAGATCATGTCCGGCAGCAGATCTGTCGGTGGGTTTGGATAAGTCATGATCAGTGGACGCTTAACATCAGGGTCCATGATGAACAGACGAATCCACCACTCGAACAACGTACCGTGCGGGAAGCCGTACTTTTCACCGATCTCATGTACTGGGACCGGCTGCTGTTGGGTGACGTTACCTGGGTCGTGCTGTTCAGCACCGGCACCGCCGGCAGGCTGAGTGAAGTCATCAACAGTCAGTGCGCGTTGGAAGCCCGTAATGGTACGGGTGTGTTTTTCCATCACTGTCTTGATGTGACCATGCCACAATTCAGGGTGATCCAGGTAACGAATAGCACCTGGCGTTTCGAGAACGAAACAGCGCAGTTGCTGCTGGCGGAAGCCGGCGTTATCAACGTAACGTGCGAGGTTGGCGTTGAAGCCAAAGTAACCGCCCGTGAGGGCGTTTACCATGGTTGCGTTCGTGAACGCTGCCGGACCGACGCCAGACTGGGCGACGCTATCAGTAAAACGTGGCATATTACACTAAGTCCTCTTGGTTACGTGAGACGACCGTGAAGCTGCCGATGTACATGCCTTTATTGAAGGCAGCACTTACCTCACAGGAGTAGCGAACACGGCTGTTCTGGTCAGCGATTGTCCGGAACGAGTTCACGCTAATAACTACGCGGTTGTCGTAACGGTCTTTCGTCAGGTTTTCCAGAATGCGGTTGAGTTCAGACAACGTCTGTGCGGTGGTGCGACGGGTATCGGTACCGAGCATGCGATAAGCGATCTGACACTGCTTCTCGATGTCCACACAAATGGTCAGCGCGATTTCATCACGCAGCACAGAGGATTCGGTATCGTACACGGTCTGCACATGCGGAACGTACGCCTGACGACGGTTGTACGTCTGTGCGTAGTTCAGGCCCAGGCCCCACTCGGTATTGCGTACTTCGTTTGGTTCCCAAAGCGCGTCCATGTTTTTCATGAGCTGCACTTTGTTGTTTTCTGCTGCATCATACGCGAACGCATTCTTCAGCACGCCATCACCGCTACCCGCATACCGTGCACGCTTGTAGGCGTGGTCCAGCAGGTGTGGATAGAAGTCATCGCTGTCTTCAGACGCCAGTTGACCTGACTGCATGAAGAACACCGCGCGGCAGGTTGAGGTGCCGTACAGAGATGACTCTGGGAACAGCATGGCGTAAGAACGCAGCGATGCGGCCATGGAACGTTGCTCCAGGCTTGACAGACGGCTACCGCCAGCGATGTAGGTGCCCACGTAGACAGTGATGTCTTTGCGTTTACCCAGCAGGCTGATCAGTGACTTCTTGGTTTCCAGGCTGTAGCCCGCATCCCAGTAAGCCGACACCGGATAACGTGCGTCATCCAGCATTTCAATCCCTTCCAGGTCGCCGTAGTTATCGAACTGCTGTTTACACAGCGCGTCGTATACGGACGTTGGGGTGATCGCTTTGCCATTGGCATCAACACCAGACAGCTTACCGTCAGTGCCGCCTTCTGCGTAGTAGATCGCGGTGTCATTGAGGTTCACACCGCCATCTGCTGTACCTTGCAGACGGAACGCGTAGTACGGTTGCCCGTAGAAGTCTACGCCGCCAATCAGGTTGATCTGATGTGCTGCATTGGTGCCTTCAGCCAAACCAGGGTTCAGCGGTTGCTCCAGTGCATAGATCTGATTCAGGACCTGGTCGAGGTTGTCATGATAGACAAACAGGTTGTCCATCGGGCCTGGCATCGGGGTGGTGCCATCATCGCCGCTGTTTGCGTAATCTTTAATACGCAGCTGCAGACCGTACTTGGTGTCAGTTGAGGTATCAACCACATCGCGACGGAAAGCAAAGTTGATCGCAGAAGCACGATCCTGGGTCAGCTTCACCACGGCAGTAGACTGCGCGTTCGGACGCTCGTAGAAACGCAGGCGATAGAGCTGGCTCAGCTGGTCAACAGCAACATTGACATTCAGCGGATCAGAACTCTTCGCGCTAGGTGCCCACAGCGACACGCCGACGTTGTTACCGAAAGCCCCTGGTGATGGCACTTCCAGATCGAGGAGGGGATAGAAGTCAGACTGAGTACCGCTACCGGACATCAGCTGGCCTTTCTTCTTCTCACCGGCACCGATTGCTCGGGTTACATCACGGTTGATCACCAGACGACCCAACATACCGTTGGTGGTGGTGTCAGCTTCGACGTAAGCGCCATTTTCATCTTTGACAGCATTGCCGTCTTCATCGCGCTCGTAATCTTTGATGACGTCCGCTACCAGCTCAATCCCCAGAGTGAACATAGCAGGCTTAACGGCATCCGCTGGGACCACACGCTGAACGATCAGGGTGTTTGCTGCCTGTGCAAAGATGTTCGCAAAGGCAGAGCCCATGGTGAAGAACTTTGACAGGTGGTTAAAAGTTGCAGAACCATACAGGGTGGTCAGTAACGTCGGGTCGATTAACTGCGGGTCAAGCGAACCACGCTCTGCCAATAAGTAGACATGCGGAAGGTGCTGGGGATACACCTCGGGCACGGCTACCGGTGCCAGTACGGACTCGTCCCGAATACCATTCAGGATGAACCGCGGTGCACCGTTGGAGATATTTGACATTTCTGTCTCCTTCACTATCGATAGTTGTTTGTTTGTCACTTGGGTGAAACTTAAGCTTGCCTTAATTAAGGGCTACCACATACGTCCTGATTACCCGGGAGTAGAAAGTAAATGGTATGGTTCACTATTAGCTTTAACCCTAGCAGTGCCATAGAATAAAGTGTTATTCTTAACATATTTGCCTATAGAGGGTTTTCTCCTTATGTTTAAGTCCCCTTATGATACCACCACGGCACGCTGGACGCCGGGTCTGGAAGGTATCCGAAAAGAATTGCGGGTAGCAAAAATCGAACGACGTTTAACATCCGCATCCACGCCGCTTCCAGTGAGTGACCCTCTAGGCGCCTCTCCTTCTCCTAGCGATAAGCTGTGGTATGTCGTGTCAGGTGTGCCTGGAAACGAACGCATTCCACCGTTTATGCATCCACTGGAATTTACCGATACGTTGGGTCGCACCAACATGGCCATTGATTTGCGCTCCGCTATCGGCATGGCGCCGGACGGTCGTACTCTGGTTGTGCGTAACCGCAATGGTCAACTCGATGCTGAACAACTGATCATCCGTCTGAAGGCAACCGCCTACTGGATGTTGGAAAGCAGTGGTCCACGTGACCTGATGAACTTAAGTGGTGTCCCGATGCGTATCTTTGCGCGCTGGATCACTGAGAACATCTCCCGTCGGGTTGGTCTGGATTACGATGCGGTTCCCCGTTATCTGGTTTACGCCTCCTGGTACTACTTCTGCCTGTTCTTTAATAAAGAGCAGATGAGCGATGACCTGCGCCTGATTGCCATCAACAAGATCGCCACTCAAGGCGGGTTGCGTCGTGACATCGTGGCAGACGTATTGCAGGATGTCGGTTACGTCGGCAGCATCAGTGAGTTCTGTGAAACGGCACAAGCGGTCGTTGGTGCAGATCAGCTCAGCCTGGTTGACGTGAAGACGTTGATCACCTTGGCCGGTAATGCCTGGTTTGGTCAGAATGCCAAAGAAGGTGGTGGGGTTGCCCTCGAGTATCCACCGCTGTTCCTGTCCATGCTCTACGGGGCGATGGGGAACAAGGCGTATCGCAACACCGCCATCGGTACCATTGCCGATCGCAAAGATTACCAACGAGACGGCGCCGTGTTCACACGAGCCTTCGTAGGAACGATTAACGATTAAGCGGGGTGTGTATGACAAGTCCGTTAGTGGAAAATGCGATTGAATACGCATGGGCTAACCCACAAGCGGATAGACAACACGTTCTACGACTGGCAAGGGTGTCACGTGATGTCGGGGCTATGAACCACACCAGGGTCATGCGCATCGACATTCCCTTGCCAACACGAGAAGAAGTCTATCACGTTTTTCAGATCGGACAGAACCACCCTTGGGAGTGGAACTTTGGTGAGCGCTACGTCACCCCGATCCCTTTTGAAACTTGGGTTCCGTTAACCGAGTTGAACGAAAAGCAGTTGTTGGTCAGTAACGTTTACATGGACAACGGCGTACAATTTCCGAATGCGGGCGTCTATGTACGCTTGCGCTATGATCATAACATCATTGTCGCAATCAAACCATTCGCAAATATGACCGTCCCGCGTAACGTGCAAGTCTACCTCCGGGTGTACTCTAACGCCTACCTGGAAGACGCGGTATTGGGTGATGATGCAATCCAAAACTTTGGTGGTGTCATGACCGATACGACCAAAGTCCTCGATTGGCAGAACCGCTATCTGGCCTTAAAGCAGGCGCCGGGCTTAGCACAGGCTTTTGTTAATGGGGTGCTGGTCGACGATTTCCCGCCAGGTAGTTACCGGGCACGCGATTGGGTCGATGTGCGTTACGACGCCACTGTGCGTAAAGTGGTGGACCTCAACATCAGTGACTTGCCTTCTTTTATGTCGACGCAGGACAAGAAGCGTAAGTACATTGTGCATCCGCCGCGTGGCAGTGATGACTTCGATGTAATCTACCATGATGACATTGACTTCTGGTTAATCGGACCAGACGGCACAGGGATCTACTTCCACCGTAACTTACCTGATGCGGTTCGTATGTTGACCCATCGTGATTATGCGCTGACCGTTGCCTATGTCTCGAATGCCATTGTCAATTTCCCTGCCTGGGAAGATGTCTCAAAACTGAAGCTGCGGGCGGTAATGCGGCGGGGCGGTCGTCAGAACACATTGGTGCATGAAGCCCATCGTTTACGGGAAATGTACAAGTTACCCGACTCGGTGATCCTGCAAGCCTTCCAGGGTATCGATTCTACGCTCCCAGAGTGGTCTGCAGACGGTTTAGAGCAATCTTGGTACAATGTACTGCTTGGAACGCCTTATCCCTTCCTGGGCATTCCTGTGGTGCGTGACGCCTATGGTTACAATGCCATGACCAAAGTGATGGCAACTACCCCCATGGCAACCGCGACAACTGGTCTGGGTCAGGTCGCTACCCTGGCGCCGTCGTTACGGGAGAACACCACGGTCTACGAGTATGACAAGGATGGGTTATACCTCGGCAGTCAATACTGGTCAGCCGGTGCGCGCTACATTGCCAAGCACGCCAACTGTGCGTTGATCGAACCGCGCAGTGGGAAAGCCAGCAAGTCCTTAAGTTATGTGCTGGGTAATGACATGGTGCCGTTGAAGAAGGCTTACGGTTATCGGTTATACCAAGCGCATTGGACGGGCGGTGTGGTGGATGAAACCACTTGGGTTGATGTGACCGATGATGACACGATCGCGAAGGTGGACAATGGGGTGGTGAGTTGGTTACACAACCCAGTACGTCGTGTGGGGTTGGTGTTGTTCAATGACATCTTCCTGGGGTATGACTTCACCCTGAACTACGCCGACAAGTCGTTGTCCTTTGCAGTGACCCACACCTGGCCAACCGGCGGATTACTCTCACCCTTCCCGTTGGGACAGATCGAACTGATCATGAATCAGCGGTCATTAATCCCGGGGTTGGATTACTTCGGTAAGTTCCCGCGCTTTGTGGTGGTGAATAAAGAGTACATCAATCAGGACGGTGCACAGAACTTTACCTTGCGCTGTACCGGTTATCCTCAGAAAGACCTGACGCCACAACCGGTAAACGAAGGCGGCTGGATGATCTTTAATCAGATCTCGGCCAACGACGTCTATAACCTGCGTGATGACCGAACGGTGCGGTGTATTCTGCGCGGACGGGTAGTCCCTAAAGAGACGTTGGTGTTTACTGAAGACCTGATGGCACGTGCGGTACCAGCGGCCAGTAATGGCGATCCGTATCACATCAGTAACGTCATGGCGTCTGTACGGGAAGTAAACGACTACGAGACCTATCCGTTGCGGGATGCCTCGGTGGATCTCGATAAGCGTCTGTCAGCTTATTTGACCGCACATCGTCCACAACCGGATCTGGGTAACCCGGCACCGATCGCTGACAAGTATGTCCTGTACTCGCCGTTCTTGTGCAAACTTATCAATGACATCCGTTTGAAGGTACTGGTTATTGGCAACGGCTGGCAATCTGATCAGAACCTGGACAAGATCATCACACCGTATAAATGGTGGTTGGACTTTGACCCGGCGATCAAAGATGAGATGGACTGGACGTATATTGAAGTGCATCCGCATAACGAGGTGAATCCGATTGCGGTCACGGCAGTTGAGTACGCCTTCCTGAACCGGGTCATTGCACTGTATCTGAGTAGCCGTGTTCAGTTGTCTGGACATCTGACGATTAAGCAGGATACCTAATAATGAATGATTTATCAAAGCTGTTTTCTAACTCACCGGTCAGTGCGGTCGTCACAGCACCGACGGTGCGGACTGAAGCGGATAAGTGGGCGGTCTGGAATCGGGATGTGATCTACGTCCCGGGTGTCCCGGTTACTGCCACCAAGAACTACATTGTACCAAAGCCCGATGATTTGATCTGGGACAAGGCACAAGGCTGGTTCTACGTGTCGCACGTTGACCTGGAAGGCGATCTGACTTCTACCCTCGAGCCCTGGTCGCCAGCGATGACGGAAGGCGGTGACACGGATGACTTGGTGGTGTTGGGTAATATCTCCCGACTGACCTCTGAGTTCATCATCTGTGCCATTGACTATTCACAAATGCCACCGACCATGATTGTGGATGACCGTATCCAGATTAATGGGTCGAAAGCCAAGTACGCGAAAGTGTTCCTGGGAACCGACATCGGGAAAACGGGTCAGGTTGTCAGTTGCATGTATGACAGCTCCGGGAATGTGGTCAGTGAGAATATCCCGTTGGAGCTGATGGCACTGCCGGGGATGATCAACAAAACCATCCGTCGGCCCGCGGTGGCGAACTGCACGACCACGATCCCCGATGGCGAACTGCTCTCCTTGGTTGTGTACGATGATCAAGGGGGTTGGATTCCACCGGTGTACCGTATGGTGGCGCAGAACTCTGCGTTTGTGCGTCAAGCTGAATCAGGTCAGAAGTACGTCAAGGGTATTCAGTTACTCTCGCCGTTTGCTTCGAGCAGCAACCCGTCGCTGTTAGAGATCCCGGTGAATGTCAATGGTCTGGCATCGGTCGAGATGCGTGGACGGGTCTGGTACAGTGACAACACCTACAAAGATCTGTCGGTCGACGGAACCAAGATGGTGTTGAACGGTGCACGGGAATACATCCCAACCATCGTGGGCCAACGGGCGAATGTAACCCTGACCTATTTCCTCTCCAGTGATGAAGCAGCAATCTCTGCCAACCCGGGTGAGATCACCCATGTGGACGAGACCTACGACATCACCACCGTGGATGCGGTTGGGGCTTACTCACCGAAGCTGTACGGTTATCCGGTCTGGGACAATGCAACCAGCACGTATCGTTTGACCTGGTGGCTGTACAACCTCGATCGTCAGATTGCGTATGAAGTCACCAACAAAGTGGATCTGGCGGTGAACAGCCCAGCCTTTGATCCGGCATTGTATGGGACGGTGCAGCATCTGAAGGCCGCCGTAACCTTGTCACAGGTCGACAGTCGCTTTAAAGCCTATCGTCATGTGCAGGCGATTGACATCACTCTGTATCAAGCCGCAACGCTGAATGGCACGGCATGGACGGTTGGGTTTGATCCCGGTCAAACACCACAGTTCGGTCCAGGTCTGAAAGCCACCATCAAATCGATGGCTGCCAACAATCGCCGGATGCGGATTGATGCCGGTATTGCGACATACACCGACTGGTTAGATCAGCTGTACTACAACATCCGACCGCTGCGTGCTGTAAACTCAGAGACCAAAGCCCCTGAGCCTACGCACTTTATTCTCTACATTGATGACACCCATGAATACCGCTTCCCGATTGCCAACTGGAACCAAGACCTTCCGGTCGACGTGAACGTGGACAACGGTCAGTCTGTATTCGTGAAGTGGATCAAAGCGGACTCAGGTAACACTGAGCTGCAACTGGGTATCTCTTCCCTGGTAGCGAAGACAGCTTAACTGTAACACATCAGGCCGGTGGGGGTGACCTCACTGGTCTGGTTTCACTTATGCGGAATGCTAACGATGATCCTCTATGCGAACGATTGGATTAAATACCAAACCCAACCGCATGTGCATTATGAAACCCGTAACGATTCCTTTCGTCAGATGGCATCCAAGTATCATGAGATGGGTGTTAAGAACTGTCTGTTCCATCTGTCGTTGTTCAACCGCACATTGATCGGGGTAGATCCACACAGCCCGAACTTAACGCCTGAACAGAAAGCGGCTATCGCGATCGAGTGCACGCAGAACTTTTGGTATTTTATCCGTGAGGTTATACGCATACCCGTAAAAGGGGTAGAAGGCGGTATCAGTTATATCGCCAACCGCGGTAACCTTGCGCTCTCCTGGCTCTACCTGTGTCACATCGACACCTTCTTAATTCAGCCACGTCAGACCGGTAAGTCGGTCTCGACGGACTGTGTGATGTTGTGGTTGATCTATTTCGGTTCTTTGAAGAACACCTACTCGCTGATTACCAAAGGCGACTTGCGTGCAGAGAACATCAAGCGTATTAAAAGCATGCGTGACATGCTGCCGCCGTATCTGATTGTACGGGACAAGAAAGACCCGGATAACTCAGAGTGGATCGGGTATGCCAAACTCGGGAACGTTTACAAGGCGGCAATTGCCCAGGGTAACGAGACCGCAGCCAACAACCTTGGTCGTGGTATTACCACGGCCACCATCCACATCGATGAAGGCCCGTTCCTTTCGTTTATCGACATCACGGTTCCGGCGGCGCTGAACGCCACAACCAACGCCCGTCGTTACGCTGAGATGAACGGCACGCCCCACGGCAACATCTTTACTACAACAGCCGGTCGACGCGACTCCCGTGAAGGTAAATACTTCTACGGCATTCTGCAGAAAGCCGCCACCTGGTCAGAGATCTATCTGGACTGTGTTGACTTTAATGAACTGTCTGAGCTCATCATGAGTAACAGCGGGTCAGCAGCACCGGCGGTGAACATCACCATGTCGCACCGACAACTGGGGTACACTGACGAATGGCTGCGTAAAGTTATTGCCCAGAACCAGAACACCAAAGACTCCGCGGAACGTGACTATCTGAACCGTTGGACGTCAGGTAACTTGACTTCGCCTTTATCCATTGCACTCAACGAAAAGGTTACGGCCTCGATGCGTGAAGTGGTATGGGAGGAGATCACCCGTCAGAAGTTCATTATCCGTTGGTATATTTCCAAGCGTGATGTGGAGGCGAACAAAACGCTGACGCACTATGTCATTGGGATGGATACCTCCGATGCCACCACCACCGGCGATGGGATCACTGTGGTGATTCGTGATATCCGTGACATGGGTGTGGTCGGTGTCATGAACTTCCGTAACACTAACCTGGTTCCGGTATCCCAGATGGTGGCTGAACTGCTGATCACGCATGTCAACTCCACCTTGGTTATCGAACGTAACCGCGCACAAGGTCTGATCGATCACCTGTTGATCGAACTGCCGAAACGGGGCATTGATCCCTTCAAGCGTATCTACAACACGCTGGTCAATGACCAAACAGTGCGCCGGGCTGAGTTCATGGAACTTACCCAAACCAACCTCGGTCAGCGTACACAAGAGTTCTACGATTCCAAACGTACCTGCTTTGGTTTCTGGACAGGGGCACAAACCCGTTCGTTACTGTACGGTACGGTTCTGCAAGAGTCCGCTAAACAAACCGGTTACCTGGTGCGTGATGCCGAACTCATCAGTCAGATCACCGGTCTGGTTGCGAAGAACTCGCGTGTCGATCATAAGTCAAACTCCCACGATGACCTCGTGATTGCCTGGCTTCTGACCTACTGGTTTATCACTGAAGCCCGACACCATGATTTCTACGGTATCAACACCGGACAAGTCATGTCGGTTAAAGAGCGTACCCAAACCTTCAGTCCGCAAGAAGAGGCGTGGCTGGATCAACAGGAACGCTATCGTGAAGAGTTGGCCGAAATTATGGAACAACTCAAATCAACCTCAAACCCAATGCTACTTGCTCGTCTTGAGAAGAAACTTGTGTTTGTGAAATCGAAGATCGTCGCCACTGACGAAGCTGCCGTGACGGTCGATCAGTTATTGCAAGAAGCGAAAGAAGCGCGTGCACTGAAGGCGCGTACTGAACGTGTCAATAATTCACCGCTCCGTCGCAACATGGGTTACCGGCCACCAAGTGCGCGTCGTGCGTACGCTGGCGCTGGATTCTTCTAACCCGCTTGTACATTGTGACATAGTTCACTAACTATATAAGGGCTATGTCACAATCCAATCGCGAGGTAATCATGGTGGACCCGAAAGAGCTAGAAGTCCTGATGGGTTTAATCCGGCAATTAGAGCACTCGCCTTTGCCGCAGAACCCATCCAACATTTTGCAAGAAGGGATGTCCGAACTGGGCGATCGAATCATTAATAAGATCCGTCGTCACGTTACCGGTCCTTATGGTTATACCAATGCAGATTTTGTCAGTGTAATGCAGGCGCACGGTTACAGTGTGCTTCCGCTACTGCAGGATCTGGTTTGCCCGACTTTATATGGACTACCCACCACCAAAGGGATGATTCAGGTTAAGCCGATGCATATGCACTAACCTGAACTTGATCAGCATAAGGAGAGGGCAAACGCCCTCTCCTCTATGCCGATTAAAAATCGAGTCGTGCTGATCAGTTACTCTGCCGGAGCCGGCTGAGGGGCTGGATCGTTTGGTGCACCTACAGGCGGCTCACCGGCAGGCTGTGGTTGTGGATCTGGTTTAGGATCAGAACCCGGAACCGTAGGCGGTGGATTACTTTCAGTACCCGCGCCCAGCTCACCTTCTTCGTGTGCTTCTTCTTTTGCCTGCAGCAGCTGCAAACCTTCAATACCGTTGGAGAGTTTGGCAATCAAGGTATCAATACCTTCCATACCGGAACCAACTGTAAAGATGTCAGGGTACTTGGCAGCCATGCCAGATTGAATCAGGTTACCGGTAGGGTAATCCATAGACTCTAAGCCGGCATTGACGAAGCCTGTCTTGTATTGACACAGCGCATCCAGGTCGGCCTTGAGTTCTTCAATCCCTGCACCGATATCAATCGGCTTACCCGACTTGGTCGTTAGGATAGTCATGTTTAAACCTCTCTATTATAAAAAAGGAGGGCCAAAGCCCACCACATATATATTAGCCACTTTTACTTAATAGAGGCCAAGATAACTGCTTCGAGTGCTTTTGCAACCGAGAGCAGGTTCTTAGCTGCTTCTTCTGCAATGTCCGATACCGGGAACGTCAACATTTCCCAGTGAGTGCGGTCGTACAGCGCGTCTGACAGATCTTCACTGGCGATACCATCATAGTCGCCGATATCACTCAGACCACAGTTGATGCGCAGATCTTCAGCAACCTCTTCCATCTGGTTACCGTGGTCAAACAGATCGAGAATCAGCAGACCGGCTTTCGTTAAGTTTTCTTTGCTTAGTGCAAAGATCTTATCGTTGTCGCCTTCCAGCTTATACGTTGGGAGTGTGCGGTTGATTGACTTACCCGGTCTTTCAGGCAGGGCTTTGACCAGGTCAGCTTTCACCGCAGACGCTGTTTCTTCAGTGGCGCTTTTGGCTTTGGCAATGAAAGGTTTAACTTTCGCCCAGTAATCCTTGGTTTCTTTTGCGCTGGCATTGACCGCGTCTTTGTTGAACTTAACGAGATCATTGATCTTTGCAACAATCTCATCGTAGTCTTTAGCGCCGCCGATCAGTTTAACAATAGGGGCGATAGACACACTGCCTTTGGCACCGGTTTGTGCTTCTGCCCATTTTGGGTCAGCGTAGGTTTTCTTCACCTCGTTGATCACCGCCATGGTTTGCTTTTCAATAACCGGCTTAGCTTTGCCGCGCGCTAGCTTCTTCAGACCAGCAATGCCTTTTTTCAGGCTTTCGATCAAACTACCGATACCTTCAATGCCGCTGCCAAGCTGAAAGGCCTGTGGGTACTTAGCCGCCATACCAGACTGGATCAACAATCCGGTTGGGTTATCCATCGACTCCATACCCGCATTAACAAAACCATGACGGTATTGCTCTAACATCTTGACATCTGCCTGCAGTTCTTCCATACCGGCGCGCAGAAGATGAAGTTTAATAAATGAATCAGTAATAAGCATGATTAACCTTTACGAAGTATAATGTTGCATGGAGAGCGCACGGATAATAACATACAGGAACACCCCAACGCGCACCGTGGCGATTGTTGCAGGGGCTTTAATGCCAGTGGCGATCTTCACCAGTTCATCTCCTGCTTCACGCATCTTCAGCACCGATGCATTGGAGGTTCGACTGGAGCGATAGGCACCGCGCATTTTGGACACCACATCTGGGAAGTCATTCAGACGCAGGTTCTTCTGGCTGATGTACTCAAACAGATGCTGGATGGTTTCTGACAACAGCTCGTCAATTACCCCGTCTTTATCATAGCGGTAGTTCTGCGAGATAAACTTCAGGGTATCCGAGAGCGGTTTCTCGGGGATAGTGTTGTTGGAGCGCACCACCATCTCCAGGAGCTCAGGGCGATACCAGTCTGACTCAACCCCGACGATGTTCTTGATGTAGCGCACATACTTGGTTACCGTCTTCTCGACATCACGGATATGCTTGACCCCATCGAGTTCGACGGTGTTCTTGCCTTCTACCACTAACGCTTCTTTGAGCTTCACGGTGTGAAAGACATTGTTGATTGAATTGACCACATCACGCAGACGGTCCTGCACATCCCCCACCATGTAGACCACGGCTTTGTCATCTACCATGCGCACATAGGTTTCGTAGTGAATACCGGTGCCTTTGGTGATGATGGATTTCGAACGCGCATCGATCAATGCACCCCAGGAACCGTAGACCTTTAAGTCAAACTTCTTCGAAAGTTGCTTATAGGTTTCCATGGCCACGGACTTGTTGGCCGGGTAGGGGTAATCGTGGTTCAGAATAGATGACAGGTTTTTGTAGTGGAAGATGCGCACCACATTCATCTTCGACTCTTCGATCTCCGCAGGTGATAACCCAACCGCTTCGTTGTGCAGGATGTGTAACAAGTACGGCATGCACTGGTTAAACATATCGCCGGTGACGTGGAACTTCGGGTTAACGAATTGGGTACCGTGGACATCGGCAGTCAGATCCACTTCATCGCAATCCATGATCGTATCAAACCACTCGTTACGATCTGATACAGTAAACTTGATCGGATATACCCCAATCAGGTTAGAACCAAAGAAGTCGATATGGTCCTGATTCTTGGTACGAAACCGACTGGCGTATTTGGCCAGGTTCAGGGCTAAGGCTTTATCGGCAACGAGCGTAGGGCAGTTCTTTTTGAATGCCTCTTTGATCGTCATGCCATTACCGGGACCAAATCCTAAGGCTTCCAAACCTGCGGCTACATGAGCATAGCCCCGACTGTAATCGATTTCATCCTGGATCAGCCGGTTGTCAAACGGGAAGAACCCGGTCAAGAGGCTAGCTAACATAATGGTTCCTTAATATTGAAGATATTGTCAAACCTATATTATCCATCTGGTAGAACATTAACTAATCAAGGACATTGGTCATGAAAGTATTAACCTTAAGTGAATTCGCTGAATTCCTGAACACCACATCGGGCACTGATCAACTGCAGTTTGCCGTCATTCCCGGACAAGTCATGACAGGTGATAACAACATCACCATCTTTGCCAAACGTGAACAGGGGGTGAACTACCTGCTCGAGCACACTTACAGTAAACCGGTAAATGTGGTTGAGATCACCGACCCGAAAGTCAGTGCAGTTATTACCGCCGCTTGTCAGGATGACGAGGCGGATTGCGTACTGGCGTTCAACATGAAGTTCGACAGTATCGCTGAACTCATCCCGGCGCATGAACTGTCAGTAAAAGAATCGATCAGCGTGTTCGCCAGTAAGTTGGTTGAGAAGCTGGCGGTAACAACCCCAGTGGTTTGCCGTGCAATTGACACCACCACACTCGTGCCCCGTAATGGGCTCGACTTGGTGCTCAGTGCGGCACACTGCATAAACCTCTCATTGATCGCGTATCAGTGGGAAGGGGAAACCGTCGTCGTCATTGGAAAAGGCTTTAAGGAAGAAGTGGTACTGGACCTGGTGCGTTTTGATGCCGAGAAGCGTCATGCGTTCTTCTCCGGGATCGTGGCAGGGAAGCCCATCTATCAGCGCGTGGTCATCGATGAAGTGATGTTCAAAGGTGACCGGGCTTTCTTGAAGTGGGTCTCGTGCAATAACGTCGATGCCAGTAAAGGCGGGTCATTGTGGTGGGTGCGTCACATGGGTGTCTCGTTACATGACGAGAGCAACAGCCTGACCTTGAAAAACCCGCACATCTCCATCCGCGGTCAGCTCGACAAAATCCCTGACGAATACGACTTCGTCAATAACCGTAACGTCATTCTCTAAGAGGCAGTCATGATTCCAACAAAAGCGCGTTTTGTAAAAGACATCACTGCGGTGCTCGAACACCACCAGGTCGAAGACACCACTGTGCGGGTCTTTGAAACACAAGCCGGTAAACCTTTCCACCTGGCGATTGAAGCAGGTGTCTCGGGCGAGATCACGGACTATTTGGTGATCAACAACAACTATGCCAAAGAGATGGTTGTTGCCTGGTTGCGTAACACCTCCGTCAATGTCTGGCCATACAGCGAAATGGACTATTCGCAAGAAGGGGTCATCAAAGCGATTATCAAAGTAGATGATCCAAGCTTTGGTGATCAAGATTACAAAGTCGCCCATTATGTCCGTGCGGCTCTGCGCTCTGCCATCAAACATGGCGATAACGTCTGGTTGTCTACCAAAGCCGGTGCATTGCCAAGTGCCGGTACTGCATCGGGTACTATCGGGGCATCTGGCCCAGTCAGTCAAACCCGCGCTCCACTGTAAGTTCACCCATTAACCTTTAGTAAGGATTTATCATGCAACAGTCAACTTCCCTCGGCGCTCTGCTGGACCACGCTTACCGTATGGGTGACATTCACCTGATCATTCGTGTGGGCGAACTCGCCACCACTGTCGTTATCCCACACCGTAAAGCACGTCACGCCTGTATCGCGTTGCTGGAGTTCTTTGACCGCAATAAGGTACTGGTTCAGCGGGTACTGGATCGCAGCGGGAATACCATCGACATCACGCTGGATGATTTCCAACATGAAGCCACAATCCCGGGCTATGATCGCGAGCACTACCTGAAGACCCTGACGCATCGGGTGGAAGCCATGGCTGCACCGGATGATGTTACTGAGCAGACAAACCAAAACGCAGGCATCTATAACCCACATGCTGGGTTTGAGAAAGCCGCGGCAAATGTTGCGCAGTTACTTACGTCAGAGCGGCGTTATGCGTTTGTCGATCACATCGGATCTGTGGTGGGTGACGGTATGGTCCTGGTGCGTCGTAGCGACCTGCCAAGTAATGTCCAGAACGTAACAGAAATCACCGATCCACGCTGGCTCAGTATGTTGGTGGTGAACGAAGCTACTTTCGAACGTTTACCGACAGGGCGTGAAGTCTACGCCTATGCGCAGGCGACACGTCTGGGTGATTTGATCAATCTGCTGGGTGAAGAAGGTTTCGCTATCGATGGGATCAGTTATCCGTGGGTGCATATCGTACGCAAAACGGATGTGGTGCGTGATGCACGTTCAGTGGAGTGGGGTCAGGTTGCGGATGAACTGACTAACGCTGAAGGGCCAGTGGGTATTCGGCAGACATTAGGCTCTGGCGCGCCGAACCCGTTCCTTCATGAAGATGGGAGTGTGCGCGGGTTACTGTTCTCCGGTCGGCCACAGGGTTACCCAGAGCAACCAGCAACACCTGCTGAACCAGTCGTGACCAAGCTGGTCGAACACGGTATGACCCGTCAGTACGGGTCCGTGACTCCACCACGGACGGTAACCACCTCACCATTAGGTACACCGGCGAGTGTATCGAGTGAAGCGAAGTGGGCAGCAGCCATTGCTGCAGTAGTGGCAGAGGGTTATGAGTTCCGGGGTAGTAAGGAAGACATCAATCCTGAGTTGTTCAAGATTGCCTCAACGATGAGATACTGGGCAGGATGCCAGGGCAGTGATACTCTCCAGAAACGAGATGAGGTTGTCTCTACACCGGAGCTGATGATGCTGCTGGCAGGTAAGCCTTCTGGCAGTGAGATTGATCACGAAGAGAATGACGAATAAGTAAAGCTAGGCAGGAGGGGGCAACCTCTCCTGCTCTTTATGCTTTTTTAATTTTTGTCAAATATAGTATTATGCAATTCTAGTAATTAACGACACGGTAAAGTATACTTATAAGGAGAACAGGCCAGCAATGGGGGAAACCTTTAAGGATGGGGGCTTATGCTGATATATATTACAGACAGTATTAACAGTGATATATTGAGTATATCAGCATACCAGTAAGTAGCCTTATAGCTGTCAATAATCATTATCTATTATAACCCAGAGAGAACACCCTCTTAGAACAAAGATATAATAGATAATCATTAACCTGTAATCGGATAAAAAAAAACCGCGAAATTGAAACCGGGAGGCTGAAGCCTCTCTTTATGCCTGTTTAGTGTATTCTAGTAATTCGTGACTAGAGTGGCTAACAGTATGAAAGTATTTAAATCTTTCACCCGAGCTAAGGGTAACGTAGAGGTTTAGATATATGCTGATTAAATTTTAATTACGATTAAGAGAAGGATCGTTATCATGACAGATCTCAACAAAGACAACCTCATGAAACCCGGGGATGTGAAAGCCTTGTTTGCCAATAACGAGCATGTCAATCTCCCAACGTTAGTCAGTGAAGTCCGTGGACTGTTTACCCTGTTATGCAATGAACCCGAGAATGCTCGCTTCTTGTGGTTTCCGGATCATGCTTCAGTGCTCTCCTGGGTGGGGCAGTTCAGCGTGCAGTTGAAAGTCTATTTCAGCGGTGAGATTGAAGTGAGCATCAATACCGAGCTGGGGGCGTCAGTGATTGGTCAGGAACGGGCGAATGCGTTGGTGTTTGTTGATCGCATCTTACCCCTTACAGGTTACTACGCCAACATCACCCATTGGCCTGCCAAAGAGGGGCACGGTGAGATCATCCTGATCCAGTACTTACTGAAGGCGCCGTCTGCTGACGTGTAGGGTTATAACTATGGGTGATTCCGTCCTTGAGTCACACCACTCAACCTGCACACGGCCGAGACATACGCACTATGATAACACAACCCAATGTCAGATTAACCCCCGAGGACACGCAATACCGAATCTACCTGGCAAATGACTTAGGTCTGGATTCCAGCCCGATGCTCCATCTGGAGTGGGAAAAAGGACGTAATGAGTATTTAATTGGAGACCTCATCCTGGCGCGCCAAGGTGATCATTTTCTCCTGTCGATCAAAAGCTGTCGTCGTAAAACTGTCATCGCTTCTGCCAAAGTTTTAGATAACGGCTCAGTGGGCATTTATCTAAACCAGTGCTTTAGCAACATGGCCAACAAAGCAGAATTGGTGTTGAGTTTACGCGACGCTGTGACGCGATACCTCTACTGTTAGTCGTCGTATATCTTATGAAATAGACTCCTTCGCCCGCCTCCTTCTTCCTGAGGGTCGTGGGTTGAAGGGTCTATGCCGATCGATATGTAATCTAATAAATTTTGTATCTATATTACGAATAGGTAATTGTTGGCCAACAACATGACAGCATTTTTATGACTGTCTTATTAACCCCTCGGAGTTGCTTCTATGATGAACGAAGATTTTGTCGGTACTGGTACGTATTACAAGACCGCTGTTGAACAACCAGCTGTACCGACCGTGCCAGTCAGTGATGCACAGATCGTCGAGTCAAGCACCAAGTTTGAAGCATGGTTAGCCTCCGTGGGTTGGCCGGCATGCAAACGCCCGCGCAGCTACCCGGCGGTAGTGACTCTTTATAAAGGGAAGGCATCCACCTTTACTGCCATTGAGATCAATACCCGTACTCGCTACTACCTGGCGATCCAGCGCATCGCGGCAAACTATGCACACCTGGTCAAAGCCGAGCCGAACAAACGTCACCGGATCATCTTGCGGGGTTCATTACTGACCAGCCGTCTGGATGGACGGGTCGCAGTGGTACTGGCTGATCAAGATGTCACTGACCTGGTCGTGGGTATCGCCTACAACAAAGTCAGTGTCGTGTTTAATCCACAATCGTTTATCAACGCCATAGAGGACATCGATAACAGCTTTCGCAATCAAAACAAATGGAGCTGGTCGATTGGGCTGGAGATTGTGACATCCCGTTAGTAGGAATTGGTCATGGAACATTTAACTTTTGCTGATCTCACTGCTGATCAGTTTACTGCTTTACTTCAGACCGTTACACACCGTGTAACCATTCATTGTCCCGATAAATGGCTCTGGGTTGATTCATCTGCAAAGCAACCGCAACTTGTGGTTTCTACGCGCTTTTCAGATAAACGCAATCCTTCGGGCTGGGCGCCCTACCTTACGCGACTCAATCTTCCTTCAGATGTCGAGGTGACATCAGTGTCTGTCCTTTGGATAGAGAAGGCAGATTGGTTCTTGTATGAAGTAACTGGGGTTGATGCGCAGGGGAGCTTGTGCCATCAGTTTATCAAAGCTACAGTGCAAGGGGAAAAGAAATACAAAACCCACGCACTGTGTCTCTATCGGGATCGTCTCACATTACAGGAGTAAACCTCATGAAACTAACTTTATGCCAGGCCAACGGGTATTCATTGATTCACCCAGCGTACCACAGTCACACCCCGAAGAACAACGTCGTGTTGGCGGAGGGGAAGTTATCCTTTAAAGACAACCGCTGTTTCCTCGGCACCAAAGAGATCGGTCATGTGCTGGCGAACGGCAACGTACAGTTGAACACCGATGTGGTGCTGCCTACCCTCGGCTTTGTCACTGGGTTGCGTAACCAGATCCGCTTCCTGCACAAAACCATTGCCCGTCAGCTTCATTAAGGTCACAGGGGGGTAGTTGGACTACCCCCTCGCCTTTGTGCTCTTTTTTTTGTATTTAATTACACAAGAGAGCATCGTATGTAGGTCAGTCGTGACCACCAATAGTGACAACAACTAAATTAAGTTCACCAGTACTCTTGGCGGGGGATGTGTCAGTAACGGTACGCACCCCCGTTCCTTTTTTTTTTTATACCGCACCCAAATTCCCGAACAGGTTGAGCAGATCACCCAGGTCACGTTGTCCTAGCAACGTACTTACGGCGCCCGTCGTATCAGACACCCCCTGCGTCTAAGTTTGACCCGATCTGCTCGACCTTCCTTATCTACCACTACCCTAAGGAACCTGCTGTGAGCGATGATATCAAAGTAACCAAACAACTGACCGTGTCCGCCCCTGAGCACGGCATCAAGGTACAGATCGACGCCCTGGCATTAAAGGACGATGAACACGCCGATCCTGAGCAGTACCGGATCATCTCAACCGCGATCGCTGAAACTGGTGGTGAGCCGTTGACGGAAGGTGAGTTCAATGATTTCCGTCGTTATGACGAAGAAGGTCGTCTGCTGTTCTCCTTCTTCCCGGCCAGTGGCATCCTTGAGATTGCCCACGGCTACGACAACGAGATCAACCTGACTGTGGTTGTTACCCTGCGTGAAGTCGCCGCGTAATGCCTTGCTCAGGTTTAGGGGTGCGGCATAACAGCCGCACTATCTCCGTACGGGAGAAACGACGCCGTACTGCGCTCTATCGTGCCTTAGCTAAAGCTAGAGAGGTGTGCGGTGGAGCGAACTGAACTTATGGCCGGCGGGGAATACACCCACTATAAAGGCGGTTGCTACAAGGTTGTTGGGTTTACGAACCTGCATGCAAAAGACAACCCGCAGTTTATCCCGCAAGTGGTGTATCACTCGATCAGTCCGAACGACCCCAATAACTGGTACTCGCGTCCACTGAGTGAGTTCCTGGAAAAGTTCAGGCCAATTACGCCTGAAGATGTGAAGGCCGACATCGGTCTTTAAGCACGACCCGGCTTACGAGCCACGGTGTTACGACACCACCTTTAACTACTACTCTTAACTACTAAGGAATGACTAATGTCCATGATCGTGAAAATCACCTCGGGTGAAGATAAAGCTGACAACAATGTGAGCAAAGGGTTTGAACTGATCCCAGTAGCGGCCGGTATGCGCACTGCCTTTGAGCGCGATGAACAATCCCGCGCCTGGTTTAAGTTGTTCAATACGGATGCAGAAGGTATTGAACAGCAACTGCTCACCCGTCAGGTACTGGGTAACGTCTATGTGATGGAAGCCGGTAAGACTATCGCCAGTTTCTCCTCGGCCGATATCAGTGATATCCGGACGTCAGCAGAAGGCACCGTGTTCTTGAGCAGCCCTGCCAACGGTATCAGTAACCAACCTTATACCGAGCCTGCTATCTCTGAGCTCAACGTACTGGGGTATAATGACCGCCTGCACGACTATACCGAGCTGCCTTTCATCACCTCAGAAGAAGTGAATGATGCCCGGGTGTTTAAGTTTCACGCCAACTCAGAGCCAGAAGTCTGGTATGTCAATGCCGATAAAGAGTGGCAGCTGCATGAGCAGGCAACACTCAACCATCGTCAGTCTGGCGCAGCAACCAGTGAGCGCGTAGATGTCGAGGAGTTTGCCAAGGAGCTCGCCCTGGCCGTATTTGACAGTGCCGATGTTTCAGCCAGCAATGATAACATGATGTTTATCAAAACGTTGGCGGCGACGGTGATGACTGCGCACGAGAAGAACGTCACTGACTACATGGGCCTGGAATTGTTGTCAATCATTCGAGTGCCATTCTCGCGCTTAAAAACGCTGGAAGAGTATCTGCGCGTGTGCAAGTATCCGGTGCTGTGTAAGTTCGCCACTGAAGGTACACGTATTGTGAGTTACCATGTGCGGGCGTATGAGCCAATCAATGACATCCTGCCTGGTACCGAGCTTCTGCTCCAACGTCTCAAAAGCGAACAGAAAGGCCTGGTAAAGAACCTGGTTGATAAGATCGTTAAGTACTACCGTGCGGATTGCACCGTCGTACCGGTCGAGCCCAACCTGGTTTTTGAGTCCTTCGAGGAGCGGGCGCTGTCTGATGAATTCAGACGACTGCTTAAAATCCAGCTGGACTTCATCATGAACGATGACGGTCACTGCCATACCGCAGTGATCAGTTATCCGAGTATCATCCGTATGGGTGAGTAGCAGGTATTTGTAAATAAATACTAGATACCTGCTATTACTATGTAAACTACGACGCTCCGAAAATCCCCCAAGATAAAGGAGTCATAACCTCTCCGTTATGCGCCTCGTAGTTTTCTTTTGAGACAGGCAAGGACGTCGACTGGGTTCAGCTGATACTGTAAAGTGTTGCTGTGTGTACCCGGTCCCTTGCCGTCTCCTTTTTCTCGATTTGTGCGATTCTCTTCCAGGCTGTTCTTACCTGATCTCGTGTCAGGAAACAGATCGAAGACAGACATGCGAATCAACTTTGGTAGTGCCTACTATATACACACTTAGCTGTAAATTTTACTCAAAAGCAATATTAAGGATGACCCATGGACAAGCAGAGAGAAGATTCTATCGTTGAGATGATGACACTCGCTCAGCGATTAAATAACTTAGTCGTTGGAATGCAAGTCCGCAAAGCCCAGTTAACGTCAGGTTCCGCCAAAGTCGTCGCTGATGCAATCAGCAAAGCGAATGTGAAACCTGAGGATCACTGAGGTAGCCGTAAACGTAGTGGGTATGGCGGGGATCAATGATAGCCCTGCTCGGTGAGTTTGTTAATCCCCGCCGTATCGCTTCGTAGAACACAGGGTCACTCATGACGTGGGGAGTGGCATAAACACCTGGGGTAGAAGTCCCAACTGCATCCAAAATTCTTGGTCTATAGTTCAGTCGGTAGAACAGCGGACTGTTAATCCGTAGGTCGCTGGTTCGAATCCAGCTAGACCAGCCAAACAATGACGCCCGTCACAGCCGCTTAAGCGCGCAGAAGATGACTTGTGTGCTCTGTGGCGATACTCGGACTTGCCAGCCTGTGGGGGCGGAGTAAAGTCTGGGTATTAGCCCGCTGCCATGTTACCACGTGAAAGTCGTGGGGGCGTCACCCTATTAGATCGATCGCTGACAGTACGTGTTTATACTTACTTGCTTCTCTGGTTACGCTAACCTATCGTGAGGAGATAAACATGAATCTGTATATAGTCAAACGTGATGATAGAGCTGTGGATTTCGAACAGTGTGCGGGGATGGTGGTTGCTGCGTCGTCTGAGGATGAAGCTTTGCGATTGCACCCGATGGTTCTTGACTCTAGCCACCCAGACAATGCTGAGCGGCACCTGGCTGAATCGGCGGAGAACTTCGAGGATGGTACGTTGTACGGCTGGCCTAGCCAGGACCGTTTTCACGAACTGACCATCACCTTGATAGGAACCACACACCTGACTATTCCGCAAGTTCTGTTACTCGACTATAAAGGCGGTTGATCTAAGTCCGGGGTAACACCCGGACACCCTATTCTGTTTTTCAGTACATCACTGGAAGATACTATCGAGAGCAGCCACTCCGATACTCTAATTTATAAAGTTTAAAAAGGATAATAACGATGTCAACCGAAATGACCATTTCTCGTGCACTGGCTACAGTGAAGTCTTTGAATGTCCGCATCAAAGATATCTCTAAAAAGCAGGTGCTGATTCTGCCAACTGCCGGCACCGGCGACATGCAAGCGGTGATCAACAACAGCATCACTGTTACCGATGCTGAAGCCGCCATCCAGAATAACTGGAATGCGCTGAACGACATGATCAAAGTGCGTAACGATATTCGTGCGAAGATCATCCTGTCGAACGCCACAACCAAAGTGACTATCGCCGGTAAAGAATACACCATTGTTGAGGCATTGGACTTCCGCAACTCCCTGGTCGAAAAGAAAGACACGGTTGAGTGCCTGAAGCGCAACTACGACTCCACAATGAAAGTTCACCGCCAGCAGGGCGACATCTACGAAAAGCGTTTAAGCGATGTGCGCTCCGAAGCCCTGGCCTCCGGCAAGAAGTTTGATGAAGCCAGCTTGAAGACCTTCACCGATCCAATCGATGTGAAGATGAAACCAGGCCTGATCGATCCTCTGGGTATCTCAGCAGTTATTGAGAAGCTGGACAAAGAGATCGCTGACTTCGAACTTAACGCCGACTACGCGTTGTCCGAATCTAACGCAACGACCAAGATCACTGTTGAACTTGGTAACATTGCTTAACCCGTATTAAAAGGCTTGTCTTCGTTTGACGAAAGATCAAACACCGCCTTCCTATTTGGCCGGATGGAAGTAAAATAACCGGCCAGCCATTATACATCTGTAGGTCGCAGGTTCGATTCCTGTCGGGGTGAAACCCGTAGCTCAGTCGGTTAGAGCAGCAGAACAACTGCTTATGCTAAAAGCAATGATCTTTGGGATCATCAATGGTGTACTGTGAGCACCTTGAAATCACAGGTCTAAAGCTTAAAGCTATAACGTATAATGACTAAAGCTCTAAAGGTTTAAACTTATAACGTTAAAAAGATCTACACTCCCTGATGACTGTGTTCGTCGGGCTATAACGCTAAAACCTTTTAAACAAATCCTGGGTATTCCTCCGCTGTGAGGATGGGTAATGTGGAGTGTGGTCTGCCACGTATCGCCGCCAGGCTGTCTTGCGGAGACAAGTCTTTCCCTTTTGCAATAGGTGACCTAATGACAGGCACTGCCTTAATGATCATTGAGCAACCACAACTGGAATTCAATATCCCGTTGAGGTCGCCTTATCCTACCCTTCATGACGTAAGGTTTTCTATGTTCCCTGTTATGGCTGAGCCTGAGAACGAAGGGTTTGAACAAGATTCAGAAACTGACGCATTACATTGAGGAGATTCAATCGCGCAGGTTCTTAACCGACTAAAGCCAGGGTGACTTGTGTTATCTTGGTAACAGGTGAACGCGTCGTTACAGCGCATACGACTGAATGGGCCGATCCCCCCTTCGGAGTAATATTAGCCCAGATCCATTGCACACCAATAAGTCAATGGCTAGCCAGACACACAAAAAACTATTATGCTTCGACAGATGGTAGGTGCCTGATTACTACAATTCGATTCGATACCTCAACTAAAAGGCGGACACAAGGGCCGTTATGAGTGAAGCACCAGGAAACTATACCTTGGTAAGGCCCCAGGCTTTTTATCCTTACCAAGGTTCTCTTTCTTTTACTACCTGATAATGGGTGGATGCCTTAGTCACCTTTCTTTCACAGAGGCAACAACCTAAGGCGTCTGCCCGCCCTATAACCCGAGTCGTCTAGCGACAAGACACCGTCAGACCCATTTGGTAACAGCCTAACTTACCTGTTACCCAACCTATGACGGAAACAGGTGGTTCAACTCCACCTCTTGGGTCTTAGGTATTGGCTTAGGCAAACTCCGTCGCGGCTTTACCCTCAATAGGCTGCGTTGCGTAAGTCAGTACCGTGCTGTGCGTCGTACTCCCTGATGAGGCGCCCGACGTTAAAAGGCACGAAACGGGGACAGAGGATACTCCATCGGTGATTGCAATCAACCACGCTGGGGTTTATACAGGCACTTGAGAGACACGCTGGTTTCTCGTTGCCTGTCCCTTTGTCCCGTCGGAGTCCCTTGCGTTCCTGGAGGGATGACACCGCGTTAAGACTGATCCCCTTAACGAAGTTGCAATAGCCGGGGGTGTTTCTTGCAAAGGTTACTCACAGCAGACTGCCTCCGCCAATTGCGGATGGCTTAGGCCCTCAGTCCGTCAGGAAGTTGTCGTTGAATAAATGACAGCTGGACTAGGGTTGCATTATAACCCGGCAAATGTGCAGCCTGTTTTTTCTTCATGTGTACCTGAACCGGTTCAGGAGCCTACAGATGAGGGAACGACGGGAAGCATATTGCTACCGATCATTTGCTGTGTGACCGGGCCAAGGATGGCATATACCGGAACCAGTAGTCGTATTCAGCGCAGGTGCGCTTTCTCTTCCTTATCTTGTGGTTAAACCGCGCCTGTCTGGATCATACGTGCCGGGGTCACACCTGGCGCTTATGCCGTCTGAGTTGTATCCTTTTTTACTCCTACATTACGAAGCTGATATACCCATCAATTCAATTTAAAGGAGTTTAGTTATGAAGAACGTTACTATTGCTATTGGTCGTAATCCGCTGTCCAACCAGAAATGGATTCTGGATCAGATCGTGAGTCTGGTGAAGTCCGGCAAGTCCGACATCTTCATCGTCAATACTGACTCACGGGTTTCCACTGCGGTACTCAACGCCTTGAAAGAGTATACGAAGGATGATGCGGAATACACTCGCTTGGTTGCTGAGAACGGTGTCATGTTCCACACAACCGAGACCGAAGACCTGCAAACGCTGGATGATGCTAAGATGAACAGCCGCTCGGCGATTCTGGCCAACATGCTGTTCAGCCTGCCATTGGTCAAACAGTGTCGTGATCTGGCGCGTCACCACGTCCCGGTCTTTGTGAGTGCCACACCTGCCATGTCTGGTAAGGTGCCGGCTGCCGCCCATACCAAGTTCCTCGATTAAGGATAGCCCATGGTAAATCACCTGTGGGGTCAGTTGTCGGAGCGTGCCATCCGCGCTGCTGCTACTGACCTACGGTTGAAGCCTGTAGAGAGCCTGCCCATGTGTTGGGCAGAGCTCCTCTCCATCGGGATCACCAAACCCCTTGGACGCTTTGACGTTCTTACCCATATCGGTCGCCGTCCTGAGCTTCACTACTTAACCGTGTTAGCCGAGGAAGGTGTCCGTTTCATCGATGTGTTAGCGGAAGATACTGATGCCCGTCACGCACATCGCGCTCGAGCAAACGCAGTCTGCTATTATGACAAAGATCAGAAGCCGCAACTGTGTTGGTTATACCTCTCCCGTGGCGAGTTAACGGAGGGGAATTTTAGTCGTGCTGTGCGTGAAGGTATTCATCGTGTCGCTGGGAAGTTCCCGGAGGACACCAACACTCACTTCTGTGATCTATCGGGATTGACCCATGCTAAGTAAAAAGATTATGACTGAACTGCGTCGTCGGATTAATAAAGGCAATAAGCCTCAGCAGTCAGGTCGTTTGACCCATGTTCTTGTAGACAGCAAGTCTACAGGCTTTAAACCACAATAACGTTTCTCGGTGTCCTCATGACTCAAACACAAAGTTATTCCGTTAATGCCTTTGACGAAATCGTCATCACCGCTACCCGTCACGCGTCCAACCATATCCACTACCAATTCGCAACCCCTGGGGAAAAATCGGTAGTGGTCCATGCGTTTGACTCAACCACGGAGCTGACCACCCAGGAGGCTTTTAAACGGGCTTATGCCGAACTGGCACACTGGGTAGGGGTTAAGGCCGGTTATGATCATCTGCAGCGTAACGATGCCATTCCGTTGCTGATTTCGGTGGCCCGTGATCTGTTTGTTGAGAACATCTTCAAAGACATGAAAGATCTCAGCGGTGAGTTCTTGCACAATGGCGTGTCTGTCAACTGGAAACGCACGTTGATGATGGATGTGTTACTGACCAGTTTTGAAACCCAGGTAAGTGACCATATCAGCGAAGATGGTTTGGGTGTTCGGACGTATTCCAAGATCGAGCTGCGCACCCACTCGAAAGAAGACAACCTGTCACCAAACCTGCAGTACGCGGAATACGCGGGGGTATTTGATCGTGGTCCAACTCTCTAACTTCGCCCATCCTGTTAACGCGGTTAATACACAGCAACAGTTCGAGCTGTTTACGATCACTACCCTGCAGTTGCATGGCGGGAGTGTTTTCCATCGGGTGACATTGCCTTTGGATGGACGCCCTACCGAGATCGCATTGTTTGCCCAACCCACGAAGATGTCACATGTCGATGTGTTGCGCACGGTGCACGATCTGGTGTTTCTGTGGATTCCGCCGGTGACTGATCCGCGGGGGTTAATCATGGGTCATCGTGATTATATCCTCAATCTCTGTAAAGAGACCTTGCGGGTTGTTGCAGGCGTGGGTAGCTGGCCAGTTCCAGCGTTTAATAAACAGGACGTCACGGATAACGGCGTGCTTCATTTGTTGCGCTACTATGATCCGATAATGGACCGTATCATCACTCAGGTGGTTGGTACACCGCCAATGGATCTGGATGATCGGGATATGCGCCAGGATAAGCAAGGGGCAGGGCTTGTCGCCTTCTCACCCTCTTGGCTTGACCCAGGGCCTTTCACGGCACAGGATCACAACTACGGCGTTGCGGATGCATAAAACGGCATAAGAGGAGGAGCAAATGCTCCTCCTCTGTTTATGCTGCTTTTTTTTGTTATCGTTTGGGGACACTCATCCGAATCGAGCGGTGCTTACGGAGTTTGTCTGACCACGCTGCTGTCTTCTTCCATCGGGTTTCCAGGAAGTCGGTGTAGTTGTCCACCGCATCAGCATAGCTTTCAATGGTGTCTTTAAACGCCCCGAGTTCCACACCACCCACTAACGCCCCTTGGTCAACAGGAATACGCAGACGTTGATAGATGTAGGCTTTCACCGCATAGTTCACCAACTGTGAGAACCGAGTGTAAGCCCGCACCGGGATGTTAGTCATCTCTGAGTCGTTTGAGACAATACAACGCAGGGTCAGCATGTTCGTGATCATTTGGGTTTCATAGATCGCTACCATGTTCTGACCAATCAACGCTACGTTGGTCATCTGAATCTCAGGGGCTGGGGAGTAAGACTGCAACATCTGCTGCATGCCCTGGGTGATTGCCCCGTTACTGCACCCCATGTTCATTCCACCGGTATACCCGCCAATCCCTGCTCCACCGGGTACGCCAAATAACGCATCGGGGTAACCGTACATCAAGGAGAGAATCGAGGTGATCACTCGCCCGCCGGTTAACGACTTCGGTACCCGAAAGACCGTGGTGAAGTTATCGGGTTGAACGTACTCCACATCCCGTAAGGGTATGATGACTTCTACCCCACCCACGACGTCACAATCACGACGCACTTTGGCATCGATCACTTTCGTACGGATGGCTTCATTAAGTGAAGTGTTGAGAACCTGACGAACGCCAGTGTGGTAGTAAGCAACATCATTGGTCATGAACGCTGCTCTTAACAAACTGGGATCAAAGTTCCACATCACGTCATTAATGGCATGATCTATCGCGCTCATAATCGCACCTTTGTTACATTCTACATGGATGTATGTATATATGTTGAAAAACTGATCTCATAGAATTTAACCAACGGAGCAATATCACATGTCAAAACGTTTAACCCGCATCTACGCTTGTGGCGGTGCTGCCATCAACATCACCGCGGCGCAGAAGGACCAGCACGATCAACTGGGCTTCTCTGACCTCAGCGTATCACGTATCGATACTTCGGATAAGAACATCAAACCAGGCATGTCACCGAACAGCGTCTACATCCTGGAAAACGCAGACGGTTCTGGTAAAGAGCGTAAACACAACTACAAAGCGATCGTGGCCTCACTCGAACAGATCCTGGCGATGCACAAACCGGGCGATTACAACATCGTCATGATGTCAGCCTCAGGCGGTTCTGGTTCGGTCATCGGTCCGGTAATCATTGGCGAGCTGCTGAAGCGTAAGATCCCAGTGGTTGCGCTGGTTGTGGGTACCATCGGTTCTGAAACTGAAACGCAGAACTCCATCAATACCCTGAAGTCCCTGGCCGGTGTCTCTGAAGCTCAGAAAGCCCCACTGGTGATGTCATACTTCCCGGTGAACCAGCACTTCGATCAGCGTGAAGTGGACAAGCAAGTCCTGACCACCATGACGCTGTTGCTCAACCTGTTCGACTCGAAGAACATCGAAATCGATTACAAAGATATCGTGAACTTCCTGAACTACACCAACATCCGCAACACCCGCCCTGGCCTGGTTGGCCTCGAAACGTACAACGACGACGAACTGCAGACCATCGCCGGTACCTCGCCGTTGTCCATGGCGTCAGTGTTCAAAGATGATAACCGTCCGTTCCTGCCGGTTACCCCGGACTACCATGCCACCGGTACCCGTGACCAGGACATGAAAGATGAGCGTATGCAGTTCAATGCGCACTATGTCATTACCTCAGCGCCGGTTAAAATGGCGTTCGAAGATCTGAACAAACGTATGAAGCAGATCACTGATCAGCAGCATACTCGCGGCCAGAACTTCAACCTGCTGGGTGATGGCGACCAGGGTGACGATAACGGGATGTTCCTGTAATCCACTGAGCCTCTCTATTATATGTAACCGCTGCTGCAACACTCCTCTGTCTGGGTTTTCTGTATTCCTTTTACCAGAGATGAGTGAAGCGTTACATTTCTTCCGTGACCATGGCTGCTAGCGGGAGAGGCTGTTTAAAGAGCGAATCCCCTCCACCGTTTTGGTGGAGGGGTTATGCCGTCAAAAATAATTCAAACCTACATTATAATCACGAGCAGTACCAATTACTTTCGTACATTAACGTACTATTATTTAGGGCATAGCCCTTTTATAGTTGGATGTATGACTAGGAGCTTAACACCGTGAACTACAGCACAGACAATTTTATTATCGACGTTGGTCAGTATATTCCAACCATCATGTTTCGCGCACCGTACCTGAACGGTAAGCCATTAACCCACGAACAAACGTATTGTATTTTCGCTGCCATCCACGATGAAATCTTTAATGAGACATTCCCGTGGGCCCACATTAACAACAGTTTAGAAACCGCCTTATCAACGGTGTATGCAGACTACCCTTTATTTACTCTTGGTGAACCACGCTATTGGCGTTTTGGACATAACGGCTATGAGATCTATCGCCCAACCCAAAATGGCTTTAATTACATGGATGCTCCGCATGGACGTTTACCGCAGAACCCACCACGTGGTTCGATCTTTAAGATTGCCGGCGGACGGGTCTATGCAGAGTGGTTAAGCGCGTTTGTCACGAACACCTTGTTTGGTATTCGTAACCGACTCCACGACGAACTGCTCCGTTTCGTCGGTACGGCTGCGGATTACGAATGGCACTTTGAGTATGTGTCAAACGGAATTTTCTATACCAAAGTTTCTAAGAACCCATTGGTCACTCAACCGGTGCATATCAAGCTCCAGGCAATGACTGAAGCTGAGCAGATACAACAGGCGATTTCAGATCTTCCAGATGTTCGTCAACCAACCGTAGGGAATGCGGTGGCGGTGAATCTGGATATTCGTGCACACAGCAGTCTCGAACGTATCCCTGAAGTTTGTGGTTATCTGCAACAGCTGATCATGCATGCGCAGCAACATCATGCACCGCTTGAAGTGAAGGTGATCTATCACAGCAAAACCTACTACGATAAAGTGGTCAGCTTTGCGCGTGGGTTTATTGAACAATATCAATTGCCAGTGAAGCTCGCCTTCAAAGAGCAATGGGTGGATTTGCAACAAGCTCACCCAATCTCCCTGGGCGCTGTATCGGTATCTTCTGACATCCCTAGCATTAAAGATATAGAGCGTGACCACGATCGTCTGCGTGAAATCCGTACCCAGCTGATTCGTAATAACGCCCTCAGTCCCTGGTTGACACAAGAACTGTTGGCAATTGCACCAGGCTTGTTTAGTAAGAAGATCTCCGATGAAGAGATGTTCACCGCCATGATGACAACGGACTGGGGAGTAAACAACAAAGGCCGGCGGGTAGATGCCACTCGACTGAACCCGATGGTGATTGGGGCAGTAATCTCCATTGATCGTCAGTTAGAAGGGGAAGCATTGCCACAGGTTACCCAGCCACAACACCAACTTCACGTGTTACATGAGATCAACTGGAATAATGTGCGATGAATGCCAATGTGCTTCTGATCGATCTTAAACCGATAGTCTATCAGTGGTTCACACCAGAACAAGCCAATGACAGTGACTTGCACATGGCAATAGATGATCTGGCCATCTGGGCAACCAGCACGGCGGTGGAACAGGAATGCGACACCGACCTGATTGGCCCGACCTTCTTCCTGGTCAACTCAGGTTGGCAGCATGACCAATTGCAAGCCATGATCGATACAATGGCCAAAGTAGTAAGAACGATCTACCTGACCCAGTCCACTCCCGAATGGCGTAGCGCCGGGGTGAAACGTATTCAGGTAGATCAATTCTATCTGATGACCGTTAAGCTGGGGATTGATCCATATGTCTGAAGTCCTGTCCCGAACCAAAGCCATCGTCCCGTGCGGTGAGCTGCTCGGGTCTTTGAAACGCTACCCTGGCGTGGGTGATGAAGCAGCCCATGCTTTTATCACCGCCGGGGCGGTACATTTATTCCACGACCGTTATGTTGATCCCATCCTCAGTGTAGATGACCTGGCGTTAATTGGGGAGACCCGGGCCAGTGTCTTGACCGGTTTAGCGTACGAGTGGTTGCATGATCAGTTCACGATCATTCACAACGACATCAAACGACACGTCAAGCACTTTGACGAGTTGCGTGCCGACGACTACAGCTGGGAGGGGGATTGCATACATCTTGACTTGTCGCTTTACGATGAGGACTAACCTATGCAGCAGCAGGAACTTACAGTACACCCGTTTTCACCCGCTTTTATTCCCCAGCCTATACACACACCGTTTATAGTGGATACGCCAGACTTAATATCATGGCTGAAGGCGCCAGTCAAGGGAGATCCTAATGACCCTGACCGGATTGATACCACCAGTATCTATGTTCCACCGGAGGTTGAAATGAAACCCGTCGCTATCATCGATTTGTTCGGTTTATCCTGGACAAACCACGGCGGGCTACTGACCATGTTCTCGCAGGTAAACCTGTTTGATCTGTTTGTCGAAGTGATCCACAAATCCCTGGGTCAGCCGTCTTACAACCTGTATCTGTTGAACGAATGGATTGAGGCGATGATGGGCGTGGGGGATTACTTCGATCCTGAGACCAACCTCCCACAACCGTCAATGGAAGAAGTCATGGTGATGCAGGATGCATTGATGCGGATGTTCTGTGACTTCGTGGTTAACAACCAGAGCTTTATCATGAAAGTGCTTCAGCCGCTGTTAGTGAATCAGGCTGTGGATACGATCAGTCTGCAGCAATTAAAAGCAGGTGGCAGTATTGTCGTTAATTTAGGGTGAGGTAAGAAATGAATACGCTTGTCGTATTAGACCTGAAACCCAGTTGGGTATATCTTCGGGCGTGTTATGACCGCAGTACGGCTAATACCCTGATGATTCCCTTCGACCGTTTTCTGGAGATTGTCTTAGAAGCGTACACGGCCGAGTTAAATAAGCCGGGGAGTTCGGATGTGATCTTGGAAGCCCTGGTTGACTTTGGCGAGCTCCAACCGATGATCGACCAATCGGATATGGTGAAGCGCGAGATCTGTATGGCATCCAATGTCATCGACGAGCAGCTGACCTATGCGATGGCTGGCTATTTTGGCGTGGAGTATTTAGGCGGGGTATCACAGATGCGGATTACCCCACATCGAACCTTAGAAGTGTATTACGGTAAGGAGGTCACATGAGCATTACCCGCGTGTCGTTGATCTTCAATATCATGCCGGATGCCGAAAAGCGAATGTATGAAGGTGTGCGAAAAACACTGACGGATGTGGGTGAGGTTGACCGCAACACCCTTGTCTATCTGGCACTGAATGAATTAACCCTGGGGCGTACCATCGCACACACCCCAACAATGTCTATGGAGGCGAAGATCCCCGTGATCTTTCCTCAGTACTCATACACCGCGCATGAAGCCATCAAGCAAGCCGTTATGGTTGTTGCCTCTGAACTGTACAAGGAGTTCTTTACCATTCTGGAAGGCGCCCACATGAGTTACCCCGCCGTGCTGTCACAAGCCGGTATCAGTGGGTGTTCGGTGAGCACCATCTTTGACAGTCATGAGGAGCCACGGCCATGCAACTGGCAGTACTCGAGTTCACCCCAATAATGCAGGACATCCAGACCACCTTGACTACGATGAGCAACATGGTTGTTAATCATGTGCAAATCACTCAAGCGGTCTGTGCTGGGTTTCCCGTGAAAGCCAGTTCAGCCAGTGAGCTGGATGTGTTGATCAGCAATACCCCAGGTTATCTCAGTCAACAGGATATCGAGAAGGTGCACCTGTGTGGTGAGCTGATCTTTGATTTCCTGGTTCAGCAACTGCAGCCCTATGCAGTACCTCGGTTGTTGCGTTACGGTTGTCCTGGCTTTTTCCAAACTCAAGGTTATGTCCTGATGTCGCAATATCACGACGACGCCTTCTTCAAAGAGTTTGTGAACATCCAGGCGAACATCACAACCCAGCAACTCCCAATCAGGAAACTGATGACATTGGAACAGGTGGTTGAAAGCAGTGAGATGCGGATAGCCGAGCTCAATGCAATGCAGCTTAGTGGGGATAACAGCGTTGAAGTACATCGGCAAATTGCCAGACATCAAAACTATCTCGATCGGTGCTCCGGTGAGATGGCGAAGATAAGAATAAAACAATAACAGCAAAGAAGGTTTGCACATGGTTATCATCGACCGCAATCCAGAGTTTGAACATATCGTGGATGCCATCAAGCACCTGATAGACCCGGACGCGCCTGATGGTGCGTCTGTTAAAGGCATTAACGATGTCATCGTTGACCTTCTCCACCACTACCACATGCGGTCGAACATTGTTGATATGGACCCGGACATTGCAGCATTGCATGAGCCATTTTATGTGGCACTTAACAATCTCTTAATCCGGTATGGTTTTCAAGAAGACCAGATCATCAATTTCATCATCAGTGATAAGCATGCAAACTTTGTGCTCATCACAACGTAACACTTGGGAGTGTGCACGTGTCAAAAAGCTATGCAGATCTCGTCAAGGGCGCGATCGTCGACTTTAATGTGGTGGCGCCAGATATCCTGGGCGAAGGGTTTACCTCATGTACGGTCAATGGTCGCTTTGATGCCGATACCGCTAACCTGCTTGGGTTGGATGTCCAGGCGAAACACCAGAACCTGTACCCGCTGGTGAAACCCCAAGGCATCCCGGATAATCCTGATAGCTACGACTTTATCAAGGTAACCAAAACCAGTGGCGCGCAAGCGATCCTGTGGCTACCCTGGATTGTCGAATCAACGATCGCCCCGGTCTCTCGTAACAAGATCAATGTGGTGATTGAAGACGTGGGATCAAAAGACATCGCTGTGGTTAAAGCCGCACTGGAGTCTAACGGTTATCTGAATGCAGTGGTTACCCTGATTGACAATTAATAATAAACGCCTGTGGGTTTCCACAGGCTTTATGACCCACTTCTTTTTTTTTGTTATCAACTATTTCCTTACATGGATCGTCTAATCATTTAGAGAGTTAAGCCAGCGCTAAGGATATCCTGCCATGGATTTATTCATTAACCACCCGAGTGAGTATAAACGCGATTACCGTATTTATCATCACTACGTTGAAGGAAAGGCACTTGCCATTTCCAAGATCACCGGCCGTCCGCTTGATGAAGCACGTGAGTACGTTACCCGTGTTACCGGCGAGACCGGGAAGTTTGCGTTACAAGATCCCCGGGTTAAAATCCTGGTGCGGAACAAAGTGGGTGACCGTGAACTGAAGTACACCACCTTTAATAAGTTTCTGAAGGCCGTAGAAGACCGTGGTGCGATTTTATCGCCGAGCCTGACTGCTTACCTACATCCGAAAGAGAAGGTCTCACAATACGCTGTATCGACTGATAAGAACATCAAAGCGCGTAAAGTGATTAAGCATGAGATGTTCATCGCCGAGCAACGCGGCGACATGGTGACCAAGAACGTAAAAGAGATCATGCAGACTGGGCGTAAGCTCACCAACAACGGAATGTCCGGCGGGTTCTGTACTGCATCGACGCCGTTCTTCTGCCGATCAGCCCACAGCTCACTGACCTCCTGCTGTCGTAGTGCTACCAGTTCCACCAATGCCTTCAACGAGAAGTTCTTGGCCGGGAACCGCCACTACTACAGTCCCGAGATTACCATTGAGTCGATTACTACGCTGATCCGCCTCAGCGACCTGGAAAAAATCCAGGCGGTCATGACCGAGTTTAATCTGCAAGCACCAACCGTCACCCAGACCATGGCCTGTATCTATCGCAGTACTCGGCGTTATTGGTCTGACAAGTACTTCATGGGTGTGATCTTAAAACTCATTGAAGGGTTGACGGATGTTGAACGTGCAGCCTTCATGTTTGTCTCCGACCTCTACCATCTGCGTGAAGTCAACCCGGACTTTGTGCGCAAGTTCTTAATTGATCTGGCAGAGCGCAGTGAAGAGCAGTTGGCTGACGATGTGAAGATGAAGGATGGGGATTGTCGTATCCTGGCAACCATGAAGTGTGCGGACGATATCGCGCGTATCGGGACAAAGAACCTGGAGCACAGCGAGGAGTTCAAAGCACGCCTGAAAGCGAACTATGTATTGAGTGAACGCAACATCACGCAATATGAATCGTTCATCCGTGCTTTCTTTGTTACCAAGAACACCCCGACCAGTATTGCCATGATGCCGCACCATGTGCGTGAAGTGGTATTGGCATCCGATACCGACTCCTCAATCTTTACCGAGCAGATCTGGATTGACTGGATTCAGCCAGACTACTCCAAACGCCAGGAACGTATCCAGGTAAACGCCGCAGTAACTTTCCTGATCTCGCAGCAGGTCGTGCATTTACTGGCAATCGTTTCCGGTAACATCGGGGTAGCGGACGAACATCTGTTCCGTCTGGCAATGAAGAACGAATACTACTTCGAAACGTTTGTGTTGACCAATATGGGTAAACACTACTTTGCGACCCAGGCTGCCCGTGAAGGGAACTTCTTCCCGAAACCCAAGCTTGAGCTCAAGGGTGTGCACCTACGCAACTCTAACGTACCGAAAGAGATCCGAGACCGCGGTAACAAACTGATCAACGACATCCTGGATAAGTCCAACGTCAATGAGCAGTTCTCGGTGGTAGATCTGTTAAACCAGGTTGGGGATATAGAGCGCTTCATCATCAACTCCATTACCAAAGGCGAGACGATCTTCTTAACCAAAGCCACGATCAAGGATAAGGGGTCTTACGCTAAACCGTACAGTTCAAACTACTACCACTACTGTATGTGGCAGGAAGTCTTTGCTGAGAAATACGGTCAAGCACCGCCATTGCAATACATTGGCCTGAAAGCTAAGTTGGGTCTGAGCTCACAAACCGCCGTGAACGATTGGCTGGACAGCTTAGACGACCAAGCCCTGGCTGAGCGTATGCGTAAGTTCTTAGTGAAGTACGGCAAGAAGTCGATCACCCAGGTGGTCATGCCGGCAGATATCGTGATGAACATGGGCGTACCGCCTGAGATCATTGCCGGTATCGATCTGCGTAACCTGATCATGGAGAACCTGTCCATGGTGTATTCGTGTCTTGAATCGCTAGGTCTTTATTACGTAAACGACAACGCAACCAAACTGGTATCTGACGAACATTAATCTCCGTCGGCATAAAGGCCTCTTAGCGGGATAACCCCCGCTAAGAGCGCCCTTTTATTTATGTGTCTTTGCCGGTGATCATATTCTGGATATGGGTCAGCTCGTAATCGATGGTGTTCTTGACCTTGCTGGTTAAACCACTCAGATAGAAGGTGTTGTCTGACCGGATGCGCTGAATCGCGTGCAAGATGGTGTTGAAGTTCGCACCCTCTTTTCGCCGTTTAAACGACACCTCCAGCTCCACCAGGAAATCGATCACCCAGGTGCGGGCGATGATCCACGCCCAACGGTTCTGTCGCATCTCCATGTCAATCGGTAACCGGATCGCATCGTACCCGTTTCGCCAGACAGTAGGGATATGCAGTAACACCGCTTCAAAGAACCGCTGACTGCGTTGGAGCTCCACCACAGTTCTAACAATCACCTGATCGGTGATGGCCAGTTCATCGTTGAGCCAGAAGCTTTGTCTGACATTGCGGGTTTCCCGTAAGTCATTATCATAGCGACCGATAAAGCGATTGAAGATGGCGATGTCATTGTGGGACTTGAGCAGATTGGGGATCGGGTACTTGGTGACGAACAGATAGGGCGCGGGTGCTGTTGCGCCATCTTTGGTTTGCTCACGCAACCACATCAAGTACTGCAGTGCTAATAAAGGAATGTTGATACTGAGTACCGCGATCCCTGAGCCGCCTAAGTCATGCTTCTTACAGAGCAAACCGTAGTAGGTGACATTATAAGGGTGGCGATGGACTTTGATCGGTTCCGCATCTTGCCAGTTATACAGCATCTCCGGTTTAAACGGTTCAGAGTTGGTGATGATGATCTCATCTACCGAGTCGTCGTAGAACTGAGACCGCACGATGGCACCGAAGCGGGTGGCGCTGGTTAAGTTGAATTTATTACCATAGCGGTAATCCACGGCCCGTAGGTCATCGTAGTACTTTCGTACATTATCGAGAGATAATTGTGTAAGACTACCGCCTGGTAGTGGTAACTCCTTTATGAGCTTCACCACCAGATGGTTATTCAATATGGAATTCTCGTTTGACCGCCAATGGTTAAGCGCACGTTCCATATTGCGATGGGAAATATCGACAAGTCTTTTGTGCAGCGGCGTCAACATGCTACCGTAATTGGTAGTGACGTCAGAGGCAAATAGGTTAAGCATACGACCTCTATTGACTATATGTAAAAGTGTACATGGCTCGAGTATATATTATGTAAGAGGTCACACTCTTGACTCCCTGTTCACGCAGGGGGTCGAACTGAGGGTAATGCTGCCTCAAAAGGTAAATTCAAAAAAATTACAAGTCTATATTACGTATGTGTATAGAGTAATCTATGCAACATTAGCTAATGTAAACTTGCAAGTAAATTAAAAGGAATCGGTATGAAAACTCCTGAAGGCGAAAACAAGGCACAGGGTCAGCAGCCATCTGACCAGCAGCAGCCTAACAATTCGGCAATGGGTGATGCGCTACTACAAGCGCAACAGAGGCAGAGTCAGCAGCCACAGCAGCAGCAAACTCCGCCTCAACAAGCGCCGCAGTCAGCACCTCAACCAGTGCAAGCAGCAACCCAGCAACAGCAACACACCCCACAATTTCATCAGACTGCAGGTAACAGCACCGTGAACAACACAACTAACAACACCAACACCGAACAACAGCAGCCGCGTCAGTCACGCATTTACGGCATGAACGAACGCCGTTCTCGTATCTTCGACGCGACCGCGTTTGGTGAAAACTTTAAGATCGCGCTGGAAGCGACCAAAGAAGTGCTGGAAGGCTACGAAGATAAAGGTTTCAACAAATCTTTCTTCCTGGTTCCTGTTGCTGACGCAACCCTGCACTGCAATGGCCTGGCGTATGCGTCTGTGTTCAACTTCGGCGGTAGCACCAAAGCGATCGTCTACACCCTGATGCTGGAAAACACCGGTTCTCCACTGAAGCCACAGCGCGGTAACGATCCACTGACGGGCGAACCGTTTGAGATCCCACGCATGACCGGTTCTCAGTACGACAACACCTACTGGGCTCGTGTAGCACAGCTGGTCGCGCACCGTGTTGGTAACAACGCAGAAGTGCTGGATGCTGGCGCCTGTGTGGTGCACGCTGAGATGAAGTGGGACGACAAGTCTGCGATCAAACAGCTGCTGAACAACGCAGAAAACGCCACCATGGCGTATGCGAACAGCCTGTCTGGTTACCGTATCGAACCACCATTCAACATCGCGCAGGAAGTGGACCCGAACATCGACCGCATCACCGCGGGCTTTAACTTCAATCCACAGCCGCTGTTCACTGTTGATGGTCAGCCGATCCGTAACGACGTCGAAGTGAAACTGTCTGCTTACGCAGAAGGCGCAGGCCAGGTTCAGACCACCGAAGCTATCACCACCGTGAACGGCTATGTTGAGCTGATCGCTGCACCGCAGCAGCAGATGGGTTATCAGCAGCAGATGATGATGGGTATGAACCCGCAGCAGGCGATGCAGTTCTACCGTCGCTTCTACCCGCAGTTCACCATCACTTCAACTGGTACCGGTATCTCTAACGCACAGGGTCCTGAGTTCCAGCTGCTGGCGCTGTTCGCTGCTTCACTGATTGGTGAAAACAGCAACTGGCACCATGCGTTTGCGCCGAAGATGGTAAACGGTGTCGATATCAACGATATCGGTGCGATCAACTACGAACTGAAAATGGGTCTGGAAAGCCCAGATGACCGTCCGAAGAAGATCATCACCAAAGACCACAGCTTCACCACGCAGGCTCTGCATCAGCTGCTGTACACCGCATGCCACGAATCCATGTCTATCGCGATCGACATCGAAGAGACCGGCACGCGTACCTGGGTTAACTCCATGCTGCTTCTGGCTGGCGGTCAACCAAACGGTAATGCTGCAGCACTGAGCCCACAGGGTCAGCAGGCGCACAAAGCGATCATCCAGGCGGCGAACAACCTGACCAACGGTGAGTTCAGCAAACACTTCACCGATCAGAACCAGCTGATTGCTGTACGTGACGGTACCCGTATTCAGGGTGGTTTCTACGTCTCTAAAGACAACCATCAGAAAATGGATATCCGTAACGTCGACCTGCTGGCGGTTCTGAACTTCGTCGGTGAAACTGATCCGCGCATCGTGGAAGAGTGGAAAATCATCACCAGCTCTACTTCTGGTATGTCTACTCCGAAACGTGTCGCGCTGCGTCAGCAGAAACTGCAGCAGCTGCTGGGTGAGTCTTTCGTCCTGAAAGCTTACTACGAGCGTGTAGTGATCAACTGGGCATTCATGGATGCTCTGCGTAAAGCAATCACTGCAGCAGGCCTGATCGTGCGTCCGGAAAACACCAACATGCAGTACAACGTACAGAGCTACGGCACGCCAATGGCGCAGCTGTACGGCATGCCTACCAACATCGGCAGCTCACTGCAGCAGGGCGCTTACGCAACCGACAACCAAGGTCGCGTAGTGAACATGGCAGCGTTCCGTACTGGTGGTGCATTCGGTACGTTCAACGGCTAATCCGGCGTTGTAAGCAAGCAGTAACATGAACGGGTAGGCGGGAAACCGCCTACCTTGTTTATGCCCACTTTATTTTTTAGTAGTACGTAAAAAGGAAAACCGGTAATGATGCATGAAATGCAAGCAGCGCAACCGGCACTCGTGCAAGAAGGTGGTTTGACAGCGGTTGTGGGAAACCATGACCAACACTTCTTCATGTTGTCGCGTCCACCCATCATTGCTAACGACTATGACCTCTCGATCGAAGCTGACCGACAAGCCCTGAATAACCATCTGCGGGTGAGTTATGATACGGACATGTTCAGTGTCAAGCCGAAGTGTCAGTGCGGGCATACCAGCGGCGGTGATAAAGTTGGAAAGCTGTGTGTAAAGTGCGGCACGAAGGTCACCACTGTAACCGAAGAAGAGATTGAGTCTCAGCTCTGGTTACGCAAGCCTGAAGGTGTAAAGGGCTTCATTAACCCACAGTTATGGTTATTGTTCTTTGAACCGTTTAATGTCAAAGGGTTCAATCCAATGGAGTGGTTTGCAGACCGTTCCTATACTCCAGCCAAGGGGGGTATGGATTACAAGAACAAAGATGTGTACAAAGTCTGCGCGGACATGGGTATCGAACGAGGCATAAACTCCTTGTACGATAACTTTGACGCTATCGTAACAAACCTACTTAACTCTCCGGTCGTGCGTGATCAGGTCACGTCACAAGAAGTGCTGCGTCAACGTTCTGATTTGTTTATTAAATACCGTGATCGTTTCTTCTGTGAACACTTACCGATGCCCTCCAAGCTGATGTTTGTGGTGGAATCCAATGCAACCGGTCGCTATGCTGCCCCTGAGATGAAACTGGCTCTGGATGCAGCGTTGACCGTCTGTTCAGCAAAACGCCAACTGCATACGGTGCGGGATGTGCGCTTTAATGAAAGCATTGCGATTAAAGTGGTCCGTCAGATCTCGAAGTTCTATGCGACGCATGACAGTGACAACTTTGCGGGTAAGTTAGGGTTACTGCGTAAGAACATTGCTGGGGCAAAACATCCGTGGACTGGTCGTTGTGTGATTACCTCGCATACTGGCGATCATGACATGGATGAAGTGATCCTGCCACGTTGTTTGGCGATCCCGATGTTGAAATACCACATCATCAACAAACTGCGTCGTCGGAACTACACCCCAACACAATGCCTCAAACTTATCCAGGCGGGTATTAAACAAACCATCCCAGTGATCGATGAGGTGTTAGATGAACTCCTCGCAGAAAGCCCTACAGCGTCGATACGGGTATATGTGCAACGAAACCCAACCCTGCGTTGGTTATCGAACCGTCGGTTCCATTGCCGAACCATCAACCGTGATCCAAATGACATCAGTATCCGTATCAGTACCTTATCTATCAAATCCTCGAATGCGGACTTTGATGGTGATGAACTGAACGTGATGTTACAGCTGGATAACGTCTCAGCGAACTATGCGGAAGCGTTCGGTTCACACAACTGTGTGCTGGACATGAACACCCCGCTGAAGATCTCTGGTGACGTGGGTCTGCCGGGTACGTTGATCTCGACCATGAACCGTTGGATGTACAGTAACGACTAAACTTATGGCCAGGGGTAATTCCCTGGCCTTATTACCGACGGGATATTTTTTATGGATAATTTGCTTGAAAGGGGACGGTTTCTTCTTGAGAACACTGCAGCCGCCATGAACCCTTATCCTTACACGATCATTTTCGTCACCACCCCAATGGATTGGGATGCCGTGGTCACTGCCATGCATGCTAACGATCCTGCAGCAAACATCATTAAACATAAAGGACAGTTCACGACCCGGCGCGATTACCAATATGTCATTTATCGAGATGAACATTGGTATATCGCTGGTGCGAATATGAGAAGCCTGCCTTACAACCATTACCATACCGGTGCGATGCTCGGCATTGCCATGGACCTGGGGCATGAAATCATTATCGATATCAGCAATCGCATCGGGAATGATGCGACTGCAGCTCCGGCGATAACGGCGATCATGCACGATTGGTTTATGGTCAACTGGCGCGAAGCTGTGTGCGTTACCCATGAGAACTACCTGGCGTTTATTCCGGATGATGATTACTTGTACTTGAGTAACAACAAAAAAATACTCAGGCAAGTGATTCGCGCACAAGAACAACTGGGATCGCCCTTGGCATTGACGTCGGCGTTACAGCGTGAGTGTCAGCGCCTGATGAACACCCAGGTGATGATCGAGCCCACTGGTTGGAACGCCACTACGTACTACAGCGGAGGTGAGGTATGACGTTTGCTGAAGCTGAACAGTATATTTACAGTCTCAGTCAAGACGGCGGGGTCTATAAACAAGAGTTCATCTTTGTGTTTGATCCCGAGTCGTGGGATAAGGTGAACCTGGCGTTGGATATCCTGGACAATAACCGTGGGATCTGGGTGAAGAACGTCGGAGAGTTCAAAACCGCTGGTATGACGACCTACGGACCGGTGTCGGGAAGGCTTAAAGGGTATGTTGTTATTGCTGTCCATTTCATGGGCGAACGTAAACTGTTCAATCCAGGGTATCTGCAGCATGTGTTGAATACCGCGACCCATGAGTTGGTCCACGCTGCTCAGTTCGCTGTTCGGGCGCAGAGCTACCATGATCCATTGATTGCTGTAGAGCCATTGGCTTACCTGACCGGCTGGCTAATGGAGAAATGGATCTATGCGGTCTGGGAGAAGTTTAAAATCACGATTGCAACAACACCCACCGGCGAGATCTCATACAACGTGTTGTTTGACATGCTGTATCGGTTTAATGACCGCCGGCTGGCAGATCGTCTGTGTGAGCTCACCATGACACAGATTCAGAGTGCTTTAGTTAGGGAGTCGATTAACAGTCTGAATAACGTGGCAGTGGTAAACGATATCGGCTGGTCCTCGACAACGTATCTTGATGGAGTTAACAAGAAATGAAGATGCCGGTCAGTCAGTATGTAGATAAGTTTCTATTAAGGCTGTTCCCTTATCCGCGGCAGTTTATCTTTGTCACTAGTGTTGCAGATTTTGATGCGGTGATTACCGAACTGGCACGTCGGCAGACTGCGGCTGGGATTAGCAATAAATGGCTGAGTCACAGAGGGCATTTCAAAGGGAATGGGATTTGTGCTTCGGGGAATCAGATCTGTGTATTAGGTGCGCTTTATGATACCGGCACGCAGCTCAGCCCAGCTAACATCGCCGGGACGATCGGTACCATGCAACATGAAATCCAACACATGTTACTACATACCTGTGCGCAGATTGGTTATAACCCGATGCGCGAACACGAACCGTTTACGTATTTAACGAAGTGGGTGTTTGAGTTGTTCCTGGCGTTTATGCGTAATTACCACGGCGTGATGATCACCGATGTGCAGCGGCAAGATACTGGTATGCTGAGTCGGTTGCAGAAGGGAGGGGCTTTTGAGTTACTGCACGCCCTGCCCGTTGAAAATGTTCGAGATTCATTAGCAAGAGAATCTCGTGCATTATTAAACAACGCGGTGGTCGTCAGTCCTATTGGCGCATCCCGTTCCACAACCTATTTCGAATTATAATTAACCCGGCCAGGGAAACCTGGCCTGTATGTCAAAAAAGGAAAGTAACATGGGTATGTATACCGGCGTCTCATTTCGTTTGAAGGTCAGAAAAAATGCACCCTTGCCGGTGTTAGAGTTCATGGATAAGTTCTTCATGGAAGGTGAAACACTGCAAGCAGTGAAAGACCTACAGAAAGAAACGGGTATCCAGTTCCAGTCCACAGCCATTGCATTACCGGGTGATCAGTTTCATTACAGTGAAATTGCCGATATGGTCATGATGGTTCGCGGGCACTCTTCCAGTTTTGAAAGCTGGTACTGGCGTGTTAAAGAAGATAAGGGCGATTACTGGTTGTATGAAACCCGCGCCAATACCAAACGCCCTCACCATGACCTGGCCGCCAACCTTATCCAGGCATTATTACCATGTCTGGTTATCGAAGAAGGTGAGGTGGTGTTGCGCTCCATTTATGAAGACAGCGCCCAAGAACGCGTTCTGGCATTGGTAAATGGCAAGATTATTGAGGAACGTGGTTATGAGTACGAGGATGAATACAATAGCCCGTGGAATGAAAAGGCGCCGATAGATTATGTCAAGGGTGATTTTGGTGCAATTGCACATATCCGCATCACGGAAGAAGAAGAGTTCACACCACCTTGGACTTTACAGGAACTGCGGGCCGGTGAAGAAAAAGCACGGTTAGAGAAAGAAGCTGAGCACGAACGGATACGGGCAGAAGGCGGTGGTTTCGGTTTCGGTGGTTGGTAGTTTTAATTAATTTAACCTGACGTACAACACAGCAAACAATAACACAGATTAATTGAGGGTAGTTTATGAACGGTATGAAGATGATGATTGGTTCCCTGCCACTGAGCAGCATGATGGGTGGTAGTCGTTCAGACGCGGGTACTTTCAATCCTGCACCGCACGCTGTCCCTTTCCGCGCAGTTGGTGAGTACATCGCGGATGCGGCATTTGAGGATCGTGGGGTGTTGGTTTCTGCAGACGGGATCGTTGCTACTGTGCGCGCCAAAAAGATGACCTTCCAGGAAGCCGCAGATGCCCGCGGTGCAGCCACCGGACTGTATGCCATTATGTTCCCAGTCGCTAACGGGGCGAAAGACGATACTGTCGTGATCACCACTACCAGTCAGGCTGTGTTGTTTAACTTACTGGCAGTTGAAGATCTCCCTGATGAACTGTTTGTGCAGTTTGGTCTGGCAACGACTACCGCGACGGTGAAAGCCATGACCAATGACAACAACGACCATATCCGGGTACTGGCCAACGCCGGCGGTATCGCCCCAAGCAATACTTCCCCGTCCCATTTGATTGTGGATAAGCAGCGCAATCTGATCATTGGTCATATTGTAAAAGAAGGTGATGATCAAGCAGACTTCAGTATCTTCGCCGCCTCACGTAAATCCAAATCATCACAGGACTACATTATCAACGTGAGTACCGATGATAGTGATATCATCAAGCATATCGTCCAGGCTACAGTGGAAGAGATTGCACTGGGAGACGCTGTCTAGTCTGTAATTGCAGACAAAACCGGCGGATGATATAGCACCAGAAATTAACCGGAAGTAGGAGTAAAAGAATGTCAGTCATGACAGGTGGTTTTGGCGCAATCAATGCGCTAATGTCCAACGGCCGCCCGACTCAGGGTGCCATGGAGTATTTTAACAATCAGTATCAGGGCATGCTGCAAGCAGCGCAGCAAGTGGGTAGTGTAGCGATGCAGCAGATCTATCAGATCGCAACACACACCTATGAGAACCTGATGCAGACCCGTCCGTGGGAACTGGCAGAAGCAGCGTTGCGTCAAACAGTGCACATGTTTGACCCGAACACGGTTCGTCAGCTTCTCAACCTGGCTGATATGCAAACCGCCAAACCGATCATGCAGCGGTGGGTGATGGCGCAACCGGATATCCGTCAGATGTATCATCAGCAGCGTATCGATGGTTACAGCGAAACGTATGAAGATGCCCAACCAGGGATGGTAGGTGCAGACCATTATGATTATCGTCGTGCAGCAAACGGCATGTTGCAGTTTGCACACACTGAAGAGGTGCCGATGGCGTCTTGGCAGGCGACGACCTATTATGAGCGTCTGGTAGAAGGTGATAACGAACTGTCGTTCCATGAGAAGCGTGACATCCATGTAACCTGGGATGCGTGTCTGAATCTGATGAACACACAGGCGTATGATCCGACCTCCATCTTCAACATGAAGCTGGCGTAAGTTAATCGGAGGAGGGGTAGCCCTCCTCTTATGCCGTTTGAGGGTAGCATGGCAAAAAAGGAACTCACGATGAAGCGACTTCAGATAGACATCTCTGAACAGGGCTTTAGCAAACTCAATGCACTCAAGGTGAAAATGGAAACCACTGCCATGGGTAGCGTTGTCAGCCGCGCCTTATCGATTACCGATCGTTTGTTCACCGCCAAGGAGAAAGGCAGTAAGATCCTGATCGTGGATAAAGATGGTAATGTCACCGAAATCGAATTACTGTAGAGGTTAACATGGCTTGGTCCAAACGCCGTGCAAAGAAACGCATCATTCACTTACGTGGTTTTCATTATCGTGTTCAATCACGTAGTATCGCAATCTGGGAACAGTATCGCGAATATCATCAAAATCGACCATTTGGATCTGGCGTTGGTTTATTGATGTTACTTGACCCTGAAACTGGTTGTCCAATAGGAGCTCATCGTGGCCTTAAGCAAAACAAAAATAAAGCGTCGTACTAATGCGCTGTATAACTACAAAACGCTGGTTGAACGCATTAGCTATAAATGCATGATAGCCCACATCGATGCTCAGGGTATCAAGCTTGAATTGAACCGCACGGGTTCGTCAATTAAAAGTGAAGACATTCCTGCTGCAAAAGAAGCCCGTCTTGCATTGAAACGCGAAATCGTCCGTCTGCGGAATATCCAGGGGCGTCGTCGTATCGTGAATGCCGGTAAGATCAAAGCGGCAATCAGCCAGTATTAATAGAAGGGACTTCGGTCCCTTTATTTTTTTTTTGTCTTGAATAATGAAATTTTTACGCTGTAGAAAATCTTAGACCTATATAACGGCACTGATAGAGTAATCTAAATTAACTTACGAGGTTATCATGAAAAACACTACTTTTCTAATTGAGACCCTGAAACGTATCTTGGAAGAGCTGGACCAGGCAACGTTATCAACTGAAGAAAAAATTGAATTAACCACCATGGTTGAGAAAGAACATTTTGCTAAGCTGTTCGGTGTCCGCGCAGAAGAAACCACTCAGTTAAGTGAGCGCGATTTCTCTAAACTGACCGGTTATCAGTACAACAGTGTTTACGCGGGGTTAGATTTGGTTGGTAATTTTGACTGGGTGATCACGGCGGATGGCGCAGTCGTAACAAGAGAAATGCCTCATCACGGCAGTAACCATTGGTTGCCACCGCGCAGGCAATTTATATTCAGACTGATCGATGAAGGTCGTGAAATATTTAATGAAGGCACTAGACTGCTTGTTATCAGAATTGAGAACACCATCACCAAAGAGGTCTTTTCAATTAACTTTGAAGTTGCTGATATTCAAATCGGCAGTGCGGTTGTTAAAATGGTTGAGCGTTATCTGTTCGATTATTACAGGGTCAGCGTCAAGAAACTGTAAAATATGAGTTGCAGAAAATCTCAGACCTATATGACTGGGGTGATAAAGAGTAGTGAATACTCTTAACCCCTAACCCAATTAACCTTAAGTATGGAGTAGTATCATGACTGTAACTTTCTCTCAGCAAATGCAGGTTGTCGAATCTATCGCTGTGATGCAGGAAAAAGCAATGGAACTGCAAGTTGCTACCAAAGCGTGTTACGACGAAGTCACCCGTCTGGCCAACCGACTGGCTGACATCAACGACCCACTCGGCTTTCAGAAAGCCTATGAAGAATATCGTGCCAAGCTGGCTGAAGCGGATGTATTAGCCGATGCTACTCGCCTGGCTTACAACATGTCAGACGCTGCACTGAAAACCATCCTGGGTGAAGCTAACCCAACCTTTCATTAATAGTTAATTACTCATCGTCATTACGCCTCGGAGAAACTCATGAGCGATTTTATTAGCAACCTGTTCGAAATCGCTATTGCAGTTTCTTCTGTAGTGGCGATGGTTAAATTGATTAAATCTGATAATGCCTATATTGCAGAAACAGTTCGTATCATCGATGCCTGCGCTTCTTTACAGGAAGGGCAAGTAATTCAGGGCGAAGTGGTTAACACCAACACCCAGACAACCAACTTATACATCACCCATTAATCTACTTGTAAGGAATACACCCATGTCAAACTCTATGTTCATCTGCCTGTCACTGTTAGCGGTTATCTCTGTCTCCGGTGGTATCGCCTTTGCCAAGAGCCTGTCACCGACCCATGCCATGATGACCGCCTTTGCTTACTTACGTGAGCAACTCGGTGATGACGCAGCACAGTACGAATACGATAAACGCTCACACCTTCTTTGCATGACAAACCTGGTGGAAACTAACTATGCCCTGGTCTGCGGTAAGCACTTTGAACGCGCAGAACAAAAACGTGCATGGTTAGTTAAGGAAGCAGAAGAGATCCAGCTCACCCCGCGTCAACAACTGATGCTGCTGGACTCCTTACTGAACCTGAACACCCGTCCTGAACAAGCAAAGAAAATTGTTAAAGTACGTTCAACCAAAGAGATCGTTGACTTGGCTGCGCAGTATGCGAGCGACAACCGTCGTATCGAAGCTCCGCTGGCCTTGTTCCGCTAATGTAAGCTGTAGTGTATTGGTCACCTCATGACCGGAGCTCACCCTAACCGGTGGGCTCTTTTTTTTGTCTTCTTTTTTTTTGTTCGGGGATTATATGTAGTCCATATTAGCTAAGAGGACATTATGGCAGAGCGTGTAGTTCCAACCATGTCCGTAACCGGGTACGTAACCGGCGTGACTGAAACCATTGACCGGATGTTTGCCTACTGGCTGACCGCACAATACTCTCAAACGTATCTTGCTCGCGGTAACATTCACTCCCTTCAATATTTGATCCAGCAGTATGACGGTAACCCAGAACGTCTGTGTGATGCGGTGGTGAAAGACCTCAAGAACTATTTTACGGGTCCGTTTGATGCCGCCACGGTTACCTGTAATCCACGTTATGCGACCAGTGAGCGTGATGAGAAGTTCTATATGCTGGAGATCGATATCAAAGTTTCTAATGGCGATATCGGTTATGATGTTGGTCGCCGTCTGCTAGAGATTGAAGACGGTATCTTTAAACGCATTGTAGGTACTCTGTAATGGCACAAACCGAACACGATAAAATGATGCACCAGCGGGCAGGGTCGATTGAGCGTCGACTGGCACAGGCCGCCCAGCATGAACGTAATCCCCAAATCCAGGAAGCGGAGTTCACACGGGTATTCCTGCCGATGTTTGTTGGCGGGGGCGAATACATTAATCAGGATGCTTGGGTAGCGGTTGCCGGTTCTGTTAATAATGAAGTCGATGTCTTCCGCGGGCAAGAGTATCTTTATACCCTGCCAGCCTTAGCCATCCCGATTCGCTCTGAGATCTCCAGTCGTAGCCAGAATGGTCGCATGGGTGATAACTGGATGGGCACAGGCTTAAACGCCGCAGACGATCCAGGCTCAATTGAGAGCGTGATGTCGATCGATGCCAAGGGTAAACAGGTTGCGTTAGCCAGTACTGCTGAGGAGCACATGGCACGCTGGGATGAGGTGTTCAAACGTTACGGGCTGGACTACCGCGTAATCCGTGCTGACCTCCATGAACGTAAAACAGGTCAGAAAGTTAATCCCAACATTATCGATCAATCAGATAAGGCATTAGCGACTAAACAGGTTGAGCTCGATGACAACGGTGATTACGAAGACTACTAAAAAACCTGGCATGGTACGGATTATTCAGACAGGCGATATTCACCTCTGTCATAAGCGCACCCCAACGGCGAACATTATCCGTACACTGAACTACATCTTTTATGAAAACGAATCCTTGGCTGAAACTGACCTTATCATCCTTGCCGGGGATGTCTGGGATACTCTGGTGACCATGCCTAATGACGATGCATTATTAGCTCGTCAATGGATTCGTAAGTTTGTCGAAGATTGCGCACAACACAATGTGATTTTAGATGTGTTAGAAGGCACTCCTGACCATGATTGGGAGCAGTCTTCTGAGTTCACCCTCTTTGAAACCAGTTGTGAAGTGCGCTACATCAAAACCCTGCAGATTGTCCGTCATGAGCACTTGGATTTAAATATCCTTTATGTGCCCGATGAATGGCGCCCAACCATTGAAGCGATCTGGGAAGATGTGTGTGTGGCGATGACTGAAGCCGGACTGGATAAGGTGGATGTCGCAGTGGTGCACGGGGGATTTGATTTTAACTTCCCGCCAGAATACAACATCAAAGGCCACAGCGCTGAGCGCTTTAGCAGCATTGTCAAACATGCGGTGTTTGCTAACCACATCCACAAAGCCCAGAGCTTTATGAAAGTGCACGGTCCAGGTTCACCGGATCGATTAGCACAGGGTGAGGAAGGGGACAAAGGTTACCATCGGGTGGTGATTGATCAGAAGACCGATCAGATGCGCATCCAGTGGATTAAGAACCCACATGCCTGGACCCATATCGCAATCAACGTTGCAGATATGTCGGTTGAGGAGATCGTCGCCAAAGCCAAAGCGATCGCAGCACCACTAAGAGCCGGCAGTTATCTGCGTTTTGATAACGGTGATCCCTTAGTGGTGAAAGCGGTACTGTGGGCATTGAAAGCAGAAATCCCGCATGTGATCTTGGAATACAAAAACAAGAAGCAAGCAGGGATCACTCAAACGCACCAAACTTATGCCAAGAAGTTTTCTGGCACCCACATTAACCGCAACAATGCCAAAGAGTCGATCGTCGGCTGGTTGCAGGGTAAAGGGTTAACGGACGACTCACAGGGTCAGTATTTAAGTGATATCTTACAGCGCGCCATGGCGCTGAAGTAGTGAGGGTGTTATGGCTGACAGGACCATGGGGATCTTGCCGATGTCAGTCGGCACCTCCCTTTCATTTGAAGCATTAATGGCAAAACCCGTTGAACCGATTGAAACCTTAGTGCTGAACATCGGGACCATCTTTCGTAATGTCTATCAGGCGTATGATACCGATGACCGCGATCGCTTAGGGATTGATAAGTTGCATGACGATATGATTGCAGATATGTCAGCGATTTACGACATCTTAAAAGACATCGGGAAAGCGGGTGTGCCAGATTACAAACTGTATCACGGGCGCTATGAACGGTTAGCTTCCGCCTTTCCACTGGCGAAGATCTGGGAGCCTTCTTCGGATATTCAGAAGACGTACGCACGACTTGAACGCAACGTCCTGGAGAAGGTGATCAAGACAATGCGGGGGTTAGTGCAAGAGGTGGATCACACCTTACCGATTTCCGTAAAGAATACCTATGTGATGACCCATCACATCGTAGACCTGGTTGTGCCGGCTGGTTACGGTGAGATTACGTTGGTGGAATCCCATACAGGCGCCTTGAAGAAGAAACCGTTATGGCATACCAAACTCACCAACGGGCGTTCGCTTGAGCGTATTCCGTTTAACCGACTGACCTTGCAGGTGTTCGGTGATAACTCTGTGAACTTCAAAGCCAACAGCTTTAAATACAAAGCGGCACTGATGAAGCTTGCAGAGGAGAACAAGTGGACACCCATGGCAACCCGTGATCGTATCAAGCTTGGCATTGAAACGTTAAAGGACGCGCAGCTGAAAGCGGACTTGTCAAAAATGCTCAGTGTATAAATCAACATAACTGCTCTAACTTTATAGAGCAGTATAACTAATTAGTCCTAAAAGGAGCAACACATGGCTGGTCCACAGCGTCAATTTAAAGCTCGTGAAAAATCTTACTTGAGCGAGTACTCGATGAACCTTCAGGGCCCGGTGCAAGCTGGCGCTCAGTTCCCTGCTGAATTCCGCATGGCCTTTGCAGCCAACAAAGTGGCCATTCAGGTTGAAACCAAAAACCGCGATAACAAAAATAACGGTCGCTTTGAAATCGTTGTTCCTTATCTGGGCGCTATCGGTGTGCTGAATACGATCGACAAGCTTATTCAGGACAAAGCACGCAGTAAGCTGCAATACAAAGTGAAAGACTTCGTTTACTTCGGTAAAGGTAACAAGTCTGACTCACCAATGATCAAAGGCACCCTGACTGTAGGGCGTGATAACGAAGGCTGTCTCTATATCGGCATGTCCGGTAAAGACATCACCCCAATCAAATTCATCTTCGCCCTGCCGGCGCATGATGAACTGTGCGATGACTCAGGTCAGCGTCTGGGTGATGCTGAGCACTCTGAGTTTGCTGCGAAGAACTTCGTGGTCGGTTACCTGGGTCTGCTGCCAGTGGTGATGGGTATTCACTATACCCCACCTGAACCGAAGAACCCAGATGGCGGTAATGGCGGTGGCGGTGGTCAAGGCGGTGGCGGCTGGGGCGGTAATGGCGGCGGGAACCGTGGCGGTGGTAATGGCGGGGGAAACCAGTACGGCCAAGGCGGCAATCAGGGCGGCGGGAACGCCTCTGGTTCTGGTAGCAGCGGCGGCGGTGACTTCGCAGATGACCTGCCTTTCTAAATAGACAGGACGATGAATTCAGCATAAGTCATTGTCTGGGTTCATCCACAACAGAGGAGGGTGAAAACCCTCCTCTTGTGCCGTCCACGGACTGGGCTATAGCTCACGCTTACTCCCCAGGGTATGGGCGATTCAAACGCCGACATTTCAGGAAGAATACGCGCAAGCGACCCCCACGGCCATGTAAGAATAAAAGTAAGTTGATGAAGGTGGCTCAGAGTAAGTTGGGTTATGCGATCATGACAGGCAGGGTAATCAGGCAGGCAGTATGTGATGAGTGTGAGGCGGATGAACGTATCGAGCCTTTGCAAGTCAATTATGCTAAGCCGTATATCGTGCTGTGGCTTTGTCCACGTTGTCATGCTGACTGGTACCTGACAAATGAGCCGGCGTACAGCTGAGGGTTTCGGCCCTCCTTTATGATACCAAGAGGTGACAATGTTTGAAGAACCGACACATGTTCGTTATGCATTGGTAACCCGCCCTCAACACGATGAGAAGGTAACACTGACACCCTGTGATAATCTGATCGAAGCGGTACACAAACAAGACCGTTACGATTCGATTGCTTCTGTGGTGATCTGTGATGACTTCAAAGCGCAGGCGGTGGATGTCCGGTTACACTTTATCACGGGTCCGGATGACTCGGCGTACCGTGCAAAGGAAATGTTACTGGCTTCTTTTATACGCCAGAACAATGGTTGGATTCCCCGTCATGTTACGGGCTGTATGATAGACGCTTTTGATGACGAGACCCTTACCTTCATCCAAAGCCTACTATCTTTCTTTGATTCACACAGAACCAATTTTGCTCGTTCGCTTGCTTCGTAATTTTTATTGCTGGATGCGGTAAACCCGCTCCAGCCCTTATGCCGCCTGTAATATCGTACATTATTCTACTATCTATTAGAGGAACAAATAATCTTAAATATTTACAAGCCTACATTATCAACATGTCATAGCAGTATGTGATTTAACCTACCGTGTGATCACCGGGAGCAGCCACCAATGATGTTTAAGTACACCACCAAATCGACCTCTGAGAAGGTATGGTTAAACACAATCATAGTTGTCAGTCGTCATGGCGAAGAGATTGTGTTTAACGAAAACAACTTCTTCAAGTCGGAAGAGAAGGACCACAAAGGAACCTTCGACGAACTGAATCTCTATCTCTTGCGTTGCCTGAGTAACGAGCAACGTGACCGGATGTTTGAGTTCTATAAGCAAATCAGCTATATCCTGAAAACGGAACTGTCGGTCACGAAGGTCCTTCTGCCAAAGTTGCAGCCTTTGGTTAAAGGGATCTACGACCTGGTTAGCTTAAGCGACCTGAACGTCTTCATGTATGAAAACAAACTGACGCACATTCCGAACAGCGTACTGGATACCATCCCGTCCTCGAAAGAGTACCCGACGATGACCACGTATGTGAAAGCGGATTACGTTAAGCTGGTTAACCTGTCGGTGTTGTTGCATCTGATGGCGCCGATCATCGCGGACTATGTCAGCAAGGTCAGTGAGTCAACCGGCAAGCAGTTTAAAGAACACGCCGCCTTACCGTTACTGGAATACACCAACATCATGTATTCTGATGAGATGGTCAAGCTGCGTAACTTCGTGACCGCCAACTGCAGTAAAAAGCCGGTGCCGTTATCAGCCACCTTAGAAGGGATGTCAGAAGAGTCGTTCCCGGATTGGATGCTGGCGTCGGTCATTGCACGTAAGCTGTGTATCAACCATGTACGGCGTGGGGATGAGAACGGACACCTGGTCGCTGCGGTGTTTGCCTACATCAACTACAACATCAAACTGGATGGTAAGTTTGGTGGCGGAGTCATGCCAAAGAAAGAGCGTCGGGGTCTGGGAGAAGATGAACGCGAGAAAGCGGTCATTGATAACTGGAAGATGAAAGAGGATGTGGACAAGATCGATATCTTAGCCTGTGCTGTTGGCTTTGATGATCCGGTTGCTGCTGCCAAATTCATTGAGCCTGACATCGATCCAAACATGGTGATCCGTTGCCTGAATGCGATTCCACAAGCCTGGAACTTCAGCATGACTCGTCATCAGAGCATTCTGTTGCAGTGGGTAGTGGGTGAGCTTCTGCCGCATATCGGTGATACGTATGTGCCGCCGTTGACCGTTGAGTATTACGATTACGATGTCTGCGTGAAGTTGGTCGGGATTGCACAAGCGGTACTGTGGCATCGGGGTTATCCGAAGCTTGCAGTGTTTGCTGCGACTTATCCGTCTGAAGTGGATGCCGGCGGGATGCCGAATGCCGTGATGCCATTAGAACTGAAAGTGATGGCAGAGCTGGAAGCGTATTACGGTAATGTGCGTCTGGGTAAACGTCAGGACAGCAGCGATGGCTTGGTGCATAAAACCATCAACACCATGGTTACCTCATTGTTAGAAGATGATTATCAGGTCGTAGGCCCTGATGAATTGTTAGCGTTATCTGGGGTGGTAGATTTCGAACGTCGAATCGTCATTCCTGAAAGCCTATATTACGATATTGCTGGCTACATTCGTTTCTTAGCCACTCGTTAACTTAATTTAATCTACACCGTTAGGAGTCACCCAAGATGTTACCTACCCAAAACATTCAGTTCGAAGGCTATGTTGAGAAAGCTGCTATCTGCCGTACACCAGCTTATCAGGACATGTACCGTCGACCGTACAGCATGAATATCAGTCAGGACACCGCATCCGTTATTGGTAACATGAGTGCCGGTGTGGATTATTCTCGTGAGCGTTTAGCGCCGATTGCCGCATCGGTCATTGCGCCACAGACTTACGTTGAATCGGTTTGTAACGTACCAGAGGGCTGGGGTTCTGAGCGTTGTCTCTTCATTCTGAAGATCGTTCACGGTCGTCCGGGTGACCAGGGTCTGAACAAACGTGTGCAGTATCTGACCGGCTACACCAGTCACATGGGCATGATGCCAAGTCAGATGCGTGCGAATGATGTTGTTGTTGATGACAACATGCGTCTGTTCTTTAACACCAGTATGCTGTTTAACGAAACCAGCCATATCGATGGCTATGGTCGTAAGCTCGTCACCGCCATGCCGTTGATGGCAAGTCAGTTGGTAATGGGTCAGCACGGCGGGGTGCATGGTCATAACGATCGTACGTTGCGTCCTGAAGATGTTTACTCAGCAATCAATGTTGGGCAACTGATTCAGCAGAACAACCAGTATGATCAAAGCCGTGGTACCAATGGTCCGATTGGTCAGCTGTATGATGGTCGTACTGCTTTCCAACCTGGTCAGCCGTATAAGCTTTCTCAGCTGAATAACCTGGTGCCTTCAAACTACCTCAGTAAAGTGCTGACCGGTGCAGCCACCGAACAGCTGACCTTAGGTGGTCAACGTGCAAACCCAGCGGATACCAGCAATCAGATCGCAACTGGCCTGAACGAAGGTTATCTGTCTAACGACCTGACCCTACAGCACATCCTGGATCGCACTGGTCTGCGTGAAAACTGCTCAATCACATTTGGTGAATTGCGTCGTATTCTGCCGAACATTGATGCACCGGGTATTTTGACCAAAGCGGGTATGGAAGGTGTCGGTACTGGTCAGGTTGCCGGTGCAGTAGGTGGTGCTGGTTCTGAACATCATCAGGGTTCGAACTATGAAACCGTGATTGCCAACATGCTGAACAATGTGACCACTGCACTGATGATGGATCTGATGATCGGCGAGATTCATTGTAATGGCGGTAACATGACCGTAGCCGATGTGGCGACTGGTACAATGAGCGGTCAGTTCCTGTTGAACACGCCGTACGCAACTTCCTTCGTGGACGGTCGTGATGCGGTGGCGTTGTGTGAATCGTTTAAGCTGCGTCTGGTGCGTGAGTTCCTGTCAAGCTTTACCGGCCACAACCACGTGCCAATCGGTTTTGCAATCCATGCAAGTCTGATGGCCGAAACGGTTATTGATGTCTCTTACAATAACCAACCGAAGATTCGCTTCGTGTTCCCGGTCTTTGCGAACGCGTCCTATACCCCGATTATCACTGGCGATCAGAACACTCTGAACTCCATTGCCGTACACACACGTGAACTGGTCCAGCAGCTGACCAACGTCTTTTAAGGAAAAGATAAACCATGACAACTCCACTTATTAACTATTACACGGGCTTCCTGGAATCGACGGGCGCTGTGATTGATCAGTCCACCGGTGTGGTGAGCTATGAACGTTCCACCGGTTTAAAGCCGGTGTTAATCGATGGCAAAGAGCTGATCCTACCCATCCGTGCGTTTCAGGATAAGCCGGACTGGACGCGTTATGTACCATTCCATCCGCTGTCTGAATCGATTGCTCGTGGTGAATCGGAAGTGCTGCAGAAAGCCAAAGAGCTGATCAGTCTGAAGCTGTTCCTGAAATATGCGGAACTGTCTGAAGCGCTGCTGATGCTGGCAGTGAACTCTGAATCGCAGGCGAAGCTCACCCCTACCCAGATGAAGTTCCTGGAAGGGCTGGGTGATGCGGATGAGAAAACGGTTGAGAACTTCTCAAAGATCCTGGCGAAATCCAAAGCGACCTTTGAAGGTGGTGAGAACCGTTGTCTGGTGTCGTTGTTCCTGAAACGTGGCGGTACACTCAACGGGCAGAAGTTTGCCCGTCTGTGTGTTGTAGCGTTCCCGTACTACGAAGCGCTGTGTAAGATCGAAAACGAACCTGCGGATAAGCGCGTGGTGTTTGGTGTGCCATTGCGTGCCAAAGACATCAAAGTGCTGAAGCGTCTGCATGAAGTGATCGTACCGAACAGCGATGACGGGATCTACTCGATCGGGACTAACGTACAGACTGCGCCGTACTGGGGTGCATTGATGATGACTTACGTCAACATCCTGAACCAGTTCAACAGCGTAATCAAACCGTTCTCGAAAGTGATCAAATCGCTGAAGGCGGTTGATACCTCGTGGGATGTGGGTGATGAGTTGCAACAGTTCCGTGCTGAGATTCCACCGATGCCGTATAATGAAGGTGCAGATTCCAGCAAACCAGCTGAAACAACCCAGCCTCTGCAGACCCAACAGCAGCCTGTTGCGACGCAGCCACAAACCATCCCACAGCCAACCGGTAATCTGGTACAGCAGCCAGCAACCATCCAGCAGGCGCCGAGCTTTAACGGTAATCAGAACCAGTCCAGCACAGTCACCCATCCGCCAGCTCACAACGTTAAACCATCTAACGGTGGCGGTGTGAACTTCGCTGATGCGATGAACAAGTCGGGCATGGGGATGATGCCACAAATGCAGATGCCAGGGATGATGCCACAGATGTATCCTCAGCAGGGTTACCCACAGCAGCAGATGCCAATGTATCCGCAACAGCAAATGTATCCTCAGATGCAGATGCAAATGCCGATGCAGCAGCTTCCAATGCCACCGGTCTCTCAGCCGCAGGGTCAGCAGCAATTCCCGCAGCAGATGTATTATCAAAATGGTCAGTTGCCAATGCCGCCGGTTAGCCAGCAGCAACAGCAAGGTTACCCACAGCAGGGCATGTATCCTCAGCAGCAGATGATGCAGCCTCAAATGTACCCGCAGATGCAAATGCCTGGCATGATGCCACAAATGCAGATGCCGGGTATGATGCAGCAGGGTTACCCGCAACAGCCACAGATGTTCCAGTTCGGGCGTTAATCTATAAATCTGATCGGCATAAGGAGAGGCTACGGCCTCTCCTCTTTCAGAGTCATTTTTTATTTGAGTTGTAGAGATCTCTAATAGATGACAGAAGTGAACTGTTTTCATCTATTAGAAGAATGTCCGTTGTAATGACATCCCATTTAAAGGGATTCATGATGTTGTTGATTCGCATAGTTAACCAATGCATGTGATAAGGAACGCCGTATTCCAGTAGTAGCATGCGAAAGTCACCACGTTCTTCGTACTGTTCAAGAGGGGTAGGGGGAGTAAACTTAGTTGCATTCGCCCGAAGCAAATCGAGATGATGCACCAGGACCTGACGAAAGCCGTGATCTTGAAACAGCTTATCGGTCGGGTGTTTGATTTCGTTGCTGACTCGCATATGCGTAAATACCTATACTTGTTTAAGCCTATATTATCTCTTGGCAGTTAGGTTGATAAAAGGAATCATAATGAGTCATATTACCGAGGCAAGTGAACTCTCTGCAGAGTTGTTAGGCAGTGTGTTATGTTTGAACCCAACCGTACATGGCGATAGCAGCCCACGTTCTGCTATGTTCGGAGGTCATGCAGGACAGGCCGTGACAATCGAGGGTAGCACGCCACGTATGTTAAAAACCGGGATCGAGTATGAGTACGGTCAACGGACCTTCAAGATTGAAGCGCCGTGTCAGATGCTCGTGATCGGTGTGATTAACCGTTTCGTCACCAACCACGTTGGTACTGGGGGTGTGAAAGAGAACCCTGAGAAATATGTGATCTATCAGAACTTAAGTGTAAATACGCCTACACCGACGTTCGGCATTCTGTGTATTCCGACCTATCACACACGTAACCACGCATTAGGGTTTAAGTATGTGATGGACAAGAAAGCAATTAACCGTTTGTACAGTGTTGATGGTAAGGCGTATATCGAAAAGGGTGTGATCTTTGCCCGTTCCCCTAACTTAACCGAAGGTGGCGATTATAAGTACGGTCGTGAAACCAACGTAGCATTTATGTCATTACCGGAAGTCGAACAGGACGGAATGGTGGTAACAGAAAGCTTCGCACAAGCCATGGCCTGTACCAAGATCGAAAGCCGTATCGCACAGTGGGGCGATGATCAGGTGTTGTTGAACCTGTATGGCGACGATGAGAACTACAAAGCGTTTCCGGATATCGGCGATAAGATTCGTGAAGATGGGATGTTGTTTGCGGTACGTAAGATCATGCCAGGTACTGGCATTGTCAATCTGACCCCAAAAGCCCTTCGTACTTACGATCCGAACTTCGACTATCCGCAGTATGCTGAAGCCGGTGCCACGGTGGTGAACGTCCAGGTGAACTCGGACCGCATGCGTACAGGACGTACCGATGTGCAGTTCTATGATAAACAAGCTGAACGGTATGAACGTGCAGCGCGTGAGTTCTCCAAGTCTCTGCGTAAGATCTACGACGACCTCTATCGTACGTATGGTCATGGCATGATTCTGGAACCTGAACTCAACCGGATGGTGACGGATGCCATCTCGGATACCGGCGGTATGGATCGCAAGATGAATAATCAAGGACAGATTATCAGCGTGGACAAAGGCACACAGGTCTATAACAAAGTCCCGATTGGTGACTGGCGTGTGAAGATCACCTTTGTTAAACGGATTGAAGCCGGCGTGCGCTTTAAGATCACCGATACCCATGGCGGTAAAGGTGTTATCGTAAACGTGATTCCTGACGCCGATGCGCCGACCGATGATTACGGTAACCGGGCGGATGTGATCATGGATGATGTGTCGATTACCAAACGTATGAACCTGGGCAAGCCAACCGAGCAGTATATCAACGGTGCATCAGTATATGCAGCGAAGATTGCGCGCCAGATGGCAGCCAGCGGGGATCTGGATGGTGCCTGGAATCACCTCATGAGTTATTACCATGCAGCTGCGTATGAGCAATGGGAAATGATGCAATCACCAACGTACCTGGATAACAAACCGAATCGCGATCATCATGTGCGTTGGGTGTGTGATCATGGTATTGAGTTGTTTGCACCAACTGACCGTCGCTACTTCGGGGCCGAGCAGGTACGGCGTATCATGAAGGAGCATGACTTCCCGGTTACACCCGTGACGTATCGTGCACCCGATGGGCGTATGGTCCGTACGCGTGATCCGGTGGTGATTGCGCCGATCTATATCATCCTGCTGGAAAAGATGGGCGAATACTGGGCGTCGTGTGCGATTCCAAAACTCACACACTTCGGTACACTCTCATCCTTAACACAGGCGGATAAGTTTGCGTTGCCGTGGCGTAACACCCCAACCCGTTTCGGTGAGTCTGAGTTGCGTCTGTTCTTAGCAGCGTGTCGTGGCTATTATGCGAACCGCCTGCAAAGCATGGCGAACACTCCGGCGATGCAGAAGGAAGCTGCATTGATGTTCTTGCGTCACGATACACCAATGAACATCCCGAACGTGATTGATGAAACGAAGACACCACTGGGGCGTGCACGTCCATTGCAGATGTATAAGCATAACCAGGGCTGTCGTGGTATTGAGTTTGAAACAACCGTGTTAAATAAATAAGGGGTGTGTGATGCAAAGCTATCATTGGCGTGATCTGTTGTCGATGTCTGAGGAGCAGATTTGGCAACTTGATCCTGCAATCAACAACCCAATCATTGAAGTGGTGGCAGAGGATGCCACCTTCAAGATTCCTGCCCGACAGGTTATCGGTAGCTGGTATTGCTGGCCGTTTCAAAAGCTCTATCGCAACATGGTGTTGTGTAAGCGTCATTTCATCACAGCGTTTCGTCTGTCGAACAAAACCATCCTGGGGATCATGACCAACGGTTATCGTGATTATGATGCGATGATGAACGGCACTATCTTAGATGTCGTGGCATTAAACAGCTTGATTGCGAAAACGGCGAACCGCATTAACAATGCGTTTGTCACCAAGATCCCAGAGTATGTCACGACCTCGGGCATGAAGCAGTATATTGAAATCGTGGATGACCCTGAGTTTAAAGCGATTCGTGATGCAATGGAACCTAACCAGAACTCGATTCGTGATGGTTATGATGCGTCACTCAAACTGCTGATGGACCCGAAGAAGTATGTCGGTAATCAGGTGGCGGAGTATGTGAAGCAAGGATCAGCATCAGCAGGCCAGGCATTACAATGTCTGGTGGTGCGTGGTTATCTGACTGACCATAACTCGCGTATCTTTGTTAAGCCGGTCATGGGTAACTATGTCGAAGGGCTGGGTAAGTTCTACGACTCGTTCGTGGAATCACGCTCAGCAACCAAAGCGGCGTTGTTTACCAAGAAACCCCTGGAAGACTCCGAATGGTTTAACCGTAAAATGCAGCTGGTTGCACAAGCGGTGCAGAAGATCCATCTGGGGGAGGATTGTGGGTCGACGATAACAGTGCCTATTGTTATGCGTCGTGGCTGGGCAAGTGCGATGGCCGGTACGTATTATCTGGATGATGATGGATCGTACAAAATGATCACGGAAGAGGACAAGCATCTGGAGAACCGGTTACTCAATATCCGCTCTCCGATGTATTGTAATCATCCTGACCGTACCGGTATCTGTGAGCGGTGTTATGGGAAGTTAGCGGTATCCATTCCGTACTTCAATGTCGAAGGGAAAGTTGGGGATAACCAGGTGATCGTGGGGCACGTCAGTGCAACGGAAATCGGTGAGGATCTCTCACAGAAGATGCTGTCAACCAAACACCTGGATACGTCCTCGACGGTAGATCCGTTTGCTATTCGTCGTGCCGATGCGTTGTATGTGAAACCAGGCTTGCGTGAAAACGCCATTCGCCTGAATCCACGTCTGCGTAATGAAAAGGTCACGATGAAGGTATCTTTCGACAAAACTACCGCATTATCTGATATCGCAGTTGCCGAAAACTTAGATGAAGTAGCAACGCGTGTTTCCGGTTTCAATGAGATCGTGCTGGAGTTTGAGCGTGAAGATGGGGGTAAAGAGTCTATCCCAATCAACACCACCCAGGGTTCTCGTCAGGGTCAATTCACTGTCGACTTCCTGCGTTACTTGCAGCGCGTAAGCTGGACGAGTGCGGACAAAGATTATATCTCTATCCGTCTGGATCAATTTGAATATGATTGCGATGTGGTTGAATTGCCGTTAGTGCATGAAGACATGATGGCGTATCAGAAACAGATTGAATCCTACATCCGTTTCAGTAAGGAATCAGCGAATTGGAAAAACAAGTTTGTCACGCCGGATGAAGTGGGTGTGGTACTGGATGAGTTCTTCTCGTTACTGCGTCAGCGTTTGGGTGTGAACATTGTTCATGCACAGATCATGCTGTATTCAGTGATGACCATGGACCCAGCCAAAGGCGACTATCGTCTTCCGCGGGCGTATGAACCACGGCAGTTCTCTTCCTATCACGAATGTATCGAGTACCGTTCTCTCTCGGTCCAGCTCGTGTATCAGGAACAGGCTGCGGTGATGCTGAAGCCGTCCACTTTCCTCAATGACAAACGACAACCGCACCCGATGGATGAAATCTTCAAATAAGTAAGAGGTTGGCGATGCGCAATACTGCGACAATCACTATCAATAGTCACGGCTTTACAGTCTCTGATTATAATAGTGAGTTCTACGAGAAGTTGAAGTTGTATTGCGCTCGTTTTGTCAAAACAAAAATGGTCTCTAAGGTCGTCCATGGACGGAGGATCTTGGCTAAAGAAAATGACCGTGTTTTTGCGAGCGCTCTAAGCAACCGTCGAGAGATCCGCTTTCACATCAACTGCTATGAAGAGTTCAAACGTCATATGCAGCAGTGGGGATATAATGTCTCCCGCTTTAAGGAAGTGCGAACACCAATTCCAGAAGGCAAAGATGCTAACTTCGAATTCAAGTTCGAAGGTGTGCAGCCCCGTGAGCATCAAGTGGAATGGTTGGAGTACCAGTTAAATAAAGACCAGGGTGAAGTCACCACAAAGATCAATACCTTGCAAACCGGTAAGGGGAAGAGCTTCTGTGGTATTTACAACATGGTCAAGCTGGGAAAAGTAACGGTCATTGTCATCATGCCAAAATACATTAATACGTGGATTGTGGCGCTGAATGACTTTGTCAAGTTAGGTGAGAATGACATCATGGTGGTGCAAGGCTCAGGTGAACTCAACGGCTGCATGAAGTTGGCTGAAGAAGGTAAACTTGAATCCCGCATCATTATTATCAGTCTCCCCACCTTCCAATATTACATGTCGGAGTATGAAGATAACAACGGCGTGATGACGCATTACAACTACACACCTGATCAATTCTGGGCAATGATCCAACCCGGGTTCCTCATTGTCGATGAAGGCCATGAGTCAATCCACGCGCTGTTCAAGTTCGACCTTTACACCCATGTCAAAAATAAACTGGTACTCTCGGCCACCCTTGAGGCGGATGACCAGTTTATTAACGACATGTACTTTGTCATCTACCCGAATAAAATCAGGTTCCGTGGTGGCGAGTATGATAAGTACATCGAAGCGATTGCCTTGATGTATGGACTGGTGAGTAATAAGAAGGTCAAGACCAAAGGCTTCGGCGGGACGTATAACCACGTCAAGTTTGAGCAAAGCATCATGAAAGACAAGCAGCTGTTGAAGACGTACCTTACGCTCATCAACAAGGTGTTCTCCTTCTTCTTTATTAAAGTGAAGGAACCTGAACAACGCTGTCTCATTTATTGTGCCACGGTCGAGATGTGTTTGTACGTGACGGATTATCTGAGCACTATCCATGATACCCTGATCGTGCGTAAGTATACCCAGGAAGACCCGAAAGAATCGTTGTATGAATCTGACGTGAGTGTTTCGACACTGAAGTCAGCCGGTACCGGTGTGGATATCCCAGGACTCCGCACTTGCATCATGACGATCGCGATTGGGTCACGGCAAGCCAGTGATCAGGCATTGGGGCGACTGCGGCGGTTGAAAGACTACCCGGACACTATCCCGACGTTTGTTTACTTCGCCTGCACGGGTATCGAAGCACACATGAAATACCACAGCAAGAAACTCGAACTCTTCCCAGTGAAGACGTTGAGTCTGCGTGAGGTGAACAGCGGCTTCTCGTTATAAACTGACTGTGTAAAAGACCAGGGGGCTTACTCCTTGGTCTTTTATGCTTTCTTTCCTTTTCTTTTTGTTAAGGATACACAGCTTATGAATGGTAACCGACCAGTAATGGTGATTGGCGGCATGGGGTTGAGTCCTGCATTGATTGAGCGCTTACGGCAGTTAGACGACCTGGAGATCAAGTTGGTGGCCGATGTGGCAATCAGCGATATCCTGGAGTTTGAACCGGGTTATGCTCGCGGCTTGGTTCAGGCGATTCAGCATCAGCAACAACGTGAGTGGAATCCCTTCCGGGAAAGCTACTGGGATAACTTCATTACCCTGCGACGTAAAGAAGTCAACGGACATACCCGCATTCCTCCCAAGAAAGCCACCTGCAGCTCCCGTCGTAAGGGACGGAGGTTCAAGGGATGAGCGAGATCGATTATCGTGCATTGAAGTATTGTGTCACCAAGGTTAGTCGGCGTATCCGCGACGGGGATTCCCGTAACGCGTCACGTTGCCTCTTCCAGTATGTTGAGACGCACGCCGCATTACAAGACATGGCCGCCATTGATCGTCTTTTAGCACAGTGCCGAGAAAATAAGGTACCCCTAAAAGAGATCAACAAAGTCTCGTTACTGCGTGCATGCTCATGTTTACGCCCCCACCTTACAGAGTATCAGTCGTGTATGGACCTGTGGCGCCAGGACATTAAAGCGGCGGGTATGGAAAACTTATTAATAGGATTGTGATATGTCTGATTATTGTGCGGATATCTTTAAAGCGATCAGTTGCAAAACCCCCACCAAAGGCAGTGAACTCTACATCGATGATTTCGGTGATCTGTGGATGTTGATTCCCAAGCTTAACCGCTTCGGTGAGCAGTCAGTGTTTCGTCAGTATGCCGGTAACCTTGCGTTGATGGCTGACCGCGGGCAGATGTATCAGGGTCAGTTATATGTGTGTGAGTTGATCCCGGGATATCACTTGGTGTTAACCAACCAAGCCGTGATGGTCAACCAATACAGCCTGGTGCAGTATGTGAAGACCCGTGCTGCGAAAGTGGAAGCGCGCTACCGTAAGAAACCCAAGCCGATGAGCCGAGCTTACGCGTAAGCAACCTGACTGACAAGAAAGGATAGACCTATGTTCGAATGGTTCTCTGTGTTATTGATGAAGTGGTTGACCCGAAAGGAAAAGAAACACAACAGGACAGTGCGGGTAGAACCGGTGGTGTTTGAACCGCAACTCAAACCCACCCCGCAGCCGTTGAGTAACGCGTTAAAAGAAGAAGCGCAGCAGATTCGGGACACCCTGCTGTTTGAGTCGCCGTTGAATAAATCCCGACCGATCCCGACCAAACCCACCTTACGGGTAGTAAGACCCAGTACAAGCTCCTCACGCCCACACGGTAAGGCGAACGATGACAGCATGCTAACACATGCCTTATTGATGCAGCAGGTGTTAGCAGACGATACAGCGCCGTCTGATCGTCATCATCGTACCCATGCCCCTCAGGATAACCACCGCCATGAAGACCGACCCTCGTACCATTCCACGCCCACTCATCATAGCAGTTCTAGTAGTAGTCGCGATGATGATAACGGGAGTAATGATTACAGTAGCGGACCTAGTGACAGCGGTTCGTCTGATTAATACCCTCGATTAACCTTACGTAATAAGGAACGCCTCACCATGACAGATCCCCACCCCATTCTCGCCGCAGCCATCGGAGAGCCCCAGGATGACGATTGCTGGGATTTTCCGGGCGAGACTGTTGTTGGTCACGGCGACTTGATGTACACCAACATCCATAAGCCTCAGGCATTATGGAACGGTGTTATCCGGTCACTGCGAAAACGTTTCCTTACTGAACCATCAATTAACCAAAAGGATACTTGTATGACCGAGCAATACAAGCCATCGCCTGACACCGGCTACCAAAACCTTTTCTGTGAGCCCGATGTTCTCAACACAAACGACCGAATTTATCCCCGCAAGAGTCTGGTAGCCTTACTGGAGAAATTCCCCTCCGATAATTTTCGTGGAACACCCGCAGTTCGCTATCCTTTTATGCGCCGTCTGGCGGTGTTGTTTAAGATAGCGTTCTTACAGACCAGCCTTGACCAGAAAGCTTTATCCTTGAATACACGCCAGACCGGTAAACCACGGATCACGCAACATTCATTAACTAGTATCTGTAATTTAATGCACCAGCTGCATTATGAGCTCAGAGAGCTTCAGTATCAGAACCCCAATCCGATTGACCTGACCCGTTATGCAAGGCTGTTGAAGTGGGAAGCTGTAAAGACGGAAAAACCAGAGTGGCTTACATCCCTGGATGCAATTGAGTCACGCACCAAGTATAGCCGTCCGTTTGATGAAGATGTGGCGCATATGTACCTGAACCCCATAATGCCGATTCATAGACAAATTCAGGCGATGGAGCTTTTACCGGATTTGTTTGTGCCAACCAATCCTAAGTTCGGTAAAGCACTCACAGAACAACTCAACCGTGAAGCGCTGATTGCGCCACGCAAGCGCAGAGGTTAATCATGGCACTGGATCAAGAGTATTATGAAAAGGCATTGGGTGTCCTACTGACCAAAGGCTTCTCTAACCAAGAAGCTGACCAGATCGCCACCACGCTTTCGGTATATCTCCCGATGCGTTTCATCAAAGCTGGTGTATGGGCACTCATGCCTTACGACCAGCATCCGGCTGATCCCCTGGCATTTAAACACATGCGGCTACTTGACCGTATCCCTGAGTTAAAGAAACCAGTGATCCTTCAAATGCCGACTGACTTTACTTACACCACGTATGGTCAGGAGTATTGCCCTGGTGCTGACTCGCCGGTATACACCACAGGACCCGATGGCTATACACATCATCCGGTTGGTTGGGAAAGTGGCATTACTGGCATGCCAGGCGTAATGGGTCCGGCTGGGGATGACAATATTGAAGTCAGTGATCTGACCTGTGATCACCCCCAAAGCGATTTTAGACTATCGTTACCTGCCGAATCAATGGCTAGTCAGTTTACCGTTGTCATGCGGGTTGGTGGTAAGGCTATTAAAATGACGCTGGAAGAACTCATCCAGGAAATTGGAGGTTATGACAAACTTCCTGCTTCTGCACGTGCTGCGATTGATCGTGTCATGGAAGAGCATCGCAATGCCCCTGTAACTACTGTATCTGTGCGTACACCCTTACCAGGCGGAGTATCTCAGGATCAAGCTGACTATCTGAAACTGGGCGACCTCAGCGACATCGAAGGGATCAAACGGGCTTACCCGATCATCGACGAGAAAACAGCTGAACGGATGTCTAAGTTGCATTGTCAGCTTAATCAGCATATCGCGCGGGTTCATCGTGAGCCGAGAGACGTTGAGGTATTTGATCTGCTTGCGGGCGATCACTCTCAGCGGATATTCCAATCTCGTCATGCTAAACGTCAGTACCCAAACAGTTTGTTTGAGAAGTTCCTGCCGGATCAAGCAGACATCGATGAACCCGAGGGCATGACTGTTAAAATCAAAACTCACAGCATACGTCACTTCGGTCACGGTCTTGAAATTAGCACGCCGTTGTTTGGTCAATCCCACAAAAACCCTACGGGACCACAAACCATGCCGGGGCTTGAGAAAGGCCGTGATGGTAAACGTAAACGTAATAAGAAGGGCAGACGATGATCGATCGCAGTTTTGAAGGTGGCTGGGAGTCTATACTGCAATGGCATGGGTTTGCTGATCGTGCTAAACAGGGGCTGTCTGAGCACTTTGTTATCGTGGATTACGGAACCCTGGCAGAGGCCGCCGCTTTTGAGCAATTGACAGCGCTGGCGGAGAAAGTGAAGTATGTCTCAGTCGAGCGAGTTAAAGCCGTTGACTTTACCCCGACGCTTGTACGTACGCTACATGAACGTGAACATGGCTGGCATTACTGTCATGTCATGGGGCGATGTGGTTACGGCGGCCACGGGATAATGATCGGTGCTAATGGCGGCTGGACAGGCGCGCACGGCGGTGCAGGTGATGCAGGCCCGCCCTCAACACCTGATGATGGCTCGATACTATACCAGACAGATTACAGTAGTCTCGGTATCCAGGACCGAGGATTTACTACACTGCAAGACATGATGGAAAACGCCAGCCCTTACGATTACCCTCGGGAGATTCGTATAGTAGGGGATCGGCATGACCCGGATGTCAAAGCGTTAACGCAGGCAGTGATAAAGCTTGTTGGGCGTCGAGCTATCAAAGTAGTTAACATACCGCATGCCGACATGATGTATAGACCCGGCCCGCACCGAACGTATAACCTCGCGCCGGAGAAATACCGGGAGCGATTTGACATTGCTTATAAACAAGCATTAGAAAATCTCAACAAGGCGGCCATCCTGCCGTATGCCCGTGGACCATTGCAGTCTGTTCTGGCATCAAAGCGCAAGAAACACTTTTAATCAGTTCCCCTCAACAGGAGAGTAACCATGTGTAACATGCGATCGGATTGGTTTGTAGAAGACGAACCGTCCATGAAGGAAAGTGATCCGCATTTCGACAATAAAGCAATGGATGGCTTGATGGCAAAGATCCGTGACTTTGTTAAAGAGAGTGATGCGGCGACCTATGTCCCGCAAGCCCTGTTTGGCGAAGCCGGTAAAGTTAACCTGTCCAAAGTGGCAGCAGTAACCCGTCCGGTCGATCACCTCATTACCCTGAACCCAGTGGCCAATGACGGTGATGTGTATCTGGACTTCGCGCGAGGGAAGCGGCGTGGATACAAACCCCACTGAAGTTAACATCGAGCAGGCCAATCGTTATGAGGGGTCTACCGATGATTTGGTCCAGCAAGCTAATGATCGTGGTTTTCTCCAGGGGATTCGTATCACTTCTGGCGAGGACATCGATCCAAGCATTTGGACACCTGAGAAGATCGAAAAGTTGAAAGCTGCACTTCGACATATTCGTGACTCAGAACAACGCATCAAAGGTAGCCAGGGGTAACACCCTGGCTTTATGCCGGTTTAACGAGGACGTGTAACATGGAATCGAGCGGTTTGATTACGCTGGCAATGGTCTTTTTAACCTTCGTCATTGGGTTATGTTGTTGGCTGACGCGTTTCATACGCTATCACACCAACCGCTACACCGTTGACACCAAGAAGGCGTTAAAGCAATTTGCCTGTAAGCTTGAAAGAGTACTGGATGTCCCGCAGCCGTATTCGCTGGCACAAAGCGAAATGACAAGGCTGGATAATGAACTGAACGCTTCTCTCTTCCTCTTTGAAGAGATCACAGGGAAGATCCACGATGAAACCAGTCGACTGTACCTGGAGTCAAGTTTCATGGTGGTGCGCGGCACTCAACACGATACCCCGATTCGTATCTGTGTGGCGAACACAATCTTCAGCCTGTCAACGACTAACCACAATCACCACAGCGTCATGAAGGTCATCAACGACTTTAATAACCGCTTGGCTAAAATTGTAGAAAGTTAAGCACAGAAAAACTCAGACCTATATCACGCCCGTGATAGACCCCTCAACCCCCATTAATCTTAAGTGAGTTCAATCATGAAATACGTTTACACTATTATCGCTGTTCTTGGTTTCTCTTTTGCGTCTGTTGCAGTTGCTGCAGATCAAACCAAAGTGGTGAAAGGTTGGTACGCCGAATACAACACGGCTTCGGTCCTGTATTCTGCTGGGCCAAAGAAAGGACAAGAATTGACCATGGAATGTGTATTAGGTGGTTGGACGTTTGCGTATGCAGACAAGATGGGCGAGGAAGTAAACTCGGTCGATGATGACATGACAATCCTGGTCGACGGTGCAGCGTTTGCTGTGCCGAAGACTCAGGGTCAGCGTGAGAAGTTATACGCCGCCATTCAGCACGCTAAGAGTGGTATTCAATACAAGACCCACGCCTATGGTGTGTCGGTAGTATTCCCAGTGGATGGCTTGGCCGAGATGTTTCGTGACCTGCCGTTTGAAGTCAGCCCGTGCATGAGCTAAAAGGAAAACAATTGTGATGACCCCTACCAAACAAATTAAACGCAGCTACCGTCTGATCAAAGTGACTGCCGATGTAACACGGGATAACTGGGTCGGGAAAGACATCGACTTCATTGTTCAGCCCAATAAAGACATGATCGACGACACCACACGTGGTGGACCTAATCGCCTGCTCGCGACATACATCGTGCTGGGTAACCGTATTCCTGTAACCGTTAACAGCCATGCGGCCATTACCCGGGAAGAAGGCTTGCAGGATCTGCAGGTCAGTATTGTCGATGGTCAGTCAAAATACATTGACATCAGTAATGTGCGTTACGTCGTGTCGTGTGAGTTAGAAGAGCACTTCACCTGCACCCCACCAAAAGAACCTTCGCTACTTGATCAGCTGGTTGGCGGACCAATGGGTGACCCAACCCATATGTTCATTATCGATGAAAACTATAACGTCTTTGTCGGCACAGCGAACGATTCACAGGAAGATTATACCTTGGCTGGTCGTCTGATCAGTAACCTCGGTTCTCATGATGCTGAAGCTAATGATTTGGAGATTATCGGCAGTTATCCTGATGACCAAGGTGACCACTACTACGTCTCCATTGACTGGAACAAGTCATTCATTTCCGGGATTTCCAACAACGAGAAATGCGAATGGTTTAACCAACTCGATGCACTGGTAGCAATGTTGCTGGAAAAGATTAAAGTTACAGTGTAAGTAATATCAGGCAGGGGGAATACTCTCTGCCTTTATTTTTTGTGGTATTCTGCCACAGAAAACTACTGGCCATACTACCAGTGGTATTCACTCAATAGACTGCGAGGAATAAATGATGTTTGATAAAATTGAAGGATTGGCTGATGTGATCGAGCTGAAGTACGGCTTGCTTGATATCACCTATCACCGCGGTAACGACAAAGACCTCTATGTCGATGTCTTTTATAAAGACACACGCTTGTCAAGCCGGCGTGACCTGACCGATGCCCTGGACTACGCTTATATCGGTGTGCGGTTGTGTAACCCTCAGTTCGGTGCCTGGTGTTATGGTGCTGAGCGTGAGTTGGTCATGTCGCATTTAATGGACGCATTGAGAATGGTGGGTAAGCCTGCACCCAGGGCGGTTGAAGACTCACGGTTAAAGACAGGGATTCATCGTACCATTCAGCTGCTTACCGAGAACGGTAACCTGCATCCGAAAGAGGATGATATCCGCATCACGATCCATCGCGCGGCACGAGTGGACTACGGTTCAACAGATACCATCGAAACAACCATCAGCATGACCAACCACGATATTACTATTAGTAAGCGACGGATTGAGTGTGTCAGTGGTGAGATGCGGGATTTACAAGCATGGGCGCGTAAGTTATATGCGAGACACTTTGAATAACGAGGTAGCTATGGGTAGTGCGTACTGTAAGGTTGTGGCAATCCACAGCATCTATGTACACAGTGCAGCGATGGAAGCGGTATCCGCTAAATACAGGAGCTGTTTTCGTTTGGCGTATAACTTCGTGAATGCTACGCAGTTAGCCCAACAGCTACGGCTTGCCGTGAAGAACAGCGAAATCCTGATTGTCGATACCAGTGACTTTACTCGCCGGGCACTTAACAATCTTAATGAGCAGTTCTACTGCATCTATCCGGGTGAGGAACAACATTCCGATATGTCAGTCAAGCATCAGCGTAACTGTCGCATGACGCCTGACTGTATTCATATCGAAATTCAAAACCTCAGCGACTTTGAGCGCTTAAACTGGGAAGTTCGACCCGATGCAGGGTTAAGGATATCACGCCGTTAGAACGGCATATAGGCCCTCCGTAATGGAGGGCCTTTTATGACATCTTTTTTTTTTGGTTTACAGCGTTATACCAGGCGCTGAGTTAACTGCGAACTATATTGAATAGCGTGATAGGTCGCAGGTTTCTCAAGCTGCTCGGTGCAGCGGTAGACCGGGGTCTTCATAAAAGGGCAACCGGCATTCATTAATGCCTCACGGTTGCTGGGCGACTCATCCACGCGAATCACCACATCCGTGGACTGGAAGCCAAAGACTTCCCGCTTCGTTGCAGTATATTCTGCATCCAGCACCACGATCTTACGGTTGATCACCAGCTTCACGGCCACCGGGTATTTGATTACCAGGTCTGACCCTAAGCCCGCCAAGACAAACTTAATGACAAACTTCTTAAGTCCATTTAGCAACTGACTCTCACTGGCCCAACTTTTAACAATCTGCAGCATGTGTGTATTTCCACTCATATAAGGGGAAGTTAAGAAAAGCAACCTGAGGGCCCGTCCGTGATCCCTCATAATGTATTACTTCATACCGTCCAACTGCTTTTGAAGTTCCTTTAACTGACGGCTTGCATCCGGCGTCTCGGCGTCATGATCTCTGATCGCTTCAATAAACGACTTCCGTTTGCAATAAGGATACTTCATCCATTTATCAAATGACAAACCAAATTTGCCCAAGATATCCGCACGCAGATATTCGAGCTCATACTTTCGATACCCAACTAACGCCAGCGAGTCTTCCTGCTCGACCTGTAAGATTAACGAGAGCGGCGAGGTTTCCACGTTATGGTCAATAATCCCAAACGTGTCATCGTAAAGCTCTGTTAATCGAATTAGTGGATACTCCCAGTTCTCGGTAAGAAACGTGGGGTTTTCTAACGCGACATCCCAGGCATCGGACCGATCACTTTCGGACAGACCGAAATCCCAATGGATTAGATGTCGGCTTGATCGAACGTCTGATTCAGTGTATTCGTCATTAGGGTAAAAAAAACCCGTGCTACGTTCAGCGGGGTGTATGCCGGGAAGGTGTTGCTCACCAGCGGTTGACGCGCCTGGCAGTTCGGGCATTTCCAACGCGGTACTGCGACCACACCGACCGTTACCCGGTTGATGAACTTGTTCAGCTCTTCAAAGAACGGTTTACGCATATCCGGGGTTGCACTGAATTGCTTCAGCAGCAAGGCCACGTCATCGGCCGACTCAACATAGTTGCCATCGTTGAACTCGATCTTGGTCACCCAGTGGGCGTAACCACGCATGGAGGACAGCGCTGCCTGTTTGTTGATGTGTTGCTCACGCTGCTCACGCGTCATGCTGTCGTTGAAGCTGTCGGTGATCGCTTGTTGAATGCCGTTGATCCAGGCATAACCCGCTGCATTCTTATCTTCGAGTGATGGCACCCGCAGATAGAACTTCACATCTTTCACAGTGATGACATTGTCTTTCATCACTTCAAAGCCGGTCTGATAGGCAACGACCTGCTCGACGGTACGGCCGCTGAAGTGAGACATGTGCGCACGCTGGGTTGGTGACAGACGATTGTTGTCAATGATCGACAGACGAGAGACGTTAACTTTCGCTGCTTCAACATGCACACACTTCTTCGGATCGGCGGCACAGGCAGTGACCATGTGGTAGCCAGACTTAAAGCGTGCGCCCAGGTAGGCGTTAGCGATCAGATCGAGATCCTGCTCTTTGATTAACGGCAGCAGGGTTTTCTTATCGGAGACGCCGATGCTGCTGTCAGTGACCATACCCAGCAGGAAGTCAGTCATGTGCTTACGCACCACGACATCCAGGTTGTTAAACACCAGACCGTTGGTACGACGACCGAGGATCGCTTTCTCAGCCATGATGGCGGTTTGCATATCCACAAACTCATCATCACCGGCAATCAGCAACGTAACCCAGATACCAGAATGTGGCAGCGGCAGATGGACATAGTCACCCATGTTCATCACGCCACGAGCACGCATCACTGCCTGTGGACCGGTCAGCAGTTTAGTGCCTTCGGTACTGCGCTTCACTGGCGGGCGAGAAACACCCTGCACTTTGTTATTGTCGAGCAGAATACCCTGCAGCCACTGCGCACCATCTTGACGAATGGTCAGGTTCAGACCAGAACGGTACGACAGGTTGGTGATGGCGTTACTGGCCAGGGATAGCCAGATCATCGCTTTATCAGCACCGTACAGACTGACGATCTCTTTTAAGATCTTCTTGTCTTCGGTGTTGGTGTCGATCTCGTTGATCAGCGCCGTCGCTGCATCGTAATCCTGATGCATGATAGACAGCACACCTTCCGTGCCGACATCCTCCATGGAGTTCAGCTTTTCAATGATCGGGTTCTGATAGAGCGGATCGAACGCCTGCTCAACGGCTTCAACTTCAGGTGCTTCAGCTTCGCCCTGTTGGCTGGTTTCTGCTGGCTCGGGATCGGTGCCAATAGTACCAGTAGTCGCCGGACGGCCTGGATCAACTTCAGGAATACCAGAGTGGTTTTCTTCAACAGGATCTTGCTGTGACAGAATGGATGGGTTATCACCGGACATTATGCTTATCCTTACCTTTACTTTTTAGTGGGGTCGACCTGAACCGGGTCATTGAGTTTGCTTGCTGCGCCAGCGGCAACCGCGTTAGCATGGGCACTGTCTGACATGGTCAGAATGGCAGCACCGTGACGCTGCATCGCATCCAGCAATTTACTCTGCAGGACGATGTATTGTTCGTGCACACTGAGGAAGTCAGCGATGGTGCTGTCATGCAAGGCATAACCGGTTTTGCCTTGATGCTGCTGCTTGATCATCGGCAGTGTTTCATCGATCTCTTTGACTACAGCCAGCGCCGCTTCGATGTGCGAGCTTAACGCAGAGGGGTTTGGCTGAAAGCGAATGATGTTGGTGTTGACGGCCATGAGACAAGTATTGCTCAGCTCATTGCGCAAATTAATCGTATAAGTTGCCGCAGAATCCAGGTACTCCCAGAACTGATCGGGCTGATGGACCTCTGGTGCGAGAGGCGGTTCATTGGTTGACATAACGGGTCCTTGAGGTGATTTATCTTGTGGCTTACATATATTGACACTACTAATGTCAACAATTACAACGTTTATACGGAAAAGGCACGGTCATGAGTGATTTTACTGACTTAACGAAATTGAAGACCGAATTACCACAAAACATCCAAAAGATTGATGAGCAGGATGATGTGGGTGACTTCAGCGATCTTAACGACTACCTCATGACCATCATTCCGGATGAACGGCGTGAGCGCTTGATCGCGATCTGTCAAAACTTGAGCACCCTGCAGTATCATCAAGTCCAGCCCGATGTGGATCGGTTACTAATGATGGCCAACGACGGTGAAGCGCCTTCGGTGCTCGATGACTTGACCCGGTTGTTATTTGAACACGCTTATGACTTAACGAAAAACATGGGCTTTAACTGGGCTGATGAGATTGAGTTTGATCAGCTGTTCCTGCTCGGTGATGTAATCGAAGGTGCCATGTTGATTGATGGCATGGAAGACTACGGCGACCTCTCAGCGATCCTGGATGGGGATGACTCAGTTGAAGAGAAGGTGGTGGATATCTGGGGTCTGGTGCTCGACAAAGACATGCACCATCTGTTTGAACAGATCCAGTCCATCGAACCGGCGGTGATCAGCGGGATCAAGCAAGTCACGACCCGACCGTATGCCGAAGACGATTATGCAGATGTGCAACGTCCACTTGAGTTTGTGGTTGAGCGGTTGGTGAAAGTCCGTGAAATGATGAAGACCGATGGCATTGCTTACCAGCACGTGGCCAAGGGTGGCGCCTTAGGCGTTGAGCTCGATTCACTGATCACGCTCTACACCCCTGAGCTGAATGCCGTGACCGACCCGATCGAACTGACCGACCTGCTGGTTGCCTTTACCCTGATCAGCAACACCCCAGATGGTTTGGTGAAATCCACCGCATCCCGGCTGGCAGAAAAATGGATTGATGATATCGAAGTCATCAATGTGGTAGGTAAACATATCGACAGGTATCCCGTGTGAATATTCGCGACTATTTAATCATGGCCTTTCGGGCAGGGGCTTACAAGCAACGCCAGTGGGTGTTGAGTGTCATGAGTATCACCCAGACCCCGGATGGTAAATCCGTAGCAGACAGTATGATCCCGTATCAGGCACACCGCATCAACATCGGCGCGACCCTCGATTGGGCTTACTGGGACGACTTCAACAAAACCTTTGTGCCGATTGAGGGAGTGGATGTTAACTTCCCGTTGTTTCGACCCGAGGATCAATACACACTACAACCTGGGGATTTTGCCAATGTCACTGAAGAAGTTACTACTACTTTCGGCCGTATTCTGGCTAACCATTATTATTTTATCGATGTGGTCGGTGAACGTGTCCCATTTCAGAACGTAGAATTCAACCGTGGGATGTTGGAGAAGATCTACAAGGCCCGGGTATTAGAAGACGCCCAGGACTTGCGGCGTTCTGATCCGTTCTACCTGACCGTCGATGAATTCAAACGCTCAGTGGATAATGGCTTTGCCTTGGGTGGGTTGTCGAAACTTTGTGTACCGACTGCTTGTCCGGAAACCATGTATCCGCCGAAGTTCATCATCGAGATGCGTGACCGTCTGTTTGAAGAACACAAGGATGAGCTCAACAACCCGGTGGTCATGGGGCGTATTCAGGATGAGCTGTTAAAGCACTATCGTGAGTTCCTGATGTCCACCCCGTCAGCCAAGTTCTTTGTGATCAAGAAGACCATCGACCAGGCCTTCAACAACATGTTCCTGACCGGTGGTATTGCGGGGGCTTTTGGTGGTAACACTGTTATTACCAACTCGCTGTACGAAGGCTGGAACCTGAAGAACTTCCCGGCGTTAGTGAATGGCTCTATCGAAGCTTCCTTTGACCGCGGTGCGGCTACAGCCGATGGCGGCGAGAAAGTGAAGATGTTGATCCGTGCCACGCAGAACATCCGTATCACCGATGATGATTGCGGCACCCAGCTCGGGGTACCGTGGGTGATTGAAGATGCCGGCAAGGCACGCTTCATTAACTCTTACATACTGGATAAGGGTGTGACGATTCTGTTAACTCCGGAGAACATTGATAAGTTCGTCGGTAAGCCGGTCATGACCCGTTCACCCAGCTTCTGTAAGAAATCCCATGGCGACTCCTGTAAGTTCTGCGTCGGTGCGCATAACGCCACCAACCCACGCGGGATGTCTTCCGGTACCTCGAAGATCGGTTCTACCCTGATGTTGTTATCGATGAAAGCGATGCATAAAGGCAGTAAGATCGATCTGATCGAGTATAACCTTGATGAGGTCTTTAACTGAGGATATCTGAAACCTACATTATAAGAGGGAGATAACTTTTATAAGGAACGTACCATGTATGGTTTATTAATCCTCGCCTTGCCTCAGTCACCGTACGTCCACATGAGTGCGATGACTGCGGACAGGTTTACTGAACTGCTCCCACAACTCCAGAAAGAGCTCGATGCAGATATCTTTCCTAATGTGTGTTTCCAGGGTGCATTCAATGTCAGTAATACCCGTACGGTCACTCAGCTGTTTATTCCGTGTAGCGGATTGGTGGCGGCGCGGGAGTTGGGGTATGAACAGATCCGCAATATTCTCGCCAACCCAGAGAAGGAAGTCCAGCATGTCACCAACATCGGTGATTGGCTGGGTATTCCTGGTAAGGTGATGTTTGATAATGCGGATGGATCTGTGGATGAGGTCGTTGTGACTGACATGTACAAATATCTGGTACATGAAAGAAGAGAGCGCTCTGTCTTTCGGTTCAGTCCTATTGATCTTAGTATAACCGATACCGAACCATTACCAACTCACCTCTACCCACGTGATCATTTCTACGACCAGGTCTACCTCGACAAAGACGGCGAGCGTGCTTTCCTGTCTTACGGGTCGTGCGGTGAGGAAGGCTGTGTCATAGAACCCAGAGAAGAGAAACCCGTGCAAGTGTACGGCGTTACCTACTCGTCACTGGATGAAGTGGCCCGATGCTATAACCTGCCTGAGCAGTACGTGAAAGAACGCGTTGAGTCTGACAGCCTTGAATGGCTGGAGTGGTCATATTTGTAAAAGTATTTGGGGATGAGACGCAGAGCTGATTCCCATCTACGGTAAGTTGTTCAAGGAAGCAGCAAACCGGTTATAAAAAATGAAAGGGTTTTCGTAAGATAGTCAGTGCTCCGTACCCGAGACAATACATGACCACAAACCCGCAGTTTATTTTCGTGGCTCAGAATTCTGATGCTACACACAGCGTAGAGAAACTGGAAGTAGGACGCGATACCGATACCCAGAAGAACCTCACGGAACTTCGTAAAGGTTTGCCGTTCGACTTCTCGTTTATCATGTCTGAAGAGGCGATCTATCAACTTCGACAGGCAGGGCACATCAACTAAACTGCTGAGGTAGTCATGACGAACAAATCGGAGATCTCACACGGTGGTGGTGATCAGCCTATGGAAAAAGAGCAAAGCAACTTATCCGTACTGGTGAACTACTCCACAGGTGTGATGGAAGGTGACCGTTTTAATTACTCGGTTGCATTGGCGCTGTTGAAAGACGGCATCAAAGTGAAACGCGAAGACTGGAAGAACGCTTTCCTGGTGTTCGTCCCGGGTAGTCAGAATGTTGAACTGCCAAAAGGGTCGCCGTATGAAGTCGCACTCCACGGTAAGAAGTCCGTTGCCAATATTCGTCCGCACATCGATCTGTACACGGAGTACGGTGAATTCGAAGTCGGTTGGACCGCCAACCAGGAAGACACCAACGCCGATGACTGGATGATTGTCTTAGACAAGAACACCAATCAAGACGACAGTGCCGACGAAGAGAAAGAGTCCTCAAACGACGACTCGAAGTCATAAACCCCAGGAGAGCTTCGGCTCTCCTTTTATGCCCATTAAGGAACATGTCATGAGTGAAAAGAAAGCGTTTGAAGTGGTATTGGATAGCCGTCATGAACCGTACGAAGCTTACCAGTTATTAGTGGCGCGTATCAATACGTTATTACGCACCGGTCAAGGCTACCATGAAGTGAAACTCACGAAGTGGCAGCTTTACGATAACGGTCTTCTTATCAAAGGAGATGATGATGTGCATATCTCCTTGTTGCGTCATTTCTATTACGATAAGCAACGCAATACGTTTGGTGGTGGCTTCATGGCCTTTGAGATCCTGGAAGATTTGGGTCGTTACTACAAAGTGCACGATATCACAGAAGGGATGAGCGAGAACGTTGGCCTCGTCTTCACGATCACGGTAACCACACCATAAGAGGTTGTGATGAAACCACTCTTCGCCATGAAGTTCGATACCCGGGATGCGGGATTAGGGGATCAACTCGATCTCTTGCAATCACGGGTGAAGGCTTACTCTAAACACGGCACCATGATCAAGGATGTGGCGGTGACGGCCTGGGTGGTCTGTTCGGATAACATGCCAGTTGCCGGTGATGACCCTGCTTATGTCAGTATTATCCACCGTTACCGTTACGACATCGAACAACAGTGTGTGGTCGGTGGGGTCAGTGCCATGGATGCTCTGCGTGAGATCTGGTCGGCGTATGGTCCTGACTCTACCCTCCCGCCGTTCAGCCGGATACCCGGTGCTGTCGATATGCAATTTACCTTAACTGTGTTCACTATTTAAAGGAGATACCCTCATGGGAGTTTCTACTGCTGCTGCTCGTCGTTCTAAAGAAGGGGTGTTTACCCGGAGTATTGAAGTGCGTCACGATCACTGGAAACGCGATATCACTGATCTAGGACTGGATGTCCATAACCTGGTGCTGTGCAAGCAGGAGATCGTGTCCGTTACCGTCACGGCTTGGCGGGCGTATGATGAGTGCGGTGTATTGCGCGGTAGTGCCAAAGAGTTGAAGTTAGACATTACGGAATGGTTCCTCGGTGACAAAGGCCCGGTCATTAATGATGCGATCAAACCTCTCACGTTTGCCTTCATCATTAATCAACAACGCAGCCAACGCACGCCCTGGGTAAAAGATGTCCGCTTAGGGCTTAACCTGTCCATTGTCTACAAGAGGATTCAGCAATAATGGAAATTGTCCACCAACTCGATCTTAGCCACGGCTGGGAACCCTTCAACCGCCTGAAAGCCGCCTTTGCCAAGAAACCCCCGGAGGCGATCCACATCACTGCCTGGGTCGCTCATGGTTATAAAGGAAACCTCATCGGCGATGAGCAAGTGGTGAAAGGGTCGTGCCAGGAGTGTCGGATTGATGTGACCCACATCTTCTTTCCCAGTCGGCCTGAGATCTTGATTGGTTTGTCGAGCTTCATTAACACTATTAACCGTGACGGGCCGGTGAAGATCCCGGCCTGGACCGGATCGATTACTCTTTGTCTTGAATTAGCGATAAGTTATACGGATAGAATTTAATCGGCATATATTCTGTCTCGTTAGCGTAAGCTCGCTAAAAACCCTTTTAAAGTTTTGTATAACAAACTATCAACTTTGTAGAAAGAAACAAATAGGAAATTAATCTCATGTTGCATGAAAACTTTGAAGCCTTAGTGGCGAACATCGCCAACCAAATCAATCAGCTGGAACCAGAGGATCTGCCGTCACTGATCCTGACCAAGAGCGAGGTCTACATCAACGACAAGCGACACGATCGCACGCGTCTACTGCTGAACCTGTTTACCCCACAACCCGGGCACACGCACGACGTGACCTTCGATCAAGAGCTGCAGGATGCCTTCGCTCACAACAACCTGGAGTTTATCAAAGTCGGTGAAGGGATCGCCTACGGACTACTGCGTACCAGTATCGTTAACAACGAACCCGCGGTGTTCTGGATTCACGCCGATGTCTCCGATGATGCATCATTACTGAAGCAAGCCTGGGACATCATCACCGACCTGAAGAAGAATGCGGGTTACCCCCAGGCGTTTAACATTGACGTGCTCGACGTAAGCTGGCATGCGTTAAGCTGGGCACAACTGCTGGGGACTTTGCTTGACCGCACTGACCCGACCCGCCGGTTCCGTTTGGCAACTAACCCCGATTACGATTTTGTGTTATCCCAGAAAGCCATCACGTACTACCAGGAGACGTTGAGTAAACGTCCGATGGCACCGGTTGCTTACCTCGATGACACTAACCTGTTTAATGGTGGCGACTTTAACGACAGTGATCGCAACTGGGCAATCGCCCCGAACGACAGCACCCGCCCTATCGTGAAGGTGTATGTTTAAATAAACACAAGCTCCAGATGGTATACTTGGAAACATTTATTGATCTGGAGCCCCAGCCATGCAAAACAATGACGATGTGGTGCCGATGCACTATAACCACAACGTGGACATGAATAACCCGCTCGACGTGGATGAAGAGGCGTTAAAGGTTCGCTTCGCTGCGCGCCTGTGCAGCTTCCTTGATCTTGCCGAGCAACTGAATAAGGATGACTTAACCCAAAACGATATCAGTCAGTTCACCGTCGGTATCGTAAACTTAGTGTGTGACTCAATGGGCAGTAGTCCCAAACGAGACCTTTACAGGAGACAGATGGTTGACAAACTTGAACCTGTTCTGTCGAGGCATCTGATTAAATAGTCGGAGGCGTGACGGAACGCGACTACATTGCAGTATAAAAGGATATGGCTATGACGTTCGAAAAAGAAGGGGACACGTTGCACATTGTGCGACTGAGAACCAAAGGCTGGTACCACATGACGGTAACCAGCGATCCTGATGCGAGTATGGATATCGTTAACACGAACTTACGTCAGGGCACTTTTACTGATCCACTTTTACAACACCAGTACGACATCTGTAAAAAAGAGATGGGACAAGATCCCAATCCAAATGACATCGTTTTCCACCAGTTCGTGACCACGCCAGACCAGACCGGGTATCAGTCTGGCCACTGGATGATTCGTGATCACATTCGCCACGGCTATTCACTGAAGTGCCTGACTAACATCGGTGACTGGCTTTCGACCGCAGCCTATCTTTATATCCCAGACCCTGATGATAAAGAGGGCGGTGATAGAAAATACAAAGTAACTGACTTAGGTAAGTATCTCGACAAGGAAGAGTTGTTGGGTCACTCCGACCACCTGCCGATGTATTTCTTGCCTGATGAGGAACCGGGTGACAGCTATGATGAGTTGATTGAAACCCATCGTCTTCCGCAACCTGACAAAGGTTACTCTTGTGTGGCCATCAAGAACGGTATGTCGTTTAGTTTGCTGACGTACAACAACTCCAAGCGGGTGCTTTCAGAAGAGGAAGAACTGCAAACCACAACCGTCCCAGTCAGGGCAGATGGTTTGCTGTACAGCTCCGTCTTAGAGTTGGCTATGGCTAAGAACGCCCCAGTCTGGTTTGTCTTGGAGATGTTAACTTCCGAAACCGACCCGAACTGGCATTTCGTCTAACCGAGATTGGCTGTGGGGAATCCTATGCAATTGCAAAGTGTAGAGAGAACCACGGCCAATCGTAAGCTGTATCATAAGGAGAGAGATTGTGAGTGAAGCTAACCAGAACATCGTAGAAAGCTACGACGACCTGCCGAAGAACGCGCAGAAAGGTGATCGCTATACCGTGCGTGAAGACGCGATCGTTTACGAACTCCAGGAAGATGGTTCTTGGAAAGACGTAGACATCAACGAACAGGTTGATCAGGAAAACGAAGAGCAGGCGCAGACCGAAGATGGTCAGCAGTCTGACACCGGCGCAACTGACCAGCCTGCCTCTGATGAAGAGGGCGACGCGGATTCGTCTAAAACGGCAGCTACCGATGAAGAAAACCAGGTAGATGACAACGGCGATGACAAGCAGACTCCGGCTGAAGAGAAGCAGGAAGAAGCAGCGCAGGCGGTTGATGAAACCCAGCCACGTGATGACCCTTACGTACGAGGAGCGAACAGCGATGCCAATCCGGCACAACCTGAAGATGCGAATCAAACGCAAGATCAGACTGACGAAGCAGGACAAACTCCTGATTCTTCTGACGATACCAACGCGCAGCAGGAAAGCACTGATGGCGTTGCGACGCAGGATGCGAAAGAGCAGGCTAACATCCCGGAAGGGGTAGATCCTGAAGAAGCGCAACCTGACAACCAGCCACTGGCAGTAGCACCGGTTGAGCAGCCCCCTGTCCAGCACGAAGCGGTCGCGGTTGATCCTAACGCTGACCAGCCATCACCTGAAGCGCGTCCAGACAGCAAGATCGAAGAAGCGGCTGAACTGAACGCACAGAAAGAAGATGCGGCTCGTGACGAGATCGCTGAAGCCGGTGCTGATGCACAAGCTGCGACCTCTGCTGAGCAGACTGACGCTGGCAAAGCCAAAGAAGACGCACAGGCTGAAGGCCAGTTGCCGAACGATGGTGCTGCTGATGATGTCGCCGCTGGTAAACCACGTAATGACCAGACCTACACCGAAGATCAGAAAGCGGCGAACACGCCAGCTCCTGAAATCGTGCAGGCTCAGGAAAACCATACGTCAGAGCCTGATCCGGTAGTTAGCCAGGAAGAGACCCATGTGCAGAACGCCACGGACCCTGACCAGCCGACTATCATCCCGCAGGAAGCGAAGTCTGAATCACTGGCGCATCAAGCTGCCGATCCAACGCAGGAAACTGTGTTTGTTAAGCAGGATGAAAACCTGGACCCGGAAGTGCGTGTGCTGCAACAGCGCATCGAAGAGTACATCAGCAACATGGGTGTGAACGGTAAGCACGATCGCCGTGACGGTCCGAAGTATCAGGCTCGCCTGTACAAAGACCTGCACTCCATCATGGCGCTGGAGCCAGTGAAGTTCAAGCAAGTGATGGACTACCTGCTGAACCGTGTGTATGAAGAACGTGCCGGTGCTTTCTCTGACACCTATACGCGCCGTTACTTCGATCAGCTGTCACCGATGCACATGCAGACCGATCGCGTGCGTGAGTTTGACAACATCCTGTCGCTGGTAACCACTGTGGGTCATTCCAAAAACCGCAGTCGTGCCCTGCAGCAGGTTGATCTGCAGCGCGCCCTGAAGAACATTCAGGATGCCGGGAAGCAGCAGCGTATGGCAGCGTACTTTGATGCTCTGCGTTAATTGATCATTTGATCAGCATAAGGAGAGGCCTCGCGCCTCTCCTGTTTATGCCGTCTTTTTTTTTTTACACTAAAATGCCGTTAAAGGCCACCGGGTCATTAGCCAGGAATGGATTGTACCGAACCACGGACCCTAATGTGTAATCGTAATAGATGAAATCCAAGCATTGCGCACCCTGGTAGGTAGTCCATGACTTTGATAGATAACCATTGCGATCTAACGCAACGTAAGCTGGGCGGCTTGACAACGGAGTAAACTTCATCAACACTTGTGGCTGGTTGTTGAGGTTGTTTGTAAATACAGGCAGGGAAGGATGCGCATGCCTTGCAATGGAGCACAACCAAGAGTCGTAGGTAAACCACTCTTTATACGGCGTGCCGTACATGTTGTTGGATGTGTTCAATGTAGTATTAACATATTTACCGGCATTGGCGGACATGCTGGTACTCGCGTTCGCTACCTTCGTATATTTGGCGGCATTGGCCGCAAGCCACGCCTCGAATTGTGCATAGGTCATCTTAGTACCTATCTGTGGCTGTGACTTACTGCCCATTAACATCTCTAACATGGTAACTCCTGATTAGATCAACACCCCGTTAAACGGTACCGGTGTGCCGCCATTTAACGGAGTCCACCGCATCACAACACCCTGGGTATTGTCGTAGTAAATAAAGTCAAGCACAGTACGCCCATTAAATGATCCGTAAGACAAGCTGGTGTAACCGTTACGATTGAGGCCTGAATAGGCACTTTTGGTAACATAAGGTCCAAGCTTCATTAAACAAAACTGTTTATTCGCCAACATGTAATCAAACATCGTTTGTGCCGGACACGCATGTCGTGCGATCCTTGCCCAAGTTGAATCGTGAGTACAGGAGTTTAAATAGGGAGTACCCCACATGTTACCGCCATCAGCCGTCATGGAGATCCTGGCATAGCCGTTCGTAAACGTGGTGGACGACGGAGTGCCTGTATTCGACGCTGCACTGACCGCACTGTACTTAGTGGTATTGGTATTTAACCAAGTAACAAAATCCGCATAGCTCATCTTTACAGTTTTCTTGCCAGCGTACATTAATAACTCGAGCATAACTCCACCTCAAAATAAAATCCCGTTAGCAAGGGTTCTGGTTCTCTAATACATGACTTATAGGATTTAGCCGGCATAACGGAGCAGGCAACGCCTACTCCTGAATCCTGGTGTGAATAACGGTTGGTCGATTGGGGTATTTTAACCCGCTGTAGTTTGATCTGGGTAACCTCGACCTGTCCCCCAGACAATACGAACAATACCATCAGCACCACTACCTAAGAAACTGGTGCCGTCACTCTTGTACTGACTTGCCCCGCCGCCTCCTGCACCCCCGCCTGGAATCGCGGTAGGTATCCCCGCCCCTGATCCTGGCATATCCTTGATACGTCCTGTCGATTTAATTCCCCCACCACCTCGACCAGTATAGATCTTGGTAGTGCCTTGGGTCGTCAGGGTAACATTCCCACCATAACCCGCTCCCGTATCCGCAGGGTTAGTGGGGGTTGCGCCATAAGCACATCCTGCGCCGCCATCGCCCATGTAACCGCCTGCACCGCCACCGCCGACCGCACGTGTCGTTAATGACCCGGTGCCACCCTTTCCACCTGTACCACCCCCAACAATAGGTTTGGTAGCAGGGTTCTGGATAGGGTTGTTCGCGATCCCGGCTAACACACCGCCGACGACATTTAACAGCCCGCCGACCAAACCGCCTACTAATCCCCCTACTATATCCACCAATACCAGATCCAGGAGATTACCGGAAAGTCCATTCGACTGCGGCATGACGGTAACTGCCGTGTTACCGGATGCGTCCTCCCCGCCACCCACTGCTTTTAACAGATAGGTGCCATTACGCGCTATCCCGGAGAAAGACCCTTTATTCGCCGTGAAGGCGGTTTTAACGGGTGTTGGTGTACCAATCCCACCTTGCCCTACCACAACCGTCATCTTCTCACCAGGAGTCACAGGGATCGCATTACGATAACGTAACGTCCCGCCATTCCCGCCGGTGTGTACAAGGGTAGTGCTACTGGCTGATTGCCCACCCCCTACTGCGACGGCACTCATGCTCGTTGCCCCTTCTGGCACAATCAGTTCGTACACCCCCGCCTTTGTGAAGAGCGTCTCTAGGGGTAACTTAATGTGTGTCTTGTTTAACAATAACCCAATCATGCATCATCCTTCTAGAATGAGTACCTTGACGACCTACTCGCGTCATAGCATTCCAGCCGGCATAAGGGAGTGGATACCCTGACCGTAGCCAAGGTATCCACGTGGTGCGTCAAGCCGCAGCCATGAAATCGATCTCGATGTGTTTTTCTACCATAAAGTCTTTCAGTAACGTAATGGTCTCAGGTGCTTTGTACAACTTACGTGCAAGTTCACCGGCATTGTTCATACCACCGGCTGCCAGGTTTACTGCTACCTGACGATACTCCGTATCATCCAATCCTTCGATCTGGGTCATCTCAATCCAGGTGGTTTGTTTCCCCACATTCATGATGACCGTACCGGTCGGGTATGCTCCTTCTACGTCGATGTCGTTCGTACCTGTTCGCACATAGGACTTGACATTCGGCAGTTCTTTAAACATCGCTTTGCCGTTTAAAGCAACCAGCTCTGTTGGCAGCATGACGATCCAGCCACCCAGCCCCTGAATGTGATCATCCAGTTCGGTACGCATCTGATCTGATGTAGTACCCCAGATATACCCTTCTTTCATTACATCGTAATGCATCGCCTCAGCGATACGTGTCGGCTGCGATATAAAGTTACGGTAGTCTGACACCCCGCAGAACGTTGGAACCGCTACAGAGAGATCTGAGGTCTTCTCGTCCATCATTTCAACCACGATGCAGTCGAAGATGTTATACATCACATATTCGTACTTGTAGTTGCTCTGCATGAACTCATGCCAGTCTGCCCCGTGGTACCCTTCAGCTTCACTGAACTTCATCTTGGTCACACCGAGTACTTTCTCTGCGATGTTATCCAGTTTGTAGTTCAGCTCTTTACCGTTCATGGTACGCAGGTAGTAATAGGCTGACATCGATTCAGCCCAACGGAACGACGCAGGGGCATTGACGTAAGGCCACTTCTCATAGTTAGCTAATGATGTCTTGGTGACTTCTTTGCCATCATTTTTTACTTTGTGGGTTTTGCCCTCGTAGTAATAAACGTTACGGTACTCTTGGGGTACCGAGGGATCGCAAATAACGTCAGCAGGGTTGATGCCGGCATTAGTTAATGTTTGGGTGAGAACCTTGTAGTCGAACTCGAGCACGTTCCAGCCAGTGATGAAATCGGGCATCCACTCATGGGCGCGTTCAAACAGTTTGACAAAGCCATCTGCAGCACTGTCAACCAACACGAACTCTGGGTTGGTGATGCTGCGTTTGGTTGCCCACTCGCCCAGGTATTTATCCCAGGCCAGTTTCAGCTTCTGATGAATACGTTCATCCGCTTCCCCGCCAAAGTAGCGACGGATCACAAAGGTAAAGGTGCGTTCTTTAAAGGTTAAGGATGCCATGATCGGCTCACCCTTATACCGCTCGTCTACCATTTCGGTTTCGATATCGAACACACTGATTTTGTACGGAGTAAAGGTATCAGGAAACTTCGCTTCGTACATCGCTTTGACAATCGAGGAGGGTTCGATGTCAGCGCCATACACGTACGGACTGCGACATACCCGACGCAGTTGCTGATCGGTGGCACCTTTTCCCAACATCTTTGAGATGTGGTTAGGAAGATCCCACTGCGGGCAACTGAACTTCTGCAGCTTGGACAGCTCTTCGTAATCTTTCTTATCCTGGTGATTGCGGTACGCCGGTTTGGTGAGGTAGTAATCACGCTTCATGTCTTTGATGATGCGGGTGTGGGGTTTGCTGTTCCCGTTCTCGTCAATCACATTCTCTTTCACGAAGATGATGTCTGATTTGCCGCGCAGAGAAAGGGTATAGATCGCGTGCTTGCATTCGAAACGAAGGTTATTGCTGCTCATGATGAATGATAATCCTATGTCAAAACACTACAAAGTGCACCAGTGTTTAATACGCGTTATAACATCAGGCGTGCAACTACATTTATACAAAGGAGATCACATGATCCTATCTAGCGGTCTGGAAGCGATTAGCTTTCAAAAGAATCCGCTCTTTTACAAACAGCTGGTTGTCGAATTCGGCCGTCTGATGGAACTTGCTAAAGCCAATGGTAAGAAGCGCTTGACCGAAGAGATGATGGCGCAGTCTAACCTGGCAAAAATCACCATGGCGAACACCGGCATCAAAGTCTCGCCTGGGGTGGATACCCGCATGCAGTGTAATGCGTACGTTATGATTCCGAGCATCAACTCCTATCACGTCTTCAATGACCGCATGCGTCAGATCTTCTCAGGGTATGCCGAATCGTTTGAGCAGTTTCGTAAAGCCAACGATGTGTTGATTGGGTTGGTTGATCTGCAGAACTCCAAAGTGGGCGGGGTCTTCTCGACTATTGATCACCGCATCTGTCTGTCGTACGATATGATGACCGACTATGACATGACCCCGGGTGAAGTCGCAGCCATTTACATGCATGAAGTCGGCCATGCCTTTACCTTCCTGGAGATGCTGCATTATACCGCTACCACCAACCTGGTGCTGACCGCTGGCATTGAAGCGATCATCAAATCAGAAACTTCTCGTAAGCATGTCATCTTAAGTGATATCGAAAACTCCTTAGGGATTAAGATTGATAATAAAGATGAACTGGTCGCTTACGACAAGTATGAAGATTATGCTGTCACGATCCTGTCGAAGTACAATCGCACCTTAGCTGCGGCCCTGGGTTCACCGGCACACGATGAATCGATGTCTGAGCAGATGGCAGATATGTTTGCCACCCGACATGGCGCGGGATTGGATCTGGCGCGGGGATTGTCCCGTATTCACAAATATTACAATTCACCGAAGTTTAAGTTTGCCCGCTATCTGGAGATCTTTGTCGGCATCCTGCAGACCATGGGCTTGTCCCTGGTGTTCGATGTGTTGGGAGTAATCGTTGTCCTGACTGTCGGTAACTTCTTTGGTGGGACGTATGACCGGGCGAAAGACCGTTTCATCCGCATGCGTAACGAAATCGTGGTCGGCCTGAAAGATGAAGAGATCAGTGCAGCTGACCGCAAACTCTTGATCAGTCATATCGCCGAGCTGGACAAGATCATTGCCCAGGCCAAAAACGAAAGCTCCTTTGTCGAGCAGTTGTCTCTGGTGGTGCGCGCCAGCCAGCGTGAGCGTTATGCCAGCAAGTACCTGCAAAAGGATCTTGAAGCCCTTCTTAATAATCCGCTCTATGTCAGTGCGGCCAAACTGAAAACATTGCAATAAGGATTCATCAGAAATGATTATTGACGTAGCAGAATTAAAGAAACAGATCGTGTCGGTGCGTTCTATTGCAGAGATCCCAACTACCCTGCGTACTAAACTGATTGAAACCGGTCTGGCCCGTGCGGTAGCTTATGGTGTTGATCTGCCAAAAGAGCTGGTCGGCAACCCGGTCTCCTATTTCGCCAGCAACGCCACTGATGCTAAGCAGGCACTGGCGGTGATCAACGAAACCAACGTGATCAACATCTCCCGTATCCTGTCACTCGCCACCATCATCTGGCAGGCACGCTACAACATGGTTTATCTGCCCGCCACTCGCGAGTCCATGGAGTTGACCCATCAGGTATTGTCCGATCAACGCGAATGGTTGTTCGATGCAGAGCAGCAGGATTTCCTGTCGGCGACCATTGGCGACGGTACGGTGCAAGACAGCCTGAAGCTGGCTCTGTTAACCTTCACCTGCCCGGCTGTGATCAACCCTAACCAGGTAGCACCAGTCACCACCGCTGACGAGGAGTAATCATGTCTATTGATCTGATCGCTTCCTTTATCGACGATTCGGGCAATGTCCCGATGACGGCGCTGACCGTGGTAAAGAAAGAGAACGACGAAGCCAACGCACAACTGCCGAAACAGGTAGCGATGCTGAAAGCCTCTAACGAACGTATCGTTGAACTTCAGTCTGTGATCGAGCGCGTACGTCGTGAAGGCATGAGCCGTGAAGTTGCCGCGATTGTTGCCTCGATTGCACCCGAAGCGCTGCCGGTTGGCTACGGTGCTGAAGGTTTCACTGAGCAACCCTCAAAGCTCGGGATGGCCGCTGGTCTGGAATCGATCACCGCCTATGTGATTGATGGCATCAAACGTCTGATCGCATTCCTGATTGATAAGGCCAAGAAAGCCGCTGCCTTTATTGTGGATCAGTATCGTCGTCTGACGGGCATTGCTCCCACTGCGTACAAGATCGATCGTCGTGCTGCTTATCTTACGGCGATGTCTGCCCGGTTTGCTCAGCACTTCGGTACGGATCTGGCGACCCTGTTAGAGCAGGATATCAATGCCGGCTTTACCAGTATCGAAAGTACCCGTATGGTATTAAGCGGAATGTTTGCTGATGCGGAAGTGCTGCAGGCGGATCTGTCTAAATATGGCAAGCACATCAATGTCATGTCCAAACAGATCGAAGCGTTACTGGCAGATGCGCCAGCACGTGTGGTGCGGGTCAATGCGATTGTTAATGATGTCACGGTATCGCGCAATGGCAGCAACGATCGCAGTGCAGAGATCCTGCGTCTGATCGACACCCGTAACCTCGATGCCGTGGTTAGTACGTTGCGCAGCGTCAGTAAGTTACTGGTCAGCAGCCCGATGTACAAATCCACTGGCGCCGGTAAAGACGGCAAAATCAAACAGACTATCCTTGAGCAGTTAAACAGCGATGGTTTCCGTGAGATGATGTCCGGTCTTTCCATGGCTGCTAATGCTGGCATGACCCACACCATGGACATGACGGATGCCTCGGCGATCATTCGCTCACGTAATCTGGCTGAGGCTGTTAAAGAGCTCACCAATTACGAAGAAGTGAAGAAGCGTTCACTGGATGACCTCAAGTCTGCTACTGGTTCGATCAACAGCAACAAATATGTGCAGGCCGCTGAACAGTCACCGGGTGATGACCCGACCATGGCAGCTGTGGTGCAGTTTAACCAATACTGGGATGATGTCACGACCGCCGTAAAAGTGGCACAGGACATCACCACCGCCTACGCGGAGACAGTATTCAAACTGCAGCTGTTCTCGGTGCGTTGTCAGGATCTGGCGCTGGTACAGTGGTCCGCTAACCCAGCCAATGCCGGCCTGGCAGAAGCCAATGCCGCGACTGAACGTCTGCAGGCGGTGGTCAAGCAGTATCTGGATAAGGTCGTGAAGAACACCACGGGCTTGAAAGGTGCGCTGGATGACCTCGGCAAACTGGTCAATCAACTGTAAGGAAATCGCATGGAATCCACATTACTTCAAACGATCAATGAAACCACGGAGTTGTGTGACTCTTTGATTTCGTTGTCACAACGTCTTGAGATGTTGGGTCCCATTGCTGCTGAATCCGTTAACTTCGCAAAGATCCATGAATCGATTAACCTGAAGGTGGCGAAGATTGCCGCTTCGATGGAGTCGATTGAAGCTAACGGCATCAACCAGGAGGCGGTGTTAGAAATCAATACTGCCATGCCTGGTATCATTCCCAACACCATCCCTCTTAATGGATACACCAAAGCCCGCAGTCAGATGAATGTGGGGTTTGCCTTAGAGTCGTTGGAGTCAGGTAAAGCAGCAATGATCTCCGGTTCAGTAACAGGGATCGTGGCCGTGATCGTCAAACTGTTTCGTTGGGTTGTCATGACCATCAAGCAGTATGTCAAATCACGCCGTGATGCGAACCGTCTCGGTGTCTCTGTGACACAAGCACTGCAACGTGCGGGAACGATCAACGAATACCTGTTAGAACAGTTGGCAAAAACCCCAGAAGCCAAAGCCGCCCGTCCGGGCTTTGAATGGTTGGTATCGATCTGGCGTCCGCAGGCTGGGATCTTTAAGTTCAATGAAGATGCACTGGTGCAGTGGTGGCCAGAACTCGTCAATGAACTGGAGTACGAATACAACCAGATCAGCAAGGCGTTTGACATGCTGCGTAGCGGTGGGTCGTTTGTCCCGAACATTGCGAAAGCGCATCAGTCCCCCTCCATGAAGCGTTTCTTTGAAGCCTTACCGCAAGGGACGGATCGTCAAGGGAACATCGTTGAGGTAGAGCTGGCGAAGAAGCAGTTTCAGGAGAACCCACAGCGTGCGTTGTTCCAGCTGGCTGAGCGTCTGCGCTACATGATCATGCGCGAGCCTAAATCAAAAGGTACTGACTTTGGGCAAGAGCTGATTTCAGTAGGTCGCAGTATTGAAGCCTACACCAATGTGGATCGTCTGGTGTTTGATCAGCTGAATACCTACGATACCAACAATCGATTAGGGAAACTGGAAGAGGCGTTTGGTGCGTTGTATAAGCAAGTACAAGCCACACGCTACACTGCAGACAAAGCCCTGGTTGATGAGTTCGTGGGTTACCTGAACCGTTATTCAGAAAAGCTTAACTGTTTCGTGCAACTGATCACCATTGTGAGTTACCTGGATAGCTGTAGTTTCCAGATCCTTGACAATGTCTCCAAAGCCACCATGAAGTACGTTGATATTGCTGCCAGTAATTAAATCGGCATAAAGGCCTGGCCTTCCTTGCGGAGGGCCAGAGCCTTGCTTATGCCGTTAAGCTTGACTTCGCTGAGGTATGTTTCAGGAAGGTAATGGAGATGTCTTCTTTCACCGTTAAGGTTTCATCCGACGCCACATCTACCCGTTTCTTGATGGCACACCGCATGGTGTCATCTAATGCGGTCATGACTTTGATGTCACCGTTCACCCCGAGTGCTTTAAACTCGATGTCAACCACATCAGACGTTCGATACGGTTTCAGCGCATCAACCAGATCTGTTAGACCAAAGGTCGCCCGGGCAATCACAGCAGCAACCGCTGGACTCACTTTCGCTGACAGGTTGTCACGCAACGAGGTGTTCTTGTAACCGTTGTCGGTCATGTAGAAGGTTACGTCAAAACCAATCGCGGCGGAGATCTGACGAGACTCTCGTGCATTGGCAATCACATCGATCAAGCCCAGGGTTTGTTTCGGTCGTAACGACACCGTGGTCTTCTCAAGCAACTGCCGCTTCACCGTAACCATATCTTGCGTCACCCAGTCAACCAGATCAGAGATCACATCAGTGATGTATGTCTTATCCAGCGGGTTACCGGTAAAGTAGTAGACACCATCCAGACCCACCACATCGATCTCACGCACCACCACACGTTCATTAAGCGGGATAGGGTTACCTTGCTCATCCGACTTAATGTCACCCACCCGATAACGATAGATGATGTTGTTATCAGCGTCATACATGATGTCGCCTTTGGCGTGCAGGATGATCGGTTGGTTGTTGCTGTCAAACACCAATTGGTTAGTGACCGCATCACGCTGATACACTGTCTCTGCATAGCGCCATGGTACATCGACATCATACTTCTGATACTCGATGTCAGACACCACTGAACGTGACCGCTGATACAGATAGGTCAGGGCTTTGCCCATCACCACATCGTAGGACTGCTCCGTCACCACCACGAACTGCTGATCCAGGTAGAAACTCCCCAGCTTCTTATCACTGTCGCTGTACACCACATCGTTCGGTGATTTGGCCACCGCAATACAGTTCAGCAGGATGAAGTTCTTTTCCAGTACCGAGCGCAACTTAGACGGTGCATTACCAAACTGACCAAAGGAGGTCAGGATGATCTCGTCCTCGTTGGTGATGTCGAGATTACTGTCAATGTCAAACTGCCAGACACGTTCGCGGGTTGCTGTCCGACCGATCATCACGCCATTGAGGTAGCCGTAGTTGCTTTCCCCTTCTGGCATGAACAGTAACTGACACGCCACATCGCTGTCTGCCAGGTCTTTGTAGTAATCACCTGAACTCGTCACCACGGTTGCTCTAAAGCCATTGGTGGTTTTGGTAAAGGTAAAACTGTCCGCCACAAGTTCAACACCGATGGAGTTGTTCTCATAGCTGAATACCCGACCTGCTACAGAAGGACGATCCAGATCATAGACCCGAGTGGTAAACGCATCGTTATTCGCATCCAACACCATGTAGAAAGGTGAGAACATGAACACGTTGTTGTTGACCGTCAAGGCACGACTGTCTAATCCCGCACCGTTGATCGTAGCCAGCTCCGCATCGGATACCATGTTGTAGATGCCGTTGACCAGCCGGTATAAGGCGGTCGGGGTGATGGTGATGCGATTGCCGTTGTCACGCACTGCGGTATTACTGACCAACTGCAACATCGATGACTGCAGGGTAATGATCCCGGTACCGGCCGGCGTGTTGATACCAGACTTGTTGGTCTGCGGATTCAGTGACCGTGTCGCATGGTAAATACGTTGCGTCACTGTGTCTTCTGATTTCAATGCCCCGTAGCCTAAATCGACCAGGGTTTGTGAGACCTGCGCTTCAGTAATCGGTAAGACCGTTTTATTGGCCGAATAGATCACCGCTTCCCGCAACGCTTCAACACTGAGACCGTTCACCCCACCGCTGACACCGCTGCTGATCGACATGGTCTTTTCATTAAAGACGGTCAATGGGGTAGAGTACTTATCCAACACCCGATCTTCGTAATTGAAGTCACGGTAGACCGCACTGATTGAAGAAGACTGCAGCGCCAGCGTTTCGATAACCAGGTTACCTTTACTGGTGTAGACATCCGCCCGCACCTGACGACCCACTGCCAGATTGTTGGAGATGTAGATTTCCGGTAGCACAACCTTCACTGAGTCTTCTAACACCTGGGCGACGAAGGTCAGCTTGGTGTTGTCATAGACCAGGTCATCATGGGTGACGTACGCCTCTTCCCACTCATCGGTCACATTCGCCCGCGTAAAGACGCGCAGGTAATAGAACTGATCACCTTTTAATGGATAGGTATTGCGATACCCACTCATGCTGGTAATCTGACCGTAATAAGGCTGGGCTTTGAACTGACGTAAAGGTACCGTGATGTAGAGCAGTTCAACCCCGTTGAAGATCGCAGTGCGCCAGGTTAACTGGTTGGTTTCAACCGTCAGTAACGGGCTGGGTTGCGACACATCGTACACCACCACAAAGCCGCCATGTTTCATCACCCGGATTTCAATCGGATACTCCAGACTGAAGGTGACATCCATCACCGTGATTTCCGTGTTGCGCGGAATCACCATCTTCGAGTAGATGCTGTCGATGTCATCGCTACCACTGCTGTCGAGTTGCACCGCTCGTGCCCGAATCTCATCGGCATTGAAAATGAAGTTGGTGGTGATACGTGACGGAGTACAGAAACGGTTCTTGTAATCCTCATCACTCATGTTGCGATACAGATCTTCATACGTCCGCGCCATCTTCGGGTAGTACGCCGTATAAAGGTCTTCATGGTTTTGCATCACCGCTGAACCGGTCAGGGCAACCAGCTCAAAAGCAAACATCGCAGGGTTGGTGGCATTCATGATATCAATCGTGCCGTCCATGTTTTGGTCTAACAGATCGAGTGTGTAGTCCATCATCAACGATGGATCATTACGCAGGTCGATCATTTTCTGTTTACGTACGTCGATGCTGTCGCTCATCGTAGCCTCTTATTTTTGATCCTTCGGAACCCACCACTGGAATTCGTTCGTCATCACGTCGATATAAGGATAACCAATAAAGTTGTAGCGCTGCATTTCACCCGGGGAGATTTTGCGGAAGAACGTGTTACGGTTTGCGGCTTTCATCTGCGGGTTAAATAACTCGACACAACTGTTGAAATCCAGGATCAGGGATTGCGTGTTATAGCGCCAGCCCACACACTGCCAGTTACAACTGATTTGGTTATTGTTCTTGATCAGTGGGGTGTCTTTGGTGGTGCCAAAGTCAAACGCATTACCAATCGGGTTGGTGGTACAGATTGCTGCGTAGGGTGCACCGATCTTCGTCACATAGCGTGAAGTCTGATCCAGGATGATGCGATAGAAGCGCATGGTGTAATCAATATAGTTGTTAACAATGGCGTCCCAATAGGGAACCATGTCGCCAAGGTATACCGATGAGCTGTACGTTTGCAGCAGATCCAGAATCATGGTGATCGGGTCACCTGAGATGTTGGTGTGCGTTGATGTCACCTGATAGGCTTCATTAAACTCCGATTGCCCATCGACCATCGACCAGGTTTCTTTACGTGAGCCTGGTGGTGCAGTAAAGGTATCGATCACGATATCGGGAAAACCGGTCATCGATTCCAGGGTGTTTGATAAAATGGACACGAAGGCCTGTTGGTTATCAAACAGTCTGGAGTAGCTTTTTCGATCAATTGTGCCGGTCGCATCAAACATCGAACGGATCGCACCAGGGATCGTATCGGCGTTGTTTGAAGCAAGCGAAAGCAGCTTTTCTTGTCGATTCAGATTATCGTATGACAGGTTAAGGATTGGGCGTGTGAAAAAGGTATACCCCATGACGTCTTTGTTGATGGGTAGAAAGGCGCTACGGTTACTGAATTTGTTCAAACCCCAATAGTTATGCGCAAGCGATGAGGTTACACTACCATACCCGGACTCCCTTGCAGCCGAGTCAATACTCTCGGTCCACAACCCAGGATTGTAGTCGTCATTGTCATTGGCCATTACTCATCACCTCTTTGAAATAGAATATCCGTTGAATCCATAGGAGTACTTTTATGTTACCATTAGTTACGGGGGCGATTACACTGGCCAGTTCGCTTGCGCTTGTCGCCGAACGTATTCTGGCAGCCAAGAAAGCTGCTGGTGAAGTCGCTGGTACTGTTGACAATACGTTGGCCACGTTAGGCCAGATGGGCACACGTGATTTGGTAACCTTTACCAAAGTGACCCGCATGGAACCTCTGGTGTTGTTAGATGATCGTTTGAAGTTTGATCCTTCGACCCCTGAGATCCTGCAAGTACTGACCAGTTTGATTGCCGGCTACTATACCCAGGCGTTTGCCCTGCTGGGCCAGGTCGACGGTATTGACGTCATTGGCACCCTGGATAAGCTGAACCCGTCACGTACTGGTATTGGCCTGAACAACTTTGAAGGTGATCTTGAGAAAGACGGCCTCCATAAATTTAGTAACCAGTCAAATACCCCTCTCTATAGTATCGGGCTGGAAGCACTGACTGAAGTGCAGAGCGCTGAGAACAAGCCGGTTAAAATCCAGACCGATAAAAATGTCGTGGCTGATATTTCGGCACCGACTAACCTGGCGCTGGGTAAGATGATCAAGGTGACCTTGTCAGCTAATGGCAACACCATTGAGATCCCAATCACCATCCGTGTGAAACCTGTCACCACCGGTAGCGATGCCGTCACGGCGATTCTGGCTATTGGTACCACGAAGAACACTGTGGCTGAGCGCTGGAACCGTTTCAAAGCTGGTGAGCTGACCTTCACTAACCTGGCCACTGGCGATGACGTGATTCGTCAACACAAGAAGATCCTGGTGCAGGATACCTCGGGCTTCTATGCCGAGATCACCCGTCGTGCCCGTGGTAATGCGAAGAAAGGCGCCCTGTCCGGTAACCTGTCGCTGGCTACGGATTCTAACGTGGTAATGATCTCTTCAGCCACGGCGCTGGATGTGGGTCGCGAGCTCGGCGGTGAACTGTCCAACTTCCGTATCCGTGAAGCGATGTTCGCCAAGGTGTACTCTAACATGCTGATCATCGTGGATGACCTGCGTGGCATGGTCTCCTTCTACTACCGCGGTGAGTCATTACCAAACGTGCTGTCGCTGCAGGATATCAAACTGTATAACAAAGGCAGCGGTCCAGACATCATGTCGATCTTCAGTGCGTTTGCTGAAAACAAAATCCCTTCCCTTTAAGGATCTCGTTCGATGAACATTTTTAACTACGTCAAAGGCCTGATTGGTACGGTTGACAAACGCGATGTCCTAAGCGAGATCGATGCCCTGCGTGATGAGCTCACCCGGTTCACCATTAACAACTATGCGAAAGCCATGGATGTTAATGTCAACACCGACGGCAGTAATTACTACGTAAAACAGATCAGCCGTGAATTCGCGAAAGTGAAACAGGTTGAAGGTTTACGTGGTCAGAACCTGATCGCTCAAACGTACATCTCCTTAAAGCAGCTGACCCTGACCCTGGAGTGGATGCGCAAACAGGTTGAGCGTGAGTACGGCGGTCGTATTGCCCGTGAAGCCGTTGACTTTAAACAAGCCAACTTCCTGCGCTATATCGACTCGATCGACTTCTACCTGCGTTACGCTCGCTCCATGCTGCTCGTGGTGACGTCCCTGAATGCTAACCCATCAGCGGATATCACTAAAGGCTTCACGGTGCATGAGATCCGTTTCCTGACCGATACTGCTGTGCACTTCATCTACCTGACCTCGCTGTTCTCACAGCCGGTGAGTGTGACTGAGAAAGTGTTCGATGCGGTGCCATCGGTTGTGGTCTCCGATGCGGATCAGCAAGCGATCGAAGCAGTACTGGGTAACAAGACTGATGTGGCGAGGTCTAACTTCATCCCATTGGGTTACAACCCGTTCTTCCTGATTGGTCGTCTGCGTGCTGAACGTCGTGTGAAACGCCTGCGGGCAGCTGAAGCGGCAGCCATTGCCACTGAGCTGACCTTGAGCAAGCTCATGGACAAACAAGCAGGCGGGTCAGAAGACCCCACCATTCAGAAACAAATTGATCATTATCAGAATCAGTTGAACCGACTGAACTTTGAGATCGATCAGATCAAATCCGAAGTCGAGTAAGGAGTCCGTCATGGCAGATCGTGTTAGTACTGGTGCAGAGATTATCTACGGCACCGGCTTTACCTCCCATGGCGGCCCAGGACAGCAAGGCGTAAAGATCAACGTCGACAACAACGTCATTGATCTTTACCAGCGTTTGGCAGGCAACATCACGCTCGCCGGTAACTTTAACTTCCGAAAAGAAGTGTGTGTTACTGCTGCACGACTGTTACTGCCATTGCCAAACTGGCTCCTGGCCACCCGTAGTAATTACCTGCACTCCAAACACGCGCTGTTGTTCGCCCGTGACCTGGGGTTGATTGCGATGGGTAAGAGTCCGGACATGAGTGTGATGACGCGCATGCGTCTGTTTTCACCCAGTTCTGTGAAGTCCAACCCGGGTGAGCTGAATGCGTCGAATTACGATGCACTCTCGTTGATCCCTAATAAGTTCATTGATGAGCTGCGTACCTATTCCAATGGTGCACAGCTGGCTAACCTGACCCGCGACGCACAGCATGTGAAAGACCTGGTCACGTCATTATATGTCATGTTTGGTTCTGTTGAATAACAGGCCTCAAAATCGGAATGTAGAGGATACGTAAAAAATGAGTAAAGCATACCTCCATACCCTGCTGACTGCAGGTAATGAAGCGTTTGATGCAGCCGGCGAACCAGTGGGTGTGACTGTGGTTGATGCCCCGATCGAAGTGCCTGTTGTTGCAGACCCAGCAGTTGAGCCAGAAGCCCCAGCGGTAACTGATGCGCCAGTGGTTACGCAGGACCCGGTTGAGCCTGATCCAGAACCAGCAGCGGTCGTCGTTGCCATCAACGAAGATGAGAAAGAGCTGGTCATTGCGTCTACTGAAGCGGCTGCGGCCGAAGTGGTTGTGATCGAATCTGATTGCGCGCTGGAAGAAGTTGAAGACCTGCTCGACGACCAGATCCAGGTTGTAGCGGAAACTGAAAACATCGTCGCCTCTATGGAATCGTTCGTCGGTTCTGCGATGACCATGCAGGATGCGCAAGCCCTGCAGCAGTGGGTGCATAACGCCACCCGTGGTCAATATGACCAAGCTAAAGTTGTCGGCTCTCTGGAAGCGTTCGGTAACGACGTCTCTACCGATGATGCGCTGAACGCTGGCCTGGAAGGGATCGGCGAGTTCCTGAAAGCTGCCCGTAATAAAGCAGCTGATCTGCGTAAAGTCATGGTTGCGCGCTGGAACGCTTTCTTCAAAGATGTGTTCGTGGGCTTTGATAAAGTTGCACGTCGTGCTGATGCGCTGGGTAAACTGGCGAAAGGTACTTCAGGCGAATCCAACTCCTCTACTATTCAGCTGCCGCTGGATACGGCCTGGCGTCTGGTGAAAGATGGTAAGGTTTCTCAGAACCTGCCGAAAGATCTGGGTGACCTGGGTAAATTTGCCAAGGCGGTCTTTAAAGACAACCCGGAAGCGCTGCTGGTGCATCGTAAGAAACTGGTTGACATCGCTGTTCGTCTGTCTACTGCTGACTATGACGACGCACTGAAGATCGGCAAAGAGCTGGTGAACTTCGAACTGCCAAGCGTTGGCGTGTGCAAAACCAAAGTGGTCAACAACTCCAACACGGTTGATGTGTATCGCTCTGATGAGTTCCTGGGTGCGCTGTCTATTTTCTATTGCAAGCCTGTTGACAAAATCAATGCGCAGTTACCACTGCCGCGTCAGCTGTCTGACAAGTTCAACTCCATCATCGCGATCGATGTGAGCGTGTCTGAAACCGGTAAGAAAACACCGAAGCTGGATGTCTCTATTGATACCCTGCAACCGGCTGAAATCGCCAAAGTGGCTGATGATGTCAACGCTATCCTGGGCGACATCCGTCAGTACCGCACCAACTACGGTGAGTGGTATGCGGCGAACAGCGATCTGGATCGTGTGATCGGTATCCTGGCGAACGTACCGTGGTCTGGCGATGCTGGCACCACTACTGTCGACAGCACCACTGATGCCGAGGGTAATACCTCAACCATCGTGAACATCATCGGTCTGAACCGCGACCTGGCGGATGTGATTGAAGGCATGCATGACATGTATAGCTACCTGTCTGTAAGCCCGATCCGTGTCCTGTCTGCCGAACTGCTGCCAATCCTGAACCGTGCACTGGAAGTGGGTGAGCGTTCTCTGGCAACCTACAGCGACAACAACCTGGCGTAACCGTCATAAGGCAAAGAGATGTCTTTACACCAAAAGCTCCTCTCTGCCGGGCTGGAGGCGTTTGATGCGCCTCCGGCTGCTCCGGTAGTAGCGGCAGTAGTACCTGCTCCATTTGATAACAACGCCCCGGTTAGCGAAGACCCGGAACTGATTCGTGAAGAGACTGCCGCTCGTTTAGCGCTCGTGTCGATCATCGAAGCGGAACGTGACGAAGAAGACTCGCGGTCAGCGGTTTACGAACTGCGTCGTCTGTCTGATGGTTTGGAAGGGTTGATGGTTGAGATTCAAAACGTCAACAACCCAGAAGAACCGACTGAAGACGAAATGGCGATGTTGAAAGCCACCGCCCAGCAAGTACGTAAAGAGCTGCTGGAAGATGGTGAGCAAGAACTCGTCATCAATGTCGAAAACGGCATTCTGGTCGGTTCACAGGAAGGTCTGGCTGATGCCCTCAGTAATGTGGCGAAGAAGATCGGTTTTGCATTAGGTAATGCAGCGAAAGGTTTACTGAGCAAAGGCGAGCAGGCGAAAGCGCCGTTGTCTTATAACCGTAAACTGGCAGCTGAACTGAAAGCGAAAATCGATAAGCTCGGCACGACAGAATTTGACTTTACCATGCCAGCTGATCTGGTCCGTCAGATTCGTGTGAGCGATACCGGTCCGGTTGATGCACTCAAAGCAGTAGCAGACTTCCCGGCAGCACTTGATGCCTGGTATCTGACCCCTGCTGATGCAGCAATGAACCTGTTTGAAAAACACGCCAACATCGTGCAGGCGATTGCCGGTAGCAAGACTCTCGAAGAGTTCAACACGAACTATGCGAAACTGAGCTCACTGGCACCACCGCTACCTGCAGGCGCTAAACGCCTTGATCCGATTAACACGCGGGATTATATCTTCGATGTTAATGAACATCACCCAAGTATGGGTCGTGTGGCTCGCTACTATTATGTTGCGCGTCCGGATGTGGGTAAAACGCCTGAAGATAAAGCGCTGGATAATGTCATTGCTTTGGCGCAGTATTCGACCGGGATCTATCCGTTCGATAAGATCTCTAAACGCAAAGCAACTGATGAGCAGGTGAAGTTCAGCGCGGCTGAAGTCAAAGGCTTGCTGGATGACATGCTGAAAGCGTGTGACGTGGTTGATAAGTACCTTTCACGTCTTGCAGTCGCCAGCACAATGGATAAGCGCTACAACGCTCTGGTTGATTTACTCAATAGCGACTTGCGTAAACAAGAGTGGTGTTCCACAGAAGTCAACCGCATGGCACGCGTTGCGTTGATCTCAATGGATGCGTATTATTCATACGGGTTTGCTTATACCAGTCGTGCTTACGAGCTGATGGAGGTGATCGTCAAGTTGGTGAAGAAAGCCGTGTATAAATCTGACCTCAGTAAGTAAACGGAGAAAACATGTCCGCGATTAATGACTTTCTATTTACTGCGGGCATGGAGGGGTTTAACGACCCCTCCTCTATACCGCCCGTTGGTATAGTTGTGCCCTTTTTTGGTGTTGAGGAGTTCGCCGAAGCGGATGCTGAACAATCTGTACGTATGACAGAGATGAACCAGCAAGCCGAAGCAATTCAACGCCTGCAACAAACGCTGGTCTACATCAACGCTCACCGTCCGACCTTTGACCGTGAGAATGCTGCCGTCGTGCAGCAAGCACTGGGTGAAGTGCAGGTACTGATGCCCGACATGGAAGACCCGGTCACCATCATGGGGTCGCTGGAGCATTATACGCCGGCTTACACCAACCACCTGCTTGCGCACGGTATTGAAGGCATTGGTGATAAGATCCTGAGCGTGGTCAAGAAGATCATCGAACTCTTGAAGAAAGGTTATGCCTTCTTGAGTAAAGCCATCCAGGCAAAGGGTGTGGTCTTCGGTAAACAGAAGCGCGAACTCGATGACCTCAATGCGTGGTTTAAAGAGCAACGCAAAAGCAACGATAAGCCCGCTACCACCACCGGTAATGAACCTAAGGTTGTTACGGTCACTGCCCCGACCTATCTGTACACCGTCGACAGTAACAAACCGTTAGCGGCAGATCGCTTAGCAAGCGAAGTGGCAAAGTACAATAAATTCCTGCAGGCCTTCTCGGTTGATTTCATCCGGGCGCATATTACCCTGGGTGATCTCTATATTCGTGCACTGGGTAGTCTGGATATTGCCAGCACCAGTAACGAAGAGTTGTTCACCAAGATGTTTAAGGGCCAGTTTAAATACCAGGCCTCGGGTGCATCGCTGTACACCAAACGCAACGGCGAGATGTGTGATATCGAAACAGTTGGGTTGATTGGCGGGATTGGCTTTAAAGCCTCCATCGCGAATATCCTGGTCGCACCGCTTGAGATGACTGCAGACGGTTCTAACCAGCGTAAGTTCTTCAAGCAGATGAACGGGTTATACAACTACAGTTTTGTCTCCAAAATAAAAATGGATGGCAGTACGGTAGGGAATACCCCAATCTATGCTTGCAGTCTCGCTGACGCTGAGCGGTTGGTGAATCAACTTGATATGTTGACCAACTGGATGATTAACAGTCAACACGACGAAGAGATCCGTGACTTTAATAAGCGGGTGACTGAGTGTGTGGATAAGCTGGCTGATCGTGCCGGTCGTCTGGGTAATGACCGCAGTGATTTTATCACTACTGTGATCAACGCCTTGTCTGGTATCTCCAGTGGTCTGGAAAATGTGTCTCGTGGCATGAATCAGCAAACGAACACATTGATCAACAACTTGCGTGAGTACGTTACCAAATCCACGAAAGCGTAAATTATTATATGTGTTAACGGCCCTGCAGGAAACGCGGGGCCTTATCACAATACGATCGTATTTAATTTCATGAAATTAAGGTAGAGACTCACTATGTCTATTCAAGCATTTTTAAACCTCGGCGCCGAGGCTTTCGAAGACGCACCGGTTGTTGAAGAAGCACCGGTTGTAGTTGTTGCACCAGTACCAGAAGAAGTGATCGAGCTGATTGCCGAGCGTGATGATTCGAACATCGCCCTGGCTATTGCTCAGGATGCGGCGGCAATGTCTGCTGCTGAGCGTCAGGTGGAAGAGTTTGCTTCCGCAATCGAGCGCGTTGAAAATGTCCAGGCATCAATGGAGCACTTCATCGAAGCGGGCCTGTCGCAGAAATCAGCAATGATGCTGCATCGCCAGATCTCAACAGTTATGGCATCTGTCGGCAAGGATGGCAGCGCCATCGGTGGCGGTCTGGAAAACTTCGACAACGAAGAAGCCAGCATTGCACTGCTGACCGCTGGTCTGGAAGCACTGGATGCCGAGAAAGCCGATCTGTCCTCCCGTGCCGGTGCATCTATTGCCGGTATCGCTGGTAACATTAAAAGCTTTCTGGGCAACATCAGTACTCAGGCCGGTCGTTATAAACTGCGTGCTGAAGCGATCGTTAAATCTGCTGACGGCGCTGAAGCCAAGTCCGGTACTGTTGAAGTAAAAGATAAACACCTGGTTGTAAAAGGTGGCAATCCATCAACTAACCTGAAAGGCGATCTGGGTAACTTCAGCAAGCTGGTTGGTGCGGCAATCGCTACCTTCATCGAAGGCGATATCGTTAAAGAAGGCAGCGCCCTGGCAAAAGCTGGCGAGACCATCATTAAAGCGACTACCGCTGATGTGGCAGTGAAAGCTGCAATGGGTGTGAAACACAATCCATTCCCGGGCGCAACCATCGCAGTGCAGGACAAAGACACCTTCAGTATCAAACGTACTGAAGTGGTTCTCGGCGGCTATGCGGTATTCGATCTGCAATATAAAGCCACCGGCGGCGAAGGTGCTGAAGCAGCTGTTGCGCATCTGAATGCACTGAGCAAAAACCGCGTTACTCTTCGTCAGGCTCCAGTTGAAGCTGGTAGCGAGAAAGTATTCTCTGCCACTATGTCTCCGGCCGATGGCGCAGCACTGGCGAAAGATGTTATCGCAATGCTGGACAACATCACAGCGGTCAATAACCGTAGCCTGGGTGCGGTAAGTGGTGCACTGGCCCGTCTGGGTACCAGCGTTGTGTTGAAAGGTGCTGTGGCGAAAGACGCAGACAAAGACGTGAAGAAAATTGCTGGTGCCATGGGTAAAACCCTGGTTGGTTCTATCCAGGCTGTTAACAGTCTGCCACGCGATGCCCTGAGCGCTGCGCTGAAAGTGTCTGATGCTGTACTGAAAGTTGCTAAGAAAGCTGCTGCAGGTCAAGTAGACTAATCGAGTAACTTGACAACCTTAGGGGGAGAGGGGTTTCCCTCTCCTCTTATACCGACCAAGAAGGTGAATGCATGTCAACCATGACAGAACTGGGTCCGTCACAAGGCACACTCCTTGCGGATGAGAAAGCAGTACACGATGACGCGGCCACCGAAGCCACCGAAGTTGCACTCCACGTATTAAAGAAGATTGGTAAGAAGAAAGAGAAAGATGACGAGGATGAAGAGGTCGTGCTCTCCTTTGGTAGCGAAGGCTATGCCATGCTCACCAGTATGTCATTTGATCTGACTGAGAACTCCGATCTGGCCGTACAGGAACTCCTGGATAAGATCACCACCATCGTCATTGAAGCAAATGGCAATCTCACGCAGAAAGATCTGGAGAAGATCAAGAGTGTGGGGAATGAGTCGTTATTAGGCGATGGGAATGAAGACTATAAAGAAGTCGTCACCATGGTCATGAAACGGATCATGCAATTCATTCGCTGGGCGATCAACCAGGGTAAGGAAGGGATCAAACGGGTTGCTGACCGCTTGAGTCGTCTGAGCGTGAAGACGATGTATGTTGAGCGTAAGATCGATATCTCCACTGACAACTCATTGCCGACTGACAAGTTTGTGTTACCGCGCAGCTATCCAATGCTGATGATGGTGAACAAACCACCGGCCAATGCCATGGAAGTGATTAACGCCGTCAACCGCACCAAGTATCTCTTCACCACGCTACATAACGACTACCAAGGCTTCCAGGCGTTGTTTAAGGCAGCGGTAGCCACTGGCTCTCGGGCTGACACCTTAGAGATGATCAACAACTATCTCAACGGGTTGATCAGTAAGCTCTCAGCACGCCCTAACCCACTGTTCGATAACCGCAATACCTTTAACCAGTTACCGGGTGGGTATCGTCTGGTGTTCTCAGAAGGTCAGTCGTTTGCGGATTGTGGGGCAACGATCCTGCGTACGCCGGAGAAATACGAAGCCGCACCGGCGGTTCAGCGTCCAGATAAAGCGAGTCTGGTACGGTTGGTCAGTGAGATCAAAACCTACCTGCGGGTGATTAACGAAGTCTACGGTAAAGTCTCCAGTCGGTTGGAGGTTGATTTCCGTAACATCGTGAAAGCCGCTGAGAAAGAAGTGAAGGGGTTTGATTCAACAGCAGATATCCGCACTGCCTCGACCACCATCGAATGGTTCACCGAACAGCAGTCACGCCTGTATACCCGCTCAATGATGCTCTCTTGTACGGTATTGAATGCCGCGCTTGATTACTGTCTGGGTGCCATTGGGGCGAAACCGGCTGTCGGGACCGAAAGCTTTGATATCCTTGATACCTCATCAATGGGTTATGCGATCGAGTCGCTGGGCGAGCAAATGGAACGGCTTGACGCTGGCTTGTGTGAACTGGAGATCGATGCCCGTACTATGCAGTCGATTACCGATGTCAAAGAGATGGTAGATGTCGATAACGATCACGTCATCCAGCTTCTGATGCAACAGCGCCCAAGCAGCTATTTCAATCCACCGGATGGACTGTCAGAGTACTCGCTGGGTGATGCCTTTAACGGCAGTGCTACGGCACGTTATATTGGCAGGCGTTTAACCAGTATCGTTAACCTCACGAATCAGCTCTCAGGCACCACGGATTTGATGAAAGGGTTATTGGCTGAAATGCCAACGGGTGAGATCAAGCCAGGCAGTGATGCGGATGTAATCGAGCGTAACTCGTTGCTTGACCGGGAGATGTTTGAAGGTCATCCCCTGTGTGCGTTCCTGCATCGGGTAGACCGGGAAGGTATCTACGCCACCGATGTGATTCGCTATGTTACTGACACCTATGAGAAACTGCGTCAAGTGCGCACGACTCTGGCGGTTCAGGCTGAGCAGATGACACTAACAGTGGCTGATGGTGAGATGAACGTGAGCTTGTTGAAAGAGTTCCTGTTTAACGCCCCTCAGGAGCCCTTCACGGACAGCGTACTCTGTGGTGGATTCAGACTACAACCTGTAGCAGAAAAGCTCGGAGAACTCGTTATACACGGTGCTGTGATGGATTCCCCTCCACCACTGAAACCGATGACGACTATCCATCGCCCAAGCTACGACGAGTATAATGGTGTCAACCAGCTGGCAAGCCTGTTCGGTAATGAACTGCGGGAACTGGCTAAGATCGCAGAGCGGCTACAAATCGGCACAGGGTATTTGCGCTACATCACAACCTCAGTAGCGGACAACCTCAATGAGGATGGCTTGAAAGGGGGTGGTGATGGTTGGTTCAATACTGCACTTGAGTACTTGGCGGTGTCAGCACGCCAGTATCGCTGGATGTATCGCCTAACTGTTCAGTTGGCGGTGTATGAACACACCATGATCAATGCCCTGCGTCACTACAACAACTCAGGAGGCTGGCATGACTGATAACAGTAACAAGGCGTTGTATAATGCAGCGCGCTTGCCTGTTCTTTACGAGTACCCGCATGACTTCACCCCGTATGCCCGTTTACTGGCTAACGAGAAGCAAGGCGCACAACCTTCGCAGGCGTTTGCTGAGATGCTGGCTAAGGTAACGGGTGATCCCTGGACACTGACCCCTAAGCAACCGTATACCCTGTACGGTGCCAAGGTGACGTTGATTGGTGAGAACCAGCCCAACTTCCCAACCAGTAAACGGTTTCCTTACGTCCTGGTGTTGCAGTTGAGTACCAGGTATCAAGAACGCAAGTTATACCTGAGCTTTAAGATCTTGAAATCGAGCTGAGCATAAGGAGAGGGCAAACGCCCTCTCCTCTATGCCGTTATGCTTGTGGTGCTTCGCCACTGCCATCAGCTGGCGTGGTTTCATCTTCACTGAACGTATTGGGAATACGAGGCAGATCACCAATCACAGTTGCGGAGGTTACCGCGTTCTTGAAAGTCCAGTAACGCTCAAGGTACGCATTATAAGACTCCAGCAGACGCTCAACCACGTCGATCACTTCAACCGGTAAGAGTTCAACCATTTGACCGTCAACAGTACGCAGACGAAATTTGGTTTCATCGGAGGCCCCGACGCGTTTCTCACCGACCACACGCATGCCCATCAGGTTAGCGCGTTCTTCAGCAGTCATCACCACTTTATAGTCTGTGCTTTCATGAGTAAATGCAATGCCGTTGTTAAGATCATTACTGATGATCTCTTTGGCACTTTGCAGTGACATGTCTTTACCCATTGCCAGGTTGGCTGCGAGCTCTTCTTCATTATAAGCCCGCACATCCCAGAATTGGTAATAAAGACCGTCATCACCTTTAACCGGTGTACCTTCGGTCACCACATCGCCATCCGGTCGATCAACCATGTTGACCATGGCGTAAGGACGAGGAAGGTTCAGCAGCTTCTCAGACTCGATGGTGCTACCCCAGCTGGTCTGCATGTTGTCCTGACGGGCATCATACATGTACTTCGGGTAAGCCATATCCTCGATACGGACGAGGGGTGTAGAATTCGTTACTGTAGTCATTACGACTCCTTGAAGAATGCTGGGGCTTTCACCCCAGCACAGACGCCGTTAGGCAGACATTGATACCTGACCGATGAACTGAGTACCCGTCCACAGCAGAGTGATGATGGTGAGGTTATCGCCCAATGCAACAGACTCACCACGAGACCACAGGATGGTGTTACCCCAAGTAAAGCTACCGCCTTTACCTGAGACGATCAGGACGACTGGTTCTGCACGTGCAGAGCTTGGCATGCCACTGAAGGTAATGGTGCGATCAGTAGTGCCGGCAAAGCGGAAGCAGTTGTTCTTAGAGATGTCAAGCGTGGTGCCTGTCACGTCCATAACTGCCAGGTCGTACTTGTCAAAGACAATGACCAGATCGATCCACTGACCATCCTTACGGACTTTGGCTTTACCGTCGAAGTTGGCATCGAAGACGTTACCGCCACCCAGGGTACCCAGCTGCGACCATGCAGTCGTAGAGGTCTTCTGGAAGAACGCCTGGCTAGAGGAGTTCAGGAAGTAGTCACCCACCACACCATCGGCAGAGTTCGGGTCACGGGCAAAGACGATCCATTTGGTACCTGGGTCACCCTTATCACCTTTGTTACCCTTATCGCCCTGGTCACCCTTCGCACCGGTCAGACCACGTGCACCAGTATCACCCTTCGGACCTTGGATTGGGCCAACGTTTACAAACTCAGCACCATCCCAAACGTAGAAGTCGGTACCGATCATGTAACCGTCACCTGGGTTGTCGGCAGTAGCAGGCAGATCGCCTACGGTTGCTTTCTTACCAAGGATCTTGATACCCGCACCCATGTCACCTTTCTCACCCTGGACACCTTGGTCGCCTTTCGGTCCACGGATAGAACCCGCGGCAACGAATTGCGTACCATCCCAGGAGTAGATGATCATGTCATCAGTCACAGTGTAGACAGAACCTTTCACTACACCGGTGGTTGGCAGTGCACCCACGGTATCAACATGACCACGGATGACAACACTCTCACCCTGCGGACCGACATCGCCTTGAACACCCTGATCACCTTTGTCGCCTTTATCACCTTTGGCTCCGGTATCACCTTTAGCGCCTGTTGCGCCAGTGTCACCTTTCAGACCAGTGTCACCTTTCGGGCCTTGGTTGGAACCAAAGTCAACCCAGGTAGTGCCATTCCAGATGTAAGTGTGACCACCTGCGTAATACATGTCATTGACTGTATTGCCAGAGGCTGGTAACGCCGCAGAGCTCGTTACTGTACCTTTTGGTAACAGACCAGTACCGTCGGCACCCTTGGCACCAGTATCACCCTTATCACCCTTCGCACCCGTGTCGCCCTTAGCACCATCAGCACCCGTGTCGCCCTTGTCGCCTTTCTCACCACGGAACGGCCCCATATCCTGGAAGCTACCCGTAATGTAAACGTACAGGTTTTCACCCACGACGTAGGCATCACCTTCAGCACTGCCGGTAGTCGGTAATGCAGACGCATCAGCAACGGTGCCTTTGATCATCAGACCTGCACCGGTGTCACCTTTATCACCCTTGTCACCTTTGGCTCCGGTATCCCCTTTGGCACCGTCAACGCCGTTGGTGCCGTCTTTACCCGCTGCACCGGCATCACCTTTCGGGCCGACATCACCCTGGTCACCCTTATCCCCTTTGGCACCAGTATCGCCCTTCAGACCCTGATCGCCTTTTGGACCTTGGATTGGACCGAGGTTTTCATAGGCGCTGCCTGTCCAGCCATAGAACTCGCCGTTGATCAGATAACCTTGACCCAGTTCGCCAGTAGCCGGTAATTCAGAAGCGTCAGTGAGTTTACCCATGATCTGAACGCCGGCACCCATCTCGCCTTTCTCGCCCTGATCACCTTTATCACCCTTATCGCCCTTGTCACCTTTCAGGCCAGTATCACCTTTTGGACCAGTGTCGCCTTTATCACCTTTGGCTCCGGTATCACCCTTGTCGCCTTTATCGCCCTTGTCACCTTTTGGACCGACCTGACCGACAATAGACCACTGCGTACCGTCCCACACATACATCTGCTGCTCGATGATGTATGCGTCACCATTGATCTGGCCAGAGGTTGGTAGGTCGGCGGTAGAAGTAAAGGAACCACGGATCTGCAGACCGATACCATCCGCACCTTTCTGCGAATTGATGAAGTCGGTGACCGAACCAGTGTTACCATCTTCCAGCCACAGATCATAGGTAGATTTACCTTGCGGGCCAGTCATGTTACCAAGGTCGATGAACGCGCCGTTATACAGAGTCCAGTAGTGACCCGCGATGACAAAGGTGTCGCCCTGGGTGTAATCAGCCGGATCAGGTAACTGAGAGACGTCGTCCAGGCGATCGATCATGTTGATCCCGACACCACGCGGACCTACCTCACCGGTATCACCTTTGTCACCCTTATCGCCTTTATCACCTTTGGCACCATCAGCGCCCTTCGCACCGGCATCACCTTTGGCTCCGGTGTCGCCTTTATCCCCTTTATCTCCCTTGTCCCCCTTCGCGCCTTTTACCGCACCGAGCTTAACAAAAGAAAAAGTACCGGCGTTCTCAGCCCAAACATACAGCGCACCTTCATCTACGGCAATATACGTGTCACCGAGGGTGTTGCTGGCAGTCGGGAGATCGGCGGCGGTTGGGACTTCACCTTTTGGGTTAAAGCCAATACCCTGATCGCCGGTATCACCCTTGTCCCCTTTATCACCTTTAGCACCGGTATCGCCCTTGGCGCCGTCATTACCATCTTCGCCTTTGATTTTGCCTTGATCTACAAAAGTGGTGCCGTTCGAGATGTACAGGTGACCATCTTCACGAACAAAATACATATCGCCTTTTGTAGAGGTGGCAGGCAGATTGGCAATCAGGTCGATGTTGCCTTTTGGCGTAACACTAGTGCCGTCTTTACCGTCAACACCGTTGGTACCATCGGTACCTTTTGCACCGGTATCGCCAGTGTCACCTTTATCGCCTTTGTCGCCCTTGTCTCCTTTGAGACCTTGGTCGCCTTTATCACCCTGCAGACCCTTTAGTGCACTGGCAGGGATCTTAACCGTTTTCCCCTGCTGGACCACAGGAACCAATTCGGTACCGTCGATAGCTGCGCCTGCTGGCAAACCACTAATCGGCAGTGGAGTATTATCGGCCATTACAAACCTCTTTTAGTAACTATATTGCTGTTTAGTGTAAACGGGTTCACACTCGTGTGTTATGCCACGCTTTCAAGCTTCAGTGGCTGGCCGTCTTCAGTTGTGAGCCATTGACCACTTTCAGTCAGCAGGACAGGCTGCTGCGTCGCACCGGTGTTAATCAGCACCGCAAGGGTACCTTCATAGACGAGGCTACCTTGGAAGACGATGTCGTGCATGATACGACCTTCGCTGTCCGTGTTGTTCGCGTCAATGGTGCGATCTGAAATGTCATTGGCTGTGACCTGCAAGCCGTAACGACCGTTTAACGTCGCCAGCAGATCTTTAGTTGTGGATGGAGTACTAACAGTGAGTTCTGGAACAATGCCAAAAAACAACGTCGATACCTTGAGTCGGTCGAGGTTGACGATATTGCTCCCAACGTACCCTTTGTCAGCTACAGCAATAACAGGGATGTCGGTATCGCGTTTACCCGCTCCTGTCACTGGCGTAGGGACACCAAAGTTAATTTGATCAGCCTGGATAGTAAGATTATTATCCTGGTTAATTTGATCAACGATGATTTGGGCCGATGGCTGATTCAGGATGGTCATACTTTTCTCCCGTAAGCGCCGTTTCTGATGATCATATAATAATTTCTTTTCTACAAAACTAACCTAATCAAATAGGTATTCTGTGGTGAAATCGTATAGACATTAAAAGAAAGGGGATTGAGGATTACATCATGCCCATTGTGACTGAAGCTACACCTGAGCAACACAAGTCGATTATTCGCCCGGTGGTCATTGAAGTCGTCAACCAGATTCTGCCTGTCATGCGCTTAAGTAATGACGACGAATTGATCTTCAATGGTTTTGCGGATATTGCCATGTTGTCAAATTCCATGATCGGTGTGAACCGTAACCCTGACTCGCCCATTCGTCCACCGGGTCCAAGTCAGATCATGGTTAATATCGAGGAGAGTGCAACCAGCACCACCTCACCTGAGATGGCGGTACTTTATCCTGAGAACCGGTTTATCATGCGTGATGCTCGCCTGGGGATTGGTGTCCGTCCGGTTCGTAAACGCACCTTACTCAACATCACCTTTAATAAACGTTTCCGCTCCAAAGCCGCCGCTGACCGCTGGCATTCCAACATGGAACAGCTGATGGCCCGTTATGTGCAGGATTATATCCACACCCTGGATTATCACTACAACATCCCTGACGGTATGCTGGTGATGCTCAGTGAGTTCTGGAAGCTGCGTGAAGCACAAGCGCCGTATAACCAGAACTTCGGTGAATGGCTCTCCTCGTGCATGGCGCCGTACCAGACGGTCACCACTAACCAGGCGGGTAAACAAGCACAGTTGTCATTTGCTGAATCGTTAGATAACGTGCAGGGGTGGTGGGATTTCGATGTGGTGCCCTACCCGGTCCGTGAGAACACCCGTGGGAACTGGCAAGTCACCTTCGATTACAAAGTCGAATTTGATAAGGTAATTGAATTGGTGATGAACTACCCGATCATCATTCATAACCAGATGCTTCCCCCGGAGATGATCCCTCAGCCACGCCTACCGAGCTATCGCAACAAGGTATATCAGAAGAACGCGATGATGTATCGGGCCGAAGCCGTACAGCAGGAAGTAGAGCCAGCAAACTACAGCTTGCGTGATTACCTGTGCTACCCGGTGTACGATGACTGGATACCGGAATACATCCCGCCGTATCAGATCGTGCAATACACTGCCCAGCTTGCTGTTGATCCGGCTGACCTGCGGTTGGTGGTTAACTTAAAAGAGTTGGGGGATTATGAGTTCACGGGAGCGGCACTGGAGTACTTGCGCTATGTGAAGAACCGGGCTTTCGTCAATACCCGTTCGGTGATTCAGCTGAAGGTGTATGAAGAGGATGTGCTGATCGATTCGGAGAAGCTCACCTTGGACAGTAACCTGGATGTGCACTGTGCCTTTGATCTGAACCTGCGTAAATCTTACCACATCATGGTCACCATCGACTCCGACCTGGCAAAACTGTCTGAACAGACCGTCAGTGAGTTAAAAGAAGATGGCTGGTTTACTGAGAATGTCTTGCAGGTGATCTACCCGCAGTATCTCAATGCCCCGGTTTGGCCAAAACCCAATGACCGGGGGACGATCTCTGATCTTGCCTGGGATCGGTTTGTGGCGGCACTCTACCCGACCAACCAGTGGTACCGCAAGCCGGACATCGCCCAGCTAACGATTGGACAGTTTACCATTCTTGCTAAGAAGAGAAACGATCATGGCTATCGCTAAGACACCCGCATCGAAGGTTCCAAACCCGGTGCAGAACCCGGTGATCAAATCACCGGAGGTTAGAAACGAAGTGGTCGATTCCACTTATAACCCCCGTAAGTCGTTAATGACCTTTGTCGGGGGGTCGTCTTGGGTCATCACCTATTACAGTCAGGTCTTGGGTGAGGGCAGTGAACCCATGGCCTTGCAGCATGACGAGCAAGGGACCACACAGCAGTACCTGCGTATTCGTCGCAATGTCATGAAAGTCTCCACCCCGCTGAACCATAACCCCGAGAAAGACCAGGGGCAAATGGAAATCACCGGGGCCGGTTATCTGATGCCAGGGATTGTGCCGAACCAAGGTGACATGTTTGTGGCCGATGTGGGTGATGGTCGTGCTGGACTCTTTACCATCAACGATATCGAGATCATGTCCATCTATAACGACACCGCGTATCAGGTGACGTATGAGATGACGGACTTCTGGGATGCTGCTATCCAGAAGCTGCTCGATGACAAGACGGTGCAAGACACGGTCTATGACATGGACTTTGCCCGTACGGGTAAGAACCCGATCATCGCCTCGGAAGACTTCTTTAACCGTGAGCGCATGATGGGACTGGAGGCCTCGTTAATCCATCACTTCTTCATGACGTTTTACGATAACGAGTTCAACACCTTCTTACTCCCGGGGCAATTGCGCACTACTTACGACCCGTACCATGCCCGGTTTGTGGATAAGTTGATTGACTACGATTCACGCCCAGGTCATGCCCGGGTTAACATCTACGACGAGTCACTCAAGGGTAATGCAAAACCCACGACGATCTGGGACCTGTTAGTTGCACAAGACCCGCTGATGTTTAAGTACATCACCAAACAGATGCAAGTCTTGCCCGCGACGTACTTTCGCAGTGCCACCGCGCTGTACGGGGCAATTGCGTATGCAGGTATCTACGGGGTGGTCTATCCGGTCAGTACCGATATCTTCATTAATACCGATATCGCCATTCCAGTTACCCCCATCAACCCTTTGCTGTTCAGTGGGATTGGGATCAACAAGACCTACGTGTTAAGTGAGGCCTTCTATCTGCAGCAACCGCATCTGATGAGCGAGCTGGAGCGGCAGGTGTATAACCTCATTACCGGCTTACCCATCAACGTGGAAAAGCTGATCGATTTGGTGGATACCTACTTCGAGGCAGCGCCATTGGTACAATACTACGCATTTCCTCTATTAGTGTGTTTGTGCCGAACCGCACGTTATCGTTTATAGGTGTTCTATGACCCAGGTGATACATAGCACGGAATTTCTAAAGAGTGAACTGGAGCGTTTACAAGTGGTGCTGTTCGAGTGCCGCTATGAATGCCGTATCCGCCAACGCGATCTCTACGATGTTGACTATCTGCAAAACGTGGGACTGCCATCATCTGGGATAGCTTGGCTCGATCAGGAGATGGACAACCAGTTAGTGGATATGTTCCTTACCATTAACAAGATGACCGAGTGTGTGAAGAACGGGTATAACTTCTACATCAACTACCCGGAGACCTACGCAGGGATCATCTACAAAGCGATCACCGACTACATCCGCTATTACGGCGAGCTCTCGGACCGTTTCCCGAACTTACCGTTACCGGATCAGGACGACTTTGAGATCCTGGACCAGACCGCGAGTAAGATCTATACAGTCTATCGCTGCTATGAGAAACCGGAAGAACTCTCGGGTATTGTCGGTCGTCTGCGTCGACGTCGTCGCTCCTTCGATCTGCAGAACCCGGTGGCCGAAGTTGAGCTACAGCGTGATGAAGACGGTAACGTGATTGCGAAGGAACATAACTCGATGCTGGATATGTTTGCTGACCGCATGACCGTGAAGAGGATTCCAAAGCATGAATTTGGAGAAGAGTAGTCTTTATAATGAAATCATCGCGATCGGGACCAAAGGCGGGCGCAGTGTCTACCGAATAAAGGCGGAGATCTTTTTTGATACCACCATCTGTTCGGTATTCCGGGTACGCAGTCTCAATCGCTTTGATGACTTCATGAACCGCTACAGTGAAGAGCTGAACATTGAAGTGGCAATGTCAGAGGGGGTGTACAACCAACAGATCATCCCCAATGCCACGCGGCTTAAGATGCACCTGGTGATTAACAAGTACGAACCGGGACAAGAACCCGTCAGTACGCGCTACACACTTCGGGTGTTTCCTAAAACGGGATATGACCCGCAGCTGACACAACAACGGGCCGCGGATATCAACCAGGCTGCGATTGCTGCAACCTCCTTGCAGTTCTATCAGTTCCAGTTGTTTACCTCGGCGATTGAACAACTCAGTGCAACACCGTGTGCCGGGATCTTTCCTACTACCTCACCGGCGGCGTTAATTCGGGTGTTACTGGGCGGGGTGTCGGAAGGGCTGGAGTTACCGTTAGAGGAAAAGCCGCTGGGGATGGAGATGTACCCGGTGGATGCGGTGACGCCAGATGGCAAGGAGATCATCAAGAACCATGTGGTGGTCAAGCCGATCCAGTTGTGTGACTTACCGGGCTTTCTACAGCACGAGTATGGGTTGTACAAGACAGCGATTGGGTCGTATTACCATAAGCAGTACTGGCACATCTGGCCGCTCTACAACACCAAACGGTTTGAACTGGTGCGCAAGAACCTGATTGTAGTCAACGTTCCTAAGGATAAGTTCCCTAACATGGAACACACCTATGAGATGCGTGGCTCGAGTCTGTGTGTCTTGGCGACCGGTGATACTGCAGTGCACGACACGTCGAACCTGGCGCAATACCAGGAAGGCAATGGCGTCAGAGCAACCCGGTCCTCTGCGATGAGTGGTGATGAGGGGATGGAGGTGAAGCAGGGGCAGGTGGTGCTGCAGCGTGGTGCGACTAACTCTGAGTTCATTACCAATACCCGTCAAGGTGCAGTTAACTTCGCCCCCATGGCCGGTGAGATCACGGACAACAGTTATCGCATTGTGTCAAAGACCGCAGTTAATAACGGATCTACCATTCAGGTGACCTGGCAGAACGCCGACCCTGAGCTGATCTTCCCTGGCATGCCGGTGAAGTACCTCTACATGAAGTCGACGGGTGTTGAACAACGCTACGGGACGCTGGTGATGGCAGAGGCGCATTATCGACTAGCACAGGACGGGTTAGCTGATGAGGTGATGTTGTGTGATATGGCCTTAACCTTGTTCATTGATACCGCCGACGAAACCGCCAACAGTTCATTGTAATTAGTGACATTCATCCCTAGTCTTATGAGCTCCTGGCTCATAGGCTAGGATGGATTTATTCTTAGACCTACATTATCGAGATGATCCAATAAAATATAAGGACTTCACCATGAGTCGCAATTTCTCGTTGACCACCCTCATCAATCTCCTTCAAGCTGAGCTCGATTGGTACTCTACCCAGTTTCCTGAGTTTGAAGCCGATGTGCTGGACATTGTTAATAACACCATCAGCGGTAAGTTAACCGCCAGTGACTTTGGCTGGACTTATAATCGCCTGATCTCTAAATTTGGCCTGGTGATGCAGGATACCGGTAACCCGCGGGCAAGGTTCTTGCGTTGCATCGTACCGAACTGCACCCATGGTATTATCCCACAGCTGCAGAGCATTCGTAATTACGGTGATCAACACATCGATCGTGATCACATCATGGCCAGCGCTGTAGAGATCTTGTTGGGAAATTCCGTCGCCCCGATTATCAGCAGTTTTTATAAAAGCATCAAGCAGGGTGGCGATACTGCACCGTGGGAGCGTGAGGGCTATTATGAATTGTTGTATATGCGCTTGCGCAACAACCGCCATCAATTCCCTTCAGGCTTTCAGGTGCTGCAACCCCAACCGCGCTTGACGGATGAACTCTCCACTGAGATCTATCGTCGCTTTGATGAGATTGTCGGTGCCCTGGAGAAGTTTAACAGCGACCCACAATACGCGTCAGAGAACTACACCCTGCACGGCCTGCAAGATCCGTGGACTCATGCCGGGACTCGGGGCGATACCATGGCAGCGAAGTTGTGCCGTGCAATTGATGGTGAACGCCCCCACCACTATGACGAAGATGAAGACGAGGAGCTTTCGTTTAACCTCACACCCTATAACCCGGAAGCGGATTTAGTGAGCACGCTGAATAACGTGCATCATCTTCAGCCGATTGTGAAAGCCATCGTCAGTGCGGCAGCCACCAAAGAGTCTATTGATGAACGTTACCCGTTTCGTCAACCTCACGGTGTGCTTCAGTTGGTGCAGAAAGGTTACTTCGATGGCCTGACCCCAAAACACCTCAACGAGATCTACAGCACCGATCTCACTATCCCTGCGATCCACAACGTATTAAGTAAGGTAACTTACTATAGTCGCGATGACCATGCGCAGCTTGAACTCGACCAGAACGGCAACATTCCTGATCGTCAAATCAACCCGGTGATCACTAACTTTAACCAAGCTCTAAACCGTACATACCCAACCAATATCCCGTTACTGACCATTCCAATGCCGGTGGCCATGAACGAAGAGCTCGACTTTGCAGCCCTCGCGAAAACCGAGATCAGAAACTATAACCGGGATGGGTATCTGTGGTTGTTGCTCGGTATCGTCTTTGACATCAGTAAGATGACCGTGACGTATCGCCGTCAGCTGAACCGCATCAAAGGCGTGCCGTTACGGAAGGTGTGGGAATTGCCTCTGATCGTCACACCGCATCGCACCATCGAAGAGATCTTTGCTGATCTTGGTTATGAAATCTTAGAGGTAACTGATCCAAATGCCAAAACAGAAGCTCCAGTTCGAAAACCTGGTGGCAAGCGTAAATGATTTCGCTGGTCAACTGGGTCAGGTAGCTGTGCTGATCGAAGGCTTTGATGGGGGCGCTAAGCGCCCCTATTTAGCGTTTGCTCTCCATATGCTCCTTTCATCAGACGCGTCCGAGCGACTGGGTGCCGGTTGGTACCTGTTACTCATTCGGGCTATGTACAACGAACTCGGCCATGAGTTCACTACCGTCGATGAGTTAGATGACTTCATCGATACCTTTTATGACTTGTTTGATGCGCACAACATCGAACTGAACGACGCCGTCGTGAACGAATTGAATATCGCTTTCGACATGTTTGAAGAGTCACTCGACCTGGGTGATGCCACCGACGAGTATGACGACTAATTCCCATCCTTAATTAACCGAGACGTAAAATGAAAAAGAACATCCTACTGGCTGTGGTCCTGTTGTCCGCACTTCCTTCTGTAAAGGCATCCATGGATGTCCCGCCAGATCCGTACACCATTCAGTGTTTATCGGAGACTGAATGCTTTTATGCTAATGGACGTAAAGTGACTGAGCAGGAACTTCAGAAACTGGCGCTCCTGATTCAACAAGAGGAACAAAATGAGTCAAGTCAAAACAATGACGGCTGAAGAGATCAGAAAGGCGATGTGGGTCTATGATGCATTGTCTAACAGCCACCGTGGTCTGTATGTCAAAGCAGAAGGTCCGGATGGTTCGGGTAAGTCAACCTTTGTGAAACTGCTAACGGAATGGTTACAGACACAGTTAGGTAACAGCCGGGCGGTGATGACCCGTGAAATGGGCGGCACTGCACAAGGTCGTGTCTTTCGTGAAATGGTGCTCTTCCCTAAAGAGACCCAAGAGCTGGATCTGCAAACTGAAACGCTGCTGTGCTGGGCTGATCGGGTTGAAGGCCAGAAGCAAGTTAAAGCCTGGTTAAACGCCGGGATCGCTGTGGTTCAGGATCGCACCTACTTCTCCACCTACGCTTATCAAGGCATGCTGTACGGACAGTCACCGTTGGTAAGCAAGATTCATTCCGGCCTGGACATCATGAACGCGGATATCGTGTTTGTGTTGGACGTTGACCCAGAAGACATTCTGGCGCGCGTAGGTCGTCGTGAAGCAAAGGGTAATGAAGATCCAACGGGTAATGACCGGATGGATGTGATGACCGATCGGCAGCTAAAAGACCTCTGCTACTTTTACCGGGGTATTGAGCACCAGATGCCCGCCTGTGCCAATATCAAACAATCTAAAGTCATCCACCTGGATGGCCGGCAAACGCAGGAGCAATTGCTGCAGGATGCCATTGTTCACTTAACCCGTTTTCTGGATGAGAAGGAACGCGAAGCAAATGACCTCTGCCGTGCTATTTGCTAATGTGACCGAACCTCTGTTGCTGAAACTCAAAGAGGTGAATGAAGCGGTTGACCTCGAGTGGCTGATTGAACAGGGTAAGATGGTCAGTCTTATTCGTAAGAACGTCGTGCGTGCTGAACGTGATGACGGCGCGCATGTGCATGTGATGGTGTTTCCCCGCGAGTATCTTCTGAACCTCGCTGACCGCCATGACGATGCGCAATATCAGGCCTGGTTAATCGAAAGCAAGATCAAGCCTTTTAAAGAGCATTACGCTCACGGTAGTCTCAGTATGTACGTGTACTAACTTTAAGCAGGAGTAAGGAAACTTACTCCGCTTATGCCAATTTAATTTAACCGGACGTGTATCATGAAATTAGGCTTTTATTACGCATTAGTAAAGAACCATGTGTCAGGTAAACGTGAGATCTTATCTATCCAACGTGAGAGTGTCGCAGAACTCTTCCCAGTGTGTTATACGCGACTCTGTAAAGATATCGAGGAAAACCACAGTGGTAAGTACGAAACCTCAGCATTGGCCTTTGGTGCGCTTAAAATCGAGTATCATGCAGCCAGTCAGTTGGGAACGGTATGGATTGGACATACCAAGGTCGGAATCATTACCCCGAAAGCCACGTTGATCTCGGTAGGCGTGGAATATCCGATTGGGACTTTCTACTTATCCCCTCCGCCAAGTCTGCAGATTGGTGACCCAGAACTGATTCAGTTACGGGATGTGGTGGCCAGTGTCATTGGCGATGCAACATGGGTGATGAACTAATGGCGAAGATCAATGTCTCGAATGCCACGACCTATAAGTTCTTTAAAGAACGTGCAAACCACACACTGCGTCATTTTGCCCAAGATCTTGATCCGGGTATTCTGCCAGTCGTAAGGGAACTTAACGCAATAGAAGGGATCGCCCCTGTCTGGAGTTGTGAGTCACACCCTAAAGGTAATGCACATCTTCTTCGCGAGGCATACGTTATCTGTGTGGTCACTGGGCGGGGGATGGATAAGTTAGAAGAGATCTATAAAGAATGGATGCGGTTGCTAGACCAAGATCGATCATCCTGGCGTAAAGACGATACCGCCCATTCTCGTAGAAAACGAGTATTTGCTCATCATGTGGTAATCACGACACGTCGCTTGACTTGGCCTAATGACTTCAGTCGCCACTATACCTCTGTCTGTTTAGGGTATGAGCGCCTTAATGCCGTCAACAAGCGCTTGGTGCTTCTGTCGTTTGAACAAGCTATCCGTAACGTAACCTTTTAAACTTAATCGGCATAACCCCCTGAGAGAGAAGCGCAATGCTTCTCTCTCAGGGATGCCTGAATCTCTTTTTTTTTTAGTCTGGTTAAATATAGTGGATAGAGAATTAACTTGAATAACAAAAAATAAAGCAAAGTAATATCAACGCCGGTAAGGGCTACAACAGTTGTTCTAATTTTCAGGCACGTAGCCTAGGAGAAAAAAAAGGAGGAAGCAGCTTATCCAGTTACTTCCTCAAAAACGTTATTTCTCGTCGTCCCCATTCTGGGACATAGTATTACCCAAACCACGGAGCTCCACCGCCATCAGAGTTTGTCTCTCCGGCAACGTGCTTACGGGATTTGTCCTTTCCATTCACATCATCAAGAATACCGACTCCAGGTTCGAACTTGTAAACGCAATATTTATCACGCTCAGGTGTAATCGAAATGGTGCGATGCTTACCGCGCTGAATGCACAGATAAGACTCTTCACCAACACGGACAATATGGATAATCATTTCCACATCGACTTCTTGGTCGATCTTGGTACAGTTATCCCAATAACCTTTATTCGCTGTTTCACGTGGAAGGTCTTCTTCGAGACCGTTACGGACCAGCATCTTCGCAGCAGGACTCAACTGATGCGGAGTAATGACACAGATACCACGAGCAGATGTAAAGTTACGGACACGACGGAAAAGATCACGGTACTCTTGTCCCGCAACACCTTTCTCGCAACCTTCTTTACTGAACATCCCCAGGTAGTCGATGGTTAATAGATGAATTTCATAACCCATATTCTCAAAGTGCTTAATACGCTCAAAGAGATTACGGTAACCAAACTGCGATGGGTTAACACGACAGAAGTTGACTTCATAACCGTTAACAGATAAGGCGGCTAAGACTTCACGGGCTGCTTCCGCTTCATCTACTGTCTGATGGTTATGATCCAGGCCATCGATGTTTGCTTTGATCTTCTTCCACCACAGAACCATGTTGTCGGTCATGTTGTTTTCAGAAGAGATGTGCATGATCATCGGTTTCTTCTTCGGATCACGCATGTACGGTTTGTTAAAGGTGGCGATCTGACGTGTCAGGTCCATGGTGAAGCCGGTCTTGTTGTTGTGCTGCAATGCACCAATCAAGACGAACTCACTGCGACGGAACCCGCCCACTTCACCCAGCATGCGGTTGATACCGGTGTAACCTGTCTTTAATACCCCAAGCGTAGAAGACTCTTCTTTCGCTTGCTTAAAGATCTTACCCACTTCTTCCAGGTTACTGACTGTAATGTCAGAGATCACCGCTGGGTCAAACTGTTCAGAGACACCGATGTTAACCGTTTCAATCTCTTCTAACAGCTTGACCACCGCAGAATCCATGTCGATGTCTTCACCGCCGAAGATGATAGGTGCTGCAAACCGCTTGATGATGGCCTTCGCCCGACGGTGCTGATCCCACTTACGTAGTTCACGTCCAATGGCAACCACAGACTGTTTGGCTTTGTAAGGATCATCCTCGGTGCTGCTGACACCCATTTCTAAGGCTTGGTAAGTTGCCGCGTCATGGCCGCAGTCAGTTAACAAGCGTTGAAGAAGATCAGTTTTATCCAGTGGTTGATTCTTAGGACGACTAATCATCCAGCGAATAGTACGGCGTAAAGCCAGCTGTACATTGCGGGATTCGTCATCACCTGTACCTTCAACAGGGGTCGGAATGTTATCCAGGAGTTCATCAACGAACTCACTGCTGTCATCGCTGTCAGTGCCAACAATGGACTCTTGATAAAATAACGTAATAATCTTTATGAGTAATAGAACGGTTTCCATTATGCCCCTCGTTATAAGGTAATTAACCATGTACAATGAAAAGTTGGTAATTGTGCCAGCGCCAATCCTTCGGGCTATTCACAATGCAAAAGAAAGTGAAGCAATTTTAACGTGTCCGAAAAGAATGCTTTCCATATTATCCAGACGTGATGTCATTTTCTACTACGTGGTGAATACTCTTCTTTGTGACTATTCCTATAAAGCAGACCCAGCCAACCCAGAACCACCATTGGTGTCGGCGCTGCGGGATCTGTTGTCACACACTAACGGCGTAATGAATGCCTTTACCTCGCCGGCGTGGGTTGCGTTTGTTGATGAGAACGACGCCGATATCCAAAGTGAGCGTCGACTGAAAGCGCGTAGTATCTATGAGTACCTGACTGGTGAACCGTATGCATGGAATTCAACAGAAGGTGACGATTCTTTAAGCTATATCTATGACACCCAGGCGAAAGTCGTGGGAGGTGAAGCCGTTGCAGTGTTGATTAATGCTGTGAAGGAGAACGATAGTTACAATATCATCAGTCATCAACGTTTATTCGAACAAACCATTCTGGCGTTCACTACACTGACAGCAGACACCAAAAGCTTTGCTTCCCTTTATAAAGGCTTTTGTGAACTGGTTTACCAAGACTCGCTAATCCGACGTTTTGTGTAAGAATCTATGTAATAGTATGTAAATTGCCATTTCGATGGCGGCGTACTGTTATGACCGTGTGTTAGCGCGACACAACCCCCTGTTTATGTACATAGACAGGTAATATCGAAAACTTATATAAGTTATTGAAGGAAACAACGAAATGGCATTGAAACTTCTGCATGTAGCTAAAACCGCCGACATGCTGTCACGCATCCAATCTCAGATCAATGGCGGCCATGCATCAGGCGACGCTACCGCGGTTAAAAGCTACGGTATGGAGTCGCTTGACGGCAACACTCTGGGCGCGCAGGAAACCGCCATCAAAAATGGTATCTCTGTCATTACCGACGTGATCGCTCAGGGCACTGCATCTCAGGGCCAGAGCTACGCCGGTAACGGTCTGGAAGGTTTCTCTGATGCACAGATCCAAGCGGCATCAATCGCACTGACTATCGGTGGTGACTTCCAGGGTTACATCGGTGCACTGAAAAACAACTCTAACCGTGCCATGTCTGCATCTGACCTGAGCCTGGTTTCCGGTAGCCGTTACGGCTCTGCTAACATGAAGCAGGGTTACGGTACCGAAGCTTTCGAACAGGCGCAGAGCTTTGTTCCTCAGCAGAACGCAACGGTTGAATACAACCTGAAAGCGGCTAAGCAGGATGCCGTTGGTGAAGCCTTCTTCCCAACTACTACCCTGACGCCAAACGACATCGGCCTGAGCGTAACTGTGCCGGTTGACATCGTTGAACCTTTCATCAAGCACAAAGCAAATGGCGAAGTGACGGATTGGCAGCGTAAGAAGCTCATCAACGCAATGCGTGACCCGACCATTCTGCGTAACGACGCGATCAAGCTGATTCCTTATCGTCCACTGGACGGCAGCAACGACGCACAGTTCGCAGTAGGCGTGCCGAAGTTCAACGAAATTCAGGGCGGCGAAGAAGTACCAACTGGTGCACTGAAGCCTGGTATCAAAATCGGTTTCATGGGTCTGTGCTCTACTCCGTCTCTGGTTCAGGCCGGCGCGCTGGAAGCATCTGATCAGATCGACACCGGTGCTCGTCTGCAGTACATCTGGATCGAAGTAGCTAACGCCTCTGGTACCAAAGAGCTGTTCAAGCTGCGTACTGATCACCTGGATCGTTCTACTTTCCAGAAATCTCAGGAAGGCGATAAGTTCGAGACGTCTCTGGACTTCTCTAACATCACCATCGCGCTGAACGACCTGAACAAAACCACCGACAACACCGATTCAGCTCTGCTGGCTCCGTTGGTGACTTCTGGTCAGCAAGCGATCCTGGCGCTGGATATCAAAGGCACCATGAACCACGAGAAAGGCAGCCTGGTAGTTAACTCGCTGACTAACCCGTCTATCATCCGTGTTTACGATACCGTGGCTAAAGAAGATGCGAACACCAAGTCTGGTGCTCTGCGTGACGCAATCGACGCTCTGACGATCACCTTCAAAGGTTACTTCGTCCGCGCTAACCTGCGTAACAGCAACTTCCGTACCCGCGAGCAGCGTGTTGACCGCCAGACTTCCGTGTACAAGTACATGGTACAGCTGGGCGCGCCAATCACTGCTATCGCTCCAGTAACTGACGCATGGGGCCCGAAAGAGTCTATCGCAGTTGAAACCCTGAGCAACGCAACGTATGCACGTAACTCCGCAATGGCTATCAGCCGTCTGCTGGACTACGTTGAAACCATCCGTGATGCAGGCGTGACCAACAACGGTCTGTGGCAGCGTTACGATGAGAACAGCATCGAAGGCGTTGGTAAAGCTGTAGTTGATCCATGGTACGGCGAAGGTAGCTTTGACATCTCTAAAGTTGTCAACGGTGTTAAATCTTCTCAGACCCGCGATGACGTTTCTGAAAAGATCCTGAACATCCTGCGTACCTACGCATACCGCATGAACGCCGAGTCTGGCTACAACGTTGCACTGCAGATGCTGTACAACGAAGTTCAGCCAACGCTGGTTATCGCAACCGACAACATCATCGCGCAGTACCTGATGGAAGTTGGTGACCTCCGCACAGCTGGTATCAGCTTCAAAGTGCACGTGGCCACCACCAACAACATCGAGATGCGCGGCAAGATCATCATGACCCTGTCTCGTATGAAGTCAGGCGGTCTGGATCTGCTGACGTTCGGTATGCACCTGTGGGTGCCTGAGATCGTAGCAACTGTTAACGTAATGCGTAACGGTACCTACATCGAAGAAACCATGGTGCAGCCGCGTAACCTGCACGTAGTGGTTTGCCCAATCGTGGCGAACATCACCATCACCGGTCTGGAAGAAGCGTACACCGGCAAGATCACTGTCCCTGTTGACATCGTGAGCGAGCCTGAGTCTGCTGGCGCCCAAGACCTGGGTGGTCTGAACACTACTCCGGCAACTACTACCAACCCTGCTGCGTAAGCACCAGGCGCGAGAGTAATCCGTAGCGCATAAACAGAGGAGGAGCATTGCTCCTCCTCTTATGCCGTGTGATTTTATAGAGGCACACACCAGGGGCGGATAGTAATGCTTGAATTACTAATGATAGGAAGGAAGAAAGCAACAGGGGGTGGGACACCTGCGGATCTTGGACCAGGACCTGCCTCCATGCTTGGGTATTACGAGCGACCGGATGGCGGTAACTCAGGGTACTTCGGTACCTTTACTAATTTTGTTTCAACAGCCGGGTTATGTCAATCTATCGGGTTAACTGCAGGTTACCAGCAAGTTGAGAATGCCACTTGGCATAAGTTTCTGTTAGATGGTAAGATCCTCTTTATACCAACCAACTATATCGTACGTAATCTTCACTGGAACTACATTTATAATGCCGGGGCAGTATACGGGGATGACAGTTTTGGTCTTTATCAAAGCCCAACGCCAACAGCACAGAGTGCCATGCATGTGACGGTGGATGGTCGGGTTTATCGCGTGCGGTTAGTATCTATCTCAAATGGCGATCCGGCTCTGACAGGCCAAATCGATAAAACCACCGAATGGGGTCGGTTGATGTATCCGATTGATCCAACGGTAGATGCTAGTAATACTGAAGCGGGTAAGAAATGGGGTAACGTGGGACTGCTTTTGAGTTCAACGCAGATTCTGGCAAAGGAGACCTACGCCAGCACACCTGCTAGTAGCCTGGTTGTGGTTACGAATTCTACGACACGCTCCGCTCAATCTAAATCATCCGCACCCAGTAACTGCACCTGGCGTCCGATTCTTGAACTTGTGCAGTAAGCTCTAAGAGGAAGGCTCCGGCCTCCTCTTATGCCGATCTGAAAGAATTACAGACCTACATTACTAACTAGATGTAACAGCGACGCTAGTGTTTAGTTGAAGCCTTACATCTATGTGGAGTTAGGCGCGT